TGAGTTGTAGATAGAATTTTTTTAGAGAAAAGCTTTTCTGTTCTCTTTTTTGCGGGAGCTTCCTTCTCTCCCTCTACAATGATTCTGCCTATTTGAACTCTTCCGAATGAATTTTGTGGCCGGAAGATTTGCAGAGTTGAGCCTTTGAGCTTGCTGGAGATGCTGAGGTTCAGAACTTTCTCTGACCATGACTTCTTTGTAAACTTTAGCTCTTTTAATAAGACAGTATTATTATCTCCGTCTATAAGTCTTGCTTTTAGGCCTCCACTTCCAGATATATTTTTTGCAACAATTTTAAAAGATAGCCTTCCACTACTTGGAATTAATGCTTCAATTTTTCCGTTAGAGCTTAAGACGATCCCATCATCTACTCTAGCGGAATTGGTGAGAGTCCAAGCAGCTTTCGTGTTTGAGTCTAAAACTCTCACTTAATATCCAAAATTTTCTTTGCAGCGTTTTCCCATGTAAATTCCCTTAGGACATTCGAGGTTTCTTTTGTAAACTCTTCTTTTAGAGAGCCTCTATTTCTATAGGTGTTAAGCATTTGCTCGGCCAAAGAGTCTTTATTTGGCAGCCATGTTTTCGCCCCATCGCTTGATTTCCAGTATTGATACTTTTTGTCTGCATCAATTTCTTTCACATCAACAAGAAGAGAGTTTTTTGAATTAAGAAAATCTAGCTGTCCAGAGCAGTTTGGAGCAATAACTACCATGCCAGCCGCCAAGCCCTCCAGTAGGGGCAGCCCAAAGCCCTCTGAGGACGCCGCGCTCACCAGACAGTCACAGGTATTCATCAGAGGAACAATGCTCTCAAAACGCTCCTGAACGATCTCTATCTGCGGCAAAGATTTTCCACGATGTTTATCTTGGACACCCTTGATTTGTTCGAGAATATTACATTCAAAATAATATTTCGGTTTGGCCACCTTTGACTTCAAAACAAGACATACATCATCTCTTTCTTGAAAGGCAGAGTAGTAAGCGTCAATAAGAACATCTATATTTTTTCTATAATGAGGTATAGATACATTTAGAAACTTAAAAGCCTTTTTGGTTCTAAGCGTTTTGACCTTATCTTTTCTCTCAAAGTCTTCAGGATGGATCCCGTGAGGAATCACGATACACTTTTCTTCTGGCCAACCAGAGTTTACGAATACTTCTTTCGAAAAATTGCTTGAAGGCAAGACATAATCGGCATAATTAATTGCACCCTTCCAAGCAGCAGGCAGAATTGAGGTTTCATAGTTATAGATTGCCAGTTTAAGTCCAGTTCTTTTTTTAAATCTGTCTTTAAAATTCCTTGGGAGAGTATATGTTAAAGATATATCCGGGTTCTTAACATCTCGAATATACGGCCTCCATTGAAACGGGAAGTCTTCATATCCATTTATACTCTTTAGATATAAGTCACAATCTTGTTTTAAAAACTCCCCAATAAGGCTCCGCATTACAACGGCCCAACTATGGTGAGTGCCAAGCATAGCCTCTGCCCTTATTCTTCTAGAAATCATATAGAAGATTGTACTCGGCAGCCGACAGAAGGCAAGCTAAATCCTCAGCTTCTTCACCTCTTCTTCGTATCCATTTTTATTAAGCCATTTCAAAAGACTTGCAAGCTTCTGATTTTGCCTTGCTATTTCTACAAGATCTGGGTAAACTCTATTCAGGCCATACGAGAAAAAGCTCTGAGTATTTTTTCCGCCAATCTCTTGGCGGCAGCCCTCCCTATATTCGGGTAATCTCTGTGCATGTTATAACGAAAAAAGTCTCGGTATTCTTTTTTCGCAAAGTTTGCTGCAGCAGACTCCTCTAGATCTGGATACTTTTTGCGTAACTTACGGAACAAGAAATACCACGAATCATGTTGATTTATATAAACAAAATAGCAGAAAAAGGTATAATATGCTATAAAGAACGTAAAGGAATTCGATACTGCGAAGCTACAAATAAAGTGTTATTTTATAGCAGGCTCTAAGGCAAAAATAGATTGCAAGGAAATGGACCTTGCACAAGGGTCCCGACTGCCGCCCCGCTTGTTCCATTTGCACCGCCCGTTGCGCCCGAGATAAAGTAGCATAGATCATCTTCTTCGAAGACCGTAGTGTCTTCGCACGTTCCGATTCCAATTCTAGAAAGATCTTTAATTCCAATCTTTACATCGGCGTTCTTAAACCCAGATTTCTTAAGATGGATTCCAAACCCTAGCGTTGTCCTACTTGCTTCATTTAACGCATCATATAGTATATTTTTAGTCTTTAAGGTAACAATTCCAGTGGCAGAATCTACGCTTGCTCCTATCTGGAACACAACGCCAGTCGTAACATCCTCATATCCTATCGAAAGATTGACGTCAGAAGTTATAGATAATGCCGATGTTGCAGAAGAGCTAGGCTCTATTATAACAGCCTTATGTTGACCCGGAAGATGTCCAGTTTGGCTTAGGAAATAAATTACCATAGGAGTTATATCTACAGAAATCTTATCTCCAGCAGATAGTGTGCCAGGAATAAATGTAGACTGAAGAGACGTATTATCTGAAATAGGATAATCAATAATTGGACCTAGATTATCTGCATTTAATATGTTGTATGGAATTAAGTTAAAGGAATCCGTAGTACTAATTCCTGCTGCAAGAGTCATTTCTAATGTGGCAGATACTATATTGGTTTTTTGGGTTAATTGCGTCGGAAAAGTTGCAGTAACCCTATTGATTAGAGAGTCTGAATCTCTGGATATAGCAATAGGGCTCTCTGCATCATCAGAGTCTAGTGTATGACGAATTGTTAGATCTCGAACCTTGGTTGCAAAAATTATTCCGGCATCAGGATTTAGTTCTTGCGCCAAGTTAAAGGTCAGCTCTGCACTTCCGGCTCCTGGCTGAAAAGGAAGGTTTGTTCCAATTTTTACAAATTGTCCAGATATATTTTCCGACAAGTCTACTAGGCTGTCATCAAAGTACATTGCAAATACTGCTTCGTCTGTTCTTCTTAGTCTAAACCTTATATCATCATTTAGATCGTCTACTGCTGCGATAGAGTAGTCGAAATCATTTAAAATAATACTTGTTGCGGTATCCTCTATAGACCCACTGTAATAAAGCTCCAAAGAGCCTGAGGCGGTTTCTCTCCATCCAAATTGTAGAGTCGTTTCCGTTCCATCCAGATTGGTAATTATAAGCTCAGAATAAAATGATACCTTGCCCGTCGTAAGGCTTGCTCCTCCCCAGATTGACCTTGACATTACAAAGTCTATAATAAAATCATCCGAAATTGGATCTATTAATGCCGCAGAAGGATATTGTATTTGCCCAATTCTTTCTCCAGCAGCTATTGTCTCAAGAATAAATGTTGCCGGAGAATTTAGTGCCGCAGGAGTACTTATTGTGAAGTAGGTCCCTCCAGAAGGCTCTGACGTAAGCCACTCTGAGAAGCCATTAGAGTTAGGATATGTATAGTCTACAAAAGTCTCTGAGATGAGCTCTGTAGCATCACTTTCCTCGGTTTCATCAGCGTATCCATCTACGGCGTATCCATCTACTAAAGCGTCAACATATAGACTGGCTATGCATTGCGAAATTTTAATACGATTTTTTGTCAAATCCGTATTTGATCCGGAATCTTCGCATCCAACATAAGTTCCATCGGAATAAAGCATTGCCGGATAGCCAGCAGCCGTTTTGCATGTACCGTCTTTAGACTTTATAAAGTTGTTGTAAAGATCAATCTGGCAATCATCAATTGTCCCTGGCGGCAAAGGAATAAGCACATTGGCGAACTCTATATCGCCATGGTATGGAACTCCAGGCTCTTTATAGATTTCACCATTCGGAATAAATAGGTCATTTGCGATTACCTTCTGAGTTCTGTACTGAGGGCTGCAAGCCGGAGTCTGCTGACACACATCTGGTGCGCAAACACAAGTTATTTCCTCTTTTTCTATGAAGCTTGTCTCTACAAACCTTCTGAGGTCACAGACATCAACAAATGAATCCTGATAGGGGCTACCGACATAGTCTATTTTCCAATTCTGGTCAGAAAAGGGGATCTTCAATAAATCGAGATTGTCTGCAAATAAGTTTGTTTTTGTTCCACTTGTAATTTCGACGTCAAAGCCTGTGGATCCGGCGAAAGAAACTGCACTACCATCAGAAACTTCAGTTACAGAAACTGAAACATCAGTTCCAGAGCTGCCAACAGTCTTTCCTGATACTGTATAAGTTCCAGAGTCAGAAAAGCCTATAGAAATAGAGATTGAATCTCCAGTTCGTATTGCCAAAGCCTCTTCCTCTGTGTCTGTCTTAAAGGTTATATCATCAGAAGAGGCGACAGAGACTCCAAGGCCAGAGTTGGTGGCAGATTCCGCAGAATCAAAAAGAACAGGGTAGTCGTCTTCTTCTAAGATATTTTCCAACTTTAAAGTTAATACATCAAATGATACATCCGCTGTAAAATTGACATAACCATCAATAGCGTCTTCTATGATCTCGATATCTGATCCGTCAATCGTGCCATCCTCGTTGAGGTCTGCCTTGATGAAATCAAGAACATCAAGCTCTCCGCCCTGTATCTTTCTTTGAGTAGTCTCTGTTATTAGTGTGTTTCCAACGATATCGACTAAGCTAGATAAATCAGAAGTTGTTATCTTGCCATCATTATCAAAGTCTCCAGAATATACCTTAGAGCAGTTTGCAGAAATAATCCTGTATCTAGCGTTGCATTCACAGTCTATATCTGGAGTAAAAACTCTATTTATTAAGTTTGAAGCTAAGACATTTGAACTTGGAGACACAAAGACTACTTGGTCTCTACCTAAGAGTCCCGCCTTATCAAAAGTTCCAGAAATTACCTGTGCATCTCGAACGTTATTATCCGTAACTCTAGCAAGAAGAATCGGAGGGTTTTCTGGATCAACTTCTGATAGCTCTGTCGCAGTCATTATAGTTGCAGATGGGCTATCTTCGATTTTTCTATGAACAAAGTTTCCGGTCCTAGGATGAACTCCTGGGTCAATGAAATTGTCCTGCCTGTTTAGAGCAATATAATTGAGAGATCCTTCCGCAACATCCTTTAACGAAATATTTCTGAGAAAATATGGAACCTTTGTATTTCCAACAAAGTCTGTCGTCTTACCAAGAGATATAGGGAGGCCGTCTAGAGAATATGCAAGTCCATCGGTTATCTCCACGGTATCAGAGTGAACAACAAACCATAGTGAGGAATCCGGATCATCTACATAAACTAAGTTAATTGGATCAAATTGAACAAATCTTTGAGTCTGTCGGCCAAAATTCTCCTCAGGATTGAGCTGTTGTCCATTGTCACTTTTTCTTTTAGGCTTATAAAAGCCCTTGGATATTGCAATTGTGCCTTTAGCGTTGCTGCCGCGCCTGCTGATCAAAATTGAATAGTACTTGTCGATCTGAATTGAAGGTTCAATCTTAGGATCTGCAATTAAGGTTGAAGATAGGTCAATTTCTATTACCTGTGGTGTACCAGACAGCTTTACTCCAAGCCCTTCTAGATCATCTTGAGAATATGAAACCTCAACAATAGGCGCAGGGTTTGGGTCAAAGTCTAATAAATTTTCCGGATTTGGGTCAGAAATACAGTCCGTATCTGTTTGAAGCTCATGCAGAGAGACAACAATATCTCCGGAAAAATCAAACTCCTCTCCTAACGCTGCGGAACTATCCTCTATAACATGAAGTAACAAATCAATTTTTTGAATATTATTTGATTTAGCCAAAAACTTCTGACCGTAGGAGGCTATCTGACTAGATCCCTTCGAAAAGGTTAAAATGCCAGAAGGGTCAAGTTCGTAATAAAGGTCATTAAAATTATTCGATGGCCCTATACCTGCAGAGATTTCCTCCTCCAGAGTAAGGCTTGGGCTTGAAGTTATGAAGTTTCCCAAAGCAACATTGGGAGACTCTGTTTGAAAGGAAGTTTTCGTTCTTGCGAAGACTTTTAGGGGTTCTGACTCTCGAAAGATTATACGCCCAGAAGTGCCAAGGGTATTTGGGCTAACCTTACTTGTATCGTAATGAGTTGCTCCAGTCCCTCCTGAGAAGTTGTTGAAGAATACACACAGAACCTTCTTGTAATAAAACTCGGTAAGTTTAGTTGTATTTTTATCGAACTCGATTACTTCGGCTATCAATTCTCCAGAAGAGTTAACAGCAGAATAGGTTCGACCTACAATAAGGACCTTTGCCTTAACTCGCCCTCCGATCTCAAGATCAACTGCCTCAATCTCAAGCCTGTTTCCAAACTCAGAATCTCCAGGCTGAACGTCCAAATAGATCGCTTTTCCGTCATAAGAGCCAGAGTCTATGGTGAGCTCAGATAAATTATCTTCCTGCCCACCAGGATCTGCAGTATCGAGTAAGACCTTGCTCTCAAAGAGGCGATCCTTGACAACTCCATTCCCATGAAAATCTAATGTCGAGTTTGAGATCAAACTTCTATTGTGAATCTGCTCTGAGTCTAAGTCAGACTCAGTAACTCTTTGTCCGTCAAAAAAATTAACTCTTGGCAGAACCGTTCTATTAGCTCTTGACATTAAAATCTCCTAGAAAATATGCTTCGATATATTCCCTCAATATTAATAGAGCTTATTAGCATGATTCTCTTGGAAATTTAACTAAAGCGTTCGTATGTGATGGCTTCAGCGTATTTACGAGCTCAGTTATGAGGTCTTCTATTTCGTCTTTGTTGATTTTACCAAAATCATCAATTACATCAATGTCGAAATTGAATATTCCATTTTCAGGATCGATTATTGTTGCATATTTTTCCTCGGTATTTTCTTGGTCAAAATTAAGCAGCAAAGTCGTTATACTATCCTTTATAACAGGAAGAATTGTATTTATATTAGAAGAATAGTTTAGATCGACCTTGTTTCCATTTGGATCGCTAACCTCTTCTCTTATTGCCCGGCTAAAGCGAATATTGTCCATTCTTGCCAATGCTGAGTTATTAGCGTTAGATTCGCCTCCTATCAGTATCAATCTAAAATCATCAGATAACTTAATCTTCTTTGTCTTTAGCGAGTTAATGCTTGGAAGCGTAATATCTGAGTCTGTTTCATTATAAATAGAGCTATCTTCTCCGTAGACAAAGCCTGCCTGATCCTCTCCGTCTATAAATAAGCGCATCATATCGCTAGAAGATCCAGTTTTGTAGTCGCATCGAATTCTATGCCAAGAATTCCTCTCCCAATCTACGGCGCCAACAAGCTTGTGCTCTTCGTCATTTGTCTTTATTGAAAAAACAATTTGACTATCCGCATCCTTGTATATAGAAACGATATCACCAGCCGAATCTCTTGGAATATATGTAACAATCACATCCACTTCAGAGCCAGGAAGAGCATCTTTCAGGGCAATATCCCTACCGTTAGGGCTTAAGGTAGATCCGCGAGAAAAGTCCTTTTTTACCCCAGTTCCTCCGGCCAGTCTGCCGGTTATTTCGCTTCTGTAGATTTCATCAAATATAATGTTATCAACTTCTGTTTGAGAGTAAAAGGAAGAAAACTCTTCTTTATTTTCTATAAGCTTAATTCCAAGAATTTTCTTGGCAGCAGCGGGAAGCCTCAGGCTTGTTGGAGAGGTCGATTCGACCCGCTTTCTATCCACAGAAGATATCTCTACGTAGGTCCGCTTTGTTGGGTCATTATAAGTATTGAGAAGTGGCGATACCCAGAACTCAATGCTTCCCTTGTCTTTTCTAAAGAATGAAAGATTATTTTGAATAACTAATGGCGCTGTTTCAAAAAACTTTGCAGCTTGACCGAAATGGCTGTTTACGCTTCCAAAGCTTACAAGCATATCGTCCGACCTAAGCAGTTTTGCTTCATTAAAGACCGGACCGCCCTGAGCCTTATGACATTCGAAGAAAGTTCTGACGGCTTGATCTTTCGAAAAGCCCATTCTAATCATTTTTGACTCAAAAGCCTCTCTGTCATTTATGGACGCAAGAAGGACCTCTCTGTCTGAGTGATCCAGCTTAAACCTGTAGTTATGATCTGTGTTCAAAAAAACCTTTTGACGAAGCCTTCTGGACTGCAGTTTTATTGGGTTATCAAAGTGAGATAGTAAAATCGTCTGATCATCTGGACAGCTTGGATTTGGATTTAAATATTCTTCCGTTATACTTCGTGTACCGGAAGTAGTAAGAGCTGTAGGCCTTGTATCATTAGACATTTCTGTAATGATTTTACACTCATCTAAAATTCCATTAAATTGGCCCTTTCCATTCATATCTGAGCCTAGGTAAAGCTTAGGTCCGACCTGTGGTATTTTAATGTTTAAAAATGCAGGAAACTCCACTCTATAACTTCCGGGATGAAGCTCAAATGGAGAATCGGACCCAGAAGTCTTTAGCGTAAGCGCTCCATTTATATATCTAGTGATCTCTGCATATTCTCCATCATTATTGCCAACTGTTACAGGATCTTTTTCAATAACCTCTAAAACGCAGGACTCATATGATGTGTCTGCAACGATTAATTCTCCAGAAATTGACTCTACAGATGTAAAGAATTTTTCTCCATCTAAAAGCCCATTTCCAGTTATATAAAATTCTTCAGAATTAGAGCCATCTGTTGTTTTCCCAGAGATAGTTATTTTGCTCACCAAAGAGTCTGCATATCCATCTGTAATTTCTTTACAGAACTTGATATTATCTGAATCTATAACCACGGATAGCTGTCGCCCCTTGTTCTCTTTGTCTAGCTGCCCAGATTCAGAGCTTACTTTGAATGTTCCGATAGAATTTTCAAGAGAGGTCTCAAAAGTTCCGAGGTAAAAATCATCAACAGGATCTATTTCATCGAATTCTGGAATGTATTTTGTTTTTATTATTCTTTTTACCGAAACATCAGAAAGAGATACAGGCTCAACTCCGTGCGAGAATAATGCGCTCTTAAGCTCATCTTTTCTAGAGTCGTCATATGATGAGCTAGATAGAGCAATATCCGTCTTGACCTTTCTAAAGAGCAATCCAAATGTTTTCAGATGAATATCTAAATCAGAAAAGCTTACGCTAGATGTCATATTACAGTCGTCGTCTTCTCCAATAAATTCTATTATCTTAGATGAGACATTGGCTCTAAAAGCCGGCTTTATTGCTTGCCCGTGATTTATCAGAGTAATTGAACTACCACTTGTTGAATATTCTAGCCCGCCCAGCTCTTCTGTCTGTCCATTGCAATCTGTCCTGAAGACCGAGTAAGCTCCGTTCTTAATATCGGCTGCTAATGACTCTGAGATTCCAGCCGTAGGAGCTAGAGAGAAGGTTATATCTGAAGCAGAAGTATTGAATACAATAGGATCAAGAGTTATCGAATCAAGAATCGTAACTCCCGAGCCAACCACTGGCCCTATTATGAATCCTCCTCCGATATATGCCTCTGCTATATCAGAATCCTTGAAGATTAAAGAGCGGCCAAGTAATTCGGCTCCCGGGGCTAAACTTTCCGAGGAGAACGTGGAGGATCCGGCCAAAATGGTTCCATCCGTATGATCTTCGTAATATACGATCTTCTCTTCGACAAACCCTTGGAGGACTTCTTTGCCAACGTCTGAAAACTTATCATTAACACGGGCTTTTGCGCTTCCTCCGAAGCGGAACAAATTAGGAGCCTCTAGCCCATCAACAAATAAGTGCATTTCGTCTTTTTCGTAAACAGTGTTTAGCCTCCAGCTTGCTCCAATGTGATGGAGCTCGTTGGCCTTAAAATGCTTGATATTTGTAGCTATATTATAGGCGTTTGAGCCATTCTCTGTGGAGCTGCCAAATATTCTAAAGTTTAGAAATCCCTTTCCGTCTTTAAATATAGATATTCGATTTTTAGACTCACCTTCTCCTGTGTCAAGCAAATACCGCAATTTATCTGATGTAAAAGTTATTTCGTCAACGTCATATACTACCTCAGAGACATATCCGTCATATCCATCGTCATATCCATCGGAATATCCGTCAGAATAGCCATCAACTGTCGAATCCGTAGTGACGAAAGAAAACTCTATTTTTGAATCAGTCGATATGAAGACATCATCACTCTCAAGGAGGCCTAGGCCCTCTTCTCTTCTACCTTCATACTCTATTAGTGATATATCAACAATACTTCCAGTGAAGGCCTGATGAAAAGCCGTAGAATCTATAATTGAACCATCGAATAAGTGGCTTGCTATAAATGGTTCGCTTAATAGATCGCAAGAATCAACAGATGCATCCTCAAAGTCTCCTGCAGAGATAACGCTCAAAACTTCAGAGTCAGTTTCTACGGAAATTATATCATTTTCATTTTTAATAATCAGTTCTTTATACTCTCCATCGCTCCAGTCAAAAAATGATATGTCCAATATATCGCCAGAATGCCCGTCCATCGTTAATAGGACCGGCTGAGAGGCGTCGGAGATACCTAGTAATAATTTTATGTTTATCTTTCCATCAAAAATATGCAGCGGCGAAATTCCTGTTAAGTTTCCAGAAACTGCGCCCACAAATCTGGCCAAAGCAGATCCCTCTATATTGAAGTCCGACTCCAAAACTCTGAAATTAATTGTTGAAGTCCAATCCCCATCCGAACAGGGTATTCTTCCGAATAGGGTATTCCTATTCACTAGATCTCCGCTCTCTGGATCGACAACAGAAGTTGACGGTCCAATACGATAAACCCCTCCATCTGCAGAGGTGTTAAAGCTACCAGATTTTGTCCAAAATCCAACATCGTTTTCTGAGCCACCCAGCAGAAGGTTTATAATGGAAGAATCAGTTTCGTTAATCTTTCTCCAGCCCGCATTCTCCAGAAGATCCTCTCCGCAGTACCTGTAGTGAGCAGAGCAGACTAGGCCCATAGCACAAGAATCATCATCTTCTTTTCGATAGGATCTAGTGACAGAGGAAAACTCTCCGTCAGTTAGAATTCTTCCGTCAAAAGTGTGCTCTACTGTGATATCTGATGACTCTAGCTCATAATCAGAGCCGCTTATTGCTACCGATGTTGGCAGAGATATAGTTTCTGCAGCACGAGTTCTGAATACCCATTGCCCAGCGTCATCCGAAAGGCTACTCTCACAAAGATTATCAAACCCTATAAATACTCCCTCTGAAGTTTCGTAATTAAGAGGAACTCCGACAGAGGTGTTTGGCGAATCATTTTTGCTAATTGAAAATGGATTTCGTTTTGGATTTCTTCCGAACTTTCCAATGTATATATCGCTTAGGCTAAATCTGTTGGTAATTTTATAATCAAGCTTATTAATATTTATTATCGCCCTACAGCTTTTGTCCAAAGTTCCTACTGATATCTTATCCTTTAGTCTATCGCTGCTTTCTGCGGGCAAATCAGCTAGATCATCAAGGCTAAATCTTGAAAAAATATAATTTTCATCCGAAGTATTGATCAGATCTGTATAGAAAAGGCTGACCGTCTTTTTCTCCGAGAATGTCTTAGAGAGAAGATCTATTGTAACTAGATTTTTCCTAGGATCTCTAAGAATGGAGATATCCAGGCATTCTGTACTCCAATCTGCAACAAAAGCCTTTTCCTCATATCCCAAAACCTTTTCGGAGTCGGTATCAGACTCCGTTAATACAGATACAATCTGATAGCTTAAGAATAACTCTCCGAGAGGATTGAAGTCATTCAAAAATTCCGAACCTTTAGCCGTAATTTCTTCATGGTTTTGAGGGATCTTGTTAAGCAAAAAGCCTGTAATTTTATCGGGGAATGCCCCAGAGGCTTCCTCTCCATCTTCATCAATAAACCCGTATACCTCATATATTGCTCCGCGAGAATCTGTTACCTTAAAAGCGGATGGCCCATCGGTTAGAACAGCATTGAGGCTTCGAATGTGAGATATATCGACAGCTGAATCGAATTCAGCCTTGACAGTCTGAACTTCCCTGTCTCTAAATCCAGAAAGAATAGAAACGGTATCTGTTACGGTACACTTGCAGCTAGTAGTCGGATGAAGTCTATCATACTTGGGAAAGTCATTTGTCGAAAGATCATCATCATCTATCTCCACGTAAAACACGCTTCCATCAGATGCATTAGTTACGGGCCGCAGCGCAAGCTGTAAGAACAAAAGCTTATTATCATCTCCTATTGAAATAAAGCCGGGACTCCCATAGCCTATCGAAGACTGAGAAGGAGTAGACGCCGACAAATAGCCTGGAACATTGTGCGTAGACTCGTATAGCCCCAGGACGCCATTCTTTAAAGCAGGAGGTGAGTCGGAGGTTCCAGAGATTTTTTCTGGAATACTGAAGTTGTCAATCTTAATTGAAATACCAAGTTCTAGCTTGGTGGCTCGGGTCAGAGAAGGCTCCCTCTTAGCTAGAGCACTTACTCCAATCTGAAGAACTTCTTCTTCATCTATAAGTACAGTCCTTCCATTGTGAAGTGTGATGCTTGGAATAGAACTATCTACTCCTCCAATCCTATTGTCGCTGGGAAATAGGCTAAATTTGTTATCATAATTAAAAACATCTGTTCCAAGAACATATTTATATGACTGAAGACCTATATTGTCTATTTCAATTGTAATCTCTGCATCATTATCAATTCCAGACCAATGTGGAGTTACCCAAGCGGAAAATGTGCCTTCATCAAGATTGATATTTGAAACAGAGGGAACGGAAACGATCGTTCCATCTTTTACATCCAAGCCTTCTTTGAATTTTGAATTTGAAAAACTAATAGGGCCAGAAACCTCTATTTCTTCTGGCTGAAGAAGGTCTCTTCCTAAGATCCAGCTGCCAAATGCGGACTCCGTTATATCCGGCTCTATATCTGTAAAGGATTTTACCAAAGTGCCAAAGGAAGATTTTTTAGGCCCGTTAGTAAAGGCCTGCATTGCACCTTGAAGCGCATTACGATACAGCTCCCTATCAATATTCAGTCCAAAGTTTTGGAAAAATGGAATTTTAGTTAAGATTCCGAAATTCTTCTTCAGAGCAGCCCTCAGCGCCCCATACTTATAAGAAACGTAATACTCTTCTCCTTCGCCTATGGCGCTTCCAATAGACCAATCAATTTGATTGTCTCCATACTCATAAGAGACAAAAACATTATCATAAGAATAGGTGTAATCAAAGTGGATCCTGCCATATCTATAATCTACAGCCACCTTTGTGCCAACAGATGGAACTCCATCTGTTATATAGCTGACCTCAACTAAGTCTAGAGAGGATATGGCAGCACTATCTGGGATTATAATGACAGCTCCAGTTGAGCTAAGAGTAACTACTCCATCAGTAATGGCTTCGCCCGTAGAGTTGTTCTTTATCTCGAAAATTGACTCAAGATCAGAGTCAGAAATTCTAATCGTGAAGCTTCCATCTTTCTTGACGACTCGTGTTTTAGATACCTTTTTTAAATCTATAACATTCTCTTCAAAAGTTACGTAGGAAGAATCATAAAGATTTGTTCCGCCATCTGAAAATGGAAGGATCGCCTCTGATGCAGCAGAATCTGGGATCCGCTTTGAAAGCTCTGCAAAGTTTAGGCCAGAGCCATAAAGATATTTTTCGTCAAGAATGGTATTTATCGAGGAGATCTTATGCTCAACGATAATTGTGTAATCCGCAAGAATTTTGTTCGTTTCCTCTATATTTCCGCTGAGGTCTGCGGCAGATGCTCCAGTATTTCTCAAAAGACTTGTTTCTAAATCATTAATCTTTATAGCATTATTTGTATTAAGTATAGAGTTATAATTAATTGCAGAATCAAAAACAGAATTAGATGGAAGAATCTGCTTTGATGCTCTAGAGACGGCTATAATGTTTGGATTTCTAGAAATAGATGATCCATGCCTATAGCTGACAAATCCCGCCTCATACTCTTGCTCTTTACTTACTGCCAAGTAAACTTTTCCATGGTCATAATCAATACAATAGTCTCCAGGCTTTCTTAAGCGTGAAACGTTTTCTACGGTTACGTCTGCCTTCTCCGATACGAACACACTCTGTAAAGATCCTTTTTCGGGAAAACTAAGAGAAGGAGATAAGGGCGAGGGCCTAAAGTATTTTTCATTGACGAATACCGAATCATCAGAGAAAATAGCAGAAGTATTAGAAAATGATCCAACTGAATCTTGTGTTTTGCTAATAACCTGAGCTTTTTCTAAGCTAAAGACGTAGCCCAATGGTCCCAGCGTCACAGACTCTCCAAGCGATGGAGCCTGTGCCGTTAGCGATATTCCAAATGAATGAATCAATCCGTTTGAATCAGGCTCTCCAAAAAACCTTATCTGAATATCCTCGGGATCACCTCCGCCGGTTAAGCCCGTACTTCTGATCAGATAATCCTGAGAATTTAAGTTGATTAACTCAGAAGGAATTCCTGGTGAAAAACGAATATTAGAGTTAGATAGAGCTGTTCTAATCTCTATAGTGAAAGCCGGACATACGAACTCTCCTACCGCCGCAAGCTCCTCTAGTTCAATCAGATCAAAATTAGCACTTTCCAACCCAGATGTCTTAAACTCAGGAGATTTTCTTCCTGAGAAAAAGATTTCGTCATCTGTATAATATAGAGGCGAGTATACCTCTCCAGTAGTTTGGTTAAAAATCCTAAAAACGTCCGTAACAGGAGTATTTTTAGGACTTATAGAGAAGGACGTGGAGAAATTATTTTCAACTGGCTCATTGAGGATCTCTGTGTGACATGGAGCCGCATAGTCAACTCCATCTAGGAAGATTTTCTCATAAGTAAATTCGACAGTAACTTGGGAGCCCTTAAGACTCCTTGTCTTAGAGGCTACAATTTCATTATTGTTGACGTAATAATCTAGGTTTTCTACAAAAGAATTTCTGTAAGTATAGGAGGCGATAATTGCACGATTGCCAGTTCCTTCTCCTATTCTCTCTGACCCAACGACAATTACCTCTCCTGTATTATAATTGACGGTGTACTCTCCTAACTTAGAAGGTAGTTTTGACGCGTTATAAACAAGTTCTCTTCTAAATTCTGCAGGAATTCCGGGAGAAGCCTGCCCGTATGAAAAGGATATGCCTCCTCTTTCTGGAATAAGATTATTCGAATCTACTATGGGGGCCTTGTTGAGAAAGAATCGGCTGCTATTTGCTGGAAGCGATTCTTGAGGAATGGCCTTCAAGTTGAAAATCTCCAAAGAACCTTCGTTAAGCCTGATTCCCGCATCTCGATACAAGTAGGATGCAATAATCTTATCTCCAACTTTTGGCTTATCTATATTTCCAAATTCGGACAACAAGACCTGATTAGACAAGAGAGAACTATTGCTGAAGGCAAGCTCTTCGTCATACCTGTTGTCTAGAATTGAATATTTGTAAGTCGATAGACTATATTCTGTCCCAAGATTTCCATCGCAATCTTCGACTTCCCCGGACTTAACAAGAATAAGCTTAGTTAGCTTGATTACATTCTTCTTTGAAAGATTGACCAGAAAGCCATCGAATGAGGCCCCCTCTGTCCCCAGGGTAATTTCCTCGGCAGTTACTGCCATCTCCTGAGTAGAGACTGGATAGCTAGGAAAAGAAGAGTGTCTAGAAATACTGGATTCTGCGCTATAATCAAGGCTCCTAAAAATAGACAGCCCCCCTGTAGGCTCAGAGGATACTCTGTCAATGATAAATGCGTTTTCATTAGACAGTCTGTCTGTTGCTCCAGAGCTTCGAACTCTTCTTTCATCTACAACTGTCTCTGATATGTAATTATCGCTTAAAAGCTCTCCTATATGCTTTTGCGCTCGAAACAGCTCTTCTGCCTGATTATCGATGAGGCTTGTTAGATTTGAATTTTCTAATTTATAGAGAGATGGTATATTTTGAACAAGCCTATCTCTAACAGGATTATAATTTTTTAGTCCTAGAAAATACAGATCTCGACTAGAATCGTCATTTATTAGAGCAACACCGTCCAAGGAAGTAAAGTCTGCCCCCGTGGCATCCTTCAGGCTTAGAATGTAATAATTGCCCGCAACCTGCGGCTTCGTGGTTATTACAACCTGTTTTTCTGATACCGCTACTTTCGTAACCTCTAAATCGCTTACATTTCCGCTTACAGAAGTTATCTTAAAGTTTTCAGCACTTAAGCTTTCAGATAAATTCTTATTAAATGTTACCTTTAGCTCTGTACTGGACGGTATTGAAAATAATGTTGGTCGAAGCATGCCTTTACCTAGTTGATTCTAAACTTATTCCTCGAAACAGCTTCAAATAATATTTCGCCAGGAGAAACAAACTGATTATCGAGAGCTCTAATGAACGGGATTCTTCCTGTTTTGCCATTCTCGTTAAAGATAGAAATATTAACAGAGTCAACTCCATCTACTGCAGCTGCCGTTGCAATTATATCGGAATAGTCAACAGTTCCTCCCAATACAGAGGTATTCAGAGCATTCGATATAGCATTTATTACAGTTTCAACGATTTTATTAGAATTATTCAAAGCATTATCATTTATAAGCAATGTGCCCTGAACGTCTACGGGTATGTCCTCAGCTTCTTTTATCAAAATGTCCGCAGTTACAGGCCTTACTCTTTCCGCTTCTATGGTAGAGTCAATAATGAGCTTATTTACATTATACGATATACTGATTCGTTCTCCTTCTTTTGGCGCAAAAAAGTTATAATCAACGCTATAGGTATCCCCAATATCTGGTTGATTGTCTGCGCTTAACTCAATAGAGCCAACCAGATTGCCTGTGCTAGATCTAAATCCAGATGATACAGATACCCTCTCTATATGGCCAAATCTATTTTTAGTAGTCTTCTTGGAAGACCCTGAGAAGAATATCTCTTCAGCACCATTAGAATCATAAACTAGCAGCTCAACTCTGATTATATCTCCAGCAGATAGGGAGATTGAGTTATTATCTGGAGTAGAAGGAATGACGAACGTATAATTACTCAGAGAAGAATCCTCAGCGGCTGTCCCAACGGAATAGGTCACGTCCTCTAGCGAGGAGCCAAGGATATCGAAAGAAGCTTCTACTTCTCCATCTTCATCCAAAAGGCTTACTGCATCTACTCTGGCGATTCCAATATTCGTAGGCAAAGATGTTAGTCCCAGAACTGATTTTAAATCAGCTTCCAAATTAAAAATTTGACCGCTTACTGAGTTGCCTACTTTTACATCTAAAGTATAGCGATTAATAGTTATTCCTGTTAGCTTTATTTTTCCGGAGCTAGTTATTCCAGAAACCTCGACGGCGACTGGCGTTGGAGAAAATTTAATAATTGGCGTTAAGCTAGAATCAGCTTTATAGTCATAGAATATTGGCTGATTTGAACTGCTTGAGCCAGTACCGCTTGATGAGGTCAGCCTATTTGATAAAGCCGCTTCTGTTATAGGAAGGTTGGATAGATTTATCTTGGGATATACGGTTCTAGTACTTAATACATAATCGACATAAATATCTTCCTCTGAGAAGAAAGCATCTTCGACTAGAGAGAACAGACCATTTTCTGTCAAAATACCTTCTGATGGAAGAATAATGACATTATTATATATAGAGCCGTCTGAGTCTTTTATATCAAATAATTCTTTCTTATTATAAATAACTGTAACGGTATCGCCTATCTCTGCAGAAGTATCTGACGGGAAGTAGATAACCCTAGATCTAAAGGATCCATCTCCTTCTTCCGTGTTATAAACCTCCAGAAGATCACTGTCTCTTTTTATTGATAAAATTCCCTCGCTAACCGCTTCGCTTGCAGCAGAAAGAGTTACTCCAATTGCTCCAGATGCGTCAACAGTTGCTACGATAGCAGTTGCTTCAGTTCTCGAATATACAGAGATAGCCCTGCTTATATCGTAATCTAGAGTTACTTGAAAGTTTAGGCCATCATCTGTCTTCTCAATGATTGACTTTTCCCCAGAAACTCCACCGCTTTGAGCCCAATCAATTACATCTACTGCGAATGGAGTCTTAAACTGAAACTGGTTTCCTCCGGAGAAGTCGATGTGTTTATCGAAAAACTTTCTCCAAGTATAATTTACACTTAAAATATCTGCAGAAGTCGGAAGTGATCGTCCGGAAATCTTTATTATTCCGTCTCTGTTTAGGCCGTCTTCACCTAGATTTTGGTTTACAACGGAATATACTTCTCCTGTAGTCTTATTTTGGACCCTAGAGACTCTGACGATAGGTGTTTGGCGCAATTTAATAAATTCTGATCCGGCAGTACTTACGTCTGAATTTTCAGATGTTTCGTTAGAGTCTACATATACTCCGCTAAGACTTTCGAGATCTGAAAACTCCAATGAGTCTAATCCATAAGACTCTCCTTTCGCTACAGGCTCTGCTTCTACTTCTTTTTTATTTGAAATAAAGTGAATCTTATCAAAGCCAAACGGGCTTCCTCCCGTTTCTGGATTAAGATCTTTTTGAAGCTCAAAGTTTCCGCGCTTAACTCCATTTTGATCCAAAAATGCTTCGGTCAAAGCTCCAGAGGAACTTCCAACTACAGAGACCATGGAATCTACGGGTTGCGCTGGCAAAAGGCCTTCTTTGAAAGCCTGGACTCGCCTTTCCTCTGAAGTCCTAGTGAGGTCTTGATTTGACTGGCCTAGTATATAGTCGTTTCTTTCATCGAAAATATTCCCAGAGCCAGATAGGTCTGTGAATACATATGATTCAGAAATAGCCTCTATCTTTCTTCCCAATATATATATGTCTACCTTTCCGCCTGTTCCTGAGCTTAAAATTCTACTAGTCCCGTCATCAAGCTCTATTGATTCCGTACCGTCTCTAAGCATAAGAGAGTTACCGGGTTCAACGACTAGCGCATCTAGGACGCCAGAAACTCCTAATACTGAGTTTCTGTACCCAGCAGAAGTTCCCGTGTTTGCTCCGCTGAATATGGCTAAAATTCTGGCACGAAAAGAGTCATCGCTCTCTTGGTTTGTTCCGCCAGTAGTCGGAGTTAAATTCACGACTGAGGCAGCACCTTGAAGGTTAGAGTTTATTATTTGTAGCGAACCCACGTTACCTGCCGACCCAGGCCTAATGGCTCTTATTGGAACCTCTATGGCGTAAGCGCTATTAAGCCCTGCAATGTTCAGTGACTTTCTGAGCCTTGAGGCATTCGCTGCCAAGCGATTTTTATCCGCCGAAGACATTACATAATTACCTACTGTTCGAAAGCTGATTCCCCCTCTTGAAGTCCCTGTAGTTCCGCTAGGGATGGAGATATCTGAGGTAAGACTGTTGGTTGCAAAAATAAGAATTCCGCTAGCCAATGTTCCAGAGTTTTTGAAGACTCCGAAGTTAGCTCCTAAGCGCTCCAAATCTCTTCCTATGGAGGACGCTAGGGATTGTTTCTCTGAGACTAGGTTTAGAGCAGAATATAGCCTTGACAGCTCATCTGCAGGAAGATCTACGAAGAGATCTCTAGAGACAGAACCGGGCTTTGTATCTAGGCTCGGCTGAGAGAGCCTTAACCTCTGCAGCATTGTAGATACTATTTCGCTAAATGATCTAAACGTAGCCATCTTTTCCCCTAAGCTATTCTTACTGTTATAGAGCTTTCTATCTTATCTAATGATTGAGTTGCTACTGAAATAAATATGTTATACAATCTCGGATCAGCTTTGTCTCTCGTAACTTCTAAGCCCAAGATATCTACAATAGTTTCTCCAGGAGATAGCGATTGTCTTCTAGACTGTGACCGCTGAAGAGACATTAAATTTCTGAGTGCAGTTCTTGCAGATGACTCTATATCTAAAGATATAATCCTCTCGTCAACATAGCTTCCTATCTGGAGCTTTCCAACGTGGCTTCCATATTTCGGATGAAATTTATTATCACCCAAACTTGTAAGCAAGATTTTTAAAATATCTTGCCTCAGCTTCGAGTTGCCAGCTACGGTAGATAACGTGCCATCAGCATTTATTTTCAAATCTCCATTTTCTATTCTTAGATCAAAAGACATATTATCTACTTAGACTCCCTATTTTGTTATAAAAATAATAGAAATGTCACGAAAGCAAGGCTCAGAAGGAGGCTCTAATCGTTATAGACAAATAGCTCCACGCCCTCACTGGAAATGATAAACCTTACTAGCTCATATCCGTCAAATGCGGCGTCGGAAATCTTTTGAACGGCGTCTCCCATGTTCAGCTCTAGCTGGAAGCCGTCGAAAAACCCTTTGGGAAATTCCGACTTCATATAGGCAAATTGCTGCTGGTTTAATAACGAGATCAGAACGTCAACAGGGACAGAGAAAAAGGCTATTATAAAAACCAAAACATCTATAGACCCAATGCCCTTAGAAACCCCCAGCTTGCTGCCAATGCCTTCTCTAGCCTTATCCGCCTTATCTGCAGCCCTAATGTTCCTTGAGTTTATATTGTCTATTTTAGAAACAGCCCATCGCCTAGGAACGTCTATTGCCGCCAAAACAGCGCTCATAAGATGTGCTTCCTTTATAGCCGAGGATCTTACCGTGCCAGCTTGTAAGTCCAAAACTTCTGGAGAAGCATTTTCACCTAATAGCAAAAAAATTGAGTCTTCAATAGTTTTGATCAATTCAAATTGTCTTTGCTCTTCACTTTTTACGTTACCATCGACGTGAGCGTTGGCCTGAGCATCACTCTTCTTTTCGTCTTTAGTCTTTCTTCCAGTTTTGACCTGCACAACATGCATAGACTTAACTTTGCTCTTAATGTCAAGGGCCATTCCATATAAAGAAGAGAATAATCTAGTAATCAACAAGGCTTCTAACAGACCGAGCTGATCTCTCGTACCCTCATAGGTCATGCTCTTAGACGCAAGGCCAATCGAAGTAGGGGCCTGAGATCCATTTCGCGGATAAGTTACATGTGTTCCAGAGATTACGTCTAACCTTATTCTTATAACGGCTTCCAACAGAGTAGGCTTCATCTTCTTACTATTTATAACCCTTAGTGCTTTAGGCAGAAAAGGTTCAGCGACTATCTTCTCGCTTTCATTGATGCATTTTTCAATTCTCTCATCTTGTATAGGCGGAAAGAGTAAATAGTGATATTTCCAAAAATTCTCGGATAAGTCAAGCCTTCTAACGCTAATGTCTTTTTTCCCCAAAACTTCGCTGTCAAAGATTATTTCGGAAATAATCTCTGCAGGTACGCGAATAGTTGGCTCCAAAAGCCTTAGAGTCTCGATAAATATATTCCTTAAGATCATCGGCACTGCAAGCTCATTTACTTCATCTTCAGAAAGAGTCGAGCCTTCCCCAAAGTGCTCAGTCCACGACTTAAGGCTCTCTTTGCTCCGCTCTGTCAAATCAGACTCTTCCTTTGTCGCTTCTACCGTTTTTGTATATATTCCTCTTGAAAGCTCTCCTGCATCTTTTGTCGCTTTATTCTTTATATTTTTTAGATTTTTTAGATCCAAAAGAATTTCTCTTAACAAGTCAAGTTGCTGTAGGCCCAAATCGGACAGCTTGGAAAACGGATCGCTAGCCTTGCTAAGGCTATATATCTCATCTCCAAGAACTTCTGGACGACTATTCTTTCCAAGCTGCCTTACATCAAGCCTTCCGGCAGTATACTGCTCTTTGTTTAACCCGGTCTTTTTCTTCGCGCCGCTAGCAGTTACATAAGTAAGTCGAACGTTATCCTGAATATTTGCCGAGGACGGCATTCCCAGCATCCTGAAGAAAGCATTCTCATATGATTCTAAGACCGACTCTGAATTTACAATCTCATTGAAGTTAAGATTCTCTCCTTCTACAGTCGGAACTTCTTTCGCTAATTCAAAGGGCAAAAATGATGATCTAATTTTATTCAGCTCTGCAAATAATGTTCCAAAGTTTTCGCCTATCTCTGAAAACATCTTCTCGTATTCATCGCCCTTGGACTCATGCAGAAACGGATCTACATTATATCTTCCCTCTAAAGCCCCAATTGCTTCTTGCAATGCAGTTCCAAGAAATGTCTCTTCGCTCACATTTCCGGTCGAAGATGCCAGCCCAATAAGTTCTCCTATCGTATTTAGAATATCTGCCATTTTAATTCTCTAATTTCGTTCCGAATGTTTGAGGCGATGGCTTAGATGACTTCGCGCTATTTTCTCTGTCCTCATCTCCATAGCCGACTCCAGAAGTGCTTACTGCCGGGACAAAGAGAACTGTTAAGATTCTGTCGACTTTCGATAAAGCTCCGGGGGCAAATTCCTCACTTGCTTCTGCGACAGTAATTGTAGAATCATCCACACAATCAACCTCTACCTCTGCAGCCTCCACTCTTGGATCCACTATTCCTCGGTCGGTAACCGCCTGGACAACGGTTGAGCATATTGTGGCTCTTATTTGAACTTTTCCTGCTGCAGGAGCAGTAACCGCGAAGGTATACTCTCCACCTTCTTTTTCGAAAATAACAGAAGAATCTTCGGAAGTTGCAGCGACTAGCTCTGCCCCTCCCGTCTCATCCTTTAGAAAGTCAATTTTGATAGAGTCTGTGAGGTCAAGCGCTGGAGCCAAAACTTCATCATAACAATCTCTTGGAATTATCTTGACGATGGCCTTACTCCCTACCGCTACTGTTGCCGAATCACCTATTCCGGAAGCATACTCCATAGCCCCTGTTATTTGAGGAAACCCTGCAAGCTCTTCATCGAACTCTAGCTCATCAACTATATCGAAACCAGCTAGTGTTGCAAGATCCTCCTGCTCTGGGTTCACAAATTCTGCAAGAGCAGTTTCATCATCATCATTCTCAATCTTAAAAGAAGTATTCAATGGATTTATTACAAATCCGCAAATATTGTCTACCTCATCTTCATAACATTCTTTAAGTGTGTTGTACTGAGCAACTACATCTTGAACGGAAATCTGACTGGGAATCTTTCCGAGTTCTAACGAATTCCTTATCTTTGGAATTATCCCAATTGGAATTCCCTCGGAGTCCTCTTCTTCACTATGAAAGAAGCTTAAAAAGGCCTCAAGACAATCTGTAAGGGTTCCGATGCTATCCTCTATCTTGTCAGGCTCTGTAAAGCCAGGAAGATCGAGAAGAAGTTCCGTTGGGCCAGACGCACCACATGCTGCTGCAATATCTCCAGATAACTGACGCATATCCACCACATAAAGCCTGGGGAAGTCAAAGACATTAATCGTATTGGCAGCCCTTGTTATGGCGTCAATGTCCGCTGGTGAACCTCCAACATAATCGTAGTCACCTACAGCAGTTCCATCTGCAAAAAATTCGAAAGGCTGATCAGCACTGCCTGCAATTGCATTATAATTGGCTTGCTGCCAAATTAGTATCTCTCCAGCATTAATTTCATGATCATTCTCAAGAGCCTCAAGAGAGGCAGCCTGGGTTGAGGCGGGATCGGGATTCAGCTCTGCAAATGACAGGTATATTTCTCGGCCCTCTACCGTAAAGGCTTTCTTGGGCGCAGTTGGAAAGTTCATCATTTTGGCGTGAATAGCAGTTATTGCAGGAACTCCGTTCACATCCTCAACTATAATTCCCCCCTGACCAGTACCGGGCGCTTCGACAAAATAGATATTAAACTCGTCATCTATCAAGGCGATCATTGGGATTGATCCGAATGTCTTGGTCACTTCAACCGGAGTAAATTCGGCAGATAAAGTATCAGGGTTTACTCCAGGCTCTTGAAGTTCAAATGTTACAGTTAGCGGCTTAGGCTGGTAGGTTCTAGCTCCATTTAAATCGGCCCCTCGTTCTAAAAAGAATCCTCCAGTTGCATCTTTGTCGGACGCCCCATCAATTGGAGAGACAAAGCCTATGTCATCCATATCTCCTGCTATCTTCAGAGAGTTGCCGTCTGGCTTCAAAAAGCTAGGAGGAGAATCCAATGTTTGTAAATTATCTATAGTCTTTTTGTCGAAAAATGGAGCGAAAAATGGAATAAAGGCATGTGGAGCAGTTTTCCCACTCTCATTAAATTCAAACCAAACCATTCTCGGGTCAGGTCCTGTGAAGATTGCGAACTCCTTTATTGATCTTGAAAATGAAAGTCCAAAAGTTCCCTCAAAGTCTCCTCCATTAAACCTTAGGCTTTGGTAATTAACGTTATCATGCTCTCCGTTTCCATCTAAGTCTCCCTCGAAAAAGCCTCCCTCTTCAATTAAAATATTGTCTCCCGTCAGACTGCTCCTTATCCCGGGCAAAGGCCTTCCGCCAAATCCGGTATTGTCAGATACAATTTCAACACCGGAACCTTGCTCTGATACTTCCGATAAGATACTTCCAAGATCAAAAATTGCTGGAGGGGTATTCCCTGCCGAACCTACGTCATCAACCGGAAGAGTAGTGTACGTTTGAGCCATAGGAAGAAGCGCATCCGGAACTATTCTTCCGGCCGGAACAACCTTGCTCATGATTAATCCGGCCAATTGAGATGGATCTATACAGGCCTCTTCATCGGCGTCTGTTTTAATCTGACATGGGAATGCGAAGGTTAAACTTAGTAGCTCTAAGAATAAGGCCAGGATATTAAGAATTGGATCCAAAACAGTAAGATCGGCCTCTAGGCTCGCAAGATGCTCACTAATCGTTTCCTCAAGAGCTATTATAGCAGGGTAGTTCCTCTGCTCTACTGCGTTTTTAATTGCAGTGGATATTTCATTAATTGCGTTAACAGTACTCAAGACCTTCAGGATGATGCAAAGAAGCAATTCGATAACGTGAAGAACGAGCGCCAATAACATTGCCGGGACTGATAGTTGCGGAAGCAATAGAATCAAATCATACAAGCACAAGAATAATCTGATTATGGCGAAAACAAGAGCTATCGGATTAAGCAGAGCACAGATAACGTCTATGATGCAGAATATAACTTTAATCGGAACAAGCAAGACCTTGAAATTTCTTAACTGCAGAGCCAACTCTCCAGTTAAGTGAAACGACATATCGCAAAAGCTTTGAATGAACTCCTTAGGAACATTCGCCTTGTCTAAGATTACAGACGTAAACTTCAGCGGCCTATCAGACAGCTTCTCCTTTAAATCCGTTGGTAAGCCGCGCTTGTTTCTTGACCCTCCATCAATGCTGTCTCCAATCTTCTTATCTAAATCTATTGCAATATCGTTACCTATTTGGCGGGCAACCTGTATGTGCTTCTCGCTAGAGTTTGTTAACGCCAATGTAATGCAGTCATCCCCACCAAAGGCAGAGGTTTTTGACAAATTCGGGGCCTTAACTTTAAACTTTAGATATATACTTTCTGGAGTAATCTCAAGGATCTTGATACGCCTTCCGCCCAGCTCTATCTTTGTATTTCTGGTAGCCCCCTCTGCTACTATGTAGAATACTTGTCCTGATTTTAATACGAATTTAGAGAAGGGCTTATCCCCACTTCCTCCGGCTAAATGGTCTGGAACATATTCATCGCCACCATCTCCAATAATCCTAATTATCTCTGGAACATTAAATTTAATTGCAGATGTTTGCCCAAAGCGGAAATCCAAAACAAGCTTTGCCTTCGTAGCATCGTCGCTCATGTCGATAAACGAAGTTGGAATAGATGATTCTTTGTCTATAAAAATATTCTTAATATTAACTCGACTAAAGTCGCTTTCTCTCGGCCCCATAGCAGAAGCGCTTTGCTCTAATCCTTCGCTTATCTGTCCTGCGAGCCCGGTTAAGCTTGATAGCTTGTCAGTCAACGTCTGGATCAGCGCAAGTCCGTCCTCAAGCAATCCTAGGGCATCGTTTGCGGCCCCTACGACGGCTCCTGTGGCCTCCGCAGCGCCTGCGGCTCCAGCGGCCAACGTAGAGGCTGCGCTGTCGTCTGCGGATACCTCAGACGTTCCGGGCACGGCAGCGTCGGCTGCTGTTAACGCAGAATTATATGCTGCTTCTTTCTCTTCGATAGCCTGAATCTTTCCGTCAATCTCCTGAATCTTCTCATCAGAAAGAAGACCCTCCGGGTCATCCTTACTTGCCTTAAGGGCTTCCTTCTCTGCATTTAAGTCCTTCAGCTGAGCGCTTCCCTGCTCTCTTATCCTTTCTATTCCAGCGCTTACATCAGATAGCGACAAGAGAACCTCTGAAGAGCCACTTGTATTTATTTTTACAATCTCTCCAAATGCCTTATCTCTTTCGGGACCTATTGTTATATCTGAGAGAAGCATTCCGTAAGCTATCTTTTCTTCGCCACCTTCTATCTTAGGCTCTTCTGCTCCAAAGACTAAATCTACACTTGGAAATATCTTTATTGGATTTGGAAAGTTTAGATAAGAATTTACGTTAGAAGCGTCATCGTTCCCAATGTATGAACCTGTTCTTAAAGGGATTGGAGAAAGATTTAAACTAGCCGGAAAAATATTTGGAAATGGAACGAATCGATTAGTCCCATCATCTTTTTCAATAATCTTAGGAATAAGCTTATTCGCTTCTTTCGCCAAAATATTATCTTCAGAAGAGAAGAGTCTCGACTTAACGATGGATTCGTCTATTATTTCAGAATCTTCCTCTGTATCTTCAAAATCAACAGTAAGCCTCTTTCGAACAACGGAATCATAGGTAACATTAAAGCGTCTATCCTTCTTTGTTACAATAATATCAAGAAAGCCTGTATCGCTCACCCCTCTTATGTCTATATAGTTTGCAATGAGCTTATTTTTTTCGCCCCTAATAAGGCCAAGTCTTTTGCCTCGTATCTTCTTTACGTTAGCCCCAGATCCTATAGAAACTTTGTAAGATCTGGATATTCTGGGCTCGTCACTATACCCTTCGAAAAGGACTGATAATCTGGCGATCTTATTGTTTGTTCTTAGTTCGCTTTCATCTTCAAGCTCATCAATATTTATTCCGCTTATATAATCTCGATACGGCTCAAGAGAAGACCTAGTAACATTTGAAAATGATTTACTATTGCCTATTCCTACGTTTGACAGCTTCATTGCCAAAGCGTTTACATAGGGAGGGTTTATAAAAGCAGGCTTCTCTCCATTTTTGCCAGTTGAACCAATCGGAATCATAGCAAAATCAGAAGCCCCAAGAGAGATCTTGTCGTGAATTCGTTTGTTAGAAAGAATAATATAAGCTCTGGGGTATTCTAGAAATTCTAGATCTCCCTCTCCTCGATCCTCTCCAACCAATTCATTAAACCTGCTTATGTTGAGCTTTGCTCCAGGCCCTGGAAACTTAAGCTTTACCTTATGGTTGTTGATCCTAGAAAAATCATCGGTTCCAAACACATACTCCATTTTTGTCGGAACAATAAGGGGCGTACTCGATAGGGTTGTCAAAGCCAGAGGAGAGGAGGAGGGGTTATCTGCTGTCCAGCCGATGTCCTCTTTTAAAATGGAGAGATTATTTCTTTCAGAATCATTTAGTATTCCGATATATCCATATAGAGGCAGACCCTCTCTGAATACAGGTCTGCTGTATTTTAATATAATCTCTGCGCTTGCCTCTCCGTCCATTAGCAATGGAATTGAGTCTATTTCTTTCCCAAATCGCGGCGCTGTCAGTCCATCTAGAACTTTAAATTCGATCTTGTCCTCAGGTCTTGCGGGGAGATCTGTAAAGTCAGGAAAAATTGCTATTGGCCCAAGATTATCGCTAGCTGACCCATCTTCCGAAACTACTTGGATATAATAAATCCCAGTTTTATTTTCAAACAAAGATTCAACTAGCGGTTCAGAAGAAGAGATAATTATGCCTGAACCTTGAGAGCTTATTGCTATATCGCTAACATTTATTTCCTCAGATGTATTTAGATCAGAAAATATTCTAACAGAAGCATCTGTGACCTCCCTATCAAGGGATAGGGTCATGCTTGTGACATCCGAGCCCAATAGCAAGCCGCCAGCGAACCCGTCTGGAGTAACGCCCTCTATTATGCTGACCTGAGGAGAAATTGAGATATTCTCCCCAGGCACGCGAACTATCTGCCCATATTCGTCCATGGCATAGAGGGCGAACTGATGCGTCACGCTTGGGCTATATCCGCTCAAGCCTCTCTTGCTCAATCCGTCATGATCATAGGGAACGCTTAAATCGATATATTCGCCTGAAGCCTTAGGCTCAAGGCGGATCCAGTTAGCGGGAACTTGGCTTATATCGGTAAGAATATTTGGACAGACAGACACCATAAGGCTTTTTGCTGAGCAGATCTTTTGATTAAACCACTTTCTATCATTCTTAATGTAAGTCTCTTTCGAAAAGTCCCTGGAACCCATTAGCATATCAGGCCTATTTAGCTCTCCTAACAAACTTGTAATATTCGGCACCCCAATTGCATTCAAAGATACAGACAACGGTAATCCAAGAGACTTCTGAGCGTAATAAGAAGAAGGATTTGTAATGATAGGTGATCCAGAAGACAGTAGATATGCACTTAGGTCGCTAAAGATGCTCTCTACGCTTGTTCCGTGCTCGCTATCATCAAAGCTAATGATAGGCTTTAGATCCTTATTTTCTGGGTCGAAATATGGAAGAGATATAACTGGGGCAGTGAACATTTCTACTGCGCCCGAAATCTTTACGAATTCTTTTGGAAGAGAAGGACTTTGCTTGGGGGAAATGATTGGGGATAGAAAATACTTAAAAGAAGAATCATGTCCATCGGCAAAAATAGAGATAGAAACAGGAGCCTTGTTTAGAGGGTAGCCTTTTTCTCCGTCTTCTATTTTAATATCAGGAGGAGCGGCATACTCAAACGCTAGCGCCTTATAGTCCTTAGTCTGCTTGTTTGCCAGCTCTAAGCAAAAGAACAAGGAGTCTTCTTCGTCTTCAACTTCTAAGTTTGTAATGCCAGAGCTATTTCTTCCGGATATATCTGGAGTTTTTATGTATATATCGTTGTCTATTGCAGTGCAATAACCGACAATATCCTTCGATCTTTTTCCTTCTAGGAATTTTTCTTCAATATGAAAAATAGGGAATAAATCTAACAGAATTTGAGCAATTTCATCAGGATTAGAGCTTAGCTCCTGACTCTTACTCTGTATTCTTAGTTCCCTAAACGTTTTGCCAGATAATCCAACGTAATTGCTTAGACCATAATCTTCATTTTCAAAATCTTCAGGATCAAAAGTGAGAGCCTCTAATATGGTCTTAACTTTATCAAATGGAATAAACTTTAATCCACCAATTTTGGACATAGAAGAGAGGCGAGACTTTCCACTTTCTGAAATAGAATTATTTACATCAGAAACACCACTATAAGAGCCCCTTAGGCTGCTAAGATAAACAGTTGGGATCTGATTAGAATTAAGCCCGGTCGTTATGTTGGGCATATTTTGAAGAGCTTTGTTTATTGCAACTCTAGCGGCAGTTAAGACAGAAAGCCTCTGCTCTCCACTGCCAGCTTTTACTGAGCCAATTCCGGTCGAAGAAATATATTTCTCCAGAGCCTTAACTGGTGCATCATATCTGCTTGACTTCAGCGGACCAAGAGGCTTTAGCTCGTTTCCGAGCGATAGCTTCATAATGGCTCCACCGATAAGAGGCACTACATCTTCTTCGGAAGAAGCTTTCGGAAATAATACCTCATATTTAGCGCCTTCCAATCCAGCGCTACTTACAAACTCATCTTCTTCTGAGCAATTTATGCTTATTTTAGAAAAGTCTTCAGACTGAGATATTGGGCCGATTAAATCTAATAAAATTTTTGAAGAACTAGCCATTATAATCCTAAGCTTATATTACTTGTAATAATATATTTACTCACCAACAGAATCCAGCAGGCATTTGATTTGGTCCGGAACTCCCTCAATCGTGGCATCTGGTGTATCCGTAGATACAGGATCCTTATAAGTTTTTCTCGGAGGCCTATTCCCCTCTCTAACTTCAACGCTTTGTCCCGCAAGAATTAGCTTAGACGTGCTTTCTAGCGCAATATCTCCATCATTTCTAATCACCATAGGGCTTCCGGGATTCATTCCTGCAATAACCAAGCCATTCTTGCTTATAGATATGATATAATCAGAAGCATTTACGCTATCGACCTCTTCTCCGAGGAACCCTTTATGATTAACATTTACCCTTAATTCGAATCTTCCTTCATTAAATTGATCGCCATTAGTTCCTCCGATATTAAACAACGTATCACCATCAGTCTGTACGACTAAGCTTCTATTGTTTTTATCTTTGCCAAACCATGCGATCATACTGCCTGCTGCATCTAATATAATGCTTTTTTGATCGTTATTATCTGACCCCACAGATGCTTCTATCGATCCTTCGAAGTTTAGATTGGCGCTCTTGCCACCCGGAGCTTTTCTGGCCTCTTTTGACTTGTCGATATTCGTAGAGATTAAATCGCCCTGCTCACTTTTACTTACAGCAAATGAATTAGAATACTGAATATTAACTCTGTCTTCATTTTCATTAAACTCCTGTGTGAAATCTTGTCCCGCGACAAGCACGCCTCCTCCGGGGTCTATAGCGGGAGGGCCGGGATAAACACTCACTGCCGCCATATAATTAACTTGTGCTGAATCTTCTCCGTCTAATCCAAAAGTTTCCGATGCTCTCTCAAAAGATTTATTGATCGAATTGCCGGGAATATAGCCTGTGCATTTTGCATTTTGAAATGGAATCAAAACGTTATTTATTGTATTCGCAATAAGCATTTCTGCTGCAGCATATATATTGTGATGTTTAGTTGGATTTACTCGAATACTCTCTGAGTCTGCAGCAGTCTCAGATCCAAGGCCTTCGAAATAATTGTCATCATTCGAATACCTAATTCCGGTAAAACGAGTAGCTCCGCTTTCCTCCTCCTGAATGGCGTCCACTGCAGAACTAGCTGGAAACAACACTCCGCTCTCTGCATCTCGCAATGTAATCGGAATCTTTTCCTTTTTTCTAAAGCCATATGTGGTTTCAATTTTATCTGTTTTTTCAGAATAAAATTCTGCGAAATTAGGATAAGGAATATTTCCAGTATTTGATGTAGCTGGAATATTTGCCTTCAAAGCCCCCTCTTTATCAATGGACAAAACGAAGTTGTCTCTGCTATTCGAAGTCTTGCTTGACAAGCTATTCGTAGAAACCTGAAAGTGATAACCGATGCCTCTTCTGGACTTTAGTCTCCCTTCTTCGTATCCTAAGATGAGATCTGTGCCAGAAGGATGACCCAGGGAATCTCCTATCGATACTCTGCCATAATTTGAATCAAGCACCTCTCCTCTTGAATTTACAACGTTTCCTGCAATTACTTCAACAAGCTGATGCGGAGCAAGGTGTAGGGCATTTTCTTGAGAAATGGCTCTTACTTCTTTTTTTGTTGAAAATTTAGAAGTACTATTAGTCCTTACCAGAGAAGCCTCTTGGTCCCACCCTCTAAAATAGTCTGCCTCAGATATCTCATTTACAACAAGCCTATACTCAGATAGCGCAGGATTTCTTTTTCCTCCGAACAAGCTTACGGGGGCTGCCTTAAATCCGGGGAAAATACCTCTTGTAATTCCGTAGTCTAAATTATAAGTTAAAAGATCATTTCCTACATCTGCAACTCCGCTCTTTTGGGTAAAGCCGCTTGGAATTCTAACGACTTCTCTCGAAGAGATTCTATGTGCAGAACTAACCATCTGGACAGAGTCTGAAACGACAGAAAGGTTTGTTTTAGTGGAATTTGTTTTTTCAATAAAGATTCCATTGCTAAGCTCATTCCCCAGGAAGATTCCCGTTCCAGCTCCTCCAGACCCAGAGAGATATAACTCAGAGCCACCGCCTCCAAAGACCTTTACCTCTCCAGATTTCATGTTCTTTATGGGATACTCAGACCTTCCGGCGAGAGCATTCTCAGATGGCGTTCCTCCGGCTTCGCTCCCCCTATCTGTTTTGGGGACAATTCTAATCGCCTGCACAATGCCTTTCCCGCCAGGGTATACTCTTGTGCATATAACTGTATCCCCAATTTCCGGATGCTGATAAATGCCTGCGTCGCCAACTCCTCCGTAATAAACTGGAGGAATAACATAAGGATCATCGTTGTCAGTTGGATCTGTACTTATTATAAGGTCACCAGTTACCAAGTCTATATCCTTGATAAGAGCCTCAAATACCTTAAAGCTTGAAAGCTGACCCTCTACTTCTTCTGGGGAAATCGACATACTTACACGACTTTCCTATCCAACATTCCAGAGGGAATATTTATAATCCCGACTTCTACTATGCTGGCCTTGTATTCTTTTGTAAAGCTAAAGGCAGTTACTTCTTCTCGAATGTCAGCCCATCCTCCTTGACTTGGCCCTCCCTTTGGAAAAATTCCTGTTATCTGCTCTTCAGACAAGCCATCTAATTGTTCATCGTGCTTAATTGCGGCCAAGAGGGTCCTGTCCAAACATTGAATCTGTCCAACTGAATTTTCGTCTGTCTTCTTAAAGAAGGAGACTTGCTCAATAATCTTCTTTGCAGGTATTTTTGAAACAGGAATGCTATTAGGTAGACGCATAGGCTTCAGTGATCTCGTTTCCGGAATCAGATCATCTCCTCCAGAAAATGGATTGCTTTGGGCAACTTGAGACGGAGATTCTAGCAGAGACCTTATGGCTGCCATCTTCTTTTTAGCCTCTTCGATCCCGCTTTCATCATCTTCGTTAAGAGCAAACCCTCTAATCAGAACGTATCTGTCTCCAGACAAGCCGCCCATTAAATCCAGCATCATATTTGTAAATCTTATTTGGTTATCATTAAATGCCAATAATTTGGCGGGCTTTACAGCGCTAGACGGAAAGACTATCGCAGAGTCTGGGCTCAATGGACGATAATTATCATCAGTCTCACTCGATCTGTATATCAAGGATGGATCCTCAATGAAATTAGAGACCATTTGTTGACCAATAATATCCAATGGGCCAGGAATATAGTCTCCAGCCGGATGGCCGTATTCTAAGTCTAGCTTTGTCGTATAAGAGCTTCCAAAGCTGAAAGTATGAGAGACACTCTTTACGTAATAGAGAAGCCCTTTGCTTGGAATGAAGACGGTATCTCCGGGCTGATAGAACTCATTTCCAGAAATAGTAACAGACCCCATATTTACGGCAAACTTTTGCATTCCAAGCTTTAATATCGCATAGGGTTTTGCCTGTCCTTCTGTATCGCTTATAAAAGGAATAGATTGTTTGGCAGGTTTATATCCATACTGTCTCCATAAATCGAAGTCTGTAGCTCCAGCCCAAAAGTATAGCCCTTCAAAGCCTCTGTTTAATCCGTCTCCAATAAGTGGAGCATTACCACTTATATCAAGCCTAGTAAACTCAGGAGGGTTTTCGGAAAAAGTTGAACTTATTATAAACTCATCTTTTAGAATGAATCTTTTTCCGGAGCCATATCCTAAAAGATTTCTGGTGTCATCTTCAATCAAGTGATCATATACAGCGCCCTCAGACATTTTCCCGGTTAAAATATCCGATCCAGTCTGGAGTGCATTTGCGCTTTTTTCCAGAAAATCTACAACCTTATCGTTAATATCCAGCTCTATGTCAGAGCCTTCTCCAGTTTGCAGGAATGTTTCTATTTCGCTCAATTCTTTTTGCTTGACTAAGTTTGCCTGAAGCATAGAAACAAATGAGTCCCTGTTGGAGATGGCCTGCTTCAGCTTTCCTAGCAAATCCTCTTCAGAAAAGAATGGATCGCCCTCCTCAGAGGTGACATTTGTAAAATAAGAGAAGTGCTTATCATCGAAAGAATCTCCTGAGCCGATAAGGCCTGAGGCTGGATCTCTTCCGAATTGTTTTTTAAATGAATTTCTAATATTATTTAAATCAGATGCCGAAAAATGAACAGCCGGATATCCAGAATTGCCCCCAACTTGAGTTTGGGAGTCATTTACCAAACTCATCTGCTCCTGAACGATGGGATCAAATGTTCCCAGGAGCTTGTCCGTATTTCCTCCTAAGACATCGCCCTTCTGCTGAAAGCTGGCAGATAAGTCCAGGCCATTATCCCCGGGCCTTCTAGTGCTAATTGGATGATTTGTCTTAAAGAGAGAAAGATTCTTTACGTCAGATGATCCTCCTTTGAATTCGTTTGGCCCTGGCTCGTTGTAATAGGAGCTATTATCTTTATGTATATGAACCCCAAAGAAAGGAAGAGAGGAAGCGCCTCCAAAGCTCATGTTTGGAATCAGATTTCTATCTGGATACTTCCCTAGCAAAAGGGCAATTAAAGCAATCTTTATGTTTAGAGCATGAACCTGAAGATAGATTCCCTCGATTCTTGTTTGAAATAGATCAGTTACAAATCGAGGAATAATATTCTTATTCTCATTAGTTTGTCTTCTTATAGCCTCCCTTAGAATGCTGAGAGGCACTCTGTTCCAGAGCGGAGGCCTAAATTCCAAATGTCCCTGAGAATTGCAAAAGAATTCTAAGTCTAAATAATTAGACGCCTCATTACATAGCTGCCAAGAATCTTTGAAGAGACCATCAAACAGCTTCCATCCACTACGATTTAGACTTAAGATGAATGGACGGATGTCTGCAGAGTCATACTGATCAGAGACCATAAAGAGATTCCTGTCTCTATTTAGCCTTACATCTTCGATCTTCCTTTGAGCTCCCACTAACATCATGGCTCTAGTTACATCGTTATTCTCTTCTTGATCTCCTGATATCGGCAAGTTTGCGGCACCAGATAGGCTTATCTGGATGCCGATTTGCTCCTCAGAAGTTAGAGCGTTTGTAGATGTCGTGCCAATCTTAATCTGTTCTCTAATGGCTTCATCTATTGCCTGTATTTCCGAAGAAAGAGTGGACGCAAAGATCCCGCCCTGGAGGGTCGGCCCAGAGCTTTTTTCTATATCTGAAATCTTTCTTCTAAGAAGCTTCTTTCTGGCTTGCAAGCTTTTTATGTTATTGTTTGCTACATCTCTGCGGCTAGCATTATTTAGCATTTGTTCTGTTGAAGCAGAGTTCATAGTCAGCATTCTGTAAGGCTGAAAATTGCCATAATAGTTATTTTGCTTTCTAACCGTATCCAAAACACCTGTTAGCGGGTCTAACGGATTGAGCCTTGTGGACTTATCTAGCTTATTATGAGCAGCCAACGCCTGCTCTATAAAGCTCTCTATGTTATAAGGCTGGCCTACGATCAGAATGCTTAAAATATTTGGTATATCTAAGTTGTTCAAAACGTTATTTGTAACAGTTACCTGATAGCGTTGACTAGAATAAATATTATCTTGTAACTCTCCTGTAGAGTCTGCCGCCTGGAACCCTGCAGTAGCTGTTATGATTCCAGTCTTCCATCTGTAAATAAATCCACTCGGATGTTGCATCACCTTCTTGCCACGCAGAGATCCTATTCCGTTATATTGCCCCTGTAGCAAGTTTCCTTCCGAAGCATTTTGGCCCGCAAATAGCCCAGAGTCGTAACTTAGCAGGCCGGTCTGCAAAAGCTGTTTGTTTTCATACAAAAGCTCTCTTGTTCCGGGAATTACAACTCCCTGCTCATCTCGGGAGAAATCATATGGAGTTAGAGGATCTTCCAGAATTCCCTTTGGATCGCTTAGTGCTGGCTGAACCGCAAATTGACTCCATTTTAGCCAAGACATATTATCCGTACAAGATACGCTCAGATTGTGAAAACCTCCAGAGTAATTTTCTGTTATAGACGTTATAAATCCGCCAAAAACGTGAACCATTCCAAAAGAATTATCCTGTCTCCGCCTAAGATCTCGATACTGCTCTATGCTCATCTTCTGGTTTGTATACAGAATGTACTCCGCCCTTAAGATGGAATCATCTATAGTTAGATACTCTTTGTCAAATGGAGATTCGCTGGCCTCTTCGGGATAGACCGAGCCAGAATCTGTAAAGTCAGAGAACGTGCGATTTCCTCTTATGTAAAAATGAACTGGGTCTGATGCATTAATGAAATTTTTGCCCAGATAAAAAGTTCTGAGCCTCTCTCTTATATAATCGGTGTCAAGTGACGCATCTACAAACCCCGCGCCGCCAATCTCTAGGGCGGAGGATATTGCGGAAGATGCATCGAGTTGAGAGGGGTCTCTGGATGCCTCTCCTGCACCAAGGCCTCCACTTAGAAGTTCCGACAAAACTCCCAAAGAGCCGTACAAAGCCTCCTGAACAGCATCTTCTATATCTTTCTCGAGAATCGTTCCAATTCGATATGGATATGCGAGATTAAAACTCGCACTTGATGGGTTTGAATCATAATTAGTATTGGTATTAAAACTATTGAATATAGCAAGCTCGATAACTCCAGTTCCTGGGCCAAGAGTATAGTTCTCTGGACTATTTGGATCAACTATCCACGTAGTTAGTTGATTATCTGTCGAGAACGCATTCCTTTTCAGTACAGAGGCAATATCTTCATTTAGCTGATCATGATTCTCTGCGGCTGAGCCGTAAGAGATAAGGTCACCTAAGTCAACAAAAAGCTCTTCAAAAGAGTTCGCTGACAATCCACTGTTCGAACTGAGAGAAGCTCGAAAAGCATCGTTTGCACTATCAGCTGCAGATGGAGCTGCAGATACTCCGTCATACTCTGCTCCAAATTCTGCCCGCTTGTTCGTTAGAATTGCACGAGCCTGAGAAGAAGGAATATTTTTCAGATATTCTCCATTCGTAATAGTTCTTCTGTTGTCTGCATTTGTGACGAAAGATCTGGTGGGAATATCGAATGATGCAGAAGAACTATTGCCATTCGAAAAATCTTCAAAGTTTTGAGTGCTAGTATCGAAAGATACGGCAGACATATCCTGGCCAAGCCAAGCCTTAAGTCTTTCTGAGACAAACTCCTCCTTAGTCTTTCCGAGCTTGCTCAAATCTATAAAAGACCCTTCTTTTAAAAGTGAGGACAGCAAATTCAAGCTGTACATTTGATTCTTCGAAAAGAAGTTTTCAAATTTAGTTAGGCTTTCATACGCCCTGATCTGCTGAACCTTGTATGCAAAAAGAGCCTTAGTCGCCCTAAGGAGCATTTTCTCTGTTTTGTCAATATATCTAGTGTCATTAATACTGCCAAATGAGGAAAAGACCTTCTTCTTAACCAAGATAGATGCGTCTGGAGACATTGACACTATGTTTCTTGTATCAGGAGTTACTGACGCAGAATGATCTTGATCAAAAAATATAGCTGCACCAGTGTTTGTTAAAGACGGCTGATTTCCATCATCCAAATTTATATAAGCAGGATGAGAGCCTCCCATTATATCAGAAGCGGCCTTCTGCAGAGTATGAGATATATTTGCCTTTAATGTCTTATAAGCCATAACGCTATTTTACTTTCTGGACCTAAAAAGAGCCTCTTCTTTTTATTGGAACAGAATTGGGGTCCTGTTCGGCCTCCGGAGCGTCTTCAAACTTAGAAGAAGTAAATCCTGTTGGGCCCACGGAGTTTCTTTCATCAGAAGCTAGCCTTCCGCTTCCTATGTTATTCCCAGAGTTTATAGGAGGAAAAGACAGCTCTTCGATGCCGTCGCCCTGACCTTTTGCCTCAGTGGTGCTCATACTTATTTTTGCCTCTCCGTCATGACTAAGTGGATTTCTGTGCCAAGGCATAAAGTTGGTCCTCTTTCCTGTTCTTCTTGTAACTGTGAATCCAAAATTATAGTCAAATAAGCCAGCTTGTGTAGCCGACTCTGTAGTCGTAAAGCTTGTAAAGTATCCTCGGAAAAATTCTCCCTGATAGTATAGATCAATATTTGTAGCAAAGGCTGCAAGCGTAGGGGTACTCTTAAATGCTGCCGGACCTCCAAGCCTAGATCCAATATTGGATCCGAATATTAAGTCTATGGAGTTAGAAACTCCATTTACAACTTGAGAAAATGCACCTCCCGTTAATAGGTCAGATACATTTGAGAAGCTTCCAAAGGCGTCATCTACCGCATTCATTACAGTTTCAGGATCCGTAAACCGTTGGCCGCTATCTCTTTTGTAGGAAATAATATAATCCATATTCTCCTTTCTTTTCAATAAATTATTGGCCGCATCTTTTGCGTCTTGAGCTGCAGCCTCTGCCATTGCCCTTTGACGCTTCATCAAGACTCTTCTGAACTGTGTTTGCTCATGTCTATAAATAGACCTTAGAATATTGATGCCCTCTATTCCTGCAGAGCCTGTTGTTCCATTGACCTGAATGGTAGGCAGATCTTCTCCCCAATACTGAACAACGTATCCTCCTTTCGTCAAGTCTGCTTTAACGAGCTTCTTTTCACTGATGGCAAAAGATTGAGGGTTGATATACATTTGTCTTTTATCCCAAAAAACTTCTCCATTATCGGAAGAAGAGTAAGGGCTTTGGTCATTTGTAAAAGCTTCCATTTCTAACGGAAGAAAGAATATAATGGTTTGCCTTCCTATTCTATGCTGATCTGGCATTTTACCTCCCGTTATTACCTTGAGACTTGCTTGCCCAAGCTGGCAGCAACCTCAAGATGGCCCTTCGTTCCCTCTGAAAGAGAAACGTTTATAGACAGATTATCGTTTAGGCTCTGTGTTATTGCTGCGGCCAATGCTGTAACAAAATCATCTTTATTTACAAAGCCTGCCTCATTAATTGCTGCAGTACTTGCCGCTGCTGCAGCAGCCTCTGCAGCCATCACTACCATATCTGTATTTTTGCTTAAAGAATCTGCATTTGGATTTTTGCCTCTATCTTTTTCAGGAAGATCTGTATTTTGCGGATGAGAAGGGCTTTCATCTAAATCCGGCAAGTCGTCGTCAGCTCCAATTCCTGCGGCACCAAGCAGTCTTTTCATCAGCTTTCCATATGCATTCAGCCCCGCCTCAGCGCTCTCCTTGGCCTTTGCAACTGCCGGATCCAAGACGTTTTCCCTAAGAGCTCGGCCTCCGTCTCTTTGCTTCATAAAAATTGGGCGAGCTATTATTGCCAGCAAGTTCGATTGTGCTGCAAGATGCCTATTTGCCTTTTCCCATTCGTCCAGAGTTTTGTCTCTTCCCTCTTTCTCTTGAGTTAGCTGTTTCTCTAGCGAGCTTTTCGCAGTAAGATCTCCAGCCTTAGTAGCCTCATCTATCTTAGATAAGAGGTCTAACACTCTATTTGCTGAAGCTGCATCGCTTACTCCAAACTGATTTTGTAATAATTGTTGCTGAGTATAAAATTGTGTCTGTAACTCCGGGCTCTCAGCAGCCTGCTCTACCGTAACTATCTCTCCCCCAGTAAATGAAGCCAAAGTATCTCTCATCCCTTTTGCAAGCTGTGTTGCAAGCTCAGATTGATCACCTGTTCTGTCTGCCTTCAGAACCTCTGCCTGCAGGCCAATAGACGCGCCCAAGGCCCCGCCTCCAGCGCTACCACTCATCTCCAATCCTCCGCGCTGGAACATTATATAAGCATTTGCATAATTTGTTGTCAGATCAACAAGAGCGCCTGACAGAGAAGACGTTAGATCTTTTGCGTTTTCTATTCCAAGGCCCATATCCGTCATCACTCTCGCGAACCCCTGCAGAAGAGGGACGCCAAAATCTGCAGAAATACCAAGCTTTGTGAATCTATCAGCAGCACCGTTTAAGGTGCTAGAAACGCTATCTACGCTTAAGCCGGTCTCTTTCGACACTCCGCTGAAAAGGCCCATCATATCAATTGCATCTTGAGCCCCTTTTCCCTGTTTGTTTAAAGCGATATTCAAAAGATTGACGCCCTCGGTTGTCGTAAGGCTTGTCGCCTTCGATAATGCCATAGCCGCCGTTAGCAGATTTGTCTTTCCTATTCCAGTTTCTACAGTTTTATTCAATTGATCCAGGGACATGTTGGAATTGCCAGTTGCCCGGGCAAAGGTCATCATTTCATCGAAAGTTAAATTAAGGCCTCTAGAAAATTGACTAAACGTTTCTTCCTTAAGTGTATCTGAAAACTCAAAGGCCTGATCTATTGTTCCGCCGAATCGTTTGTTTAGAGTAAAGACTTCACTGGCAAATCGTCTGATATCTCTTGATGGAGCATCAAATAAATTAAAAGTAGTCTCAGCAACATCTTTGGATACGCCTACAAGGCTTTTCATAGAAAACTTTAGGATATTTGCTCCAGAGCCTAGAGTCGCAAAGACATCTTCAAGACCTCTCATGCTAAGCAGCTTGGCGGAAGCCTCTGCGGTTCCGCCTATTGCACTTGTAACGTTTATTGCAGATTTCGCTAAATCGTCAAAAGCAGTCGTCATACCGCCCACTTTGCCTTGTGATCTAGAGCCTAAGTTGGATAAGCGACTTATTGCGTCAGCAGCGGCGTTTATACTATCGGTAGCCTTCTTTGCTTTGCCAGAATATTCGTCTAGCTTTTCGATCGTATCGGACATAATTTAATCTATATTTTCTTTTGCAATATTAAGAAGGCCAGCCAAGTTTTTCGGCAGACGAACATTTCGAGCGTCTTTAGCTCTTTCATTACCATATAAATTAGTATTTTTATATTTATCCTTGATTGCCTGGACTATATGATCGTCCTTGAATGCTCTATTTAGAATCTGAGCCTCAAACTCAGCATCGTCCATAAACCTGGGATCTTCGATAGATTCTCTTGAGTCCCGAATCTTCTTAACAGCTTCGGCATTCCAGAACGAAGCAAGATACTCGGTTATGCTCAAGTCATAATCGTATTGATCTTTTTCATCCTGATAAAACATTTGAGCGTACCAAGACCACTGATCTCCTGTTATATCAAGAAATCTCGGATCATCAGAGCTGCAGTTCCAAATTTTGCAGAGTTTCCATCGGAGCCTACTCATAGGCTCCGATGCTATTTTTTTATGTCTTCTAACCCGACCTCTTTATTCGAGCCTTCAATCAGGCTCTCATGGACTCTGTGGAGTCTTTCTACCAGGGCTATCTGCATATTGAGAACAACAGCCAGCCTTCTCTCTTCCACCGAGAGATCCTCATTCTCATTGAGATCCTCAAGAGGTACGCCGTTAATTGTTCGAAGAGAATACGATACAGTTAAAGGCTTAATTTCCAGAAGCCTATCAGTCTCGCCAGACTTCATAATCGTTTGCATAATCTGCTTTTGCTCGCCTATGCTTAGAGTAGATACCTCGAATACAAAGCCATTAATCTTTTCTTTTTTCGTCAATTTACCTAAGAAGATCAAGTCCTTAAGCGAAGCAAGACTTATCTTTTCAGAAGAATCTTCTTCTTCATCTGGAAGATTCTGCGCCAACCTCTCCATTTCTTCGATATTCACGCTATCTGATTCATTGCTCAATACTTTTCCGGGTCTCTTAGGCATATTTTAACTCCATTTATAAAGATATTGTACGTTTTTTCTTTAAAAACTTTCCCACTAAAACAAAAATGCCGCCCAAAAAGAGCGGCATTTTTGCATAGATTTAATTATCTTTAGTAAGCGGCAGAAATCAGCCCAGGGAAGTCAAGAGAGCCTCTGCGCTCGCCAGAGTCGGCTGCGGTCTCAATACTATCAATATTTCTGCCCGGGATCTCTCTGGAGCCTTGTGTGCCTTGGCTTAGGGCGATGGCCTCACCGGCTCTCGTTGTAGAGATATGCTCGCAGTGTACAGTTGCACTTTCTGTAATAGTATAATCACTAGAAGTATAGCTCTTTCCAAGAGAGGTAAACCAGCAGTTGTGGTAAGTCGTTACCACAGCATTATTTCCATCTCCAGTAAACTTATCAATCACAACAATATCAAAAGGCATCCTTTGAGACTGAATATTTCTAAATCCTCTTGAGAACGCCTCAGGAAGAGATAGCCCATCGAAAACTATCCTCTGAATAGTTAAATTAAACGTAGAAGGTCCCTGAGGAACAATTTCAATTAGCCCATCTGTTCCTACTTCTGACATGGACTTGAGAGGCCTTGTTTGGGCCTCTTGGAAGCTCTGAATTGCACCAACAGGCTCATTGTTAACATAAACAATGATCTGTGTTGATAGTCCGGCGCGAGTCCGACCGCCTGTTTCTGGCGGCGGGCTTCCGTCGAAAAGAGTTCCTGTGCTAGGGTAATCTGCCATTACTTTCTCCTATTAAATGACGCCAACTTCGATGTCTATGAAGACATAGTTAATGGGGTAAGCTGGAGCAAATTGCAAAAAGACGTTGATCTGTCTCGGATCTACCTTGTCCTGCTCTACTCTAATGTTTTTAAAGCTTGTAACCAAACCTTGGCCGATTAAGCCATTCATAATAGTCCTTACCCTGCCACCCATAAGGATATTCGTATCTGCGTTTTGGACTCCACCAATAAAGGGCCTTAGAGAACTACGAAGGGTCCGCTTAACTGAATCTCTGATGAAGATGATAGAAATCTCTTCATCCTCAATAAAGCCAGATGTGCTGGTAGTCCTTCCTGCCAAGACTCTTCCGCCTCCTGTTATTGGCTGCAGCACTGTTGCGCCGACTCCACCAAGCTGATTCAGAATTGTTGGGCTATAAACCTTATCTCTTGTGATGCTAAATCCTGATAGAGGCTTGTCTGTAAGCGGAATTGCCACGTTCTGCTTAGCCGATAAGAATCCGGCTGCCGCAGCTCCCTGGTAGAAACCGTGAAGATTTACATTAGTTCCGTTTACGTTTCTAACAATACTATCGGGGAAGAGGTAAACGGACCTGTTGCTAGTGTAGTTATCACTTAACTTGAAGTTAACTAGATCCTCTACGTTTCCATCAAGAATCTCTTCCGCGTCATCTCCCTGGATACCTTCGATTATTCCGATATCTTCTATCGCAATCTCTCTTGTTCCAATGAGGGCAGCAGGAGTTACTCCTATCTGCGCGCCAATGAAGGCCATTCTTTCTTTGCGGTTTGCAACAGAACTCATGTTCTCACAGTGATTTACAGTTGCCCTAAAGATTGAAGAGATCGCCTGATTCGGAAGAGGGACAATTATTTGAGCCTCTGCAGCCTCCATTGCCTCAAGTGCATCAAACCAATTTGTATCAAAAAAGTCTGCATCATTCTCGTCAATGTAGGAGATCCTGAGCCCATCGCCTTCCTTTATTACTCCGCTGGATACTAAATCACTGTGTAGGAGAAGGAGCGCATCATCTGCGTTTGAATCTTCCGGATCCTTGATGAAGAATTGAATATCAGAGTAAGAGCCTTGCAGGTCCAGAGGAGAGCCATTCTCAGCTGATACCAGAACCAGTGAGTCATCAGTTACCGAGTCAATTACCAACTCTACAGAGGGAGTCCCTAGGGCGACTCCGAATAGCTCCATCGAGATATCTTCTACAGAGGTGTGTACTATACCTGTGTCGGAATCTTCCATGCTAGATATAACGATTACGTGTCCAACGTTATCTCCGTCGAAGTCTATCTCTGGAGTTGTAAAGTATTCTGAGCCAGACTCGACATCTAGGCTTCCCTCATCTCCATTTCCGACCACTTCCAGTACAGCATCAACAACAGTATATGAGAATGCGCTGTCTGAGCTATCGATCCATTGACCTTGCTGAATGTCAGTTGTCAGTTGAGAATTATAAAATGCAGACTTATTTGGGAAGACCTGTGTTTCTTCTCCATCTCTTATTACGAAAATGTTTACCCTTGTGTCGGGGTCAGGACGACCATTTCTAAGTCCAGTTAAAGGCCTTGGAATAGTGAACCTGAGATCATCAACCTCACATGCATCAGCAGATAAGGTTCCGGAATCATAACAAGCGGAGAATCCACCTTCTCCAAGAGAATTCCTTTCCTCAAGAAGAGTTACAGAAGTTCTGCGCGGAACAGGCGGTTTGCACTGTAGGGCTAAGATTCCAGGCGCTCCATTCTCAAGGGCGATCTGAGTTCCTAGAGACAAAGTATTCTCTACGCTGGGAAGGCCGTGCTTTCTGAACAGGTCAGATGCTTCAACGAAAAACTCTGGATCATTCAGATCTATAGTCGCTATATATTTAGCCTCAAGAGTATCTCCACGCCCAAGAGCACGGGAGCTAATGTCTACAAAAAACTTATCGCCAACCTCAAAGCTTGTTGCGCCCTCTTGGATGCCGAGCAACAGAACTCCGTTGTTCTCTAGGAGGTGGAATGTTAGACCTTCAGCCGCTAGGCCGGTCACAGAGGCACCTGAAGCTTCTTCTAAGTCTTGGAACCCTACCGTTGCATCGTCAAGGCTGTGAAGGCGTACACGTCTTGTAGAGGTAACCTTGCTGATTGTAAAGAGGCCTCCATCGAAAGCTCCTCCGTTACAGATCAATACCGTCTTTCCTACATCTGCGCTTGAGAAGTTACCCTCAGAGGCAGGCGCTCCGGTTAGGCCATTATGTGTAACGGACGGATCATCGATCAATATGTTAGTCGCCCTAATGTCCCAATCATATAAGTCTGCTTCGTCCCAAACCGGTGAAGCCGGGCCTAAGCTATCTGTAGTTACGGTAATTGTAGTGTCAGTTCCATCATATGTTATGGTCTCAATCTCGTGACCAACATATCCGTCAAGACACAGGAAGTCTCCCGGCAAAGCCTGACCTTGGCTGACCAAGTCAGCACCGGAAACCATGAATGTGTCACTCGTAGCTAGCGTGTCATCTCCGTCCCTTAGGACGACGCTGCCACGGGGGAAGTCTGTAACGGAAACACTTCCACTCGCAACGACAACTCCGTCATCACATTCGGACAGATTTCCTGATACAGCTCCGGCTGTACTTGTAAAATAAGCACTTGAGAATGTAAGGGGATTTCCAAAGCTATCATAAAGCTGACCAGAAGTATCTCCAGTCGCAGTAAATGTGGCTAGACCGGGAATAGGATCTCCGTTAGAATCCCTTACGACACTTACACATCTTATTGTCCAGCGCTCACTAGGGGCTGAATCATCGAGAATATCTAGAGTTAAGAGAGGATCGCAGCTATCATTATCTACTAAAATGCCGGTTCCTACGTTTCCAGAGCCTGCGGAATATCCCTTTCCGTCTTGATCTCCAATTGAGGCTCCACGCAGCTCGATGCGACCATTGGAAATATCTAGCCTATAATCAAACGGGGAGCTAACTCCTGATGAATCAATGACCTCTTGCTTTCCAAAAAGAAGAGTTCCATTTAGCCTAAGCTCTGTTCTGCCACTTATTACGGGAACATTGGATAGCTCAAAAAACCGGCCATCACCAGAGCCTGTCGGGCTCCAGCTTGACTCTCCATCCGCGCCGCCGCCTGCAGCAGACTGAACAATGGTTTCTTCTCTCAGGCCTTCGCCCAATACGGAAACGACTCTTATTCCGCCTGGAATAGAGACGCTGCGAGATACAACTCTATCTCTTGCAAATGCTCCAGGCTGTATAAAACCCGAAATTCCTGGTATGTTAGCCATCTAAGATCCTCCGTTTTAGCAATAACTCATCAAATTATTTATTATTAGTAGTTTCATTTTTAATCTATTTCTGTTAAATCAATTATGTCATCAAATCTTCTTTCGAGGAGATCTGCCTGTGTTTTTTCGCCTGGAACAGGGTGCCAAGTGGGCTCCATAGTAAAGACTATCTTCTCAACTATATTTTCAATGGGCACTTCCACTCTCCACTCCGAGTAAGTGGACAATGATAGTGTTGTACTATACACATAGTCATTAGCATAAGGCTCTGCATTTTCAGCGCCTATTGAAAGCTGATGAATAAATAAGCCATTTGCCCTTAGCTCATTCCATAGAGAATACTGAAGGGCTAAAGATACAATATCTGTTAGCTCCTGAAGCTCCGCTTGGCTCTCTGAGTAAATTCCAACGTCAAATCTGAGATCCCACCTTCCAGCATACACTCTGTGAGTAGGGGTGCTAATCATCCTTCTTGCGCCATAATCTGTTTCGAGTAGATCAGTCCTATACTTATAGGTCATATTCTGATTAAAGGATATAGGCTTATATGAGCCTCCGTTCGACTTAATTACAATTGCCGGAAAAAATTTGACCTCATAACGATATGTGTCACTAATTAAGATCTTTGTAGTGAGGGCGGAATCTATATCTATACCAGTATGGTCTGGGGTAAGAGGGTACCCGTATTCATCTGCTCTATATGTAAAAATGCTATCATTCTTAAAGATCTTTCTCAGACCATCTATAAGAAGAGATTTCGGATGAACTACGGCAGACTGCTGAACAACATTATGATCAGAGAAGAAGCTTGAATATACGATATGATCGCCATTCAAACCTGTTCCTGATAAATTCTGTTCATCTATCATATAAGAGCCTGCGATTATCTGAAGTTAATCGGAAGATATTTTAATTCTTTAATTTCAGCTGATTGTTCGCAAAAATGAGCGATTTCTTTAACTAACTTGTCGAGCCTTTCTCTGTCGAGCAGCTCATGTTCCTTTAAGGAGATCTGCTTTTTAATTGTTAGCTCTACGATAATATCATCGTCATTATCATTATTACTAGATAAATTACCAGAAACCATTTCAACAGAGTTCTTATCTCTTACTAGAGAAAGCTCCGAGCGCCCATCCTTTTTCAGAATGCCTGATAGGTTCTGAATCATTTTCCCAAGAATATTGTTTTCTTTAATTTTATTATTTACAAATTTAATAACAAGCACTTATTTAACCTCATATTCACGATCCGCACCTTTAAGCTCAATAGTCCTATTTATTGGCTTAAAATTCTTATGTATATATTCTACTCCGTATCTCCCCTTAGGCAGCCTTACCTCCCAAAACCCATCTGGATTAGTAAGGTGATCCTTCACGATTTCGTTCTTATCATCATAAATCTTTACGGATACCTCGTTCAAGGGTCGCTTCTCTTTATTGACGATGTATCCGAATACCCGGATATTTCCCAGAAGAAGTTTTTTAACTTTTTGTTGACTAGCAGAATTTTGAGGGCTATTACTCTTAACAACCGGTGCAACTACACGGGACGATGGTTCCGCTGCTGCAGCTGAGGTCTCAAGTCGCTGGAACTTCGAGAACTTATTGCTAAGGATCTTTACGTTATCGTCTATGACCTGTAGGCGCTTGTCCATTAGGTCGATCCTGTCAAGGATTTCGTAGATAGCATCGATTGCTGAGATTTCTTTTTTGTCCGACATATTATAGCGCCTCGATAATATTGTTGACCTCTAAGATACCAGAGAGGGTATTTGTTGCTGAATTTTCTTGCAGAAGAGTATATCCTCCCGCTACATCAATTGATCTTTGGCTGATGTTATCTGTGATTAAGATATTTTTAAACGTATTGCCCTGATTTAAGTATGCCACACATTGCTGGTAGCCAACTCCATCAAAATAGCAATTCTGAATAATTATATTTTGATAAGTGCCACCACTGTCGTTTCCTATGTGAAAGGGCATTTCATTTTCTGCGCCAGTATATGCAGCGGATGATGAGTAGTCTGCCGCAGCAATAAAGCGAAGGCCGTCAAATTTAAAACGAGCCTTTGTTGCTCCTGTGTTTGTTATGTTATTTGTTACCCTGAAAACGGTTCCAGACTTACTGGTTGGCTGACCTGTGATTCCCTCAAATGTCAAGTTGCTTATATCTACTCCATACTGTATCGAGCTAGAGCCTGTATCTGCTCCTATCAGAACCATCTCATGACCTTGAGCAAGGATGCTGAAGTTGCTAAGGGGGAAGGTAGAGGCTCTCTTGATTATAGAAGTTGGACCTGTTCCGTGTATTTTTACATCGAAATTCAAAGTAAGCTTCTCTGTTAATTCATAAGTTCCTTCTTTTACAAATATGCTCGGAGTTCCTACGTCAGGAAACATTTTTGAGAACATTTCTGCATATTTAACTGCACTCTGAAGACTGGCAAAGTGTCCAAATCTTGTATCATTTGATACGGTTATATCCGCTACTAACTTATAATCAAGGTGGTCAACAAATAGCCTTAAGTCTGTAATCTCTAGGGATGCAAGATCTATGTAGGCCAAATGTGCAACATTTTGCGTGTAAAATGGAGAGATATAGTCTGTTCCTGCATTTGGATCGACTTCATTACCTATTACTATACATCCCTCTCCGTTTAATCCTACGTAGAAGTTATCTGTAGCGCCATTAGTATGCCGATATGTTAGAGCTGCATCTCCTAAGTACTCAATTCTTATTCCGTTTACGACTCCAACTCCTGGGTCAATATTTAGAGTAGAAGTTCCATCTCCATTGTCAACAATAGATTTTACGCTTATACCCCTGATAAGTCCGCTTCCTCGAAGCTCATTTCTTGGACCCTGTATGTATCTTTCTATAAAAGATGAGGAAATGATCGTATCATCAGCAGTTCCGGTCGTCCTTTTGTCAGTAGTGCTGAGTGCCCCCTTTCCTCCTAAGCCAGCATCAGGTTCTTCAATGACAACTCCAAATTCTGGAGAAAATATAGTTCTGCAGAGATGAAGAGTGGAAGAGGGAAGTTCATCGAATCCAAAGATAGATGAGGTTAAATCACTTGCTCCAATCGCTGCGATTGACTCATTGGGAACAAAAACACTTAAAACTACATAATTCATTCCATCATTTGATAAAACCTTGTACTCTCCTGTGCTTCCAACAAAAACTTCTGGACCCTCTGTTCCGGAGGGCTCTTGCTTCAGGGTGGCCATGCCAGACGTATCTACTTTTAGAGTATATTCTTGGTCACTAGTTATAAACCCTTGAGTTACGTCTTTTACTGTTGCATAAAAATTGGACAAAGACATATGTCCGACAATATCTAGTCGTTTTTTAAAGTGTATATTTGCATTATCATCGGCAAATATATCGAGCATCATCAGTCCGTCAAGCTCTATGAAGTTTAGCTCTGAAATTGGAGCTCCAGATCTAAGAATAAAAACTGCAGATGTCTCTGAAAGAGAGCCTTGCAGCGTAGATGTGAAATCCAGAGTTATCCTTGTTGCCTCAACCGTTTTTATAGAGTAAGACCCGTCATCATCAGAGTCAGAGGATCCATCTATTACAACTAAGTCTCCGACTCTTATTCCGCTAGCAAGAAAATCCGTTGCTCCTTTTGCGTTTAATTCAAGCGTTCCTGTTCCAATAGATATAGATTCAGAATTATGGGTAATTACTTTTCCGAAATCATCAATAAGCATGCCATTGATATGAACAGAATTTCCGAAAGCTCCCTTTGTCAAGCGATCCTTTATATAGGACAGCCCCATAGCTGCCGATGCATCGTTCGATGATGCGTCAACTATTTTTAGACTTCTTATTCGAACGTCATCGGCATGATTTGGAATATTATGAGACAATGCTAGCTCATAACAATTTAGAGCCTTTAACTTATAGGCAAAAAAGTTTAACTTATTTTCTGCACAATATTGATTTATTGTTGCGATGACAATATCGAGGGTTTGAACGGTGTAATTAGAGTTGCTTATATCAATTTCGTAAGTTGTTTCTTCATCAACTTCTATGGCTAAGGTGTCTGAGGTTCCACTTACTATATTCTCCGGCCTAGCGCCAGAAGAAATAATAGTTGCAGAGTTTGGAAGGCAGACCTGAATTGTGGGAGTATTGCTGAATCCCAACCTCGGTCTAACAGCACAGTTAAGTGCATTTTCATTATATGTTGTATAGACGCTCTTCTTAACTCTAGCAGTAGTTCCCGTCGTTAAAGCATTTTTTGGGCCACCGTAAACCTCTACCTGACTGAGGTCTCCAGAGGCGTCTAGGGTTACTGAAGATATGAGATAATCTGTATTGTCCGAATCTACTGTTGCATTTAGTATCTCCAATACGTCAAACTCCTTTATTTCAGAAATAACAGAAGGACTATTCGTAAATGAGATAATAGTTTTTGACCCACCTGTTGGAACGGGAAAGGATATTTCCGATGATGCAACCAGTATTGATCCAGAATCAATCTTTTCATAGGCGTCTATAGCATCGCCTGTTCTTACTATTCCATTGGAATTTAGATTTAGAATAGATTTTCTTAGTCCGACGCCCTCTAAGTTAACAAGGTCATCTATAGCTCCTTGGACATCATCAGATGGGATAATATCAGAGGTCTCACTGTTATCGTAGTATAGCTGCAAGGCCTTGTGAGAATTATTTGAAGCAGTTAAGTTTTCGCCAGTAAAGTTTATATGGGCATCATAAAGAGCTTCTAGCGCAGCCTGAACTGTTCCAGAGCTGAGCGACAAGGTTGCAATTGCCGAAGCTACAGATTCAGCCTCTGTTGCGGTAATCGCTTTTGCTTTATGCCTATTTGTTGCTTCAGGATGTATGTGGGCGCTTAGAATCTTATTAAGCTCATCTAGAGCGGCTATAAAGAGCTCTATCTTATTATCAAGGATAGAAATTTCATCTTGCAGCAGATGAGTAGGAAAATTTAGCCTTAACTTGGATTCGTCTATGGCGGCTACTTTCGAAACATCTTCATTTGTTATTGGCCCGGACAAAATTCCTGCTCGATCTAGAGCCGACTCAATGATGTTTCCATTATCATCAATTAAATTACCCAGCCTTGCCGCAACTGTATTTCCCGCAGCACCCTGCGGGTTTATTCCCAATGTTCGTTCGATATTGAAAATAGCAGATCTAATGCTATTTAGGACGTCAGACCCAATTTCTGTTATGTTATCTCTTACAGAAGGGATTTCTACAGAAGTATCAAGCTTTCCTGGGTAATTTGATTTAGACATTTCTTATTCCTATCCGCAGTGATATGTGCATCCAACAAATGCTTTTCTATAAGTTTGGCCATCATGCTCAAACTCTAAACAATCATACGTTTCGCTATCTAAATCAAAAGTACAATCACAGGTTATTTTTGCAACAGTATAATTATGGAGAAGATCATCATCTTGAAGCATTCCATATCCTGGAATTTCGCATGTAGTTATGTAATCTCCATTTTCAAAATCTCCATTAATATTGCAAACCCAAATGCCGCCCTCTCCAAGCGCATTAATAATTAGCCTATCGTCCTTCTTGCTAAGAACCGACACAAAAGATCCTGAAGCATACTCTCTTCTTTCTCCTGAATCTTCAATGTTAGAGATAACTCCATAAGCCTTTTTATCTTTTCTTTTTGAAGCAAGACCAACAGTTGGAAGTGCTTCATTTATCTCTGCCTTGACAGATAGATCGAGATTTATATACTCTCCTAAAGAAGAAACGATTAGCCCTATATTTTCTACATTTTTTAATGCTGGGTCAGAATCAGAGCGATGCTGTCCTGTAAAATCAAGCTCTCCAGGCGTAGCAGTAGAGCTAACGTACGCCTTTGTAGGGTAATTAACTCCATTTGTTGTAAAGTCGAAATAAAGCCCAGTAGGGGCCCCGATTGGATCGGCAGCAGCAGTATAATATATAGCACAAGCTTCAGTTTGATTACCAGAGTGGGCTGCAAGCTCTATTCCTCTACCACTTTCTCCGCCTGTCGCCAAAGAAGGGCTGGGAACATTCTGTATCACTGTAAGCTTAGCTCTTGGGCTGGAATTCTCAAGTCCAACGTTTCCGTCCTCTCCAATTGTCATGCGAGTCTGCGCATAGCCAGAGTCAGTCGTTGAAGCTTTGGTTTTAAAGTGAAGCTTTCCTTGCGAGTGACCTCCAACTCTTTCGTGGGTTATAGATGCTCCGACTCGATCGGTCACATCTTGTGAAGCAGAAATTCTAAATCCAATTCCTATTTCGCTTCCTGTATCGTTTCCATATTGAGATATTATAGTGTGATAATCTGAAATAGCATAACCGGAAGCATCAGATGCATCATATGCCGCTGCTGCAGATTGAACTGTTAATAAGCCGAATGGGGTATCTGTTCCAACTCCAACACGCTGGCTCTCATCAATGACAATAGCGAGATTATTATTTGTATTAAGTTCAAGTTTATGATTCGTAATTGTGCCAATTGTAACTTTGGAATTAGAGCCATCATCTAATGCGCGAAATCGTCCAATAACTGTGTTAGAATTTGCATTTGCGCCAACAGACAGGAAGGCGTCCTCTATAACGCTAGAGTCAAACGAAACTATAGAGGCTGTAGCAGGAGTATCTCCTGCGTGTAAAATAGACGTTGTATCTGAGGGCCCTCCTCTGTGGATCAAGAGGTTGGGGTGATGAGGCTCAACGGCGGCACCAATTCCAATTTTTTTGCCAGCAGACAGATTTCTGCTTATTCTATCTCCCCAAAGATGGGTTCCTGCGGCGTCTGGAGTTGGCGAAGACGAGTTTCCCGTACTATCTGAAGCAGTATTTCCGCGAAATTCTATATTATTTTCAGACGGAGAATCCTCAAAATCAAAAATATGGCCAGAACCAGATACAAATATTGCGTAATGATCTTCGCCATCAACGACTCCGTCTCCCGATCCTCTAAAATTATTGTTCGTAATGCTTATATTACAGTGGTCGGCTGAATCATAAGAATTTGTTTTAATATGTGTATTTAAAAATTCACAATTAGAAATACTTATATTTCCAGCTTTAACACCAGATGATGTATCTAGCCCCTGCACTAATATCCCATAGTTATATTGATCAAATATAGCTCGATTAGCTCTATCAAAAATTACGTTCTCAATATTAATTGAGAAATTAAGCTTTGACCCTCCATCTTCAATTGTTGGATCGAAAATTAAGATGCCAGAATGATTGAATTTTAGATCACGAATATTGATTACGCCAGAAATCAATGTATCCGAGTCTCCATCCGGAGCTGATGAGTCCAGTCCTGCACCGGCAATATACATCCAGTTGTTCATAACTGATTCAGCGTCAATACGATCTCGATCATCGTCAGCTATGTCTGCATTAGCAAATGTTCTAACTAAGTCCAGAACAGTCGACTCTCCCTCCCCGACTATATTTACAGGAAAGTTCAGCCAGATTCCTCCATCATAAGCTGGTTGAACGTCTGCTGCTTCGCGGGGCGTATAGTCAGCCAGCGCGAGATCCATCTCTGTGACCACCTGATGCGTTCCGGACTTCAGATGGACCGTTGGAATGCCGGCCTTCGGGAACGCCTGAGAGAACCGCTTAGCGTACTTTAGCGCCTTATTTATGTCGGAGAAGTGGCCCATCCCCGCTTGGGGGCTGACCGTAATCGAATTTAAGATTCTTAAGTCTAAATTATCAATAAATAGCCTGAAGTCGATGATGTCAATATCTGATCCATCATTTTCTGCAGAAGCCAAAATTGAATAATCATATGGAGAGAACGGACAGTCACAAGATGCTGGATCTGGAGCTCTGAAGGTGACTTCTCCCCATTGGTTTATTCCAACATAAAACTTATCTACAGATACAGGTGGCCCACCAGTCTCAACGTCTGTGATATAATCAGATATCTCATCTAACTCAAAACGCTTCCCTCTAACATAGCATACGCCAGAAGATATAGATACGGTATATGTTGTTCCATTGTCTGTAACCTGAGTTACTTCCAGGCCCCTGATGACTCCATTGGATCTAGTTTCAGATAGCGGCTCTTGATAAAGCTTATGGAGTACATCCGTTCCTATATCTTTAGTTCCGATTGATCCCTTTCTTAGCTTTCCAAATGGACGAGGATAATCTCCTCCGGCTCCGGTAATTCTTGAGTTTCCAGCTTCATACAAAACCCTTCCAAGCAAGAGGTTCTCTTCTTCATTTAGTCCGGAATAGCCATAAAGGCTTATGGTGAAATCAGATGCATCCGCAATAATCTTTGAGGCTATTGAGTCAGAATCTTTGATAAAAATAGATAAGGATAAGTTATACTTTCCGGAGTGTATAGTTACATATTCTGATTTAATATTTGTAAACTTAAATACTTCTCCGGAATCTAGACTCAATCCTATCTCTAAATCACTTGGATCAGCCGAGATCTTCTGAATAGAAAGTTCACCGGGAGTTGATTTGGCGTACGGAGTTATGTCTCCTGAGAAATCTGCAATTGCAACTAGATTCTCAGATCCAAGGTATGTCTGATACCCATATGACAGCCTTTCTTTATAGAAAATTGAGCGGCTATCTCTATCCATAAGGACATCTACGATAGACGCAGAGGAATCGCCTCCCGGCAAGACCTTAAACGCCATTTCGTTCAAAGAGACTGAGTTTCTATAAATCGTAAATAATGTATCATTACTGGTTACGCTTGACCACTGATTGCTTGGAAGCTGAGTTCTATCTACAGCGAAAGAAGAAGTGCTTACATCTAATATTACATAAGTTCCGTCATCACCAGCTGATTCTGATATTACAAGAATATCTCCATTTCTAACGCCTATTGCCTCGAAGTCTATAGAGCTAGAGGATACAGATGCGGTTCCAGACAAAAGAACTAATCCGAAGGCAGAAAGCTTTGTGCTCAAGCCTGTAAAGTCTTTTCCTTGAATTGAATATTGGGTTCCTATTTCCGAAGTTACCGTTAGGCCCTCAACGCCAGAGAGGCCAATGGATCCTATTGCGTCATCGGAGCCCTTTGAGATCTTTATTGTATGCTCTTCCGTTGTGGAGCTTGGAATGGAGTGAATTAACGCAATTTCTGATGCCCTACCTGCGTCAAAGTCTACTCGATAAGCCGTTACACTCATTCTGTTTTCTGCAAATTGAGCGTTAAAAGCTTTAGCAATAGAATCAATAGACTGGCTATCTCCAGTCAGAGCAAGAGCTCCATCATAGAGGTCCACTTCTACGCTCGATGCACCATCTAAAGATATCTTAAGATATCTGTTCGTTAGACTGATTTCTGCTGGACGAATTCCGTTAGTAATTACGTTTGCAGAATTTGGGTTTGAAATCTGAATAACATCTGCATTACTATAAGAGATAAGCCCAGAAGACTGGTATTCTCTTGCGGCAAGTAGGAGCCCAACTGGCTCGGACTCTCTGTTCCTATTTCGGTAGACTTTAGCGGTAGTTCCAGTTTCAGAAGAGGCAGAGAAAGATCCGTAGATGTCAATGCTTTCCAGAGTTTTTCCGTCAATAGATAAGTTCGCTCTTAAAATTTGGAAAGAAGAAGTTTCTCCGGAAATAGTAATTTCTAAAATATCAGAAGCCTCTATGGATAGACTTGGGGCATCAGGAGAGTCTAGAAGTAGTACATTAGAAATGAAGCTATCTGCATCAGTATTTGATTTCTGGTATGAAACATCTTCTTCGCCCAGAAGGAGGATTCCCTTTGTAGGGGTTGAAACATCTGATAAGACATTTGATCTTAATACTGAATTTGCATGATATAGATTCTGATGATTATCGACCTGTCCTTCGACCAAGTCAACAATTTCCTCTATTACCTCTTGAACGTCATCTCCGCTAATAGAAGCAGAAACATTTTCATTATCAAAGTATAGCTGCGAACTTGTATGGGACCTGTTTGCCGAGGTTATATCTGTACCGCTATAATTAATGTGCGAATCATACAGCTGTTGAAAAGCTTCTTGCGCAGTAACTTCTTTTGAAGTTGTTATTCCGATATCTGATGGAGCGCTTAGTATCTCTTCGACAACTATTGCCTTGCCCTTATGCCTATTCGTAGCTGAAGGGTGGACGTGAGTGGCATATAAAGCGCTTAGCTCATCTATTACAGACTCTAGCAAGCCCAACTGCAAGTCTAGCTGAGAAATCTCATCTTGCAATAATTTAGTGGGAAAGTTTAAGCGTAATTTGGACTCTGCAATAGCAGCTGCCTTCGATACATCCTCGTTAGAAATAGGCCCAGATAATAGGCCAGCCTTATCTAACGCCTCGGATAAAATGTTTCCATTTCCATCTAGAGCCTTCTCCAGCCTTCCGGCTACGGAATTTCCTGCAGCGCCCTGCGGATTTATGCCTAATGTCCTTTCTATCTGAAATATAGCAGAACGAAGACTATTAAGCACATCGGATCCGATCTCTATGATGTTATCTCTAACGGCAGGGATTTCTATTGATGTGTCCAGTTTATTTGGATAGTTTGATTTCGCCATTAATTTAATCCACTTGATTCCATTATAATTACTTCATGTAATTAAGTTTAATTAGTAATATTATGGCGATGTAGATATAGCGAGGTCTGTAGCGCCATCCGCCAGAAGGAAAGACCCAATAGTTAGAGCAACTCCTAAAGATAAAAATCCTATATTTTCTACAGTTTGCAGCCGATCTCTCTTTCTATATTTATCAAGAAGATTTCGATCTAAAAGTTGAAGATCTTTATATCTGCTAATTTGACTTAGGTAAAATCCTTCATTTAATACGTAAAAATCAATTTGCTGTAGCCTAACCTCTTCAAGCTCCTTGTACTTGTTGAGCTCTTTGGAGGCTGCGGCTAAATCTTTCTCTAAGTCTTCAATTTGTTTCTTTAGGTTGGTTGCCTCAGCAATCGTAAAAACATAAGACTCCTCTTCCAGCACTGCTCCTGCTGGACGAATGTCTCCGGCATAGCTGTTATTAGCAAGAGATAAAAATGCGAAAAAAATTATGCAGCAAAATAAAGGAAGCTTTTTTATCATAACTGAATTTCAATGTCTCCAAGAAATGGGCCTTCTTCGACTAGCTCCGGATCAATTAGGCCCGAAAACTCTTTGATATCAATCAGCAAATGATCTTTCGAGCGAATACTTCCCGCTAAGGCGATTAATCGATCTTTAATCTCTCCGTCTTTAGCATAATCTATTAAAAAAGTTATTTTATCTATCATCAAAGTCCTCTGCTATCGAAAAATTCGTCAAGCTCTTCATTCGAAACTTCTTTTGGAGCCTCCTCCCTTTCGGCTTCGGAAATTTCGGCTATCTCCTTTTTTATTCTGTCAGCTTTCTCTTTCAGACTTAGAAGTTTTTCACTGTTTTTTTTAACTTCACTTGCAGCTTTTTCAATCTCAATTTCCTTACGTACCTTTTTCAGCTCTACTTCTAAGATGCCCTTTGTATTAGCTTTTTTGCTAAAAACAAAAAATAAAATAGCTCCAAGTATTCCAAATAATGCTCCAAAGAATATCTTAATTTTTAGTCCAAGATTTTTAAACCATTCAAAAACAGGGTTTGGGGCTTTTTTCTTACTCATCTTTGCCTTCTTTCTTTTCCTCTGTAACAAACTTCTTATCTGTCCAGCGCCTTGTTACATATGCAGTGAAGGTTGCTGCCAAATAAGCAGTCATAGTTGCGGCCTCCATAGATGCAAACTTTATCTCAAAAGAATTATACGTTATATTTCCGAATGTAGCCAGTAAAATGTTAAGAGTAACTACTAGAAATGCAAAAAAAGCAAAGGTTAACATTGCATCCTTCTTGCCTGATGTATTTTTTATCCAAAGCATGATATTATCTCCTTGGTTATAAATTTAAAATTTATAAAAGTTGTCAAACTAAAATTTAGTTTGAAATAAGACCTTGCCATATAACAAGGCCAACCTTCTATAACGTAACTTTTTTACAGGACAAACGGAAACGTGTAGACCAGATCCGTCTTATCTAATCTCTTTAAGGCCAAGCGCTGCCTTGTATAATGTCTGAAAAACAGCTTATCTTTAGTTGTATTTAAAACTTCATAAACAAATTCAACGTCATTGTTAAAGTCAAATCTAACTACAAGATCTCGATCTTTTATAGCCGGACTAGGAAGAGTCCAGCAGCTGGGCTCATACATTTGCTCCAGATGACTTTGAGCTCCAAGCTTCAGGTCTTCTTGGGTATCTCCGAATTGAATCATGACTCGACCATCCGACCTTCTTCTATAGTCATATTGCTGATAGCCTCCATCATATCCCGTACCATAACAAAGCTTGCACCCCTTAACCTTAGGGTGCATTCTTCTGGGGTCTGAACAGCTGCATGTTTCTCCGTCCCAAATTCTTTTTAGAAGAATTGTTGGTTCGCCAACTTGATCAAGCAGAACCTCTTCTCTATTCAGCATTCTGTCGAATAAATTCATTCCTCTAAATCCGTTAAATTCTCCTCCTAAATAACTTCCACAATCATTCGTTCCTTGCAAAATCTGTTGAGGTATAGCCTTGTGATATCCGCAGAAGTCAAATCCTTGGAAAAACTTTCTGTCATTATCAGAATAATCAGTTACAACAAGGCCTGTTCCGTTAATTTCACGTCCACTAGAATATCCATCGACGTAGGTTGGCGTTCCCATGACTATTGAGGTATTCTTATCTTGGCATGCAAAAAACATTTTTACAGAATCACCTTCAATGAAAATCCCCTTGCTTGTGCCGTTTAGCCCTCTGCCGTTCGTCGGGAGAAGAAAAGAGGTGTCGGTCTTGCCGGTATATCTTATAACTTCAGAGTCGTCTAATATTAAAATTCCAGCGGATGGATATCCCTCTGTGGAACTTACATTAATAATCGTATCGCTAGACAAAACCTGAGAGGCGATCGTGATATCTGCGGGAATCTCATAAACTCCTGCAGATTTCTCTGTCATTCCGCTTAACTGGAGATTTCCGCTAAAAGCCTCAAGAGCTCTTACTGCGTAAGAAAGGGTTAGCCCTGGGGTCAGGCCAGATACGTCGTAATGAGTTACGGTGTCGTCGGCAATATATTTAGGAGTAGAGTCAAAGATATCTAGTCTAGATTCGTCTTCATATATTAGAGCAAAAGAGTCACCCTTATAAGACCTTGAAACAGTTTTATTCCAGCTTACACGCAACATGTCTCCTCTGCCCATATTCGTAAGCTTTTTAATGCCTTGGGCATAGCCAAGAAATTTTACCTGAGGAAAAACTGAGGGAAGAACAACCGCAGGGAGATCTACAGAATAAGAAAAGCTACCACTTAATACATTCCCGCTTAAGTCTGCTGCATCATACTTTACGGTATACGCTCCATTGCGAAAAGGTTCCGTAGGCTCTATCCTTGCTGATGCTCTATCTTCTGTCTTTGTTATAACAGAGGAATTGCCTGCGTATAGCGTCTGAAAAACTCCTCCCAATACGGCAGGAGAGTTATTGATATATATATTTATAGAATCTTCATCGATATCATCGATTTCATCTTTGAACTGCAGAAAAAGCACCTGATCTGATTGAACAAGGTCTCCAGAAGTCGGAGAGCTTATTTCAAGTTCTGGCTCAGACGGAATTGTCTTAAAAGCATATTCGAAATTATAAAATTTATCTTCTAAATTCTGGATTTGAACTTTTACAAAAACAACCTGTCCTTCGCCAAAGTCATTTATAGAATCTATAACAAGATGTGCTCCAGATGCATCACTGGTTATCTCGGAAAAGATTCCATCAAAGGGGTCCGTGAAATCTAGGCCTTGAAAGGCCCTACTCCCGCTTATTTCAACAACCAATGATGATAGATTTAGTCCGGTTCCATCATCTAAAATGCTAAACTCAATCAAAGAGTTTAAAGAGATGGAGTTGTCGCCTTCATTGGGCGATTTTCCAGATAAAGTTAACATAAGTGCCTCTTAGATATCGAGGCCTATTAGTAGAGGAGTTCTGTTAAACAGCCTCTTCTAAAAGTTCCTCGCGCTTGTCTTTTTTATCCTCGCCAGGAACATTATGGTGGTCAAGAAGGTCATCAACATATTCTTCTGCATCTTCTTTTCCAAGCTCTTTTGAGTGATATTTTATTTGCTTTTGAAATGCAGCTACTTCATCTGGTTCATCAAGATAATTATGTGCTTCGTCGCTTTTAGGCTTACCAAAATCTTTTATGTGCTGGATCGCATGAACTAACTCATGAATAACATATCTCATTCTAATCTCTGGAGGCTTATCTAGAAGCTTTGTGCTCAAGCTAATGCTCCCATCTGTAGTTTTTGCAGCAACCTCTAAGTCCTCAAAGAGAATCGGAACAGAAACAAGAAGCCATTCGTCTACGCCTTCTTCTCTGCAAATTTCTTTAGCAACTTCATCATTCATCATGGTGGTCCTGATGTCTGCTAGAAGCCTCATCTGCTTCATCAGCTTATTTTCTGATTTCTTTTTTGCAAAAATAGTAAACATGTTATTCTTTCTCAAAGAACTCCTGCAAACTTTCTGACTCAGTATCTATGGCCAAGCGAGCAAGAAAAGAGGTTTGTTTGAGTGCTGAGATCCGTTCTTCAGCTCTCTTTATCAGGTTCTCAAGGCCCAATATTTCGAAGTCAATTTCAACAGGGCTCGTTGGCCTAGAGAATCCGCAATACTTTATTTCGCAATTTTCTGGTTCACGCATTATGCCTCCCTGAAAGAAATATTACTCAATATTTGTAGGCCTATTTTTATATATTAATATTAATAGCATATCGTAGGTACCGTCTAATGCTAAAAATTTCTAAAAATATAGAAACGCCAGAAGAGCTATATCACTGGCTCAGCAAAAACAGAGAAGGTTTGATTAGAAGCATAAAAAATAAATATTTCTCTGCTAGAGCAGGTCATTATAGTCCAATATATATTAGGGATAAGATCAAACTCACTCGACCATATGACAAAAAAGAGGTTGAGGTCCAAGTAAATGTTGTGTCAAAAGAAACTTTTATCGCAAAAGGATGGGACGAAAACTACTATGCATATGCGGATACCAGCTCAAACACAATTTGGCTAAATACAGACATCTTATTTAAATATACAAAGTCGGAACGAGGATGGAAATTCATTCAGCATGCCATGGTTCATGAGATAACACATATTATTGATCCAAAGCTATATGACCCAGACCTCGACCAAAGGGATGATCTCCCATATTTCAAGCGCCCTTATGAATTTGATGCCTATTCTGCTGGCTTCTCTGACATTATGCGAAACAAATATGAGCCTGAATATATCTTAAAAATGCTCAAAGATACAGAGGTGTGGAATAAGCATCCAAATAAGCCTAAAGCCCTCAAAGAGTGGTCGCCAAAGCAATTAAGGCTTTTTAAGATTAGACTATATCATGATGTAATAAAAGATATGGAGGAGGAGAGAGAGGATCTGGAGGGCCTAGAGTCCCTTTGAATGATATAACTTCGATATTGCCAAAGACTCTTTCTTTAATCCATTAGACAAGGCCCAGCTCTCCAAAGTCTTGAGCTTTTCGGACAGTCCGCTTTTTGCTTTATTTAGGAAGGCCGGAGCAACTCCTAATTCATCATATAAGTCTTTTCTTTTGAATCTATCACTCGGAAAGATTCCTCCCAAAAAGTCCTCAAAAACAAGCTCTGATGGATTTTCTTTGTCAGAAAAATTTAATTTATTTTCAATATATTTCTGATTTTCTCTTAAGCTTTTTTCTATGAGCTTAGCGTCTGCTTCCGAAAGAAAGATCGCGCCATTTGTGTAATAAATTTCATCGTTTATCTTTACTATAAAATATTCATCGAACAAACTATCCACTGGAATCTTTAAGATATCAGGCTTAAGATCTTTCAGATCATACTTGAGCTTTAATAGCTTAGATTTAGGAGAGCCTCGGTCTTCATAGTTAACTCCCAGATCTTCAATCAGGTCTATAATATATTTGTGATAGTCCGCCTTTGCAGGAGAGCTCCCAGCTCCTTCAATGCTGGAAATTCTCTTTTCATTTGGATGATATGTCGCGACTATATGTGGGTTCTGGTTCTTGTCGAGCAGAATTAGCATCGTTCTGTCTTCGTCTATGCCCATAGCGCCAACTGAGCCACAGTTTTTCATTTTTTGGCCAAGAATATCACACTTCTTTCCAGAGTCAATCCAGCGATAACCATTTACATATTGCTTAATGGTCGGCATCTCTAAAGAGATTTTTTTATCTGCATAAATCTCTGCAGCTTCTTTGTAAGAAAGCTTCTTATATTGATTTAAATTATTTACTTCTCCAGATACGATATCTCTAATCAAATCTCTATCAAAGAAAATGTCTTTCAAGAAGATCTCTTTGATTTCTTTCTTTATAAGTGGAATGTGCTCCTCTAGGTCTATCCTTCTTGTTTCTTGCGAATAGGGATCATAACTTTCGATTCCACTATAGCCATTCTCCTTAGACCACTTATCATATGCGTCTTCTCCCTTGAGAGCGGCATCTAGCATCTGCAGTAAATTAGCAAGCAACCCTTCTCCCCTGAGTCTTCCAACGTTTCTAATCCAGTCCATCGGGATCTTATTTACTCCCCACAAATGATATTCATTCATCCATTTTGCAATTATAAATGCATTTTTTCCAAATCTTTCAATAAATACTTTCGCAATAACCTCTGGATATCCGAGGTTTACAATTTGCTGAGCAGAAGCCGCAAACTTATTAAGCGCTAATAGCTTATTGAAACGATTCATTCTAGAATATCCCCATATCCCTTAAGCCATTCTCTCCCACTTTCTATGTCCTGCACTTGATTGTCAGAGATCTTTAACCAAATATATTTTTCACCAGCATTTATCGCAGCAAAAGCTCTATGATTTCCGTCTCTAATTTGGAATATAAACTCACCAAAGTCTCCGGATCTATTCTCTTCCGCCTCTGTTAACTGAAGCTCCATATCTTTCTTGAGCTCATCATATGATTCTTCAACAATGTTGTAATTATCATCATAATCAGAGTTATTACTCAACCACTCTTTTTTATCCGCAAGGTACTGGTCAAGCTCTTCATCGCCAGTTGTAAGCGGAGCATGGCCATAATCTTCTTGATATTTTATTGACTCTTCAATTTCGGAAACCCCAACCTTTGACATCTCGCCATAGGGAGCGTAAAGGATTACTTTTTCTGGAGATGAATTAATCTTATCAGTTAATTGAGAAATCTTTTCGTCATAGAAGACATTCCCTTGGATCGGATAAACGTAATGGGAGTCCGCTCTTACCATTTTGCCGGTAGTGCCTATCCAGATTACATTGCGTCCATGATAAAGGTTGTCCTCTTCTTTTTCTCTGGAGACTAATTCATCTTCTAGATCTGGGTAAAATTCGTCATAAGATTCTGCGCCATAACTCGGCTGCTCCCATAGGGGGCCTTCATTGCGCGGCATAGAATATTTGAAAACTTGCCTTGCCTCTTTCCTCAGGCCGCTAGAAGCTAGCCAACCTGACAATGCGACAAGCTTCTTTAATCTTCTGTTCATTACAAAAGATTATGGAAAATTAGTAGCTACAGGGGAATGTTAACGCTATTAAGGCGCTGAACTATGGACAGCGTACAGGGCAAGAATATTACAGGAGATATCAACGCACATTTAACGTAGGCATCTAGTGATTTACTAGTAATTGGGGGATTTAATGTTCGCTCCAGAATATTAACAGAGTAATGCGGACAGCTCTTTTGCCTCTTTTCTGAAGCCGTTGGTGCGGAGCCACGCTTCAAGAGGTTGGAGTTTGTTTTCTTCGGGAGCTTTGTTCTTTGGGTTAAGATGTGCGTATTCAGGAATATTATGTAGGCCGTAATAAAAGAACTCTTCAGGATCTTTCTCTGCCCAATACTTTGCGGTAGGTATTCCAAACTCTACGTATTCACGAAGCTTATGTAGGCCATAAGAAAAGAAGCGTTTAGGCTTTTTCTCTACCAAATTCTTTGCGGCAGGTATTCCAAACTCTGCGTATTCAGGAATCTCATGTAGGTCGTAATGAAAGAAGCATATAGGATCTTTCTCTGCGCAATTCTTTGCGGCAGGTATTTTAAACTCTGCGTATTCAGGAGTCTTGTGCAGGCCATAACCAAAGAACTCTTCAGGACTTTTCTCTGCCAAATTCTTTGCGGCAACCTTTTTCGTATCCGCTCTTGCCGCATTATTTTGCGTAAATTGCAGCAAAATGCTTGCTATCTGAGAATCATCATTGATTGCTGCAATCTGGAGTTCCAATTCCTCCGGAGTTGTTTCTGCTATTATTTTATTGAATTTCGTATCTTCTCTTCTGCCTATATCCGCATAGATAGCCGAAATTATCGAATCCGCTTCGGATCCCAAATATTCTTGAATTTGGTTCAAGCTTAAATCACGATTATCTGTATTGACTGTAGCATTTTGATTCGTTAAAAGCTGCGGCTTTCCATCTCTTTTGGTAAATCCAATAGATATTTTTCTCATCGGATTTGATTTCTCAAAAAATTCCGAATCTTGCTTTGTTATTACGTAATAAAGGTAAATATTTTTTGAAGCATAATTTGCAAACTTATTTCCTTTAAGATAAGAAGTACACCAAGTGGTTCCCCTGGCCCAATACTGAGAGGATTGAGTGGTTCCACTCAAAACTGTGATGAAGTCATCCGATTGATAAATGTAATCCGTATATTTCGGATCCAGAGCGTGTTTTTCTATTTTTGAATAATAATATTCTTTATTTGAAGCAAGTTTTTCATCAAAATAGCTTCTTAATTCGGAGAGAAGATTAAAGGATTCCAATGGCTTCTCAAGCTGCTCCGGATTTCTTTGGTAAAATAAAACGCTTTTTATGATTTCTTCTATCGGATCCGCTTCTTCATTAAAAAGCATCTTGAAAATCCAGGGATAATATCTCGGATTAACTTCAGACTTCTTTAATGTCTCCAATCCCTTGACATGCTCCGGATCTTTTAGCTGTGGATGAGTTGCATTTGCCTTGTCAATTTCCAAGTCCTTCGGACTCTTCGATACACCTCCGCTGCGAATTGCAGCAATGATCTCTTCCTTTGGCTTGCCTTTGAATTGATTTATGCTTTGAAGATATTCCTCATTGGATCCGAAGTTGCTTCGAAATGCTGAATAATATTGATCCGAAAAAGAAAACATCATATTTGCATTTTCGACAGGAAATAATTCAGAGAACTTATCTCTGCTTTCTTGCTTTTCAACGCTTACTGCCGCTTCCTTGAGTAAATCCTTAATTCTACTTGCTCTTGATAACATATTAATTCCTGTTATTATTCAGAATAATAATAGGATTCGCCATTAATCCAGGGGGATATTGTGCCTTTTCATATAACGCTTAAAAGTGGTTGCTCCGACTCCCAGGGATCGTGCAGCGCCCTTAACCGTTCCGATTTTGTTATAGGTCTCAGCAATGTTTTTTTAGATAAAAGCGTCTTGAATCTTTCGGCTTTTGAGCCGGTTGATTCTTTGATCCTTATATTAGTAGAGAAAAGCAAGTGCAGCGGCTACTATTAAATGATACGCCTACTACGAAGATGCTTTAGGCGTTGTGCAGCGGGCACTCCGCTGCTCATATTGGAGTATGTTCCGTATCCAGTGGGGCCTGGACGAATAGAGTTTTTAATAAACTTAAGCCTCTCTCGATAAGAGGTCATAAAGTTCTGGTAATGAGTTGCCAGAAAGTCTCCCAGGGCAGGGGGCTGGTAGGAAATCCCTCCATCACTGATTGTAAAGTCTCGACCCTTCTCGACCAAAGCCTGAGAGGATAGCGCCAAAATTAAGGCACCTTCAACTATCGCATGAGAGAAGGTTTTGTAGATAATTTGCTCCCCAAAGCTGAACGACGTAAAGAACGGAACCATATTGAATTCAGATAGAGAAGAGGATAGGAAGCAGGCGAGGATTTCGTCTGTGAAAACATTGCAATCCTCCATTACCATTTCTCCATACCCATCTAAGATAAAGGCTCCATATTGATCTCTTGAAGGCTTCTGCCCATCTGATTGGAGTCTAGCCTTCAGTAGCTTAAGAAGTATATTTAATCCGGTAAGCTCTGCCTGAGTGAAATCAAAGTCTACTTCATCGCCAAGTCTCGCAGCGCCTGCAACTGCAGATGCTTCGTCTGTTACTAGAAATTTAAATTCATTAGAAAGGGTGACTCCATCTACTACGCCTGTCCACGTATCTGTCCAGAGACCTTTTTCGATAGAAGCGCCTACTGCATATGAATAGGTATAGAGGCCAACCGCCTCTCTGACAACTCCAGTTGATGTAGAGGCAACTACAATTGCTCCGTCTGGATCCGTTAGCTCAATCTGTGGAATGCTGCCAGCGTCAGCTTCCAAGCCATCTGGGCCATAGTACTGAATACTTAGTTCTAGGGTTTCACCTCGTATGGCTTTGTTTCTATTATTGGGCATTATCTTGACTCCGCTCTTGGGGCTCCTCTTGAGTTTGAATAAACGGTAAAGTGTTCTAGAGTTGTATACTCTGTGCCATCTACGGTATACGTTATGATTGCCATATAGTCTCCTACGTCAGCAGGGATATAATCATAGTAATATGTTCCATAATCGCTGTCTGCCTCTACCATCGTAACTGGGAAGTTTCCATCGACTGTTTTATTCGGCTTAATAAGAGAAGTAATGGTAGGAGAAATCGAACTAGTCTCAGCGATTCCTCCTTCTGTAACCTGCAAAACGATTCTGGCCGTTGCACCTAATTTATAGCTCCCCATTCCCATCAGTCTGCCTCAACATAAATCGCAAATAATGAAGAATCTGCCTGGATAGCTTCTGCAAAATCAGCAGAAACAACAAATGCATTATTTGCGATTACACATTCATCGTTTATCATTTGTCCATTTAGATATATTGCCAAAGTATTTTCTCGCATTGAAGATGGAAGAGTATAAGGCCCAACTCCTTCGGGGATTATCTGAGAAGATAGATCCGCAACAAGAAGACGGGAGTCTGAGGCCAAAATCTCTTCTGCCCTTCTGTCTATCTCTGCCATCAGAGCAGGATCATCAATCGCTCTTTTTGAAACGGAATAATTTTCATCTTCCACATATTCAGTAAACTTTACGACCTGTCCGGCAATATTCGTTTTGTAAGCAACCCTAGTGGTAACGGTCTCTCCGTCAATTACTTCTTCTTTTGCTCTTCTTACAAATGATGTTGTTCCCACTTTTACGCTCCTCTTGAACAATAATAATTAGTAGCAAAAAGGGCCGGGGATTTTCCCCGGCCCTTCAATTTATTCAATTAGTTTTTGCTAATCAATGTTTGATTATACAGATGTCGGAACACAAATAACCATCCAGTCGTCACCATCAAAGTCAGACGCAGTCTGCTCCCAGATCTTGAGGTCAACATCACTTCCGTTATCAATAAGGCCCCATTCACCATCAGCAGTAGGAGCTACAGACTTCATGTAAGTTCCTTGGTACAGAACGCCATTTCTAAACAGCTGAGGACTATCCGCAAGCGGGTGATCTCCAATTAGAACAGATTCGTCTGAAAGAATTGAAGCTCCGGTTCTAACGTTAGAAGCTGGAGCTCCCAGGTCAGCAGTTAGGCCTCCTGTTACTTGGAGGAAATCAAGTTTTAGGTCGGATACGGCGGCACTGCCGTCGTAGCTTGACATTGATAGTCCAGAATCCGTAGCATCGCTTAGCGCTCCGAGTGTTCCGCCGAGTGAAACGCCAGAGATTGTGCTGTTAGCAAGCTTTGAATTCGCAATTGCAGCATCGTTAGCAATACTATCGTCTACAATTTGACCATAAGCAACATCTGTGCCGTCTGACATCAGTACGTAATCAGTGGTACCTAGAGCTAGCTCTTCAGGCGCGCCAGCGACACCGCCTCGCATAAAGCTTCCTCGGGCTCCAAAGTCTGCTAGCTTCGCAAGAGTAACCTGATTGTCAGCGATACCAGCAGTAGAAACCTGACCCCATCCGAGATCTGTTCCGTCAGATACTACCATGTAGCCAAGGGTTCCAACGCCTGAATTAGCAGGGTCACCAGAGGCATCACCATAAATGAAGGTGCCACGAGCGAGTCCGGCCATCTTGGCTAGAGTAACCTGATCATCAGCAATGTGAGCAGTATCAATGGATCCGTCTACATAATGCTCTGAATCAACTGCGTTATCCGCAAGCTTTGCTCCAGTTACAGCGTCAGCAGCTAATTCCGCAGTTCCAACTCCAAGTGCCTTTAGCTGTAGGGTATCTCCAGAAATTTCAATGCCCCAAATCCAAGGGTAAGTTTTTTTATACTTTATAATCTTGTCCCTAAATTCACTGCATGATTTTTCAAGTAATTCTTTCTCTGATTTATCAAACTTTGGGAATTCGATAAATGATCGATAAGCACAATCTACAAGGCCAAAAAAATCAGAAGAGTTAGCCGCCTCAACACAATCCGTATATATAGAAGAAAGTCTTTTGCGCTCTCTTTCTGATAATCCTGCCGGATACTTATCCGGATGAGATCCATACAAGATATCTTTATAAATTGGCTTCAATCTTTCGCTTAAAAAGCCCTTTTTGTCATCATGATTAGGCTCTCGCTCTTCGCTTACTTTTGATTCGTCACTACTCTCATGGTCAAGAGTCAATATTTTTTTGGACAAAGATGCATCACCGTTATTCAGCTTAGAAAGATCTTTCCCAGTTACAGATTGCACTTCTTTGAAAAACGAAATATAATGCTCAAAAAACAAATCCTCTACTTCCTTACATTCGTTTTTTAAATATTTAGCTTTCAAAAATATGCTTTGGTTCATTATTTTGAATATAGAATCTTCTTTAGCGATCTAATCTTGTTATCGTACTCGCAAAATTCGCTACTAAAGAAATCTATAGATAACTCTTCGGCTGTCCTCTCCAAATCCTCTAAGATAAACTGAAATCGTCCAGACTCCAGTCTCTTGGCGCTAAGAAGCTTCAGCCCCTTAAGCGTTAGATATGCGGCCAGAGCTAAGTCTGATGTTTCATAATGCGTCATTATCACTCCTTTTATAAAAGTTAATTAAAAAATAATAGAGAAATTTATTTGCTATTATTTTGTTTTTTTAAATATTTTCTATGAGAAGAACATAGTGCAGAATTCTTCGGAGCTTGTCGCTTACATCTATTGCCATCTTTCTTAGTAAATTCACATTGAATGAACTTAAATGGCAAAGCACTTTTTTTGTCATTATCATAGCTATTCTTTGCTGCGGCTAATATTTCTGGAATTATTTCTTCCATTATAATGGGAGTAAATGTTCTTTCTGTATTCTCATTTTCTTCTGGTTCGACATCTTCAAGCACAATATATGGTTCGGAATTTAACATTTCACTATATTGTTCAGAAGAGGACTTTAGGCCGGCCAAGTCGTCTTCGTAATCGAAAAATGTGTCGAACTTTTCGTTCCCAGGCTCCTCTTCTGCATTGGCGAGTCCAACTTCTCTTCTTGAAAAAGTTTTCGCTTGAGCACGGTCTTTGAGAGGGGTTGCCTCTATTCTTTTCTGCCTGGATTGAAGTCTCTTTGGAATCATGTCGGCCCTACTTAATTAACTGTCATTGCTATCTGCTCATAACAAAATAATTAATATATAGACCGATATAAGAGGAAGGTTAATCAGCAGGAAACGCTTCTATAAACCAAAGAAATTTGGCGCTTAAAATCTTTTTCAGATTTATCATTTTTCATAGAATTGCAAGTAGTGCAGCAGGGCGTGCAGTTGCTTTGGCTATAGGGTTTTGATGAATCAATTCTGTCGATCCCAACCGTGTTAATTGTGGATCCGCAATAACTGCAGGATTGCTGCCAGAATTCCTCAAACTGGGCTTTCGATAATAGGAAATCGATATTTCTTTTTTTGGCACCGCTCTTATAGTGAGCAAATTTTCCATCAACAGTACGGTGATAATCGTTCTTTGCATTTCCGGTCTTGAAGATTCTCGGCCTTCTATTTTCTGTGATTCCATCTTCGGAGAACTGCTGAATCTTGCAGATATGAGAGAAGAAGGCTTCCGTGGATAAATCATTCTTCATATAGTTGCAATAGGTGCAACAGGGGACACAATTGTCCATTTCGTAGGATCCGCTTGAGTCGACTCTATCTATTCCAATCGTTTCTATTTCGGAATGGCAGTAATTGCAAGGCTTCTGCCAGAAGGATTTGAATTGCTCCTCAGATAAATTGAACTCTATATTGCGAGCCTTAGCCGAAGATCTGTATGCGGAAAATCTACCATTAAATGTTTGGCCATATTTGCTTCGCCTTTTGATCTCCTTGACCCTAAAGGCTTCGTTACCATGATATTTCTTTTTATTCTTAGCAAGAATTTCTTCTCTGTTATTCTCAAATCTTACTTTTGATCTCTCTGCAATTAACTCAACGTTTTCAGCATAATAGTTTTTATAGGCACCGCGTTTGCATGGCTTACACTTTGTTTCATATCCATCACCACGACTTGCATCGCTTGAGAAGGAGCTGATGTCCAGGGTTTTTTTACACTTTGAACAAGTTTTGCTGCTTAAACGTATTATGCCTACAGCAATTTTCCCTTGTTTTTTGGCAGCAGCCTTAGCCCTCTTTGCCTTACGGCAATCTCGACAGGAGCCCTCTAGGCCATCTTTCGTTAGTTTTGTTTTTCCAAAATCACAATATAGCTTTGCTGAATTACACTTTTTGCAAATCTTATGCCCACTCGGAGCAGAAAGATTTCTCCTTGCTGCCTTCTTTGAATTCTTTTTGTCGTTCAAAGACTTTTGGTATGCATTTCTGCAGTCTTTGCACTTATTTTCAAGACCTCCAACGATATGCTTATTCTTTCCATATTTAGAAAGTGGTTTTTCTACTTTGCAGCTATAGCAAATTTTATAGCCGTCCCTTGCGGTTGGTTTTGGATTAAGGAGTCTCTCCTTTTCCTTTTTTGCTTTATATGCATCTCTGTTTTTCTGGTTTCTGCAAATGCTGCAATCACTGCTGAGTCCGTCTTTATTGCTTTTGTTCTTTGGAAATTGATCGATAGTTTTTTCGGTCGTGCAAGTCTTGCATGTTTTTAGATTCATTTTAGCTCCTTAAGCTGCGATGCGATTTTCGCTTCAAATATATTATAAATATATTATACTCAGGTTTATGGAGAAAACGTATTTTATTTGCAGAAAATTAGGTTGGGCCGCCGATAGTTCGCAGCAGCTGAAGGAACGATGGGTTGCAAAAGAAAAGGCCCCAGAGTTTCCTCTGGGGCCTTTTATCTAGTGTTTTCAGCTAGTTATGTGACTTACACAGTACCAGTTGCAACGCCTCGGGGGTTAACAATACCGACTCCGATTATTTCATTCACGACCCAACCTAATTTCAGCTGCTTCGGCTCATCAGCAGGTAGTACCTCGATGTCCTGACGGACAGGCATTACGCCGACGAACTCAGGATCCGCACAAGCGAATGCACGGCCTGAAGGAACAACCTTGGACACAATGATGTCAGCGCCAAAGACGTGGCCGTAAAGACCGGTCTGTAGCAACTCACGCTGGGTGACGGGGTCAACCTGTGAGTTTGTGTTACCAGCAGATTCCCAGGTGAGAATGTCGGTGAACTCATTGATGTTTAGGAAGTACTTGGAGGTTACCAAGTCCCAGCGGTCAATCTGGCGCTTGAGGTTGATGAGACCGTCTTTCTCAAGTGAAGTACCAGCGGGGGATAGGTCTACAGCCGCGTTCTCACCACCCTGAGTAGAGTCACCAGCGAACTCAAGCGCGGAGAATACGTTAGCATCCTCGTGAGCCTGAATTTCCTGACGAGCCTTCTGCTGGGCACGATCGATCACGTTGAACCGACGACGCTTGACTTCCGCGATGCGAACGGTCGGGTTTGAGACAACCTCAAACTCGGGAACGTTTACGCGGTCACCGAATACGCGTGACTCAGGAGCTGCACCGTTGCTGGAAACAACAACAGCCGCTACATCGATATCACGGTCGTAAACCGGAAGAGCACCCTGGGGAAGCGGATCGACTACGAGAGCCTTACGCGCCACACCCTGATAGTCAAGGTTGCGACGAATCGGGTTCGCCATCGCTTGACCTAGAGCAATCTTGCCTTCTTGCGTCATTAGAGCCTGCTTGATCATCTCATCTCTCTGACCATCATTTAGGCTAGGCGCTGCGGCCTGAGCGTTACTTGACGGCTGAAGATCTTCGATGATTGAAGCATACTTGACGATCTGTGATAGAGCCTCTTGTACGTTAGAGGCATTGATCTCACCATGTGTGTTAAATAGATTTGTCATTTTATACTCCTAACTTATCGCGGATCTAGTAGGTAGATTGCGGAAGCCTCGATGGTCTTTGCGTTACCTACAGCAGTGTTAGTGGTGGAGACAAGTGACGTATCTGCCATGTGTCCAACGAAAATTGCGACCTGAGTTGCAGTAGTAGCAGTGGTCAGGAGGCCAGCCGCATCAGCGTGAACAGCATCATTTACAGCTGTCGCACCAGAAAGCGGTGAGGCTGCATCGGTAGCAGCAGCGCCATCAACGGCGTAAAGACCAGACTGTGACCAAACGGTTACCTTGCCTGAGCCTCTCTCTGTGGTGGGGCCTACGACGACCGCGCCGTTAACAACAGTCGTCCGTCCGGCGCTGGCACCGATGGTGCGACCGAATAGAGTTCCGTAGCCAGTGGTACCTTCATCGGCAAGACCAGATAGTTCGCCGGCTACGCGGGAACCAACATCAAACTTAACACTCGCACGGTTTCCGGCGAGGTCGGCACCAACGAAGGGGCCTCCGCTTGAAACGTCTGCAGCATAACCTTCAGCGCCAACGGCAGTTGCGTCTAGACCAACATGCTCGCCGCCCTCAAGGGTGCCCATAGTATCATCCTCAAGATCGAACTGACCTAGCGGTCGTAATCCGGGATTTAGTAGTTTAAGAGCCATTTTAAAATCTCCTTAAAGTATTTTACTTTTAAATATAAACGAAATTGCTTACATCTATCTAGGTTATTTGCTTCCCTTCTTCTCTAACATATTACGTACCCAAGCGTAATTAGATCTATAATTTCCAGTGGGGGCGCTCATTGCGACACCTTCACTTTGTTCTTTTTGCTCTAATCCGTTTTCTACGAGTCCTCCGTTGCCAATAGAATCTAAGATTACTACCGACTTTGGATGAGCAGAATTAACCAGTTCAGAACCAGAACCATCTGTTATGTTATAAAGAGAACCAAAATCTGTTTTGGGATTTTCCGATTTTTCATCATACAGTCTACCTAGACCTGTAAAATACTCTCGGACTTCTTTGTCATTATTATTGAGATCCTTAACGGCATCTTTACAATAAGACTTTGATGTTTCATCTGCTTCTTTAAACAGTGTTACATCAGTATTTTGATGATTATTAGTAGAATTAGAATTATTTGAAGATACTTTCTTAAAAGTATTTAATTTTTGAAGTCTATCTGAATCACTTGATGTTCTCAGGAACCTTTCTGGCCGCCTATCTTTCTGTTGTGCCGGAGATAGCCCTTCGCCCCTTCTTCCTAGAAATTTTCTTTTAGGGAATGCCCTAAATGGTCTGCCCATTATATACTTTCTGGCCCTAGTGTTGCCGAGTGACGTGGCGTAAAATCCATACTGGTAAATTACCTGAACAGATTTGTTTAATGCACTTTGGGGATTGGATACTTTGCTGCGTTCGTAATTATAAACCATCATTCCCGGCCCACTTGTAAAAGACCTTAAGATCGTCAAGGTCTCCGGGTGTGTAGGTAGAAGTACCCGCTCGCCTGGACTCTTCAGCCTTCCTGAGTCAAAAAATGCGAAGCTAAGTCCATCTATGGGCTCGGGAAAAATCATAAGATTACTAAATCTTGATCCTTGTAGTGCTTTGGCTAAAGCCGATGTATCTCCGGTTTCTAGATAGCGTTTTATAGCGTCTTCAGTAGTCGCTGAAGCTCCGCCGATATCTCCACGAGCTCCTGATGCTCCTGGCGCTCCGCCAACTGAGCCTGTATCGTCATCTCTCATTAGATATTTGGCGCCCATAACTCCGGCTCCTACAAGTCCTGCAAATCCTAGGATCTTTAGGAGAGATACTGCCCAACCGGCCTTCCTAATTCTGCTTAAAAGGGGTGACTTCTGAGACTTCTTTTCAAGAGCTTTGATCGACGCGATTGTATCTTCTTTTGCCCGCTGAATAGTCTTCAGGGGATCTTTCGCGGGATCCATTAACGCTTTGTTTCCAGTCTTCTTAGAAGCATCGGCAAGTGCCTTCTCCATCTCGGCTAGCTTCTTAGCTGCCATTTCGACAGATTCCTCAGAGGCCTTATACATTCTCTCTGCAGTTTCTCTAAGAATATTTTCTGCAGCTTTAGCTCCATCTTTCGGCAGATCCTTAGGGGCAGTCAACATTAGGCTATCAAGTTCATCAACTTTCTGAGTTAGAACAGTGTCTATCCTAGCTCTGCTTCCGGCAATAGCATTAGTTAGTTCTTTAAGCTGTGTAGGGTCAGCCTTTCCTTCTGCTCTTAGGCCATTCGTGACAGTGCTTGCGTACTCCCATATGTTAGTATGCTCATCAAGAATGGCGTCTATTGTGGGACCGGTCTCTTTTCCTGTTGCTCTCAGGACTCTTTTGGCAAAAGGAAACTCTTCGGCTAGACTCTCCAGAGTTTGGCGACCCATAGGAGCACTAGGTGCAGAGCGGACTGCAACAGAAGAAGGCGACTGAACCGCAGGAAGATTTTTGGAACGTCTGTAATCAACGACCAAATCTGCTTTACTTTTTCTTGTTAGTGCGCTAAGATCTCCTCCCTCTTCCATCAGATGGTAGATCAAAGCTTTTATCTCTTCATTTCCACTTCTATATTGAGAGCCGAGAAGAGTATTGTTTCCATCTTCAAAGGCTTGCAAAATAGCCTTCACTTCTACTTCTGGGCCAATTTGCTTAAGAACCTTTGCGCCTGGGCCCGTAAGGCCCTTTATTTTTGTAAGCTTGGATCCTCCGGCCATCAACTCATCAAGGCTAGAGAATAATCCCGCCTTCTTATTGAAGCGGTCCATCGTTTCAAAGAAAGAGTCAAGAGATGAAGTGTCAGATACTTTGTTTATTTGCATATTATTTCTCGTTCTGAAATCTCATCGATAGTTCGCTCTATCTTGTAGGCTAGCTTGATATCGTTTTTGTTTATAGCTTCTTGCGCCAATAAGCGTAGCTCTTCCAAAACCTCTTCAGTTACATCATCGTCTTCTTCTTCAGCCTCAGGATCATCTGCGAGATTTGCAGCTGCCTCATCAACCTTTGCCAGGGAGTCTGCAGCACCTTTTGCCGCCTCGTTTATAGCTTTAAGGCTTTGCTCCGTTTGCTCTTCTGCGATTTTTCTATTTAAAATTTCAGCACGCTTTACTGTATCAATAACTCGTGTTTCTAGCTCTTTAAATACTTCGCTATCATTAAAATTTGCGAGGTCTTCCTTGCTCCAAAGGTTTTTCATATCTTGCTCCAAGAGAATATCAATAAAAATTAAATAATTAGTAGTTTAATGCTAAAGTAACATGAACTCTAATGTGCCAATGGAGGAGGACGGCGGCCCCGTACAAATTGCAACGCCAGGATGGCTTTCGGTAGGCTGAGAGGAGGTAAGCTTCCCGTCTAGCCCAATATAAAGAGTTGTGTTTAGCGGGTAGGCTTGAGTTGTGTCAAATTGATCAGTAGCATATATTCCACGTTGATAATGGATCGTTATTCGGCCACTTCCAACTGTAGTATCATCACCGGGCTTTCCGGCTATTCTGTAAATATAGTTTACTATGATTCTAAAGCTGTCATTCGTTCCGTCTTCTGTTGAGTCATAGTTTGGCTCAGTTCCAGCGGGAATGGTAACGATTCCATTTACAGAATTCAAAACAACAGAAGTAGTTGCAGTAAAGCTATTGTCTATAATATTGGGATACTCAAGAACTCCAGTTACATCAACTGTGGATACTCGTTTTCCATTTGCATCAATAGTCGATGCTTGAGCGTCTACCAATATAACTTCGTCTACCTGTGCGCTAGTAAATGCGGATGTTCTAACATCATCTATGATTCCTAATGGAGCTGTTCCATCACTTACACTGGCAACTATATCATTTCCTATCAGTCCAAGTTGAGCAAACATTCCTGGCTCAAACTCTGCGGTTGGATCAACAGAAAGACTCATAGGAAGAGCGTTACCACTATGAATAACTTTTAGCAATTTATTTCTCCATTAAAAAAGGGAGGAGATAACTCTCCTCCCTTTTTATTTTACTATTAATAGGAAATTTCTTTAAGCAATTTTACTCATAGTAGAAAGAACCATGTCCGCAGCAAACTGATCCCCAGAATCGCTTAACTCTTTTGCCATTTTGCTCAAAGAGTCAGTTATCTCGGTCTTTTTCGCTGCTTCTTTTTTGAAGTCTCCAATTATGCTCTTTGCAGTAGCCTCTACTACATCCGCAGCAAAAGACTCTCCCTTATTACTTAGATCTTTAGAAATCTTCTTGAGACCATCGATAATATGTTTTGCTCTTGCAGTCAGAACTAAGCCTTCACTTGCGTAAGAGTCTAGTCCTGAAACATCAATTAAATCGGAAGCATAATGCTCCCTCTCTTCTTCGGAGTCCAAAATTAGGTCTTCTAGCTCAGAATCTGAAACAACATTTTCAGCTTCCGCAGGAGCCTCCTCCAAGGAAGCCGTCTTAACAACGGCTTCCTTGGCTGGAGTGCGCGGTGCGGCGCCCTTCAATAGCCCTGCAAATTCCTGAGCAATATTATCTCCATTCTTTTTTAGGCTATACATGACTTCTCCTTACTCGTCCCAGAGTGAAGATAGGGAATCGGCAGACATAGGCCCCGGCACGCTTGCAGTGTTATCTTCAGTTTTAACGCCAATATTTAGGCCGCCGAGATCAGATGCAATCTTAACTGTCCCAACTGAGCGTGCGCTTGCAATGCTCCTCTTAAACGCCTCAAAGGCATTGTTGTCGAAAGACATGATCTCATCTACCTGTCGGTCCAAAGAAGCCTTAGATGACGGCAACAGACCCTTGGTTTGCATTTCTAGACCAACATCATACGCTCTACGAAGCTTGATTCGATATTCTTCCCTAGCTTCATTTGCACGCTTCTCTTCCATCTTACTCGCAAGCGCAGCCTTTAGTGCTCCACTCTTATCGGAAGCCTCAACTTCTAGATCATCCTCAGCTTCGTTAACAACCGCATCAGCAGCTTCGTTAACAACCGCATCGTCAGCTTCGTTAACAACCGCATCAGCAGCTTCGTTAACAACCGCATCGTCAGCGCAGGATTCTGCTCCCATTTCGTCAGAGTCTTCGTCCATTGCTTTCTTATTTAGCTTGTCGGCTGCGAATCTACTTTCCGCTTGCTTTAGGATGGCTTCCCGGCGATCCCTTCTTAGCTGCATAGCCGCAGTAACCAGCTCTTCTGTGCCATCATCCGCGAGGTCTTCCATTGGTTCTTCCGCTGCTGGATCATCCATAAGGTCATCAGCAAGATTAACAGTTGAATCCACAGCCATATCCTCTGTCGGAGCGAAATCTTCTGCCATATCCATTGCAAGTCGAACAATTGCCTTCGCCTCACCGGTCGCCCTATCAGCGTCCTTAATCGCATCACTTGCAAGCTTTCTAAACTCAATTTTCTGAGCAGAGGATAGCTTGCTAATATTATCAAAGGTTTCTGCCACCATAGAGAGCTCATCTGCAGATCCATCAAGACGCTCGAAGGCCGTCTTCAGATTGGTAAGCATCTTAGATGATAGTGCTGTCATTTCTGCATCAGCACCCTCTGCAGCAGCGCCTTCTTCTCCGGTAAAGACATTGACGTCTACATCTGCAGTCCTTCCATCCTCAAGCTCGCTAACAAGATCTCTGACCTCATCGATTAGCTGCTCCATTTCAGCCAGCCTATTGTCGACTGCAGTTCCGGGCTCTTCCGGCTCTTCGTCCATCGGCATTTCAGCGTCTAGCTCCATCGGCATTTCGTCTTCCATCGGCATTTCTGCTTCCATCGGCATTTCTGCTTCCATTGGAGGCATAGCAGCCTCCTCCGGTGCAGCAGGCAACTCCTGAGCAGTCTTAAGCAAGCTGGTAACATGAGTTAATCCAGCAATGCGAATTTGAGAACAAACCTCGCGACCGTAATCACGGCTCTTTAGCCACTCCCAGTTATCCTCTAGGCTGGGCCCAAAGATCTCTTGGCCAGTAGCCGCGATCACCCTCTTGTCTCCAGCAAAAACCTCTAGGAGACTCGCCTTCTTGTCTACGGCTCCATTGAGAGCTCTTTTCACAGAGAATCTTGTGCTTAGCCCGGGGCCATTGTAAGCTGCTCGGCTCATCTTCTCTTTGACCTCCTTGTCGCCAGGGAACATGCCGGAATCTCCACCCATGCTTCCTGTCTGTAGCATGTGCTTGTCATCGCCATAAGTTTGCGGCTCACTCTTGTAGGTGTTGGGCTCAGCGCCTTCGGATCCGCCTTGCATGTAAGCCAAACGCTTTAGCTTACGCTCTTGGAGTTGAGCTCGACTCAGCTTCTCCTTTGTCTCCTTGTCGCCAGGGAACATGCCGGAATCTCCGCCCATGCTTCCTGTCTGTAGCATTTGCTTATCTTTGCTCTGCGCATCGGTAGGCTCACTCTTAAATGTGTTAGGCTCCGCACCCTCTGAGCCGCCCTGCATGTAAGCAATTCTACGGCGTAGCTCAGCTCTCTTCCTCAATCTTGACTCGTTCATAATATCCTCCACTATTGAATTAATTGAAAAGTCGTTAACAAAATCGCTGCTATCACCATTATTGGCAGTTTTAACGTGTTGATCTTGCTTACTGCTAATTACCGAAACAGCGGGCTCTCCACTGGCCGGAAAACTTAAAATATCATCCTCATCACCAGCGAAGTCAGGCTGGTCCCCTGTATCTCCGCCGCCAAGAAGTCCTATTCTAGATGTTGCAGCGCTTTGCTCTGCAACATCGCCTGGACCTCTTCCGTCTGAGTTTTCATAAGATGAAAACTCCTCTCTGTTTGTGCCAGAGAGATCTGGTCGGAATTTCTCTTCCAGCTCCCCCATAAGCATCTTGATGACTCTCTTGACATCATCATTGACATTTGGATCTCCCAAAAGACTAGCCGCATCGGGCATTGTCTTTAGGGTTTCTGCTATGTTTCTTGCCTCTTCTGATTCGTCAGTAAATGAAGTCTTTAAAAGACCATTATTTTCTAGAAAACTTCTTACAATACGGTCTCTATCATCTACGGAGCAGCTATTATCTCCGCAGGCAGTTTTCATTATGCCATCCAAATGTTCCGCTTGCTTAAGGCTAAGCCTTCCTAACATTTCAGAAACATTGTCTACACCATAATTTGTAAATTCTTTTTTGTATTCCTGCAAGGAGGCTATACACTTTAGAAGGACTGCTCCAGGCTCTGCAGGCTGAACCACTAGGCTGTACTCAATTGGCTTGAGCCCAACATTGACCTCTCCATGAGCAGCCCTGCTTGAGATGCACTTGCAGTATTCATTTTGATTTGTTGCTTTGTTTTGGCAATCTGAGCAGATAGAGGTTTCTACTGCTGTACCCATTGATCCGTATCGAACCATTCCGGTTTCAACCTTCCTGGCAAGGTCTGGATAGTTGACCTTATCAAGGGCGCAGAGTCCAACGACCTGCTTAAACTTCTCATCGTAATGGGTATCTAGAATGATTCCTCGTATTCCGTCTACAGAGCTTGATTCGTGGTCTCTACAAAGCGGGAGGCCTATCCATTTTGATGTAGCCTTTTTTAGCTCAGATTCGGGGAATATATCGGAATTATTATTTTTGTGAGCAGGAACATTGCCATGCCACTTCCAGTTTTGATCGAAAAAGCCCCAGGCGTCTTCCTTTCCTACTTTCTTTATCTTTCCCTCTCCGTCTATAAGGGCTGACTCTGCGGCCTTTAAAAAAATGATCGAAAAATATAGAAAGTCGTCAGACTTGGGAGCAATATTACGAAGGCTTTTTGCCAACTTTGTAAATCGTTTTACGATAACAGGATTTGCACATACGGCCTCGTGCGTATGTGTCTCTATATCGTAATTATTTGGAGAAAAGCATATCTTCTTTATCATAAAAAACCTTATAAGAATTAATCAAGTATTTATACAAATATTAGTTTTATGACTTTTTGTGTAATATTTTTTTGAATAACATATTTTTATTCGGCTTCATCATCATCTAGGTAGGTATTTAGAATCTCAATTCTTCTATCATCCACATCTTTGCTGTCACTTTTCTTATATAAATTGATAGTATCGAAGTCTTCATTGAGCTCACTACTATATCCATCCTTAGATGTTTTCACTATGATTTTCTTTGTTTTATCACTAAATTTTATAAACATATTTGCGCCTAATTGGATAGTATTATCATACCCAAAATGTTTTTCGTTATGTACTCTTTTGCTCTATCGAGAATAGTCCTTAGATCTTTTAGAGCTATAACGGTAATGCCAGTATTGGAGTCTAGAGTTTGTACGAAGTCTGGAGAGCCAAGATTGTCTGAGAGATCAAAGACATCCTTTATAGAGTCTGAAAATGATTTCGAAGACCCAGCGATACTACTTATTATCTCCTCAGTTGTAGAAGCGTCTTGTATCTCGTTCAGGATTCTAATTCCCTCCTGAATGTTGAGAAGGCATTTCTTCGCAATTTTAGAATTACGTTTGCAGGACTCTCTGTACTCACCCTTGCTATTCTTGATTACGCCCGGCTTATCAGCCAGCTGCTGATAAACAGAAACATTTTGATTAAGATTATCAGCAAGCTCCGTGCAAGAGTCTTTTGCCCTACTGAAATATCTTGCTGCCTTTTTTGCAACTTCTTTTGTGTGATCAGAAACTGGAGCTCCAGCCGCCTTGGAGAGCTCCCCAGCCCTCAGGAGAGTGCTGCAATTAGGATATCTGCTCGCTAGTGCGCTTAGACAGTTATTATCATCAAAATTTCGAGGAACTCTTATGAAGTCCGCATTCAAGGAAAAGCTTTCATCTTGGGTAATTCCTCTTATTTTTGCATTTAAAAGCTCTGTTGCTAACTTGATATTTAGATCGCCTCTATATATAAAGGAGATCTTGCTTAAAATATTAGACGAATCTTTATAGATGCGCTTCAAATATAGATCCTCATGTTCGTTAGCATTAATGCTTCGAGCATATTTTAGAGCATCAAGGGCATATTTTCTGTTAATTTTTCCAAAGAAACCATTTTCGATAAGAGCTTCTTCTGAAACTCTTATAAAGTCCCCCTTTGTAGAAAATGTCTCTCCGAATAGACTTACCGCAATTTTAGTAAGATCGCTAGTCTCTTCCCGTCTATATAGGCTTGCCTCTTTTGAGTCAAAGATGAAATTCAAATCATAACAAATGACTTTAGTTTTTTCTACATTGTAATTCTTAGCGTTTTTAATAAGAGATGTTGCTGTTGTATTTTCTGAATTTTTCAAATATAAATTGAAGTTATAAAGGTTATAAAAAGAGTTCTCTGCATAAGAGGACTCTTTGTAAATACATCTATCTAGCCCTGCCGCCTCTAGTATTCGAGATTCTTTCTTAAAAGTTTCAGAGATCTGCTCTCCATAATTTAAGAATAATTTCTCTCCAATCTCGATGCCTATCTCTTTGGCTGCTCCGGCAGAAAGTTCCAAAACTGTCTTTGTATTGGCCGATCCAAATATCTCTAGAGATCCAGGCTCTATATTTCTGCAGAGCTTAACAACAGTGTCATTTTCATCTAGAAAAGCAACATCAATAGGAAAGTTGACAGTTCCCATGTGAAACATCACGTCTGTAGGCCTGCTGTACTTAAAGATCAACCCGCATCTATCTAAGAGGCCCGAGTAGGCCTGCAGGCCTATTGTTCGCTCCATATGGGTATCTGCAACGTCACATTCAAATATGGATAATTCCTTCTTGTCTAAATTGTAATATCGAATAACTGCAATTTTGTTTAAATCATTTTTCTTTATTAAAAACTTCGTAGTTTCGCCCGAATGCTTTTTGATAATTTCAAAATTACACTTTTTAACTATAGTCTCAAGATCAAAAGAGCCATTAGAGACAATGAGGCCATACGCCATAGGCCTCATCTGGCTGTAAATGTTTCTCAAAGATATTTCGGCAACCTCTGCGTTATCGAAGGATGATTCGGACAAAACTCCATCCAGCTTATATCTTCCCTTATAAAACATTGGATCGCTAGCTTCTACAGGAAAGCTTAAGAGATTAACTCCATGAGGATAAGCATCTTTCTGTAAAGAAACTACGTTATGACCTCTAGCCGCCAATGAGTTAAGGGCCGGAATGCTTTGTCTTCCTATTCCAAGAATATTAGAGCCCTTTCTCATTAAAGAGCAGAAGGCACTTGCTAAGACATCTAGGTCTTCATCCTCTTTATCATCGGCCTCCATATCATCTGCGGAATCCTGAAGAGGAGAGAGCATGCCCTCTGAATACGAAGTTGGAACCTGATGTTCTGGGCCGGAGCTTTTTTGATGGTCTAATAAACCGTAATTCTGCGTAGAAAAGTCTCCGAAATCATTAGGCCCTTCGATATCTGAGTAATCCCCCTTGGGAGACATCGAGCCCATTTCCGCTTCTGCACTTCCTGTATATGGCCAAGATACTTTGTTCATTATAAATCCTATATATTTTACTGTTTAAAATAGCAGATTCTATAATCTGGAAGATAATTCACTTAAAACGATATTTATGAAATAAGGATCCTTACTATTCAACACATTCTTAATAAGACCCAAGCTGACGCCGATAGAAGCTCCGCCTGGACTCTTCTTGTTGGAAAGTTCCATTCTATTAAATTCAGAAATTTTATTTTTAATATTGTGAAAAGACTTTCCTCTAGACTCTGGGGCCATGCCGCTAATCATTATCTTAATGATGTTATGAAGTTGCTCTGCAACATATACCGCATTCTGTTCTAGCATTTGCGCTTCCTTAATAAGCTCGGGGTCGCTCAACTGTCTTGCGCTATACTCAAACATGACCTACCACCATCTGTGCGACTACATGATATGCGGCATTATGAGCTTCTGATTCGGACCCTCCATCTTCCACAGACTCTATTAACAAAGAGTTATATTCTTTTACAATCGACTTTATAAGAGATTGTTTTCCCATAATGTCAGAATTATTGATTTTTATAAGCAGATCTTTCAGAAGAACTTGGTAGTCTAAATTTTTTTGTTGTGCTATTTTCTGAATTAAAAAATCTGCAAAGTTAGAATACCTGTATTCCTCCTGCTTGTCCATTCCATCAGAAAGATCTATTAGAAGAGCTAGGAGCTTATCATACTCTAAGTCATGTGTTTTTCGTTTTTTCTTTGGAAATTCTTCACGATCTTCGGCCTCTGAATGAGTTGCAGGCATTACTGACTCTCCTGGCATGACCAAGCCTCTTCCTACTCCATTTCCAGCATCTCCAGAGAGCCCTTCTTCGCCAGACGCTTGCCCTGGCAAATTTAAATTGAATTCGGTATTCAATCTTTCCAATCGCTTATTTCTATAAGATTTTTTATCCATTTTATTTTTTAACTTTGCCAAATCCCTTTGACGTCACTTTTGAGGCGAGAGATTTGGCCTTCATTTTCTTGGGCCTAAATCTCTTTCCTTTGGAATCTGTTAGATATCCTGTGCCCGCAACTAAATCAGTTGGGGTAAACGAAATCTTCTCACCGCTTGGAGAACTAGCTTCATATAGTGGCGATGTTGTTGCATAAGAAAGCTTTTTGAGCTGATCTGTCTTGCTTGCAGTAACTTCTTCCTCCATATGTGCGCTACTACCACTTCTTTCAACTTTAAAAATAAACTGAGAGCCTGCTTTTCGCGCCTGAGCAACCGCTCTTGCTCTGACTATAACTTTGACTATATTAATCTTGCCATACTCTGTTATAGCAGAAGAATAGCTTCCCCTATCTTCTAATGCTGAAGAAATTTTTATCTGCCTACTATTAAGAAGTGATTCCAATATTTCTTTGGAGTCAAATCCTCCCACATCTCTGTTAAACTCAATCCCAAAAACAAGATCTTCTAATAAAGGGTCCGCCACTCTATGAGGGCTTTCTGGCAGCCCTCCGTCCTCCTGACTAAAGCCTTGAAAGGGGATAATCTGTCTGATGCGCAGACTCTCTATGTCAAGAGGAAGGGTTGTCGTGGGCGCTTCGGGATTTTTTCCCTTTTTTCTAGCCTTATCCTTCTTTTCTGTTTGTGAAACTTGAGGCTTAAAGTTGATACGAGCAGGCTCATAGGCATCTAAGAATGACTTCAAGCTTACTATTGAGTAATAAAGCCTAGATAAACTTTCGTCATTATCTTTTTCTTTATGCTCATTGAAACTTTCTTTTAAGGCTTGGAATAAGCTTACTAAATGGGGAATCATTTCTTTCGTAATGATATAAGCTGGACTATTTTTTCTCAAAAACGATATTTTGTTTTTAGACAAAATTAATCGACTAATCATATCGCTATGTGCGTCATGAACGTTCTCATCAGAAAGTCTATCTTTTTCAGATTCCTTTTGGAATCTATAGAGCGGATCAAATCTTCCAACGTAAATAGTTCTAGCTTCCGTCATAATTTTTCGGAATTCTTCTTTGGCTTTTTTGTTATATTCGCTGTTGTATTCTACTCCCAGATTTTTCTTTGACTTAATCCTTCCGATCAAAGGATTGACGGAAGGGCTGCCTCCCGATAGGAGCGACACAAAGGCAGAAGACATTCTATCTGAAACATCTACCTCTTTTGTCCCCAGAAGCCCTTTTCCGCCAGCCTCCTTTAGGCCAGCCTCAATAAGCATCAAGGCGGTCCGCTTGGCCCTCTCCTCCTTTCTCTTCTCAATCTCATTTGCTTGAGCATCATTTTCCGGCGAGCTTTCTTCCGAGACTATAGGCGATGGCTCCGGAAGCTCTTCTTCTCCAAGCTTTTTCATCTTTACATAACTCCCTCTGGGGGCATTCCCATATCGGGCGCTTCTCCACCCATTCCCTCCATGCCTTCCATTCCTCCTGCATCTTCTACACCGGGAAGACCGCCCTCTGCTCCGCCAGCAGTCTCTGTTCCAGGCGGCTCAGTGATTGACTTAGAGGGATCAAGACTCTGCAGCTCTGCAAGCTTCATGCCTCCAAGGACTTGCTGCTCTTTTGCAAAGATTTGATTATCGATCATTTCTTCTCGAATTCTTCTACGCTCCTCTTCATAGCTAAGGCCAAGACTTCTGTGCAGAGTCTGCAGTGAAACTTGCTGGTTTCCAACAAACTGTCCAACAGAAGTTATAAAGTCGGCCATATCGTAAAGATTCATGTGGTTAAAGTCAATTGACGGAACAAGAAGTCTCTTCTCCCCATCTTTGTATTCAAAGAAGTCTTGTATCTCACAGATTGGGGCGAAGACCTTTCTCTCAAGCCACTTCTTAATCATATTTCTGAAAATATCATATCTCTGACGCAAAACTTCTAGACCGACAGACGATGACGCGTATGTGTTTCCATGTATAGCAACCTTGCCATTATGTCTGGTTACAAATACGTGATTAGGAACTTCAACGCAGAATACTCTTTCTTCGTTAACCCAATTAATAGTTACATCACTAGGACGAACCATTGCTGTAACAAATTTGGAATCAGGATCAGTAGGTGTTAGGTTATCAATTGTTGTCATAAAGAGAACATTGTTTTCATGATTAATATCGAACTTCTCGTCAGAATTAATCTCGTCAATATCAAAGACCTCCAGAGCACGACTCTTCTGATAAGTTGCTCCCCCATCTTTAGAGAGATACATTTCGTGAAAATCAGTTACTTCAACATCAACATTCTGATTCTTAAATGCATACATCATTCCTGTAAACTTAAAGTCTTTATAAAATGTTGGCCTATGAAACTCCAAAGCCTGTGTTTCGGGATTTACTGTAGCGATTTTATCGTCTTCTTTTAGATCATCAAAGAACTTCCACCCACTAGACTCCGTTAAGATCTCATTATCAGAAACCTTAAGGCAGGAGCTTTCCTGATCCATTAATGCCTTTGGAGTCATGAGGCCTGCGTAAATGTTTGTAACGATATGCTCAATATCAGTTCCGATATCTAGGGTCGAGCCAGAGAAGCCAGAGCGTTCGATCTTAACGCCATTGTGGGTTACAATCTTGAAGTCTTTATCATATTGAGCTTCTTCCAAAAGATTCTTAAAGGCCTCAATGTCAGATTGGGTTGGACGATAGTCGCCTTCTCCTCCAAGGGTAACCAGAGTCAGGGGGTTTATCATTCCGTCTGCTTGTGCAAACTTTGATTCCCTAAGCCGATCATAGAGCATCAGGTCTTTATATATAGAGACGATAACGGATGTGCCTCGGATATCATACGGAGAACTCAATAGCTTTAGGTGAGAAACGTTAAATTCATCAAGAGGAATGTTTTGACCACGACGAACATAGTTCAAGATATGCTTGGGTATGAATTTTCGCATAGACAAGTCGGCAGGAGAGGTTGAGTTTACCAGTCGCTGAAGAGTTGCGTCAGGTCTCAAGGAGACTATTGTATTGTTTCCAATAACTGTCTTCTTAACATGGACGTAATCAGGGTTTAAGATTGTGATTCGCTTCCAGATTCCCGCCTGCTCATCTAGCTCTGCATAGGGAAATGCTTCGCCCAATTTCCAGAACTCCAATGCTGCTCCGTAAACAATTGAGTATAAATCAATCTTTTCTGCCATCTCCATGAAGAACTGTTGAACTTTTTTGTTTTTACATGTGATATTAATCTTGCTTATAGGATATGATGCGTGAAGATTTATTGCGTTTCTAACGAGAGGATGCGTGTCGTAAAAAACGCGATTCCAGGCGTTCATCGTCACCCGATCTCTTGGGAGATTCAGGTTTGCAAGCTGGAATAGAGGAGAATATATCTCTGGGGACATTCTATCGGAAGTGGACGAAACTGTGGGCCCCGGCATAGGAGAGGATATTGATCCACTCTTTATTAGATTTAAACTCTTCTTTCTAAAATTAGAGCTGTGAGCTATAGCTCCAATCGGAGACTGATTCTCATCTCTGTCCATCTGCTTATTTGCTGCGTCTGAGATCTGAGCACGACGCACTTCAGAAATAGACTCTGCAGTCTTTTTCGTCAGAGGAGTAGGGGGCTTACCTGTTCTTCTCATCTTTAAATTCTCCTCTTAATATTCGCGATTACAGGCCTTGGATATTCGAGTCTTTTATCTAGCCCAGGCCTCATAGAGAACCCCTTGGTTAGGTCGAATTTATACGCCATATAGGCGTATATTAGCGCCATAAATCCATCATTTGGCGAGTTTCCCTTGACGTAAGTCTTTATGGGCTGACCTCCGGATGTCCTTATTTTGGTCTCCATAGATGTGCAGTGATCAATGAGCCACTCCATGTGCTCATAGCTCTTCCATGGAAATCTAACCTTTCCCTTTCTAAACAGCTCAATTAATTCGTCAATTAATAAATCTTTATTATAAGAAATAATTAGCTCATCCTCTCTATATTTTACTGGTTTGGCCAAGCTTCCACTTCCTTGAGCTCCAAGAAACCTATCTCCGTATACTAATTGAAGATCCGAAACAACGTCTTGTCCAAAGAACCAGTCTGATACGCCTCTCGTTACACCAAACCTTCGATACATCTCTTTTATAGTATCTTTTTTAAAATCAAATGTATTCTTCTTTAACTTATGGGCGTGTTCTATAGATAAGATCCCATCTGGACTTGCAGACAGAACGACTACACAAGAGAAGGACTGCCCTCCTCTTGAATTAGGATCGTCATCTTTTCCACCCCAGTCAGAACCAAGATAAACAGTTTTTTCCTTTGAGCTAATAGATTTTGCAAAATATCTATCCGGATCCCTGCATAAGTTATAAACTTCTGCCTTAGTAAGGGGGGAGCCTGCGCCAGAGTAAAACTCTCCAATAACTTCATTTTTCCAGATTCGCTCTGTTTGGGCAGGATTATTTTCCGGCATTAACTTTTCTATATTTTCTTTTGTAAAATATGGAATATAAAGCTGATTGATGTGAAATCCAACGAAGTCGGATTCCTCAAAAGGCCTTGTTGACACCCACTTTCCAAGTTCTATAGCTTCTATTTTCTTCTGTTTTGTTCCGCAAAGAGGGCATTGAACTATGTTTTCATATAACCAAATTGACTGCCACCGATTATCATCTGGAAGATAAAAGGGATAAGTCTTCTTGCAATTAATGCACCCAAGATGGTAATAGCGCTGATCTGAAGTTCCCCATATTGTTGCGAAGTGACTGTTCTTGCTCTTAGGGGTTCCAAAATAAACCTGCACCCCCTGACCAACAGGGCCGTATTTTGCGGCAGTTAAAATCTTTGTTGCATTGCCGATTGCATGCGGCAACATCTCTTGGCAATTATGAACGATAGGACCTCCGGTTCCGCTTGAGCCTTTTCTTGACGACAAAATAAAATTGTGATTATCTTCTACCTCAATATCGTAAACGACCTCTTTCTTCTCAACGGGAGTTACATTATTGACAATTGTCCATGAGTATTCCTTAAAATCTTGGTTCCAGCTATAAGTTTCTCCGGCAAATGGCTTTAGCAGCTTATGTGACATAGATGGATGCACATATGGAGAGATTAATTCGGATAAGCTTTTGAATCCGTCCTTGTTAATGAGGACGTAAAAATAATGTTTATTTCGCTGCTTTGAAAAGTATTTTGAATAGTGACACTTTATTCCCATAGAATTAAGCTTCTTAACGATTCTTTTTTGAGAATCCTCATCAAATGAAGAGGTGTGCAACGTTCCGGCTGCAGAGCTCTTCCACCTTGCGTTTACAGATCCGTCATCCATAAACCAAATAGCCAGACCTCTCTCATCTAGCTCGTCTAGCACTTCTTGTGGACAAGTAGACTTTGTCTTTGGGAGATCAAGGTTCATACAAAACATTTTTGAGGAAAATCTTATCGCAGGCTTTTGGCTAAATCCATTTTTTTCAATTCTAGTTACATTCGCATTAATTATTTTTGACTTCCATTTGCAATACTCTTCCTGGGCCTCTCCGTGATTTACCATAAGTCTATGGCCTTTGTCACAAGTCCGATCAAGATGGCCATCTCCAAGAAAAGATCCAAGAACTAGCTGCCTCTGATCATCATTTAGAGCTCTGGAGCGCTGAGCTCCTTCTTTGCGTGATTTGAGCAGATCTCCGGACAAAAGTTCTTCTGCAGGAACCCATCCTCGACTCGTAAGGAATCTGTGGTTTCCAGTGCATTTTATTCGCCACTTTCCAGCTGTAATTTTAACTAAGCCCTTGGAGCCTCTGTTCCAAGCTTTTTTTATCTTCTTATATTCGAACTTTTCTATAGATTCGTTGAATGTTCTGGCCATCGGAAGCTCTTCTCCGGCCTCAAATCGCCTAAATAGCTCTCCTATCTTAACCTTTCCATCAGATGTCTCTATATGCTGATCGTAAGGAAAGCACTCATCGAAAATGCCAACATCAACGGTCATGCCACGAATTCTGTCTCCGTCTGTTCCAAGGCTGTCTATCCAGAGGGTTCCGGTATTAAACTGCTTCATCGTAAGGTTGTCGACGGAGTTTGGAGTATTTAGCTTGTTTTTGGTTATGAAGTCATCTTTTGCGGTTCGAATAAGATTCTCTAACTTATCCTGAGAAAACTTCTTCACCTGCCCTAAAGCTGGAAATAGGTGAATCACTCGAATATTCGGATCTGTGAACAGACCACTGTTGGTAAAGAACAGGTCAAGTGCTCCGGCCATCATAGTGGCGCCAACCTGTCGACCTTTCTTTATTACAACCGGCTTCCCATCGGGCCTTGTTGCTTGAAGTGCGATATAACGATAGATATCGGACATGAATTTCCAGCCGTTATCTAAAACGTTAAATTCAGCTCCATCTAAAGTTAGGTTATTCTTAGTAAAGTGCGCAGGATCGAAATCGAGAAAATTTGATTTTAACTGTTCAAATAAATCTTTTTCGCTCTTTTTTGGTGCCATTTATCCAGTCTGTGCGTGTTGCATGTAGTCGGCTATTTCATTAGCTATGTCATGCTCATCGCTTTCTCTATGAGAGAGTTCTTCCGGAATATATTTTACTTCCTCTACGTCTTTTTCTCCCACTAGTTTTTCAATTAAAGCTTTAAGCTTCTTCTCGTCTATCAGACGGGCGACTCCTGCATATCCCAGAGAGGGATGCTGTCGGCAAATTGTGAGCGCCGCGAGCGCTCCAAGTTCAGGCCGATCTGCCAAGAGATCCTTTATATAATTGACAATCATTCTTAAGGATCTAAAGAGTTCCGGGTTACATTCTCTACACTTCTTGCCGCTACAAGAGCAGGCATCAATCTCAGTTGCGTTGGCGATCTTTTCCGTCTTTGAGCTATCAATATCTTTTATGAGATCGAATCCAGCTCGGGTTCTTATATCTGCCATCTTCTCTTCGATGCTTGAAAAGTCATTTCTCTTTTTCATGATCGTTTTGAGGTTGGCTAAATAGTCAGCGCTTTTCTCAATATTTTTAGAGAAATCATCTATCCAGTCAGCCTTAGAGCTTGAGCTATAATCTTCAGTTAAATTTTGTCGCTTTATCTTCATTGTATATCCGATTGATTATGCGAAATAATTCTTCATAAAATCTACGTTTTTTCCGTCATCTCCTTCCTGAAAAAAAGACCCTCTATCCTTGAAAATATGGAATCCACTGTCGGCAAGAATCTGCATTATAGAAAGCTCTTCACGGTCAGTTAGGTCATACTTTTTTGACAGAGTTTCATATACCTCTTCCATTGGATGGCCTGCAGAAACGTGAGCGTTTATCATCATTCCTGAAATAGCCCTTTCGAAAGGGGTTATAGATATAACTATGTTCGAAGGAGTTCCTGCTTCCTTTACTAGATCTCCATAGGCAACACTTTCGCCAGATGCAGCAGCCCAAGCCGGAGGTATCTTTACAGAGGCTTTCTTCGAATGCTCTTCTTTGACCTTTTTATTCAATTTATTCAGGTGGTCTTTTAGCACAAGGGTGTCTCGCATTATGCTGACACGAATAGCCTCAAGAGCCTGTATGTCTAAGACATTATCGTGATCATCCCTGATGGCCCTAGAGATCTCATGGTTTTTTCTGTCCAAGAAGCTTAAAGCTCGTTCACAGCCGACCGTAGTCCGGCCATCATGCTGAGGGATCCTAGAAGGATACTGGTCATTTATATAGGCCATAAACTTTTCTAAGTCACCATCATTCACATAGTCAGTCTCTTTTTCCTCAGCCTCTTCTTCAAGCTCTTCCGCTCTTACATCCGCGCCAGGAAGGAGGTCCCCAAGAGTTGTATCTCCATGCTCCTCTAGAAGTTCGGTAACCTCTTCGTCCATCTTTGCCAGCTCTTCTGATAGCTCTCCGAAGCTTTCCTCTCCCTCCACCATTGGCTCTAAGACTTCTTTGAGAGTTTTGTCAGAGAGCTCTGGGTCCAAATCTTCGTCCATACCAATGATGGCTCCGACTAGACCTTCGGGACTTCCCTGTAGCTCTTCGGCAAAAAATACATCATCAGATTCGTCATAAACATATGACTCTTCTGGCTGTGTTGCTTCTTTGTAAATTATCTGCTCAAATTCTTTAGACATATTATCTCCTATCCTACAAGGCTATATATACCGTAGTATACGCTTCTGCTCTCATTATTATCAGAATACTGATCCAAGGGGTATCCATATTGTGCTTCCGGCATATTGCCAATCATCATGCGCGGATATAGGGGGCTTCCAGTTAGTCCAACGTTTCCAGCAGGGAGTCTGCTTTGATCTTCGTCATACTTACAATCTACAGAGCCTTTATCTTCAAAGACTCTATCCGCAAATGGGCACTTTATTTTTTCTTCAGCCAAAAACATTAGATCCATATTTTTTTCAGCAAGCTCTTTGCGCTCTTCTTCATGCTCAGCCAAATCCAATGGAGTCATATCTCTTGCGATCGCCCTATTCTTTTCTCCATCTTTTCTAACCGCACCAATGCTAATGCACCCCTCTGCAACAGGGAGGCCGAATGGACATTGATGAAGCTTTCCTCTAATCACTTTTATTCCTATTGTTTTATATAATATTAGTAATTCTAAGACTAGATATTATCCAGATAGTATTTAATAAGCCTTCTTTTGATGAGCTCATCCTTAAATCGTCCAACTAAAGGAACAGAGGTAAGGAGGTCCATATCCATAAGGTGCTTTAGCGTAACCTCGGGAGAGGCCTTAAGCGCTCTGGCGATTACCTTTGAGATAGACGTCGGCTTAACAAAGAGTGGCCCATCCGTTTTGAAATTATTTCTGTTCTCCTTAATAAAGGATACTAGCTCGGGATCTAAATCGAATCCAAAGCGTGCAGCAAAACTTATAGCTCTAAATGCACGCTTTGGATCATCGCTTATTGTAATCTCTGGAGGAACACAGGTTTTTATTATTTTTTTGTCTAGGTCTTCTAAGGCGCGACCAGTAGGATCTGTAATCTCTTTTGTTTCAATGTCCATATGCAGAGTGTTCATTGTAAAATCTCGGCTATAGACTTCGTGATAAAATTCGTCTTTAATCCCAAGTTCTTTATCAATATACTCAATTGCTCCTTCGGAAAGAAAGTTGCTTGAAAAATCTAATGTGTATTTATCAAAATATACGGCTACATGGCCATCTGGAAATAGTTTGAATAACTCATCAAAAGTGTAGGCGATTGTAATCGCAAGACGAGCAACATCAGGATGATTCGTTGTAAGGTCTATATCCTCAAACTCCCTTGCCATGCCAAGGGTAATATCCCTGGGAACCCCGCCTACCACATAAGGCTTAGAAATGAAGTTTTCTTTGCAGATATCTAAAATCTGCCCATATAGTCCCTCTGTCTTCATGTGCTTACTCTAAAGGTTGCTCGACCGGCTGCTCAGCGCTTAAGTCGTCTGGAGATAACTGCTCCTCAGATTCTTCGGCTGTCTCAGGGGAACCGGGCACTCCCTCACTTGTGCTTACGAGCACTCTTGCATTTGCGAGCTGACCCATCATTTTGGTTACTCTAGTTAGAGAGTATGAGAATGCGTCAATTAATTTACTCTGAGATTCTGCAAGCTCCGGAAATAGGGATGCGATCCCGATTTTGTCTAGCATAATATCAAACTCAGCCAATTGCCTGATGACTCTTCTATCTGCAAGCATTCCCGCGACCTCATCTAGCTTTGCTGAGGCAATTTCGAGACTAACATCTCCGGCCAATTCTTCATACTCTCCTGGCCTTGCCCCAGGCATTGGCATGATCTCCTTGAGATCCTTCGGCTCTACTTCATCTGCAGATGGAACCTTAAAGCCTGACTTGCTATCTGCGGCCTCTTCCGGCTCATCTGAGGTTGGGATTGCCAGCTCTGCTTCCGGTGGCTGTGCTGCTGGCACAGACTCTTGCGTTGGTTCTACCTGAGGCGCATGAGAGATTGGCTCATCTGAAGGTACTTCTTGTGCAATTTTCTTCAGAATGCCCGCAGCCTCATTGGCCCCAGCCCTTTCAAAAGTTGATGCCGTCTTATATGTGACATCGGATAAGGTCCTGGCAAGTTTTACTTTTTTCGCCAAAATACTAAGACTGTTGAGAGCTTCCGACAAGTCCCTATACTCTTCATGATCGACATATCGATCGGACCTAATTAGTTTGTCCACTCTTCTGATCGCTCCATAGAGCTGTTGTTTCCAAGTGGAAAATGCATTTTTTTCCTCTGAGTTTCTTGCAGGCCGCTGAGAAACCTCCTGAAAAGTTCCTCCATCAAAGCTATTCCCAGGCATATTGTTCGTAGCGCTATAGGCACCGCCGCTTTGTCCTAGTCCAGATTGGTAAACCGCTTTTTTCTTCATGTCTAGCTCCTCTTCAAGGCTATACTTCAAGTGTTCTCCTGCGCTATAATAGTCGAACCACTTAAGAAATCCGACTTTTTCCTTTTCATCTAAGGAATTGCTGTAGTATTCCAGGGCGTTCTCTTTTGACATCTCTCCTGTTTCTACTGAGTTATATATTTTATATACAAGTTCTAGCCACGCGTTAACATTATATTCTTCTGTTATTGCCTCTGGAGAGAGCCCGTAATTTGGATAGGCAAGTTTTGTTATTCCCTTCGAAGTCATCCTTGCCTTTACAATCATATAGTAAGCATCATTTTTGCTTTTAATATCAGATTCTAATATCTTTCTTATATTACTGTCGGTAAGCGCAGCGCCTATCTCTGAAGCCGCACTCTTTACTGTAAGATATTGGGATAATTTTTCATCAGAGCTAATCGACAACGAAGAAAGATAACGAGCACGCTTGGTTAGCCCCACAAATTCGTCGCTACCAACTCCGGAAGAAAGCTTTACTAGCTTTTCATAAAAATACTTATTGATCTTCATCGTCCTTTTCTAGTCGCTCCAAAAGAACTCCAAATTGACTAAGCCACTCTTTCTTGTCTAGTAGCCTAACTTTATTCATTTCATTTTTCAAGTATTCAATAAAGATTCTAAAGTGATCTGAATCTATGACCTGATCTTCTTTGTATAGCTTCGTGTTATCTCGGATCCACTTCTCAAAAGATATCAGGCTATTGATATCTTCTAGGCGAAAAGTTTTACGAAGCTTGCCATCAGTAAACATCTATGACCTCTCCTTCTATAAGAGCCCTATTATTAGCATCTAACATATTTAATTTGTTATCTAATCTCGTTACAAATACTGTGACTAGACTTGGGTCTATCTCCTGCAGAACGCTAAGAACGGCTTCCTTCAGAACTCTTGCCTGCTCGTTAACTACATTGATATTGACATTATGATCAATTCTCTTATCAGCAACACCCTCAATATACTTTTTCCAATCTTGCATCAAAGTCTTCATTGTATTTATATATTCGATAAAAACTTTGTCATCTCTAATGGTAGTTGTTGCACCGCTTTCCAGAAGATTATAATAATACTCTATCCTTGATCCGATCAGCTTATCCATCTCCAGAAGTCTTCGAGAAACGTCAAGCTCTGCTCCGGCTATTTCATCTATTTTTCTTTGATAGGCAGAAGATGAGTTTATAACCATCTTAGTCTCTGCCTCTAAAGCTTTTTTATCTATCTCTGTTCTTCTGTTTTTTACGTCATCAAGAAGGTTGCCTTTCAGGTTTAGGTTCTCTCCTCTAAACTTTTGAAGCGTCATATATGACACATGGAGCCTTCTTGTTCTTGGATACTTCTTTTTCAGCCAAGCCTCAACTGACTTTACTGAGTCGCCTTCCAGTAACTTTGAGATAATATCTTCCTTATCTGGATGATTTAAAACTTTCTTACTCATATTTCCCCTGGTAACCTCTTGAAAGAAAAAGGCTCTGACTTATTTTACCAAGTCAGAGCCTTAAGCGTCTACGAGAATTAATATTGCTATAATTTTCAATACAGCACTTAGCTCCCAACCCTCTTTAGAAGGCTTTCTTGATAACCCAGTCTAACATGTCCGCTTCTTTTATCAGGCCTTTTTCGTCCAATTGGCTTGCAAGATTCATAAGATCAGTTTGCAGTCCAACACTGCCGCCTGCGATTTCTCTTCCATCTTCAGTTTTGAATCCTTCGTTATAATCGTAGATCTTATTTGTATATGGATCCTGCATTATACCGTCACCAATGCGCCTAGCCTGAACCCCCACTCTATCAGGAGAGTATCTGGTTGACAGAGAGGGACTTACCTCTCGTACTTCCGCCTTTGAGTCTTCATGATCTGAGCCGAGATCATAAAGAGCCTCTGTCTCTCTGGACGGAACTTCTCCGCCTCTTTGGGAGAGGTACTTTTGTCTAGTCACATAATCTTCAACATTTGATTGGAAAGATTGAAAAATACCATGCTGATCAGCTGCAGCGACTTTGTGAAGATCCTCAAGCTTAGAGAGGTTCTTCGCAGAGGTTCCGGCCATAATGTTTAGGAGTTTAGATTTTCGATCTTTCATAATATTATGTCAATGATACTTTAGATGTAGAGATCAGAACCCCTGTAGCGTCTGAATCTTTTGTCTGTGTTTTTCTGGTCATCGGCACAACTCGGCCCTTCGCATCAAAGGCAACCTTGCTTACAGGCAGGCCAAGACGAGGGCAGTAAAGCTGTACGGAAGTTGGAACATTAATCAGATCGCCTCTGTCAAATGCAGCCTTTATAAGCTCATCTCTTTCCGTGCTTCCCGATGCATGCTTGAGAAGTTTTGAAAAACGATCCAAAGAGGCAATGTATTTTTGGCCTCCAAATTTTTCCTCAATTACTTTGAGTGCAGCCTCTGCCTGCTTCAGGTTTGACTCAGCTACTCCACCATCAATCTGGTTAACAAGCTGAGAGTAGGTCATTCTGCCCATCTCTTCTGCTTCCCTAGAGACCTTGTTAATAGATTCGGTCTTTGCCGCATGCGAAAGCACGCTCTTTAGCCCAGCTGTATTCAGGCGATACTTCTGTCCGGCAACAGAAAAATGAGAGGGAATAACCGGATTTCCGTTTGGCATATCGACAGGAATAGAGACTTCTACTTGGCCTAGAGAAGAGGGGATTGAAGCCCTAAGCTCCAGAGTCTTCTTATTAGCAGATGCAAGCTTAATCTGAGCTCTATTTAGGCCCAAGCTAGAAAGTTCTGCAGAAACGATATTGATTGCAGCACTTACCTGATCTCTACTAAATATAGTTGCCGCAGCGACTAGATCATTATCCAGATTTGCGTACTTCTCTAAAGCAGATGGAATAGCCGGGCTCTCTATCTTCAGTTCTCCGTAGGCTCTTTGCGCCTCATATTTCTTTTGAGAAGACTTTTTGGTAAAGTTGCTTGCGTCTTTAACAAAGATAAAAAGATTTTCCCTATTAAGACTGACCAGTTCGTCCTGCTGAATGAATGAAGTAGGAAGTGTCGGCAGACCGTTAGATACCTGAACCGGAATCGGAACATTTACCTGCATAAAGTCTGTTGTACTTATGGAGGCATTGCATAAAACGAAATGCTCGTTTGACTTGACTGCAGTAACCTCAGACGGCTGATATCCGAGTGCGCTTAACTGTAGTTTTGCAAACTTCTCTGCCTTTCTGAGGGTATTGTCAGAGGCTGCAGTAAATGCCGCCTTCTTGTTTAGGGAAAATGCTCCAGAGAGCTCATCAGAAAGCTTGGAAGAAGCGTAAAGCGGCTCAAGCTTATTCTCGTAAGGAATTCTAGAAGAAACTTCGCTTCTCTTTGCCGGCTCAGTTGCTTGCTTGGAAACAAGCAAATCTTCTAGCTCGGTTCTAAATGCGGATCGTCCACCTGACATCCCATAAAGATGATCGTAAGTTTCAGAAATTTCTTTTTGAGAAACGAATGTTTGGCTAGATGCTTTCTTGACAAAAACATCTCTCATATGTCCAATTAGGGCATCGCCAGGGTTGTTCGCCGCAGAAGCCTCAAGCCTTCCCGCCACATAGCTAGTGGGATAAGTTTTGCCATTGTTGAGCTTATCCAGGGCCTTCTTGGCCTGCTCTACAATTTTCTTTAGTTGATCCATTACATTCCCTCTAGTTTGTCTTAAAGATTTCGGGGAAAAGACCCCTTATTGCGGAGGCCTTTGCCTGTGTTTGGGAGTCTAAAACTTTACTTACAAAAGAACTATCGTCTGTGGCCATATCCAGTAGTGCTGATTTGAATATAAAAATATCCTCTGATGAATATCCGTATTCATCAGAGGAAAAAGCGCAAATAGGAACATTTTTATAGGATAAAGTTACACTATTATGATCGTAATTGCTGGAAGCGCTCCAGTCTCCACCCTCTTTTGTTTGATATTTAGGATCAGAACTTCTTACTAAAAAGCTTTCTCCATTAATATCTTCGGACCTCCAGAGGTCATCATATTGATCGCCAAATACCTTGTACATATCAAACGCAACCTTTTTTATCGGCAGATCATCAGTTAGTTGAATTCGATCTTTTTCCGATAAATCGGTTACCTTATCCTTAGCTAACTTTAAGAGCACCTCATCTAGGTCTGACATCAATTTATTCCTCGCTGTAAAATTTATCTTTATTAATAGAAACAAACAAGTTCGACTAACAGGGCTGTTTCGCTATTATATATCTAAATATAATTAGTAGCTAATCAGCTTCCTCTCTGTTTATCTCTTGAATTTTTTCCAGTATGTCCTTGATTCTATTGTTATTTTTGCAGATCTTCTGAAGCTTCTTGACTATCCCGCCATATCTTTTTTTATGGTTCTTATAATCAATGTTTCCATGCATTGCCTTATGGACTGCAGACTGAGTGATTCCTAGGTGTTCTGCTATATCATTTTGCGTTTTGCCCATTAGCCTCATAAACAATATCTTCTTCTGATGATCAGTCAGGTGAGGTCCGTTTACTATTTCGTAAATTTCGTCAAGAAGCTCCTGCTTAAGATCTAGAATCCTCTCGTCCGATGTATTTGCCATCATAACTTGGCCCATGCCACGATCAGATGAAAAATTATTTAATTTTGCAGACTCAAACGATATTTCGACAATTTTATACTGATATGATTTGCCCTTTTTCTTTTTCATCGTTTACCAAATCTCCGGAATACTTTGCTTGAAGTCTGAAAAGAAAGACTCCTTAGTTTTATTGGGAGCAGAGAAGTATTCATCTACATCCTTGGCTCCAGCGGGAAGAGTCAGAAATCTAAGCCTCATGCCTTTGTTGATATACTTTTCATATATTCTTTCGGCAGAAGCTTTTCCTGCTGCATCACTATCCATAATAAACGTAATCTTATCTGTATATCTGGCTAGTTTTATGAAATGTTTTTGCGAAAATGCAGTTCCACATATCGCTACAGTATTTTTAATAGAGTTCTGGGCCATAGAGAGGTAATCAAAAAACCCTTCTACAACATATACATTATTCTTTTTTAAAATTGAGCTTTTTGAATGATTCAGCCCATATAGTATATCGCCCTTTTTATAAGAGGAGTTTTTATACTTAGGGATTCCAATACTCTTCCTCTCTATGTCGGCAAGAAGTGATCTGCCACTAATTCCAACTGGATCATTATGCTCTGAGAAAATAGGAAAGACTAGATAGAAGTAACTCGCAAAGTCACTGCCTCCAGTAAAATTTGTGATGTTCAATCTCGCCAAAGCTTCTTCTGACACATGTTTCTTTAGCATATCTATGCTTTGCGGAAAGTATCCCAGCCTATTACTTCTGATAAGTTCTTTGGACAAACCTCGCTCCTTAAGAAGATACCTCAAGCAATCTTGAGAGGATCTTAGATTGGAGTGACAGATGCTAACTAGCTTAGAGAGATTTTCAAGATCTGTAACCACTTAATAGTCCCTATTTCTCTTCTAAGGTTTCTAGCGTATTAAGCATGTAGCTAGTAATGTCTATCTTGCAGCCATCTCCATTATTGGGACAGCCCTTTCCGGTTAGAGTTCCCGTAGAAGTTGTGGCTTCAACTGATTTATCGCATGTTTTGCACGGAAACATGAATGCCTTTCTTTTGCTATTTCGAACAATATCTCCAGCGGCCTTCATTGAAAGCTTTGCATAAGAAGAGATTCCTTCTAGTGTATCTCCACAATTATTGCAAACAACAGAATCTGCTTCCACATCAAGAGATGCATCTGTCATCCCATCACTTTTTTTACACCCAGGCGTACAACGAACTAGCATATTATTTTAACCTCGCTATTAACGGATTTTCCTCTTCCACGTTTTCTATTCCATTTTCTACTGATGTCTCTGAGTCGCCCTCTCCAAGGTAAGCCTCTCGAATTGAGGAGGCGTACTCTTCGATAAGGTCAGGATGCTCCTTCGTTAGGAACTCGAAAGCAGCGTCTGCACCTCTAACTTTTTTTCCTCCAATTTCATAAGACTGAGAAGATGGCCTCGTTATAAGGCCATACTTGATTGCTAAGTCAAAAACCTCTCTGTCCTTCTGAACAACTCCTTTTTGATACTCTATTTTATACTCAGCTTTTGAAAATGGTGTTCCAACCTTATTTTTTTCAACTTTAGCCCGAACGGTATGCCCTATTCTCTCTCCATCCTCATTGGCGATAACAGAGTCAGAGGAAAAGTTTGGAGCCATATTAATCATGAGGCTGCATGCGTGCTTTAGGGCTCTTCCTCCGGGAGATGAGGTCGGGTCTCCAAACATCTTCCCCAAGTCTACTCGCACCTGATTGATTCCTATAAACGCAATATTTGCATGAGCAATTACAGGAGTTAGCTTTTTCAGTTCTGTCGACAAAAATCTTGGGATAGGAGCCATGTTGGCTTTTCCGACTTCGGCTCTAATTTCAAGAGGGGTGTTCAAAACTGCAATAGAGTCCAAAACTATAATGCCAAGGTTCTTAAATCTTGGATCAGTGCCTTCAATTACATGATCCAAGATTCCTCTCATACCCTTTGAGACTTTCTTTGTAGCCTTATTTACTTTCACCTTTCCCAGCAAACCTTCAAATATCATCTTTGCATCATTCGTTTTGATGACCATTACGCGAGACGTATCAACACCCTGCTTTGCGGCCCACGCTGGATCGTAAGTATACTCTGCATCGATAAATAATGCCGTATTATCAGGATTTTCATTCAGATATTCTCTTATACATGAAAGAGAAAGCATGGTCTTGCCAGAGCTCTCTTGGCCTGCAAGCTGGGTGATTCTTCCTCGCGGAATACCTCCGATTCCAATTGCTTCATCCAAAGAGGGGCTTCCGGTGCTTATAGCCTCGTATTTTGTAGATATATTTCCATCAAAAAAGATCGCGTCTTCTCCGAAGAACTTCGTAATTTCCTTCTGCGCCTCAGAAGGACTCAATAACTTTGACATTTATTCTCCAATCGTTATCTAGTATTTGTGTGCTAAGGTTCCCTCTTGAGGGGGCCTCCAGCCGGCAGGAGCCTGCCAGCTTGATGGATTTTCTGGCTGCTCGGAAACTACAGCGTCAGTATTTATGAGTAAAAGAGATATGCTTGTTGCGTTTTCTAGAGCAGTCTTTGTAACTTTTTTCGGGTCAATAACGCCTGATTTAACTAAGTCTTCAAATGAATTTGTAGCAGCATTATATCCATAGTTATTATTAAGCTTCTTCAATACTTTGTCCACAATTTTATCGCCATCAGCATAAGCATTTGCAGCAATTTGTCGCATAGGCCTTTCACACGCGTCTATGAGTACGCGTGCGGCTGGAACAAGCTCTTCATCCAGAAGGCTTAGATCTACTTGACTTGCCGCACGAAGAAGAGCCGTACCTCCGCCAGGAACGTACCCCTCTTCTATTGCAGCTCTTGTTGCGCAAATAGAGTCGTCAACCCTGTCGCCCTTCTCCCTAAGCTCTAACTCCGTAGAATATCCGACAGCAACAACTGCCGCTTTATTCTGGATAAAAGCTATCCTCTTTTTTGTATCGAGCCTTTCATTGTCTCCAATAAGCGTCAACAAGTCTTTTTTGTAAAGCTCAAGCTTTTCTTCGAATCTGGCCTGATCCCTATTTCCTTCTAATATTTTTGTGGAATATCTATCAACCGTCACTCTCTTGGCAGATCCTAGGTCAGAAACCTTGGCCTCCTTAAGGGGAACGCCTCCTTCTCCTGAGAATACTTTTGTGCCGACGAGAACAGAGAGGGCTTCTAGCCATTCATTTTGAGCGGATCCAAATATCGGAAGGCTTACAGCGACAGCCCTCAACCTACCAAGCTTATTGTTCGCAACAAGAGTAGCGAGAACCTCCTGCTTTACGGATTTGGCGAGGATTAAGACGGGAATATTGTCTTCAGATAATTGATTAAATAACCCCAGGCAAGATGTCAGATTTGAAATATCATCATTGCAAATGAGAATTTTGCAATTATTAAGCCTAACATCTGTTTGGCCTTCTTCGGTTAGGAAGGCAGGAGTTACAAATCCAGATTTTATTTCAACTCCATCTGCAAATCTAACAGAATTTCCTGCGCCAGGAAATGCCTCTGCAACAACTGTTCCGTCCATACCTACTGCATGAAATGCTTCTGCTATTTTGCTGCCAAGCTCCGGATCATTATTTGCAGATATTGACGCAATATTCACAAGATCCTCCAAGGAGGATACATCGATAGCCATTGTGTTTAGATTCTTGGTAATCTGTTTTAGAGCCCACTCTATTCCAATCCTAAAGTTCAAGGGACTATAGTTTTCATCAATAAGCTTACATCCCCGCTTCAAAATTTCATGAGTCAAAACTGTAGCTGTAGTGGTTCCGTCACCTGCTACGGCAGCCGTCCTTCCCGCTACCTCTTTTATGAGTTGACACGCAAGCTCTTCTACGGGCTCTTCTAAAGTAATCTCCCTTGCAACAGTGACTCCGTCTTTAGTGAGAACTGGAGCTCCAACATATTTGCCCAGAATTACATTCTTTCCTTGAGGGCCCATCGTTACTGCCACAACTTTGGCTAACTTTTCAGCGCCGGAAAGAATCTTCTTTCTTGCTTCACTCTTAAAGGTTAAATCTTTGGCCATTATTTGTTCCTATGTTTATAGATATAAGTCAGACAAACCGCAATAGCGTCTGCCTCGTCAAGACATTCTTTTGCAAGATTCCCTGCTCGATTATCTCTAACTTTAAAGTTAGAAAAATAAGTCTTAACATATTCAAAAGCTTCTTCTTTTGAAGATATTTTTGTTTTTGCAAGCTTGCTGAGGCAAGACCTAATCGTAACTACAGCATAGCTTTCTGGCTCCACATTTAATGCTTTCAGGCAAGCTACAGAGGTTATCTCGTTAAAAAACGAAAGTGTAATTATTGTCCTTGCTGTACTTCTGCCCTTCGGAAATCTACTTGCGTAAGCCTCAATTGCCACGAAATCTGGATCCTTTTTCTTCAAGAAGTCCTTGATCGTATCGAAATAATCTGCAGCACGAAAGGCCAGAGAGCCTTTCTTCGATTTAGGCGGCTTGATGTGGCCGTACTCCAAAAGAATTTCCGACTTATCATCATACTCTACTAAGCTCCAACCGACAGTTGAAGAGGATATGTCTAAACCTAATATTTTCTTCATAAAAAGGGCGTATAGAGATTATACTCTATACGCCCTTTTAAATTAATCATGCAAAAGGATCTTAGTCCTCGAAGTCGAAGTCGAAATCCTCGCTGTTAGCAGTAGCTGTATCTGCGCCCTGAGTTGCAGAAGAAGTATCCCAACCCATCTTGGTTGCTACCGCCTCTGGCGTGGAAGGGGAGATTAGCTTCTCTAGGTTGACCCTGTCATTGAAGTCAACGAATTTACTCTTGAAATCGCTAGATAGCGGCTCCTTCGGATTCGGAGTTACGCTATAAAGCGGCTGCTGACCCTTGGGACCTCTATTGATAGAGATGTCATATCCAGTAACCTTGCCCCATTTTGAATTGTTATAAAGCGATTTAATCGAATTATAAATCTGAGGTCCAATCTCCAGAAGCTTGAAGGTATCGTCATTTCGATCAAGGATCTTGACGAGCCATCGAGCCTGTCGCTTAAAGCCTGAATCTTCTAGGCGACGAACCAGCTCCGGGTGATTCGCGGGAGAGTTGATCTTGCTCTTCGCGCCAGCGGGAGTGGTTACCCAATGGATGTAAAACTGAACGGGGTTTCCCATCACTCGTACAACGTTCTCTCCCTCAACTAGCCTTGCAAAGTCAGACTTCTGACCTGAATCAGAATCTGCAGCGTTCCAATCAACTTCTCCAAAAACCATATTTGACATATAAATACTCCTTGTGGTGTTATATTAACACTCTTGGCCTTTTGTTTTATTACGCGGTATTGCGTGTTATTTTTTGGCCTTATTATTGTGGATTTATTTTCCCCACTCTATTTCTTCGGATTCTGCTCCAAAATCATTTGGCCGAGAACTTCCGGGGAAGGTAGAAGTGTCAGCCGCAGAAGCTCCGTAGCCTGCGCTACTTGCAACTTCAATTGAATAATCTCTTTTTAGGAATGTCTTGAGAGCGTAATGCCAGCCCAAAAAATATCCTGCCTTATTTTCTAGCCACTTTTTTGAAGCCTTAGCTAGAATTAAATTATTGCAAGCTTCTATATAATCGTCATCTGCTTGCGCAAACCACTCTTTGTCCTTTGCAGTCTTCAGTCCAGACTTAATTGCCTTGCTTAGGGCGGCATCAGACCAAGCTTTGTTCTTCAATGACTCAAGATGACCAATCCATCTATCAATCTGGACGATCCTCTCTTGACAAAGATTCTGTCCCTCTAGGGTTCTGAGGAGGCCAACCTCAGCGATATTAAGGTCAACTACTCCATTTGTAGGAAGCGATGCAGCAACCTCTTCTATGGATTTAATATCTATATTCTGTATAGAGAAATTATCTATTGATAATTTATTATGCAGTTTCATCGTCAGCTCCAAAAATCGTCGCCTCCAGGCGCTCGATCCGTGCATTTAGCTTAGCCACGGATCCCTGAGCGGCAATATTTTCGCTGACTTTTTTCAGTTCATCGTCTAACATTCTAACTCGTTGGTTCATCATCACATTCAAAATATAGTAAATAATACCAACATTCACCGTGTTATTTACAGGCGGAGTTACTGATGTTATTATACCATTTTTATCAGTCGTAAACAAGCCTAAAAAGCCTTTGTCTCCAAACTCTTTTACCAAAGATTTATAGTAAAGAAACTCAGATTCGCTCAAATCCAATCGCTTATTCCCAACCGCTCTAATCACTTGAAAGTCTCCTTACAAATGTTCCGGGGCTCCTAATCTTGCTTTCTTTGGCAATTCTCTTTAGCCTTTGAACCTTTAGTTCTGCGTCTAAAAGATCCGGGGATAAAGCCTCATTGGAGAGGGCCTCGACGCGCACCTGATCCCGTATGGCCTCGTAGGATTCTTCTTCGGTTGGCACGTCGGCCACCGCCTCCGAAGCCTCCTCCGCTGCCTCCGAGCCCTCTGGCGCGGCCTCCTCGTCGTTGGGGACGGGGGGCTCGATATCAGGCGGAAAGAACTCTACGAGCATAAAAAGAGCTATATCGAAAATATCATCGCTCTCTAGCTTTTCCGAAAATGGCTGATTAACAAGCCTTTGCCTAAAGAGAGACAGCCTTCTGCTGTGAAGCTCCCCCAGGAGCGCGCCGCCGCAAGCTGGGCAGCAATTCTTTACTAGAGAGTGTCTCATTGAGGCCTTTACCTCAAATTTGCAGTTTCTGCATTTTATCATAGTGATTTTCCATAAACTCTCTCAAGACTAGAGAGAGCAAGATCTTTTTGATCCAAATAATTATTTACTTTGCATATTGCCTTAATAGGAGTTCCATCTTTTAGAATGGTACGATATAAGGCATAGTCATCAGCCCAAATAGTCAAACCACAAGTATCTCCGTTAACATCTTCTACTAAGTATTTTGCGAATTTCTTTCCTATATTTTTACCATTTTTAATTTTAAATTCTTTGATCTTTGTCTTGATAATTGCCTCGATTTTTAATCGAGCACCATCTCCTTGAGCCGCAACACCTGATAAAGGCGTTACCATTGGACCTCCTGTGAAAAAGTCCTTAAAAACTTCATGCAGACTTCCCGACAAAGATCTCCCCATTACTTCTCTCTCTTTTAAAAGAGTCTCCTTTCTATCCCACTCCTCTTCGGAAGTAGTAAATGTAAGTGAGTCCATTATCTCTAAAAACCGCTTTGAGCCAAGAGGTATGTCAAATTTTGCCGTTAGCTCGGGAATGTTTTCTTTCGGAATTTTTTTCCATGTTGGATTCGCAGCAAGAATATCCTTTGTAATAGCCTTCTTCAGGGCTGCCTTCATTTTGGTTCTGTATTTTTGGTAATTATCGTGCATATCCATTCTGGTCAGCCCGAAGTCATCAAGAGCGCCGGCCTTTGCCAAGGATTGAATTACGGTCTTTCCAACTGTGCGGCTATTGTTTCTGGAGACAAAATCAGCAAAGCTCTTATAAGGACGATTTTCCGTGATGCTCTCTATGGCCTTTTCTCCGAGCCCTTTTACGGCGGAAAGCCCAATTGCTATCGATTTAGCGTTTAGAACGCGATACTCTCCTGCCGACTTATTAACGTTGGGATGAGTTACGTCAATTTTCATGTTTTTGCATTCAGAGACATACTCCTGCGCCTTGTCGCTATTTGGGTCTTCAGAGTTGATTAGCGCGCACATAAACTGCACAGGATAATGACATCTTAGCCAAGCTGTCTGAAAAGATATCTTCGAATAGGATATTGAGTGAGATTTGTTAAAGCTGTACAGGCCAAGAGGCTCAATATAATGCTTCCATATTAAGGAGCCTGTTTTGTAATCCATCCCAGAAAAAGACATGCAATCCTTTACGAAATTCGCTTCAGTCCTAAGAACCAGATCTTCATCCTTGCCCTTTAGCTTGCTGATCTTTCTAAGGGCATCCGCTTGGTTCAGGTCCCATCCGGCACAATCTTGGGCAATAAACATTGCCTGCTCCTCATAAATTAGGACTCCAAAGGTCTTCTTTAAAGCCCTCTTGAGTTTGGGATGCTCATAAGTCGCCTCTTCCAGCCCAAGCCGACGCTTTGCGTACTTCTTTCTTTCTGCCGGCAGACAAGATGGTCTTCCAATTGCGTTAATAACAGAGATATCCTCAATGGTTTTTGGCTTTAGCTTTATACAGAATGGGGTCAGAGAAGACTCAAGCTGAAAAACTCCAAGAGTTTCTCCTCGCCCTAACATCGCATAGACTTTTTGATCGGCAAAGTCTATGTCTTCTGTTGTCAGCTTTTTCCCCGTAGAGCTCTCGATTAGCTTGAAGGTATTGTCGATAACAGTCAGCGTTTTTAGGCCCAGAAGATCCATCTTAATAAGACCATTGTCTTCACACCTAGTCTTCTCCCACTGAGTTACGACGTTGTTGTCTCCATCAATTCTCAGAGGGACTGTTTCGTAAAGCGGATTCTCACCGATAACCAAACCTGCGGCGTGAATGGACCAGTTTCTTGTGAGATTCTGTAGCTTATTTCCATATTGATAAAGCTCGGGGTACTTGCTCATATACGCAGAAAACTGAGGGCTATCCGCCATAGCCTTGTCTAAGGTTTTTGAATCAGGCATGATAGATGTAATGTTATTTGATATCTTAAATGCCGCCGACTTATCTCCTCCCAGACGAAGGCTTCTGGCTACGTCTTTTATAACAACTTTTGGAGACAAAGTACTCCAGTTTGAGATGGAGGCGACCTTATCTTCTCCGTACTTTTCTTTTACGTATTCCTTGACTGCGCCTGGATCCGAAAAATCTGTATCAATGTCTGGAAAAGATGTCTTCTGATTATTATGAAATCTCTCAAAAATTAAATCGTATTTAATTGGGTCTACGTCTGTAATTCCGGCCAAATATGCGACCAAAGAACCGGATGCTGATCCCCTTCCGGCGCCAACGGGCATCTTCTTTTTCGCCCAATTTATGTAGTCTGCAACGATAAGCATGTAGGAAGAAAAGTTCTTATCCTCCAGAACAGAGAGCTCGACTTTGACACGATCCCAATAGCGCTCTTTTTCCTCTTTTTCTAAGCCGCCAAGCTTATCTTTAAACCCTTGGATGCACCGATATCTCAGAAGAGCCTTATCCTCAGATAAGGTTGATCTAGTTTTCTTGTACCATGCCGAAAACTCTTTATAGTCCGGCTCTCCATGCACAGGAAAAGAGGGCAGCCTTGCTCCCTTTGGCTTTATGTAGTGAGGCTCCTCACAAGCCTCCATAATTTTAATTGTATTCTCCATGCCTTTTGACGCTACTTTTTGGCCAAAAAAGTCAACTATTTCAGAAGGCTCCTTCAGGTACATATCCTGAACTCCATAGCGGAATCTATCAGGATCGTCAACAGCCTTCTTGTCCTTGATGGCCAACATGAAGTCGTGATATTTTGCGTGCTCTTTATCTCGATAATGAGCGTCGCATGTTATGACGTATGGAATTCCTAATTCGCTGGATATCTTGAGCAAAGATTCGTTTAGCCTAACTTGATTAACCTCTTTTCCATTTTTATTAACAGCGTGTAAAGCGTGCGGCTGCAACTCCAAAAAGAATCTATCATTAAAAATAGAGTGAAATCTCTTGACGTATTGCGTGGCAAGCTCTTCGTCTTCTTCTGTTACAAGAGTTTTTCCGATTAGACCATTGCTGCAGGCGGTAAGGGCAAAAACGCCCTCATTGTACTTTTCGATATGCTCCCAGGAAATTCTGGGCGTCTTCTTTCCCATGTAGCCAGCAACTTGATTTTGAAATGCCAGATAATTTAAAGTTAAGATATTTTTATACCCAACTGCATTTTGAGCAAGAAGAACAAGGTGGTGACTCTTTCTCTCTGAAAGATCATTCGCGAAATAAGCTTCAATTCCAGGAATATATTTCACTCCGGTCTTTTGAGACGCAAGATATGCGTCATAACTGGCAGTTAATGTTCCGTGATCTGTTACAGCTACAGCTGGGTGCCCCACCTCCTTCGCCCTCTTAAAGAGATCGAGTGTATCGTTCATTCCGTCTAGAGGGCTTCCTAGTTCTGTGTGATTGTGAAGCGATACAAATGGTCCTTTTGACATTTTTCTCCTTAAAAAAGATATAGGCGTGGGAGCCGATATGGCCCTCCACGCCTATATTAGGCACGTTTTTTACTTTGTCCTAAGATTATTCAGACACCAAGCTGTGAATATGGTCATAAATTTCATTTACGATATCCATATCAATATCTTGCTTTGCACTACGAAGGGCCTGCGATAGCTCTTTTTTCGGAAGGCTTTTTGACTTTATATAGTCTGCGGACCACTCTCTTCGGGCTTCTTGCAGATCCTTGATCGAAACCTCATAAACCATATATTGCTTTACATATTCTTTTACGTCATCCATTGACCACGTAGTTGAGCCTCCCTCTGATTCGTTGAAAATTCTAACCATACCAGTCGACTCTGTTTCTTCTTCGTTCATATAAGCTCCTTATTGTACTTCTGTTCCGATGATCAGCTCCCAGGTTCTCCGGAGGCCTTCGCTTACAATAATAGCCTCAGAATACTTGCTCGCCTTTAAAACTTCAGGTTTTTTGCCAACAGGCCATTGATCGCTAATTTTCGCGTCCTTTCTCAAGGTGTTCTCGACATTTTGAGAGCTATTTTTTTCGAGCTCCCTCTTCTTCTGGTAGGCTGTAAACTCACTGTAAGCGTCCTCGATTCTATCAGTATAGTACTTGGCGAGGGCCTTCTCTACATTTTTAACACCCATAACTTTCTTCCCCTTTTTTGCAGCAGAAGGGAGGGTGGGATAAACAGGACCAATAGGCTCTTGATAAACTCCGTATCCAGCAAGGGTTTCTGAATGAAGGGAATAGATCTCTTGCATAGTCAGGGTTCTATCTGAATCCTTGTCTTGGATCTCAGATAGAACATCTTCAGTAGAATGGGTTGTAGATTTATAGTCATACAGTAAGTTCCTTATCTGCATGTAAGATCTTTCATCTTCATTACTGCCGCTAACAAAATAGAAATTACCACCAGAAGTGTCTCTCAGCTTATTCCTCATATTCTTGACTTCTGAAGTCTTACCCTTAATTCTTAGGCCAAGGCTGTTGTAGTCGCCCTCTTCAACTTTCCCCTTTAGATCGGGCTCGTGCCTATTCCCATAAGGATCAAGCAAGATTTCTGGATTTTTAACTCCAATCTTATTTGCAATATGGTCAAGTCCGTGACTCTTAATTAAGAAGTCTTTTACGAGAGTCTTAACGTCTGAGTCATATATGTCATCTCCAAGCAAAATTTGCTGTCCCGCCCACTCTTCAGAGAAGCATTCTAGAGTTAGCATCTTATTTAGCAAAACATAGTTATTCAACGGAATATATATTCCAGACGCAACCTCGTATCCTCCGGCCTTTTCTCCGAACCCTATAGGCCCCGTTTCTACTATATCTTTTTTCTTTCTCTGGAAACTCGTTAGACCTGACCCCATACTAACATTAAATGGCAACCCACGATACTCGCTAAACAAACTCTTCGTTCTAGCCTTAGCATAGGCCTCCGCTTTCTCTCGACTCTTGACCCCCAACTTGTCCTTTCTGTCTTGGAAGTCATTATAAACCCTCATTATATTCATCAAAAGGCCATTAGCATACTGCAGAGGTCTTCTCTGCAGCATGTCAGAGATCTCAATGACATTTCCCTCAGATATTGCAACCTCTATATTTGCGGTTATAATTGAGAGATCATTGGCTTTGAAATTTTTTGGATCAACTTCTATCGGAATAGAAATTCCAGTAAAACTAGGGGCGCCGATAGTAGGCGGAACTAAGTTGGCCTCTCCATGCCTGACCTCCTGAGGGCCTATTGCAAATCCACTTGAACTGTTAAATCCAAATTTATCATTTATAACAGCAGAACCTTCGCTCCCAGACACGACTCTTGTCATTGGGTGATCCAGAAGGCTCAGAAGGCTTTTTGAGGCAATCTTGAGGCCGACCGTTCGACTAGGAACTCTATACAAAGAGTACTCCGGGCCAATTCCGGCATCTGTCAGCAGCTTGCGATAAACGCCCTCTTCCAAAAGAACCGGAGCCTCTCCTATGGCACTTCTTAGCTCGTCCTGGCTTGTTGCCGTCATAATTATAATAAAGCCAGCTGCCAAAAACCCATCAAAAGAAGGGTCTATTATTCCAAACGGATTCTCCTTTCCTTTCTGATCGCAAATTCTAAAAACAGGATGAGTAAACTTATTCTTTTTAAACTCGTAATGCATGGCGCTCCATGTTGGGACTGCCATGACCCCCTCCTGTCTGAGGGACTCATGTTCAGCAGAAAGAAAGCCACTTGGAGAAAGCTTTCTTGCATACTTAGAATCTTTCCCCATAAGAATTTTAGTAACAGGTCGCACACTAAGAATCTTATTTAAGACCAAAGAGGCTTTTGCAGGAAGCAGAGAGAACTCTCGTATTAACGCGTCTTCATCTTCACCTGCTGCAGATACACCAAGACTTACGACAGGGCCTCCTTCTCTTCTGGGAGTTATCCTGTATATAGTCTCCGTATCTCCTGGCTGAACTACGTATACGGAGCCATCCCTTCCCTTCCAGAAAGACCCTAACTCTGGAGCTAGCTTGGAAAGATGAGGGGTGGCCTTACCTCTTACCGGAGGCGTATGTGAGTATCCAAAATCCTTCAGGAGGCCTGTTATGGAGTCTGCGTTTAAGCCCGCTCCCTCATTCTCTAGTCCATGCGGAAAGCTGACCCTCTGGGTGTCTAGTTCGGCAGAAAGTTGAGTTCGAATATATTTTATCGCCAAGTCTTGGTAATACTCGTTTAAAGAAGCAGAATTAAGTCCAATTGGAATTTGTTTTATATCAATTTTCAATAAACCAATATTCGTCATAATTGTGTCAAAAATATCATCCAATGAATCTTCGTCTTCTGGCACTTCGAGAATAACCGGCTCAACGATTGGAGATACAGAGCAATATTCGATTATAGACTCGGGCGTCAAAAAGACATCCTCTTCTACTCCTACGAATTCATAATATACATATCTTGGAGATATGTCCCTAAAGTATAGATTATAAATTATAGAAAGCTTTTCTGCAATATAATGAGCAGAGGCAGCAGCAGCCACTCTTCCGTAATACTCTCTTCCATATTGCTTAGACAACTTTAAGGTAGTATCTGCCGATATCAACCCCTTTGTGAGATGTGCAAGATCCTTGTTTTCCGGCCCAATCAACTTGTATAATGCAATCGCTCCAGGGGATTCGAAAACTGAGCTTTCGAATTTACCATGCTTTCGTCTGCCTGAAATCAAATAGCTTCCAATTGCTCCAATTCCCCGTGCAACTTCACCTTTTGATAGAGTTTTGTCATTATTTATTAAGGAGGATATTTCTTTTAGCAAAGCTTCGAAAACCTTTTCTGTAACCGTTCTTAGAAAATCTTGATCCAAAAAGAATAAAAATCTTTTTTCAGACTCAAAGCTCTCAAGGAAGCTTGAGAAGTCATATTTGTCAAAAACTGCCCTCCCTGATACTCTGCCTAATAGAGGCTCTAGATATTGATGAGTTGAGCTTATTTCTTCAAATAAATGATTTCTAGAAAAGTCAATCAGCTGAATGATGGCCTTTTCGAACTCACTCTTATTACCTTTGTATGAGTCTGAAAACGAAACGAGCTTATCTCCAAGCAATGGCGCTCGAATAACAGAGGATGAAGAAAGCCTTAAAAAATTAGAGCATGAACTAAGCATTTCTGACATAACGCGTGCAATAAATTTATTCATTAGATCAAAAATTTGCTCGGAGGCTATACTTTTGGAATCAAGAACTGAGCCATCATCAGCTGAAGCTCTAAAATCAATTCCACCTGTGTCTGCATACTTCTTGGCTCTATCAGATGCCTCAAAGCGTATGCCTTTTCCAGTACCTATTCCCATATCTTCAGAGGCTTCGTAGTATTCTTCAAGAATATGTCTTTTTAAAACTGTTCCGTGGGTCATAGTAACAGTTCCTGCCTCTGAGCTATTCGGGGCACCCCAAGCAAGCTTTACATCTCGCGCTCCCTTCCGAGGAAAGCTGTACTCTTCTCCGTTATATTCAAACTTTACGTCCTTAGGTCTAAGCCCACGCTTAGACCGTACTTCCGCATATGAGCGACGGGCATCTCTTCTGGTCGTTTCAGGGACGCCCTTAACAAGGAGGCCTTGATCAACTGCTGCTTTCACAGAAGCCTCGCCAGAGGCTTGGAGAAGCTTGTATAGAGAGTTCTTTGCTAAGATGTCTTCTGTAGATGTGCTTCCAGTGCTAGTCCTATGATAGAGTTTGGTTATATCATGTAGGTAATGCTTCGCTCCAAAATGCACAGAGTTGTTTATAGTAAATTTGTGTCCATGCCTGCACCTCAATACTACCCCGCCGATAATACTTAGATCTTCTGCAGAAAACTTTACGGAAGTAACTCTTTTTGCCGCTCCAGTAAGACCAAATCTTTTACTGCTTGCTGCCATACGAAGAATAGATGCAAGCTTTTCTGTTCGCTCTGCAGCTTCGACGGATTCTAGGCTGCCGCCTCCGCCTTCTTCTCCAAGCAAATCTATAAAGAATGCCATATCTGACACATCTACTCCAAGCTTTAGCATGAAATCAATAACGGCCATTCTTCCTTCTGCACTAAGATTTCCGATAAGAGCACTGAACCCAGCGGGATCGATTGAAGACGCGCTAACCCCCGCCCCGCATACGGGGAATACGGACGTCCCTTCTGGAAGGTTCTTAAACCCACCCATACCATCAGACGGAGGAGGGATAATGCCGCTTTCAAAGTCAAATTCATCTATCGCTAATGGGGCCTCGCTAATTGGGCCGGCCAGCGGAGTTACCAGATAGAGACCCTCTGCGGCCATTCTATACTTTCTTATAAGAGATTCAAATTCTTCTTTATTTGAAAAAGAAAGATGGGTTGGACATCTAAAATAATTTTTGGAAAACTTCCATCCGCCACTGCTTTTCGACTTATAGTATCTCCTTATCTTTTCTGCAGTAGCCTCATCTACCTTCTCTTCCTTTACGGCCCGCTCCAATGCACCATCTAAGCTTGCCTTGCTCCGGTAGACGTTCTTGTCGGAAAAGGAGCTGGCAGCTAGTATTGGGAGGGAGGTCTTATCGGAAGGTGCCGAACCATCTATAACTCCGGAGAGATCTACAGAAAATCCACATTGACCAAAGGATTCGCGAGATAGAGAGGAAGCCACCTCTTCATAAGGAAAGGCGCTATTTCTTCCATCACCTTCTGGGTAAGGGCAGAAGAAGCGTTGGCCCTTTATCGAAATACCTCTTGTAGTCAAAGGTATGCACCCAAGAAATCTCATAGCTTCTGCTCGCCTCAAAAGCCCCTCTGCCGATTTCTCAAACCTATCCGAAGAAATTAGGTCTTCGATTTCATCCCAAGTCATGCTTTCGTTTGACCTCTTATATATGGAGCTCCAGGCCTCTTTGATTCTCTTTCCGCCTACTACGGAAATGTAGCTTTTGGGAGGCGCAAATCTAGCCCCTGACGCTCTAATCTTCTCGATAGGGAGAGGTTCAACTTTTCCAACAACAAGCCTGCCGTCCTTATCCTTTTTAGTCTCCTTCTTAAAGAGAGAGTAAGTTTGCACCTGAATGTCAATCTTGCTCATCTTGGCTTCAATCGTTTTTCTTTTTCTCTGTTCTTCAGTGCCAGGCTGTTTCTCGAACCCATTGACAATAGTCTTTCCACATACAGTACAGCTTATAAGCTCAGCCTTAATCTGAGGGACAGACTCCTTTTTTATTGTATAATAAATTCTCTCTTTTCCAATATTAGAGGTTATAAAGCCGCACATTCCTCTTGAGCTAGAAAAAGATTCTCCTGCCAAATACTCTTTGGCCTTACTCTCTATACTCTTGCGAAAAGCATTATAGATTTTATCGTGAAAAGTTGATGAGAAGCCATACTCATACATTTTCTTAATACTCTCTGAGTATTTCTTGCTATACTTAAACTCATCAATTTTCTTCTGGAGAAAGGTGCCTAGGCTAAGATCTGGAAGCGCTATATGATATAAAATTGAATATATTGAGGAGAGATAAGGATCCTCTATTAAATGATTCGTCAAGTAGATCTTATCGTCTAGTTTTTCTCCTTGATTTTTTACAAAAAGATCTCTCATTTTAATAGATGATACAAATCTATCAAAGTTATCTGCTAGATTCTGACGATGAGCCTCTACTCTTTCAACTGTATCACGATCCCCATGCTTCTCATTGTTACGAGTATAGTCCGACCATTCTTTCGCTTTTTCTTCGAAACTTTTTAACTCTACTTTTATGCCAGATAGCAACTCATTTGTATATTCAGTTGAATATACAAAAACTCCATCTGGACCAGTCTTTCCTCCTAAAGCCTTTTCGTTATACTTCTTGAAAAATGCAGAAAATGTAATCGGAGTAACTTCTGCACCTTCCTGTATGGCCTTGTCAAACAAGGACTTATAGGAGTAGGGCGACGTATCTGAGATAAATGCCCGAGAAGATGTTACCAGTGATCGCTGCAATCTACCATAGGTCTTTCTCTTAAATAGGGCAGGCTTACGAACAAGCTCTTTGTCGAAGACCGAAATCTCTACCATGCCTTTCGGAGGATGCTCTCTAGGCTCTAGCTCTTCTAGCAAGGCTGAGGGCAGATCTTTCTCACCTGATTCTTCTTCGAAAATATTAATCGCGTCAGGTATAGGCTCCTTTTCTGCTTCTTTTTTTTCGCTTAAGAAGTAAGACCTAACTTCTTCAAAGGGCGTCTCTATAAAGCCTCTTATTCCGGCTATCCGGAATAAGAGTAATACTGGGGCCTCAAGATGATCGGGAAGCGAATAGCCCTGAAACCGAATAACAAAATCGTCATAAGCTGCCGAAAGAGCCTCCGTAATACCGCTTGAGCCAGAAGAGAGAAACGCCTTTTCGGCAGCTTCTATAAGAATATCTTTTTGTTGCTCGTAATCATATTCTACCTCAGCCTCACTCAGACCCTCCTCGTAAGACCCTTCTTCATAAGACTCTTCTCCGTAAGACCCTTCTTCATAAGACTCTTCTCCGTAAAAGCCTATCTCCTCCTCGCCTCTTTCTTCATAAGAATCTTCCTCTTCAGACATCAGCATTGGAAGAATATTAAATACTTGGTTTAAGTATTTATGGTATTCTTCGAGGGTGGAGAGAGAGTCGTCTAAGCGGGCCTCTTCAAAAGTTTCGGGAAAATGCTCTTTGCTCGCCTCTACTGCAGTCTCTAGTTTTGATTTACTGTTCATATTCTTTATTTTCCAAAAACTTTTGATATTTAGCCAATCTATTCTCTGAGGATTCTACGGCTTCCTTACGAAGAAAGCTTTCTTCGTAATCATCTTTTATTTCTTTTATTAGTAATTTAATCCACGAATAAGCTTGATTTATATGAGAATCTTCAGACCTTGTTGCGGCAACTAAGATTCTGCTTTCAACAGGATCTATTTCAATTTTCCCCTTAGAGCTTTTATTTGCAGCTATACAGAACTGATCGTCAGCAAAATCTACCGTTCCAATAAGAGAGGCCTCCTCTAGTTCAAGAAGCCTCAAGATCTCTCTGTTCAGATATGGGCCAACCACTTTTTTGGGGAATTCCCAAACTGGAATCGTAGATATTGCCTTGTAGTAATCTCCTCTAATTTTAATATTATAAAAGTCTTTTTCCATCAGCGGGGTTACGCACGTTCTCTGGGTGCTAAAAAGATCTAGATATAAGAGCTTCATCGTCTCATTTCCAACTCTAGCAATCGGAAGCTTTATTGAGAACCCTCTTTTTACAAACTTCTTATTTATAGGAGCTCCCGCTTTGGAGAAGAAGCCTCTTTCTAACGGTAAAGTTCTCTCTATGCAGATCGACCGCTCAAGAGAATCTGTAATGTCTGAAAGAGGATATATACAAGATATATAATTATTGTGCCCCATAGTGCCGTTCGTCAGAAGTGGAGTCTCCATAATTCCTGCGTTGTAATATCTGAATATATTTATAACGCCAAAATCGAATAAACCATCCAGTCTAGCCTCCAGTTCAATAGAGGCCTCTCCGTTCTCTTTCTCAAGAAGATCGAGCGTAGCTTCTATGTCTAAAGCCTCTCTTCTGATAATTCTAGCAAAAGAGTACAACAGAATTTGTATTCTGGCTCTTTTCTTTGCAGAAAGCGCTCCTTCGACAGCTCTCACAGAACTTGGCCTCTTTGGGCTTAACGCTCTCTTGCTAATCGAAGTTTTTCCCTCTAGTGGATCAATCTTTCTTATCTTATCTTCCAGAAGATACTTATATAAACTCTTAAAAAAAGCAATTCGCCTTCTCAAGGATGAGATATGCCTCGGAGAAGATGCGCGCTCTCTTAATAAGCCGCTGCTGTATTTGGAATCAAACAAGGCCCTGTCTGCTTTGAACGCTGATACAGCGGACCTAAGCTCGCTCAGGCTGTCTAGCCCAAGCGAGTCAAAGGGGAACTTCAAAAAGTCTCTTTCAATAGAAAGGAGTCGAGCCTTATAGGGCTTAGGCCTTCCTCTTTCTAAAGTTAGAATCTTATATTCTGATATAGACCTCTCCTCTCTTAGAAAGGCCAGCATTTCTTTTTTCATTTTTAGTCTTAGACGAAGTCTTCCAGAAAATCTACTACAGCCTTATTGGTCTTAATTCTCTTTAACCGCATACTTGCTGCCCAGCCAGTTATCCCAACTTGTTTGGCAGCATCTTTTATAGAGTGCCCCTCAAGGCAGACCATTTTTAAGATGGCCAGAGTTTTCTCATCAACTTGTCTTTCGAGTCGATCCATCATCATAGATAGGTCGACCTCTTCTTGAGCTGTTCTCTCTATGGAATAAATTCCATCAGATGATGATAGGCTGGATTCGAAATTATCATACTCCTCTCCGTTCATCGGATTTTTCTTGGGCATCGCACTAAAGATAAGCTCATCTCTTGAGACTCTATACGCAGAGCCATGCTCTGCGCCGCACTCCACACACACCTTAAGGCTTTTTTTCTTCTGAATGACACCGCCACAAGAGCAAAGGCTTGCCTCCTTTTGATGAAGATACCCGTAGGCATCATTTGACAATTTATTTGCGCTCTTTAGTTTTGAAATTATTTTATTTTTCAAGTGGTTGTGGAGGAACGTACTTAGCTTAACTTTCTTTTCAGGGTTAAATGCGTTAATTCCCTCAATTATCATCACCGAGAACTCTTGCCTCAAGTCTTCGGTGTGATATCCGGAAATATATATTTTAGACGCCCATTTGCATACCAAGGGGTATATCTTTTTGAGAACCCTATCATATCCTTCCTTAGTTTTTGTATTAATAAGAAACTCTTCTTCGTACATCCTAACAAGGTGTTCGTGCTCGCTCTTCATATATCTTCCTATTCCGCCCAAGCATCTTGGCATATTGGCATATAGTCGCACCACCTACACAACATAGACGGCTTCTTGACCCAATTCTTGTCACTTTCAATTGCTGAAGCTCGTTTTGTTACGGTGTCTACACATCTGCTTAAATCACTGCGATTAAAACGATACTCTTTGGTAGAGCTCTTGTGCTTTAACATAAGATAAGACCCATGTACCTCCTTGACATCTTTAAATTTCCGATTTAAAGCCTCAGCGTATACTAGAAGCTGAAATTCATTTAAGTATTTCGGATTTTTACTTGTCTTGTAATCTAGAACTCCATACACGCCTGGACTTATTCTGTCGACTCTATCTATAAAGCCTCGCACTATTGTCGTTGGGTTTATATTAAACTCATACTTCATTTCTGTGGCAATTACATCAGGGGTTCCTTCTGCTCTGATCTTATTGAGATAATCTTGCATCATTATCCTGAGAGCAAGCATTCCAGACATATCTCCGTCTGGCATCCAAGTAGATTCCTGCAGCAAGTTTATGTTAAACTCTTTTACTCCGGCTACAAAGCACTGCTTCATTAAAATCGAGTAATCTTTCGAGGGAATGCTTTCCGCTATAATTCTTTCATGAAAGATTTCCAAAATTCTGTGAGCACAAGAGCCTAGCTCTGTGAAGTTCCATTCTTGCTTTGGAATGTCTGGCTTTTCAATATACCTATAATGATATTTTTTGGGACACTTTTTGTGAGTGTCCATAGACGAAACAGATAACTTTAACAAATTAAACTCCTAATTTTAAAACGCTCGACTAACAGACCTATCCTGTATCCAGCGATATACAAAACGATTTTTGCTACCAACCCCGTTTTTTGAGGTCTTTCTCTCGACTCTCTGAACAGACTTTATCCATCTAGATTCTAGACTCTCCCAATAGTAAGATATATAGAGCTGTTTCTCTGCGTCATAAAAGCTTCTAACATAATTTCCAGTAACTATAGGCTCGGGCTCCCCTAATCTTTCCTCATAGAATTTGGCAGTTGGACCGAAAGTACTATAAGTGCGATTAATAATCTTAACGACTTGGTTGTCCATCATTTCTTGGGTTGATCCGTCTATAGTTATGTACTTTGCCTTTGGATCAAATTCTGAATTATTATTTACAGAAGAAATAGAAAAACGATCATCTGCAGAGTTGATTTCAGGAAAGTTTATAAATGAAACAGAAGTCTTGTTTCCTGAAAGCTTTACTCCGCTTGAGTTAACCAGGGACGCCTTTATATCTAAGTCCTCAAACGCTATCGAAGTCTCTTGAGCTGGCTCTCCAACGGAGTTTACGGATAAATTATCTAGCACAACCGCCGAAGAAGATAGAATCGAAATTCCCTCCTCACCGATTCTCCTTGGGCCATTTAGATCTGTAGAGCTTGTAGCGTAAGACTCAGTCAGAACAGCAGAGCTATCTGTAGGTGAGATTGCTATTGCCTTCAAAGTAACTGCCCCAGGGGACGTTGGTAGGTGGACATTTCCAACTGCAATTAAATCTGCTGAAGTTGGGGTTTCTCCGTCAAGAGTATAATACACTGTCGCAGGAACGTCCGTAGAAAAAGTTACGAAAGATGGAATTTCCGAAATAAACTCTATTTCACTTTCGACTAATGTTAGCGTTATCATATTTTCCTCGCAATATGCTCAATATAATTAGCATGTCACCTAGTCGTAAATTTTATAGAACTTTCTCCATTGACTTTCGTTATATCAATTATGTTATCAAACTTCTCTTTCAAAGATTCGTCATGGGTTATTACCAGTATCTTGTACTTATCTTCTAGAGCCTTAATTACGTTAACAAAAAGAGTCTCAACTCCATAACGATCAAGAGGAGAATTAACCTCATCAAGGAGCAAGAACTCAAGCGAAGAGCCTCCGTATCTAGAGGACATATCACTTAAGCCTATTCTGAGCGCAAGTGATATCCGGAACTTCTCCCCTCCGCTTAGAGACTTAAAGCTTTGTAGGTGTCCATCCTTCTGTACCTTTAAGTCCAAGGTTTCTATGGTAGAAACTCCGTCTGAACCGACCCGCTGTGTCTCTAAGACTATAGATGCTGGCTCGTTGCAAATTGAGGACAAAATTACGTTTGAAGTCTTCTCTAAATCTTCAATAATTGTATCTAAAAGAACTGCTTGTATCCCATTTTTTCCAAACATCTTGGCAAGCTTATCAAAGGTTGATACTGCGGCCATCTTCTTAGCTATGCTCTTTTTGTCCTCTGACATCTTCTTAAGCTTAGCAGACAGAGTGCTTTCTCTTTCGAGTAATCGTCCAATACTCACATTCTCTTTGGAAATATTCTCTAGCAACACAGACAACTCTGCTCTAAAGATTTTTAGGTTTTTTCTGATAGCCTGAAAGTCTTCATTCTTGATTGATTCTAGTTGAGATTTATTTCTTTTTAGACGATCAGCCGCCTCCACTGCGGCAATCTCCGCAGCGCTCAACTCTTGTTTGTACTGCGCTATATTCTTTTTCAAAATTGACAGCTTATGGTTTTCTATCTCTAATTTTTCTCTCGCCTTTAGGATCTTGACATTTTCAGCCTTTGTTTTGAGCAAAGCATTTAGGGCATCTTCTGTGTTTCGCAATTCTCTTATAGCCACACTATTTCTCTCGGAGTACGTCCCTCTCTTGCAGAGGATATCTTTCTTTAGAGAATCATACAGCTCTTGGTCAATATCTTGACTGCAAACATAGCAACGATCTTGAGCTATCTCTATATCGTCTAAGCTTCTAATCAGCTCCTGTGAAGAGGCTTTCTCAACTTTATAAAAGGATAGTTCGCTAGTTAGATCCTCTACTTTTAGCTCGTCAACTTCCTCAAGGACCTTTTCCTTGAGGTATAGCTCCAGCTTTCCGGCTAAGACCAGAATTGGAGCTTCTTCTGTCTCTAGATCAAAAATTCTCTTCTTACAATCTGTCACCTGTCCTAGCAGCCTTCCTCTCTTTTCATTGAGGATTAAAATTTCCTCAGTTGCCTTATCATAGGCGTCCGTATCAAGGCTGCTCTTTAGTTTTGAGTACTTGACCTCCAATGAAGAGATATCTTTGGAGTAGGCGCTCCTCTTAGACTGAAGCTCTCCTACCCTTTCCTTTGACTGGCTGACATTAAGGCGTACGTCTTCCAGCTCTTCGAATGTTACATCATAATCTTCTACGGATTTCTTTAGAATCTTGCATTCCATAGAAAGCTCTTTGGCCTTCTTCTTGGCCTCCTTTTCGTAAGAGTCCCATCTTGATACATCAACTATTGATTTTAAAATCTCTTTTTTCCTAGAGGCCTCTACTTCTGCAAACTCAGAGATATCATTCTGCCGAAAGTAAATAGAGTTCACAAAGGTCTTGTGATCAAGCCTAATAGTCTCTTCTATTTTCTTGTTGGTACTGCCAGATGTTGAGCCAGACTTATCGATCCAATCGCCAGCCTTATCTAGGCAATGTAGCTCAACTTCTGACGTTGAGTTTACTCTATTTCTAGTTCTCTTTACCCTGTAAACTTTGTCTTCATGCTTGAATTCCATAGCAACAGAACAGATCGACTCTCCCCATCGAATAATGTCATCCATCATAGCTGATCTGGACTTATTAAATAGGCACCACAGTATACCCTCAAAGATAACCGAGTTATGGGTTATGAATCCATTTAACGCATACAGTTTTGTATGATTGTCTATCTGTATATCATATGTTTGCTCATCAGGAATCTCTTTTATTGCCTTGACCTTGTCCCAATATATATCGGCATTTGATAGGGCAGTTAGTCTATCGCTCTTCATGAAGGCGGCATATTTGCCAAGCTTGCTTCTTGACATGTTTTTGTTACGAATTTGACTTCTCGACAAATTAAACCTATCCCTATTCCCATAAAAAGCACCAGACTTAATGCTCTCCTGTATTTCATCCCGGAATAAGCTCGAAGGGACTACGTCCTTATTCGGATTTCCACGAATAGATTGAATTTTCTTTCTCATAGCCAATAGCCTAGCCTTCTTTGGACCGTAAACGTGTCCCTCTACTAAGTCGAAAAACCTATCGAAGTTGCCGGCCTCGGTGTGCAAAGACAGGGTCCAAGAATTATGTTTTTTAGCAATTAGCTTGCGCCTAACCGTACCTGTCACCCCAAATCTCAGCAACAGACTCTGTATATCATATGCTAGTTGCCGAGATTCAAGTCTAAAAGATACCTCTCGACTCTTTTCGGTGTTCGCAATGTATCCATCGCCAGAAAAAAACATTCCCAAAAAAGCGCCAACATTTTCTTTGCTTTCAGAAAAGAATATTGTGGGTAAAGTTTTGTCAATCGCCTTCTTCCCCATAAGATTATATTTTTTGAAGAAATCTCTAGAGGCCCTAGCTGAAGACAAAGACTTTGCGGCTCTCGTTATAATGGGATCATTAAACGATAGCAGCTTATCATAATTTAGCGCATGTTGAAGCGCCTTTATTCTACTCCAGTTATTTGGAGACATTTCTTCTAAAGAGATTCCGAGCTCTTGCATTCTCTTCAAAATAGCCGCCCCATTTCCCCTTCTGTCATTGGCTGATGTTATCGTATACGTTAGCTCCTGCTTGCTAAGCGCTCCTCCAAAGATGTCCTTTACGTCTTTCCTTGCTACTTCAACGATCTCTTCATCTGCATTTGTAAACTTCGGAGACATGCCCGTCAGGCCGCCTTCTGCGGCGAACAAACCAAGCAGTCTAGCCTCAGGAGCCTCAAGGGTTGTCTTCGGACAGATAACTCCAAGGCTTCTTGGTGTTGCAACAAAGTCTCCTTCCGTAAGAAGTGAGGCCTTCTTACAGTTTAGGTCATCAGATAAAATTGGATGTGTTTTAGAAACACGCTCAGAAATGCCAGAGACCATAGTCACTTCTAGCATACTCTTTACTCCAGATACCTGAGTCGCAACAACTTTGGCTGGCCTCAGCTTGAGATCTTCGTCAAGGCCCCATACATAAAAATCCCGAAAATTTTCATGCAGTTCTTTTACAGAAGTTTTTTCTCCGGTATATGCGTCTGTCAATATGGTGTTGCCAGACAAGCACTTCCCTGAGCCATTACTTTTCGTATAATCACCCTCTGTATTTCCAATTAAAAGAGCAGAATTAAATTTCGTGAAATCAATTTCGCTTTCTGAATGTGAAAAGAAATTTATCATCTTTATATTAAGAGGAATCATGCGTCTCCCATAATTATCTTAGCCTCTTTTAATAAGAGTTTTTGATATGCATCCTCAATTCCTTGTGACTTTGCAAAGGCCTCAAACATAGAGAAATCATCTTTGTGATTGAGTATTCCGATATCCCGAACTGTTCTCTTGGTTATAATTTCGACCAAAACCTTTGAAACATAAAAGGCTCCGTTGTCATAAAGCTTCGACTGAATAGCCTTCCGATCAACTGCAGGGGCAACCTTTTCGTCTATAGTAACCTTGAATCTTACGATTCTATCTTCTACGTCATACGCTTCTACTGCGTCGTCAAGAGCTTTTGTAATTCCCGAAAAATCATGCCCAGTTAGATCATAGGAAATATCCAGCAGATTGCGTACCGGTATTTTGCAAAATTTTGCTCTCTTTTTCTCAACGTTATAATCTATGAAATATTTCTCAATATTGGAATCTCCGAAATTAGACTTTTCCATAGAACCTGTATATATACAGACCGGAGAGCTTTTTCTTAAGACTCTAAACTGATGCACATGACCCATCATAGCGACATCGCACCCAGCAAAGGCCAAGGGTTTTGCCATAATCTCTGAGCCGCCGTAGTTATTATAACTTCCTTCGTAAAAGAAGTTGTGCCCCACAGCTATAATCGGTATATCCTGCTCACATGTTTCGATCAAAGATCGAACTTCTGCGTCATACCCCCCTGACTGCTCTGCAGTAGTCTTTCCGGGATACATCCTTTTGTCTCTATACGGAAGCAACAGTAGATTGACTCTTTTGTTGTCCTTATTGGAGACCTGAATTACATCTGGATTGAGAACCATGCGAACATTAGGGTACTCACAGGCTCCAAGAGAAGAGATAGAGCTTGTAAAGTTATCTCCGCTTCTCTTGTAGTCATGATTTCCCATTAAAATGAACGACGCAATATTTGCGTTTGAAAGCTTCTTCAGGGCCCGATCTACAATTCCCATGTGCTCCGGTTCCGGATCCCTAAACTCAAACATATCTCCTGTTTGAATGAAGATTTCAGCCTTTGTTTCGATTGCATGGTCAACTACATAGTTGAGGCTTCTCTCATAGTCGTCCACTCTTGTGTTACCGCCCTTTCCATTCGACCTTCCTAGGCCAAATACTGCGCCGATATGCACATCTCCACATACTATAGCTCTCATAGTTTGAAATACCTCCTGTGCAAGATCTTCTTCAGTTTTTCCTGAATTCTTTTCGCTCCAGCAACGTCATACCTATCCAACAAGCTTATCTTTGAATCCATTTTTTTAATCAAAGATTCTATCCAAGCCGCATCATCCGAGTGCTTTCTTTGGAGATTGCGAAGAATTTCTGATATCTCCAAAAGCACAAACAAAGTACTTTGCTTCTTTTCATGCACGCCGACTCGGGCCTTATTGGGATCTACACATACAGAGAGGTCTTCTATTGCCTCTGTAAAAGTTCGATCAGTACAGAGCATATAGAAGTCTATAGCATTATTTGAGGCTCCACATCCAAAACAATAAAAATTATTGTTTTGATTATCGATGTATAATGATCCGGTTCTTTCTAGTCCAGATTTATGCTCTGTTCCTGGACATTTGCACTTATGTGTAAAGTTTCCGCTATTTGCCTCAGAAAGGGCAATCCCCTGACTTTCTGCTATTTCAGAAATTTTAACAGAAGCCAATATATCCTGCTTTGAATAACGCCTCAAAAGAATTTGCTCCAAAAAGATGGCTTACGCCTCTTAACCCCTAGCCTACTCAGCTCTTCCTCGATGTCAGTAATCTTCGGCGCACGAAAAAGTCTCGGAGTAGAGAGTGATGCGTCTATATAGAGGCCTGTTCCAATGTCCGTTATCTTCTCTGCCCCATTAGAATCCAGAATGACACGACTATCTACAGCGGAAGCAACCTTTAGTGCTATCCTGGCCGGAAAATTTGCCTTAATAAGGCCGGAAACTACATTTGAAGAAGGCCTCTGCGTTGCTAGGATTATGGAGATTCCAGCGGCCCTGCCTTTCTGAGCAAGGAGGCATAGCTTTTTTTGAATTGCCTTATTTTGCAAAGTTAAATCTGCCCATTCATCAATAACCAGAATAATCGGGTTCATTCTTGGCTTCTTTGGGAAGCTTAAATTAAACTCCCTTGCATCCCTTGCTCTCGCCTTCTGAAGTATCGCAAAACGCTCCTCCATAATAACTGTAATTTCGCCAATCACATCTATTGAGTCTTCTACGGAATGTACTATTTTCGCGACAGATGGTACATCTTTATATATAGAGAACTCAACCATCTTCGGATCTACCAAGTAGACTGCAGACTTCTTTCCTATGAGAGAAAGAATGAAGTTATGCAGCAAAACACTCTTTCCAGACCCGGTCGTCCCTCCTATCAAAACGTTTGGCATCTTGTTCATATCTAAGCTTAGCATTTTGCTGTGAGAGTCTGCCCCAAGAGTTATGGGAATATAGTGATTCTCGTCAAGAGAGCTGTATGCCTGCTCAAAAGAGGGCGGCGAAATTTGCTTGGTCTGAACGTGAACCCTATATATTCCCCGATCCATCATCATAGATCCAGTGGGGTAAGCGTGAGCCATAAGAGAAAGCCCTAAGTCTCCAAGGGCTCGATCCACTTTGGAGGCCTTCTCTCCGTGCCTTAGCCTTATGTCATAAATATCGAAATATTCTTGCTCTTTTAAAGAAACAGAGTCTGCCTTGATCTTAAATGCACTAAGTAATTCTGAAAATACTTTTTCTTTTGTTTTTTCAAAAATCTGAACTCGACCCTCTTCCGGCATTAGAACTCCTTATTTCTTCCAAAATATCCTGCAGCGCCTCGCGGTACCCTATACGAGCAATATAGGCACCGTCCTTTGTTGGGTCAAGAGAAAACTTGCGAGCCTCGTCTTCCAGCCCTCTAATAAGGGTATTGTTTTTTGATATTTTGCCTAGAATTAGGGAGATTGTCTCTTCCTTGAAGCTCACTTGGATCCCTGGTTCTTCTTAACTCGGCCGAGCTCTCTTTTTAGATCTCGGAGCTCTGCCTCAAGCTTGATGTTATCATCCCTAAGCTTAAGAGAGGATCTTAGAGATAAAACTATAAGGCCAAAAATTCCTTCCCCAGGATTGATTCCATCAAGGTCGTCGGCCGCAACCAGCAATCTATTGAGGATAGATACTACATTTTTGTGGTAGCCCGGAGTCTGGTTGTCGGGATGAGTTTTGTCGGACAAGAGTCTCTTGAAGTCGTCAAAGGCACTCTCTACTCCGCTTTGTGCCTTGCTCTTCTTTGAGTCCATATACTTGCTATTCGCAGGCATCTTTACGTTAGACATGAAAATCTTCCTCCAGCATTAACATTATGTATATACCGCATCTTTTATGCATTTTTAAAAATGCCTGTATCTCGTGCAGCCTATCTTCTCCTATGATACCAAACTGTCTATATAAAAAGTTGATTATGTTAATGCACTTGTTATGGTCGTTACAGGGCGCGTCAAATAAGCCGCAAGCATTTTCTAAAAAAGGCATCAACTTATCTTTCGTCTCTCTGTTTAATTTGGACAAGTCTGCAATTGGATTAACAATAGAATTGCAGCAAATAAATCCAGAGCTTTCAACATGTCCATTGCATCCAAATAATATCAAAATCTTCACCTACATCTTCTCTGTATTTTACATGTTTAATAAATCGAAACAATCGTTAGGAAGTGCCTCTCTTAGATATCTATATATCCTCCGAAAGAGACGCTCATTACATCTGTTGAATTTGGATCTGCAGTAATTACAAACATATCTCCAGTTGTGCCGTCTAGTTGAAGCTCTGCAATATTAGGGGAAATTCCACTGTCCTTCGGAAGAGCCCAGGCTGCCAATAATCGCCCCTTATCAGAAGTCATGATCCCTGTGGAAGAAGTATCGTATTCTATATAATCTCCAAAGTCAGTCCACGATGCAGCTCCGACCAAGTCTGGATTCAGATATAGCCTAAAGGATGAGAATTTCCTGCATCAATCGTTACCTCACTTGATATGCCATTATACTATACTCCACTCTGTGCCAGAAAAAGCCAGCATAACACTTGCATAATCTGCGTCAAGAACAAGAGAGGCTGCACCATCAATTGTCTCTGCGCCATCTGTATTAATCGTTATATTGCTAGCGAAAGCTGACCCAGCTTTATCTTTTATTGTTAAAACTCCAGTATTATGATCAGCTCCAGCCAAAAGAGTTATAACTTGCGCCGTGCCTGTTGCTAACACGTAGTCATCTGTTGCCAAGACCACATAAGGATCTGCGGCAGTCTCCGTAATAGTTGGAGTGGCAATAGACGGAGTCTTCCAGGCCGGTTGCCGATTCGCGTCTGCCGTAACAACCTGCCCTGGAGTCCCTGTCTCTAAGTAATAAATATCTCCACTATCAGGAAACGCGGTTGATTCACTTGGATTCGAATTCCAAAGGGTAATATGCCCTTTCCCCTTCTTCAAATCATTAATTCTAATCGGAGAATGGTCGGCAGGAGCAGATTCTCCTCCCGTAGCTCTTTCAACAATATGAATCCTTCTTGCCGGAGCAGTTAAGAGATCTGGACCTATAACCTCGCCAGGAGTGATGGGGCCGATCCCTACATATCCCGCCTTATCCAGAGAATCTTTGCCTCCATCTATAATGATCGCAGTCTTGAGGGCCGCATCAGTATCATGGTACGTCTGTAAATATAGATTTCCATAATCATTTGCGCTTCCCCCATAAGTATGATGAAAGCCGGCGATCCTAGCTATAGGGCCGGATGATAAGGTTCCGGAATTTCCGATGAAATTAAATGCAGAATATTTATCAAAATCTCCTGGGCCATTAGTTGTGTTTTCCAGAGAAATAATCGGCCCAGTGCCTTCTCCCGTTCCTCCTGCAACTTTGTTATAAAGAAAAGAGCTGTTTCCTCCAAATGATCCAGAGTCATTATACTGAATATTTGTATCTGCTCCGCCAGGAGTAGACGGCGTTGTACTAGACTCAATCTTAACGGTATCTGTGTCAGCGGTTGCAGTTAGGGTAATTCCAGTTCCGGCAGAAAAGGTAACCGTATCCGTAACGCTATCAGCGACTACAGGGCCGCCTGACGCCGAACCGCCGTCCGCAACTACAGCAATATTTTCAAATAAATTTTGAACGCCTACAGAAGAACTTGTGTAAAAATCTCCGCTCGCATCGACAACAACAGCCGTTCCACTTCCTGCTGACAGCCCGACCACTCTTAATGGAGGATTTACCAAGTCCTTTATGTGCAATCTTCTGTCTGGAGAAGAAATTCCTATTCCAACTCGCGTATTCGTATAGTCGTATACAAATCCGTTGTTTCCGCCAAACGCTCCTGCGTTATTGAACTGTATGTTGGTGTTGTCTCCGCCTGCAGAGCCTGATAAATCTAAGAAATACTTCTTTTCCCCAGTTGTAGTATTCTCTATATATTCTGGTATCGCGAGATTTTCAAGATCTTCTCCAGCAGCAATTGCAGCAGCCCTTCTTGCTGCTGGCGTTCCATAAACTAAGTCAGAATAGCTTTGCAAATTAATATATTGTACTGCCGGAGTTGAGCCTCCGTATCCACCGAGGTTTGCATGAGCCAGCTGACCTCTTACATGAGCCCCCTCTGTCAGAAGTATCTTGGAGGCTCTTCCATTCGCATGGGTCCCATCATGAACGTGTCCTGCCACAAGAGGATGAAATTCATCAACCGAAGTATTAGATCCATACTCTCCTCCGAAAATGCGATTCATTACGTCTGCAGTAACAACCGTTACGGCCGACGTATACTTTGTCAAATTAGTATCGCTGCTATCTGCCATCTTAAACCGTAGGCTCCCTAAATACGTTCAGCATATTTTCAACAACAGTGAGTTTGACAGCAACGCTTTCACCGACAAGCAGATTGGAGCCTACTTGGTCAGATTGATTTAGCATTACGAACTTAAGGCTACTCCCCTTTGCGATGCCGGTACCCGCATCGGTTGGAGCAGTCTCATCGTGACAGAAGAATACTTCAAAATCAGAAGCGCCGCCTCCGACAGGGGCTGCGGGACTTGTAACTCTAGAGCCGCTCGTTCCCATCGCCAATGGAATAAGGGCTCCAGAGTCAAATGTTTCCAAAAGAGAGGTCATCTTGTAATCGAATGATCCATCATTTTTGCAAACAACGCCTCCATTCATCAGGAAAGCTGTAGAGTTATGCTCACTTACATTTAGCGTATTTTGATCCCAATATGTATATGATATTGTTGCTTCTATTCTTATGGAATAAGAGCAATTAGCCCTTGGAAAAAAGGCTCTCTTAGGGGACGCTGTGTCTTCTGCTCCATCCAAATATGCAACAGTTGTTGTTGGATACGGAACGGAAGATGTAGCAATATTTGCTCGACTATAGTTGAAGTGACCAAACATTGTTGCGCTAAAAACCTGAGCACTTCCGACATCCTTTGTAAACAAAGTCCAAAGACCTGCAGAGCTGGAATTTAATGGGAAATCTGATAAAACTGGATTTTCTGGATTATATGCTCCTGAGGCTTGCGTGTTTTGTCCCCACATGTGAGAGTGGCCTCGAAATCCAATTACAGAGGAACTATCAGGGGAGTCTGCAGCCTCTTCAGAGGCCTCTATAAGATTGCTGGCTCCACATACCATAGAAGCCTCACCCGCCTCTATGGTATTGCTCTTTCCGCCCAATACAACTGAGGTCTCAGCTCCTGACTTAATCGTATTTTTCGTTCCACTAACTACAGCAGAGAGGGCCGCCTCAACAAGATTTTCTTTTCCACCGGAAATAACAGAATAATCTCCAGACGCTTCCGTATCTGCCCCAAGAGCTACAGAGGCTATGCCGCGATTTGCTTCATCCCACTGTGTATGATCAACTGTTCCTGCTCTAAATGCGGAATTGGATTTGTCAAAAAAGAATCGACTGTCTCCGTCACCGCCTAGATCAAGATCCTCAAGCGATGAGGAGCCAAATACAAAGTCAAACCCTTCTGCGCTAGACCAAACATCCTCTATAGCCTCAAGGCTTGATCCATTCCATGTCTGATCCTTCTGCCTTATAATCTTATTCTCTGTTATAGCAGACGCGGCACTTGAGGGGTCAGAGTCTTCCTGAAAGGTCAGGTCTGCCCTAAGACCTCTCAGGTCCAGAAGGTACTTTGTAATAGATCCGTCTTCTGTATACTCTGGAATTGCCTCGCTAACAGTTATCGTATCAAAAACCGTTCTCTTTGTAACGGCTTTATCTCCAAGGTTTTGATTCTGTAACTGACCAGAAACATGGTCGATCAAATCGATCTTCCCTGCATGACCGTCTGCTCTGGCTCCGTCATGAACATGGCCGGCAACCCTGGGATCATCAGCTGCTAGCAAATCTCCAGATGATGTTCCGAATTCTCCTCCATATAATGAATTAGCAAAATCTGCTGTAACAATTGTTACCGCAGATTTAAACTTAGTTAGTACGCCTGAGGAATCGCTTGCCATTACTTTTTACGACTTTTGAAATACTTTTTAATTTTGTCACTAACTTTAAATTTAACTGACTGATAGGCGTCAAGGACCATTTTCTCTTGAGTCTTCGGATTCCTAACTGGCCTAGGAGCATGTGTATATAGGTAGTATTTTCCAAACCCTACAATAGAGACCTCTCCATCTTCCTCTAGGCCTTCTATTATTGATTCGATTGTAGCCTCTAGAACTTGGTAGGACTCCTTTTGGGTCAGCAGAGTTTTTGATGCTATTCTTTTTGCTAATTTCTTTTTGTTCATCATAAGTTTGGTCTACCATTTTTGCACATGCACGCATATGCGTGCATGCCTTGTACCTATAAATCTTTAATTATTAATAGTAAATTAAAGGATATCATCATCAAACTTACCGGCATGCTTTCTGGACCTCGCAAGATCCTCTTCCAGTTCGTTCAACTTACGTAGGTAATAGTCATAAATCACTACTAAATCTGCTTCATCCATACTTCTTGGGTCTATCCCATAATTTTCATATATTTCACCTACTTTTTCAACAACCTTTAACAATGCACCTTCTTTATCTAACGTAGCCCATGAACCTATCATTTTTCATCTGCTCTTTTTATTATTTGCCTGCAGATATCTAGCATGTTTTCTACTGGCATTTTTAATTTAAAAGAATTGATACAATAGGCACACCATACAAGGTTTCCCCTTACATACCCCTTCTTCGGATCCACGCAGTCTAGAGACATCTTCAGCGGATCATGAACTCCATACTCATCTGATTTAATCACATTAAGCTTAATACCGGAGTAATGGCATCTTCCTTCTTGCTTTTCAAACAAATCGACAATATACTCTCGGTTAATACCAAAGGGAAGATCTCTCTTTAGAGCTCTTTTCCTCGCAGATCTGAGAGAGCTACCGAACATCAGATTCGGATGCTCCATGCACTTCTGTCTCCAGTTCACCTCGGATTACTCCTCGCCTACTGGCTTGTTAAATACATTCACCATAATGCGCTGGCCGGCCTTAGCTCCCGCTGCCTTAATCACAGTTCTTAGGGCCGCCGCTATACGCCCTTGCTTTCCAATTACCTTGCCGACATCTTCTTTTCCAACTCTAACTTCTAATAAAAGTCCCTTCTCTGATTCGGTCTTGAGAACCTGAACAGATTCTTCGTCGTCAACAATATTCTTTACCATCTCAACTAGTAGCGCTTGTACATTTTCCATTTTAAATCTCCTTTATAGTTATTGTTTTCGGCTCTTCTTCTGCTTTGCGCGGAATTACTAATTCTAAAAGTCCATTTTTCATCGAAGCAGACATACGTCCAACATTAAATGTTGGATTTATGTAAAACTTAGCCTTAAAGTTTCTTCTGGCAATTCCCCTTACGATCATCCCTCTTTGCACCACTATATTTGGAGCCTTTGCAGGGTATTCTTCTTGATCAGATAATGCCTCATGCATTTCCTCTGCGTCTATTTTGTTTCCAGATCCAGTTATAAAAACTTCATTGCCCTTTGCTTTGAGCACAATGTCATCAGGAGAATACCCTGCAAGCGCAAAGGCCATATGAAACCCCTCGACATCACACCACTGATCACACCTTGGAAACTTTCCTGATGAAGAAACCTTCTTATTAGAAGAAACCTCTCTGAAGAACTCATCATCTATCCACAGCAAATCTAGAACTCTAGCCGGAATTGAGACCCTGCTAATAACATCTTTCATATCAAACTATTCCTCTTCTTCATATAGGTTAACAGGCTCATCGAGATTGGCAGCAATTGAATCTGCCGCATCAACAATGTTGTGAATTGACCAGCTTACAACGCTTGTAATAAATGCGCCGATTACTGGACTTATCTCAAAATATAAGGACAAGAAAGCGCCAACCCAAACCCCGGTACACATAGAGCAGTTTATTAACTTCTCAGCCCATAGGCTTCGAGATAAGAACCTTCTCAGTGGCTCCGCAATATCTGATACAACCAGTACCAGAGTCATCCCGGCAGAGCTTAAGCAGAACATTAAAAACTCGGTAAACTGCACCAACTCATCCTCACTCATAATATACTTTAACGTCTTTTAATTATCAACAATATTATGTCAACTTATTGATATTCCTAAAATCTTCACGGATTCTGCAAAGCTTTTGCCCGAGGGGCCGGGGCGGTTGTTTGCCGCCCCGGCCCTATTTATATTTTAGGCGCAGGTTTTGACTCGTCAAGAGTCGCTGCAGACTCCTTTTCACAAAGGCCAATAAATCGATCCAGATACCACTTTGCCTTCTTTAAATCCTCTAGGACATTACCGTGCTTCCTTCCCGCTCTTGATATATATTTAACTGTGTTTCCAAGGTGAAACCCTAACCGCCAAGCCTCAATAACCTTGATCGTCTCATAAACCGTGGACTCTCCCTGAGGGTCACCACTCTGATAATGGCTAGGATGTTTTACATTGCTCATTTAATATCTCCTTTATTATATTGTAATTTCACCTTTGACGAACCTACTTAGCTTTTGAGTTTTTCCGGTTCGATGATCGGTCACCTTGTCTCGCTGAACTTGATAAGTCCTTATCTTATCTCCTCTCATTCCAGAGCCAACCTGAGAGGCTCTCAGCTCAGACCTTCGTCTGCTGGCTGCGCTCCTTTCGATCTCATATAGCTTAGCTCGAAGAAGCCTTAGAGCATAGTCTTTGTTCAAGTGTTGTGAACGCTCTGATTCGCATCGAATGCTTATTTGTGTTGGAATATGTTTCAGCTGAACGGCAGAGTCAGTTACATTTCTATGCTGCCCGCCCGCTCCAGATCCACGGCAAGTCTTCCACTCAAGGTCTTTCTTGTCGATCTTTACTGATGCTCTTTTTGGCTCTGTTAGAATTGCAACCGTTATAGTCGAAGTGTGAACTCTGCCTCGTTTGTCAAGGGGAGAAACTCTTTGCCAGCGATGGCCTCCTGCTTCTTTCTCAAAGATCTTTAAAGCGTTCTTTCCTTCGATCAAAGCTATGCTAATTCCTGGGCGTGATTCTATTATTTTCAGGCTAAAGATAATTTCGGCGGCAGACCTTGCCGTAAATGCCGAGTTGATCTTTAACAAGAAGTTTGCTTTCTTTTCCGCCTTCAGCGGCTCTAATCTCTAATATAATAGAATTCATCTTCCTTTTCTCCTTTATATTTATTCTGGCTTAACTCCAGAGGCTAATGCTATTTTGCAAATATGCTCTAGCCTTTCTATGTGACAAAATGCTTCCCACGGGTTTTTCCCAATAGCACAAGCTCCATGCGCAGTTTGGCCAACAATATCATAATAGACCTCTCCATTACGTTGCATTTGAAAAAATGTATCATCTGCCAAGCCTTTACTTGTCGCCTCCCAAAGTCCTACATTCTTCCCAACTTTTGTATAGCGATATACTTCCGGAAACTTCTTTGCTAATGCCTGCAGATTCCACCCTGCCATCATCGCTGCAACAATATAGGTTGGATGCAGATGAAGCACGCATCTCGTTCCCTTGTGACTCTTCTGCAAAAGCCAATGCATCTCTAGCTCTCCAGAGGCATTCTTATTCAGGCCAAGCTTTCCTCTGGAAATTGGAATTCTAAGAATAGATTCTGGATAAATGATATTCTTTCTAACTCCAGACGGAGTTATGTAGAGAGTTTTTTTCTCTGACCTCTTTAAAGAGCAGTTCCCGTCCTTGGTAGTTATCCAGTTTCTATCGTATGCCTCTCGCATAACATCGCCAATAGCAGTTAACATCTACAGAAGCTCCTCATCTACAGACCACTCTTCTACGCAAAGAGTGGTCTCGCCGTCGCCTTCGTTTTCGAATAAGAATTCCTCTGCTGCCTCTTCGCTGGAGAAGACCGCAACGATTCTTGCTTCATTTCTAAAAGATTCTTCTGTTATAATATAAACAATCACCTATAACTCCTGTAAATAAAAACTCTGCTTAAGCTTATAGGCCGGAAACTCAGTTTCGTGAAACCAAGAAACCACAGTCTTGCTTACAGTAGGATCTCCATCCAAGAAAGCCTCTCCTTCCGAGAATGCCTCTCCAACTTTGCTCTTATCAAATCCGGCCGGAACATGAAGCTCTACTATCTCAAAATAACTTCTGGGCATAATCTTGCAGCTATTCTCGATGATTAAATAGTAGATATCTTCCTTCCATGGCTTTTTCGACTTCTTTCCCATTACTCATTATCCTCTGGGTATATATAAACGAAAGTTTCATTTTCAAAATGCCTAACTTCTCCGGTCGGAAGATCGTTTAGGCCCGAAACTCTTATGCAGATATTATATCCGATAAGAGGCTCTAGGTGGCTGTACGAAGCCTTTCCAACCATCCACTTGGCACCGTCTTCAGACCAAAAGTTTTCCTGGCCTTCTCCTAGGTCTACAAACCTGACTTGCCTTTCTCCTCCAAATACTGTCTCCACACTCTCTTTCGAAAGACTCTTCTCAAATGCTTTAAGGGATTTTATGATTTCGCTATCATCTACTAGGTGAGGACAGCTAAGCTCCCAAGACTCCTCTCTGGGGTCCCAAGCAATTTCTAACTCAATTCCAAAAAAATTAAAGGTTCCGCCCGAATATTCTCCATTCCCAGAATCAGAATATGAGCGCGTAGTCAGTTGTGGATGCAATCTCTTCTTCATAATTATCCTCCTTTGAAATTATGCTAAAATTTATCTTCACTTTCAAGAAATAGCTTTAAAGCTTCTCTGTAAGAGAACTGTTTGCGTTTATCAGCGTAATAGTTCCGTTTTGTTTTGGAATAACAAGTTATCGTAAGGATTCCATATTCTGCATCTTTAAAATGCACATAATATTCCTCTCCAACTTCTTCTCTAACCACATCTACAAGATGATCTATAATTGCGTCCTGAAGCCATGTGTCTATTTTTATATCAACTCCCATTATTGGACCATCTTCATTATATTAAACTTAAATAAGTCCAACTGTTGGGGCTCATACTCTACCTTCTTTGGTTTATGTCCCACTTTCCTTGATTCGTCAAAAACCTTTCTCTCCTCATAATGACTATCGCATAGAGTCGATATCCAACTTGTGTCTCTGCGCTCTCCTCGCTCGCCGCAAACCTCGCAGGCCTGAAGAGACATCGCCTCAGTTAGACTGACTACTCCTTCAATAAACTCATCACCTCCATAGTAATAAGCTCTAAGTCCTCCGAATTTTTCTTTTATTTGGCAGAAGGAAAACGAATGCATATAGTATCCATTCAAAGGCGGCTCTGCACCGTCCTCTATGATGGCCTTTCCCGTATACTTAAGGTAGTGCTCAATATGCGCGCACATTGCCTCAAGAAGATTCGACCACCCCTCTCCAACGCAGGGGTAGCAATTGCTCAAGAGATCTGAATATTTCACAGTCAATCGAGCCTCCCAGGTCATGCAATCTTCGCACAAGGTAACACGCCTTGAGCCGCGCGACCCAACTTCACTTAGGCTATCGCACTCTTTCTTACAACTTGTACAAGTCCCCGTTTCTTTTTCACTCACTTTCTTTCTCCGGTAAATCAAAGGCTCCGCAATTACATGTGTGCCAGCCTTGGGGCCAAGGACACTCTTCTGCGTGCTCCTTGTGAGCCTCTGCAGACTGGCATCCAATAGAGCAAAACTGGCTATATGACAGCGGAAAATATGTTTTATATTCTTTGCCGCACTCATTACATTTTCGAATTATAATTGCCATTATTCAATTCCGCTTTACTCTGCGCTTATTCTCGAATATAGCCCTGCTCAATTAATCCATCCATAACCGCCGCAGTCATATAATGATCTCTATCATATTCGATAAGATCAAGCCCATATGACTGAACCAAAGCTTGGCGAATGGCCTCATATGTCTTACTGCCAACAAAATGTTCTCTTACCTCAAACTCTAGCTTAGTAACTCCATTTTTTTGGAACTCAACAGAAGCCACCCGAATGACATCTTCTGCGTCGTTTAGAGTGTTAAATATAGCTCTATCATCAATCCAGACTCGCTCTGTCGCCCATGCCCAGCCTTTAGCTATAGAGTGGCTTTCATATTTTATCAAATATTCATTAGTTATATTATCATAAACAACAAACTTGGGTTTCGTGTACTTATTTTTCACGACCACCCCTCTCTTTCTTCGCCAGAGCCTTATGAATCTTAATCCAAGTCTTGGCGCGGGCCCTTAAGATCTTCTGCGCACTAGAGCTGAAATGTTCCTCTTCTTTCTTCATAGATTGGATGGCTTTCTCCAAAGCGTCAGATGAAGTCATCGGCGCTCTCCTTCTGCATTAAAGATATGCGTTGAGCTCTCTATCTGACCGGCATTCGTTTGCCTCATAAAGACCGCCTTATCTTGAAGCTCGTGGATGGTTCTTGCTCCAGAGTAAGAAAGGCCAGAGCGAATTCCTCTTTCCAAATCTCCAAGAACATCTGCAACTGACCCCTTAAGCCTTACTCTTGTTGCGATGCCCTCTAGAGAAGCAGCGCGGCCCCTCCAGGCTATCTGAGCGTCTTTTGACGCCATCCCACGATAGGCTTTGAACTTACCCTCTGAAGTCTCCAGAACGTCCCCTGGGGTCTCGTCTGTTCCTGACAGAAGGGAGCCGCACATAACAAAGTTTGCTCCAGCAGCTAATGCCTTAACTATATCTCCAGAATTTCTGATTCCACCATCTGCAATGATAGGGGCGTCATAACTTGATTCGGCACAATCAAAGATTGTCTGCAACCCAGGAACTCCATGCCCTGTTTGAATTTTTGTAGAACAGATTGAGCCTGAACCAATATTCGCACGAACACTATTCGCGCCCCAATCAACCAGAGCTTCATATCCATCTTTCGTCGCAATATTTCCCGCAATAATATGAATATGGTCTCCGAAGTCTTTTCGCAGATTTCTTAGAGCATTCCGCATTAAAACATGATGCCCATGTGCAACATCAACACATAGAATTCGGATACCAGCGTCTACGAGCGTCCGTGCGCGCGCTAACTCGTCTGAAGAAGTTCCTATTGCAGCGGCAGTATGTGCTGTCGCATCGATATCAAGGCCAGACTCAAGAACGCGCCTTACGATTAGGGCCTGCTGCTCTGGTGAATTATATCTGTGAATCACAGATACTCCTCCGGCTTTTGCCATAGCCAAAGCCATCCTATCTTCTGTAACAGTGTCCATTGGGCTCGATATAATCGGGAGACTGCATACGGTGCTTCCGAGGCTTGACCTTAGATCAACTTCCTTTCTGCTGCGTATATCAGAAAACTGTGGAACAATTAAAACGTCTTGGTAACTCAAACCTTCTTTTAGCTTCATACTTAACCCCTATTCTTGGTTCGCTCAATCTGCTCAGCCCAATTTGGCTAGCCTAAAAATCTTAAACCCTGCACGGGCAGCCGCAACTCTAATTCGCTTTTAGCCAAGAATGAGGACTCCCAGCCCTAACGCAATCTAGTAGAGTCTTAAGTTCAATGATTCTATTATGTGCCTCTTTCATATCTTCAAATTCCCCTAGAGTCCAAGAGCAATCTTCGCACAAAAAGCTTTGTCGCTTCTGATAGGTTACAACCGTGCAGTCCTCATCTCTATATTTGCATCCGTGAATGACACAACAATGCTCTGTATGTACACCCTCACACATGAGCTAACAAGCCGCCCAACCGCCGACTACCCAAGATAGCTTTTTGCTTGGCTTTTGGGTTGCGGCCTGCTCCACCTTCTCCAAGGCCTTGGCCTCCCTCTCTGTCCAGGCAGCAATCCTTTTGATAGCTGTATCGCTAAGCAAATCAGAGCTACAAAGCGGACACTTTGGAAGCTGCGGATAAGATATATAGCCAGAAGATATCTCGCTTCTATACGGAAAGATATGTTTTGCCTTAAGCCTATCTAGACTAAGGCGAGAAGAACATTCCGAACATCCTACGAGCGTTGACTTTCTTCCAAAGAATGATTCACATATGGCCACCATTCCATGATATTTCTTTTCCATGACCCTTCTCAAGTCTAACCTTGCATCTTCGACTTTCTTTCTCTGCTTTTCAGTTACCGCCTGAGGGGCATAAAAAGAGCACGCAATAGGCGCCATTCGTTTGCTATGGTGATCCAAAACATACTCTTCAGCCTTTACCTCAGAATCAAAACCGCGATGAATAAACTCTATTCCTGAAGAAAAAGTTGTTGCGTTACCAGCATAAGCTCCTCTTCCAGATTCACGAGCATCCTCTTCAACACGTCTGCTCCATGCTTTTCTGACAGCCTCTTTATCTGATGCATTTACCGTAATAGTGTAATCATGAGCTCCCATATCATTTTCCCTCCCCATCTTCATTAATCCACTTTCTCAAGTCGACAATCTCGTACCAATCATAATGACAGCCGCGAATCAAATGCTTTCCATAGTACCACTCATTTGTAGAAGGAGACATTTCGATCTTAATTTCGTCCTCCGCCTCTTCCTTGGTTTCAAAAGTGGCAATCCAATCTTCAGTTCCGATATCTGGATAATAATTTTCGCCAGCAATTAAAAGAAAATATTTCATAACTTCTTACCCAAAGATAATGTCAGAATCAAACTCAATATATTCCTCCTCAAAAGCTTTGAGCTTTTCGCAAAAGCCTTTGATCCTCTTGGAATATGCTACAAACGGAATATCTTGAGTAATTACAAATCCAAAAATGTCTGGAATGTCTGACGTGTAACTAGGATAATCACACTCTTCCCATTGGGCCGTGTAACCAAACTCAATTCCCCGAATAGTCACAGTACCTTCAATTCCCTCGTTGATTTTTCGATACTCTTGAGTTAACCCAAAAAGCTCTGCATCTGGAATCTGCCTCTCTGCAATTTGAGGCATTGAAGTTTGATCGTCAGGGCTTGCTTCGGCTATAGCCCTCACTCGACCTATAACCTTTTCATCCTCTATTCCATAAACCGGCACAAGACCTTCTGCTAACCAAAACAAAAACTGTTTATCATTCATTTTTCTCTCCAAAGCTCAACTCCAGCACTGAACTACGTCTGTTTCTTCGATCGGAATATCTGTCGTCATAAGATGCGAAAAATCCTTAGAAAACTCCACTACAGAGGTTCTGTCATTCGCCATAATTGCCATATCAAATTCTCCAACATTAGAGTACTGAGAAGAATTTACAATCCAAACTTTTTGGCTATCATCCTTAGTCCAAAGCGAAGCATAAATATAGCCTCTCTTCCCGAAATTAACATAACCCATATGAGTCCAATCATTAACAACTAATTTCTGATTCGTTATATTGCTGATATCTTCATCAGAAAAATCCCACTGCCAGTCACACTCTCCTTCGAGATAACAATCCGTGTTGAAAAGCTTTGATGCCTGCCTATCCTTGTTCGGATCTCCCTCGAAAAAGCAATGCTTTACAAATGGGACAATATCGCTATAACAGTTATGACTCACTTTCGTTCTTCCTTTCAAATTTCTCAAGATCTCTGACTGCAAACCTCAAGTGCTCTTCTGCGTTGTTTAATTCATCATAGGTCGCAAAGGCTCCGCAAGCTCGCTTTGCCGCCTCAATAACTCGCCTCTCTAAACGCCTCAACCTTACTCTTTTGATATAATATTTCATCTATAAAATCTCAATTTAATTCTTGCAGAAAATGATATCGATAAGTGTCATATATTATCTGCTCAATCACTTTCCTATCTGATTCTTCCGGAAGAGAGCTTGTTGCGACTGCGGCAGTTACGCTCTTAAGCCTGCTTTCGATTTCTTCAGAAATTTCCTCAACAGAAACTTCTCCTTTGCGAACTCTCAGAAGATAATCAGCTTCCTTTAAGGGAAGGGTAATAGAGCCTGTCTCTAATAGCTCGATTGCTTCGCCGGAGATTCTAAGCGCGTGCATCATAGCTTTATAGTCTGCTCCACTAGCTTCTGCCGCCGCCTGTGAACGACGACCATACCTCTCACATAAAGGAGTTAGGGTGCTATCAATGCAATATCCAAAAGTAGTGGTTACGGGCATATATCTGCCGCAAACCATTAGGGCAGGAGCTTTCTTTCCAGACTTCTTATTAAGAATCACGTCAGTAAGCTCAACGTGCTTTCTCTCAGCAAGATGTGCGAGGTCGTCTAAGTGTTCCGATAGCCTTGCATCAGAGGGCATAGACCGGAACAAACCAAGCACAGCCTTTGCATCGTTCATTCGGTCGCCCTTCAAAGAATATTTGGAAGCTTGAGATTTACAATATCCAACCATAGCGTGAACCTTTTTGTTCAAGATATGCGGCCGAAGCTCCAAGACTCTCTCCCAAACAGGAGAGGATTCTAGCCAAAATTCCTTTGGAGTAAAAAGCATATCTAAAGCATTTGTTTGCCCGGCCATACAAAGCTCTAAGAATCTACCAAACTCTATTGACTCTACATCAATATCTTCAGAAGAATTCTTCCCTGAGCTAGTGGCTGAAGACATAATCCTTTTAGTTTTAAAGAGAAATATGTCACGAGGATCTGGCAGGAAAACTTCTTTATAGTCCGTGTCGGAAGATGGAAGATTCGTTCCATAGACCTTGCTTCCAAAGAGCATCTTAACTATCGTCTTCATTTTAGTCCCCTATCCGTAAATGAGATCCATAAACTTAATAAGTTTTGGAACAATTTCATTGGTGTGATAAATGCAATAGCCAGCTCCATAGAGAATCATTGCTACCAGCGCAGTCTTTTTAACAAAATTGATCATCTTTCTCTACCTCTTTCTGGCTCAGCTAACCTCATTTTAAGTCTTCAATTTTCTTTTCAAGCTTTTTTAATTCAGACTGAAGCTTATCACGCTTTTTCTCGGCATCGCTTAACAGTTGCGGAGCAACTGCCAGCTTCCACTTCTGCATTTTAACCTCATAATCCTTTAACTTTTCTTCATAAGAAGACATATTCTTCAAATACTCTTTCAGTTTGGCTTCATAAATTTGATTATCTTTTTCAAGATTAGGATTTTGAATGTCATAGACTATGAACATTGAAGCTCCGGAACATCCTTCATAATCATATGAAGCCTCATGATCAATCACTAGAAATATTTGCGACAAAGGAACCCCATCTGGAAGAACATCTTCTAGGGAATAGCTCTCTCGATCCTGAACCCACTCAGTTATCATAATGTGCTTTTCAAGCACTTCCTTTGGCCTGGGCGGAGCACTTGGCTTTCTCGGTTTTTTTGGCTTCTTGGGATTCATCTTACAGAATCTCATCTATGACGCCAAGAAGCAAAGCCTCTTCCGCAGTCATAAACCAATCGAATTTATTCTTCATAACCTTCTTTAGCTTCTTCTTGGTAATCTTTGTTCTATTTAAAGTTATTTCTTCAATCTTATGCTGAAGTCGCTTGCTTTCCTTGACTTTTTCTTCCATGCCTTTTATCGTTCCGTAAAAGCCTGTAGAAACCTGATGATATAGCGGAGTTGATTGAGAATAGCCAAAGCGCTTATGTCCAGATATCAAAATCATAAAGCCACAAGACATAGCTGCGCCGGTCACAATCGTATGAATCGGGGTCCTACTTTTCTCCATGACACCCAAGAGGCCAAGACACTGATAGACTGCCCCGCCATAAGAGTCAATGTAAATCTTAATAGGATTTAGCTTATATTTGATATTATGAATCTTATATGTCTTCTTGAGAAAAACATCATGCTCATTAATCATGACAATATTTTTCGTAAGATCATTCATCGTTTTTTGAGTAACCTGATCTGGAAGATAAAGATTTCTCTGCTTTGGGGCCGGAATTACCGTGTTGTCCATTTAATTTTTCCTAAAATTTATCAATATTTTAATCACGCTCACAAACTTCTGCAAGCCGCACTTCCTCTGGAGTAAGAATCTTCTCCTTTAGAATAAAATGTTTGACCCACTTTACACGGCCTACATAAAAGGGCGTAATTTCGCTTATATATTTCATATAAGCTTCTACCGCCTGAAACATCGGGAACACACCAACGTGTCCGCTCTCACATGAGGCCACAATAGCCGGCGTCTTCCGCAACCCATTCGGACCCTCCTGATAGGCAATCTCCCTGCTGTTAGTCATAACTGATGGATTTATAGGAATTCCACACGTTTTACACAAAAAACTTTTATAGCTTAATCGTGACATCTTTTGTCCTTATAATCCTGGGCTCCGCATAAGCTCTTTTAGAAGGGGTGATTATAAGCCCTTCACCAAGGCCGCCTAATACAACCGGCCCCATAGCCTCCGGAGGGTGATCACACCCATTAGGAGTCTCAATTCCAAGAAAGAAATAAATATTCTTTTTAAGCCCAATGTATTTCTTGAAGAAATTCGTCCAGACGTCTTTTCTCGAAATCAACTCCTCAATTATAGGAGCAGTCCCGACTTTGTCTGGAAGATCATCGGTCAGAATATAGTATTCTTTTCCATTAATCACTTTGTTCTTCCCTGGATAAGAGCGGTATGTTATTGGATGCCTCTCATACCGGCCTCTCTTAAAGCGGACAAGGACTCTTCCATGCTCTTTCGAGTCAAGCAGAAATGACTCAAGCTTATTTTTCATCATATACTTCTCGACTTCATCAGAAACTCTCTTCCCCTCTTGCGTTATCAGGTCTTTCTCGTCAAGCATTTGTTTTAAAGTTAAAATAACTCGCTCTATAGAGAAACCAAGGAGACTCTTCATATCTTTTTTCTTCCATTTTTTAAGATATGGTTTTTTAATATATGAATTAGCAAGAAGCCTCTGCTTCTTATCAAGTAGTATGGGAGTCTCCGCTAACTTCGAAACAAAGTCTAACTCATCATAGTCAATTCTGTATTCTGTAGACGCCATTATTTCCCTGCTTTCTTATCTCCGTAACTATCTTTGAGCCACTCTTGAACAGTCGGGCCTGCCTCATACTCCCTGACTCCATCTTCATTCTTTCTTCCGCTGCCGATGCGAACAAAGCCACACTCTTTGCACGCGGACGCGAGTGAGTCTGGAATATGAAACCACTTTACAGTCTTGCTGCAACGATTGCAGTGATCGCCCAAGACCTTTTGGCCGTCAAATTCGTGCCTGCTGCTCACTGCTCTAAGCCTTTTCTGGCAGCATTCCAGCCGCCCGCATAGCATCTATAGTAAGCGGAAAGCTTCCTTCCTCCTCAACTAACGCAAGCATTTTCTCTGCAATTTCCCTTATCTCTACTTGTGCGTGCTCATCATTTCTTAGATTTTGAAAGTGAGCGAACGACCTCCAATTAAACATAACATCAGAAGTTATCTGAATTCCATATGGGAGATAAAATCTGGCACTTTCTTTAGCTCTCTTTCTTGAGATTCCAGCCTTTTCCAGCCGTTTAATGCAAGAATGGTATCTTAAATATGACTCTTCCACATGAGCTCTCAAGGCGCACTGCTGACTTATCGGCCAATCGCTTGGAACGTAATATTTGTCCTCTGTAAACTCCTTATATCGGGAAGATTCTGCATTCAGCGAAACGCCAGAGCGATGCTTTAGAAGGTGGATGTGCGATGCAATATCCGTTGTAATCAAGAAGTGTAAACTAGACTTCTCGAAAGGAGTATGATGAAATTCTGTTGCAAGCATACGTAGTAGCTTATCAACCCTTCCTAGTTTCTTGGGCGTTAGCTCTCTGTTTGTACTTGTCCAAGCGGAGCAAGCATGGGTCAGGTCGTTTCCATAAACGCCAATTAATTCTACGCTATTTTCATGAGTCATACTAAACTTCCTTCCCCCGCGGGCGCCGGGCAAAATCTTCACATTAATTTATTCTAAATATTTGGCTAGGCAACCACCCACCTAACCGCGCCTTTCGGCCCGCCCGCTACAAGCGGGGTAACTTCATTTTTTATCAAACCTCTAATGTCTCTGAGTAACTCGGCAGAGGGCCAAGTCTCCAGGGGGCCTTTCTAAGCGTCCTATATCCTGATGCTTTGTCTCTATATTCGATGGCTTCCTCTAACATTTCTGGAGGGAAAACTGCCATAATAACTACGGGATAATCTGGCGCTGTCGCAAAAACAAATAGCCAACAGTCCTTCATCACGTTCCCCGACAAATAACAGTGAACTGCTTTTCTTGATCAAAGATTTCTACAGCCGCCTCAGAAACATCGGCCGGAGTAACCGCCTCTACTCCAGAGATATAGTCTTCAATAGAAGGAAGTCCGCTAAGCCTACGCTTAACCGCCCAATATGCCAGACTATAACTATCTTCCATCGCAGAATAGAATGAAGACCTAATCTTGTTCTTGGCCCTCTGAACCTCTTCTGCACTTGGCATGTTCGCCTTAACTCTAGAAAGCTCTTTTCCGACAATTTCTATTGCCGGAGTTATGTTCTCTTCCCTTGTTGAGAACTCTACCATAGAAGCTCCGCCTCCCTGAAAATCTGTTGTTCCAGCAGAAATAGAATACACAAGACCACTCTTTTCCCTTACTTCTTCGAACAGCCTAGAGTCCATTCCTCGTCCTAAAATGGTTGTCAATACCATCATAGAACTGCGAAGTTCAGATCCAGTAGGCTTTGACGGCATTCCAAGCCAAACATATGCATGTTCAATGCCGCCCTTCTCTAGCTCTCCATATCGCTTGCCCATATAACCAGACTCTTTAAATTTATAGGGATTTCTCGTCTTGCCAGTGGCCCTTCCGAAGTATCGATTCAACAAGTTCTTCATATCCTTCTTCTTTAGATTGCTGCAGATAGAGACAATCGCGTCTTTTCTATTACAGAACTGAGAGTGAAAGCGCTTAATCTCATCTACAGAAAACTTAGAGATAGACTCCTGAGTTCCAATAACAGGAGTTGTTAGATAATTGTCGAAAAAGCTTTCCGAAAACATATTCCACATATATGAGGATACACTATCCAGAGAAGAAATCTCCTCCTCTTTAACAACCTCAATCTCCCTCAGAATCTCTTCCTCTGGAAAAATCGGATTAAAAACCATATCCGACAAAATCTCTACGCAAGGCTCTAGGTTCTCATAAGGGACCGTGATAAAATATACTACTGCCTCATGCGAGGTAAATGCGTTAGATGATCCTCCCAAAAACCCTATCTTCCTCTGAATCTCCGATGCCGTTCTTGTTGCCGTCCCCTTAAATAAAGAGTGCTCAAGCATATGGGCCATTCCAGAACTATACTTTCCTCTAGACTCAACTCGTGACCCTGCATTAAACGCAACCATAACAGTGGCTATGCGACTATGGGTTTTTGAAATCTCATGAATCATTAAATTCTCCAAAAAAAAGAGGACAAAGAGATACCCCTTTGCCCTCTTCCTGAGCCAGAAGCTTGTTTCCGGCTTATTGTTTTCGCTACTTTTGTTCGATTACGACCTTTTTGCCGTAAGGAAAGTTTACACCCTCGTCCTGCTTACATACGGCCCATAGAACACGAGCCTTCGGCTTGTCTGGAAATGGAGCATAACCGTCTGTAAACACAGCAAGACCATCGTACTTCAGCTCATCAACCATCTGGATAACTGGAGCGAAGCAAGTTCCTCCACGTCCCTTGATAGCAATTGAGGACTTCTTCTTAGAAAAAGGCTGAGGCTTTCCGTATACCTGCGTATCAAACTGAATAAAATCAACCTCAACGTGATCAATCATTCCGTTTAATTCTGTCGCAAAGTATTCTAGCTGCTTATCAGAAACAGAGCCCGAAGTATCAAACGCTACGAGCAGACGGCTCGTATAGTTCCTCTTTGAGCCAGGAGAAGTAAAGCCATAACGTCGGTTAGGACGCATACGAGTGTTCCTTCGTCCCATCATTACAAGCTTGTTGATAAACCAGCGAACTTCCTTCTTCCAGTTAACTACAGGCTTATTGGCCGCGATAATTTGCGCGGCAATACCACCCGCAATATTCCCCCAGCCCTTCTTCTCCTGAGCCTTAATCGCCTTTTCGGCAATACCCCTAATCTTTTCCTCGACAATATCATCATCGAAGTCTTCCCACATAGAGTGGTCGTCTAGAGTCTCGCCGTACTTTTCGCCAAGCCCTCCAAATCCATCCTCATTTTCTTCAGCCTCTTTCTTCAGCTTTTCATAGTACCACTCTGCCGACTGATTTTCTTCAAGGCCGAAAGTCGCGGGATAAATCGCCCCGTCAGGAAGTCCTTCAATGTGACAGTTGATTGCCGCATCGGCAGCAAGGTTATATCCCTTCATGTTATACGCAAAATGTTTTGAGCGCGTCAGGTGATGAAGAAGAATGTGTAGCGCCTCATGCTTCAGCACTCCTCGAAGCTCCGTTGCAGAAAGCTTCGCAACGAAATCCGGGTTATAGTACAAAGCTAGGTCTACACGGCGAATTACTCCAACCGCCATAGTTGGCAGGTCCTTTCGTTCCTTCTTGTTCAAAAAGAGAAAGACCTCTCCATAAAGAGGCCGAAAAGCTACTAGCTTTGAAATAGCTGAGTTTAGCTTATTTTTTACGTCTACGTTTGCCATATGTTCTCCATTAAGTAGATGTTTCAGGCACCAGATAACCCCGTGCCTGCCTGCGGGCTAAAGCAAATTAGTTTGAGAGATAAATCTGCTTTAGATGCTCGCGGAAGTCCTCGTCGGACTGCCATTCCATTACGATCTTCTTAGTCTTCTTTCCACCCAGCATAGAAACCCATGCCTGTGAAGCTACATCATTTGGTAGCATCAGGAAGAAAGAGCGCAGATTAGACCGCTGCTTTTCCTTCATCTTAGTGAGGCTTCGGCTGTTAACCTCCGCAACAACGGACCTTGACAGAGCGGCGATAACCTCAATGTCATTGCAGGCAGACTCAACCTTCGACTTGACCTTCTCGAAGGTATCAATGACTTCTTCCGGTCGAAGATGCGAAAACTCATTCGTTAGAAACTTCTGGAACATAACGGCGATTTCTCGACCGAGCCATCCCTTCGTAACCTGAGTGAGCATTCCGTCCTCAGCCCTAGAGTCAAGCCCCATATGAGTTAGCGTGTCACTGAACGCAACCCAACTTCGACGTGAAGGATAAATTCGGCCAGCCTCCAGGTTTCCAACCGGAGGGTCAAGAAGGTTCTGGTTACGGTTAACGAACTCTACTACAGCCTTATGAACCCCGTTGTCCCGTGCCCAATCCATCCACTCTACAGCAGAGGGATCAAAGTCAATGTGGAACCAGCGGTCATTGAGCGCCGGGTCAAGTTCCACAACGTCGTAATCATCGTCCGAGTTGACAGCCGAAACTACTCGCCAACCATCGGGCAGCTTTTCACCATCAAGGCGGCGGTCGAGACAAATCTCGAAAACAGCTTGAAGAACATCTTTTGATGCGCGGTTAAGCTCGTCAAAGAAAAGAATTCCCTTTGAAGTCTGAGCACGCGGCCACCACTCTTGCTTTAGAAAGCGAATGATATCCTTATCGATATCCTTATGAGGCATTCCCTTGATATCACCAACTTCGCACTGAGAAAGCCTTACGTCCCAAAAGCCGTACTCCTCTCCTGACTCTGCCGATAGTTCTTCGGCAACTTGTCGTACTACAGAAGACTTGCCTACTCCATGCTTCGCGTGAAGCATGATAGACTTATCATTGGGCATGTTCTTAAGAATCTCTTTGGTCTGACTAATGTTCACAGTATATCTCCTTACAGCTTGTACAAATTCGCGGAGGATTCCACGCCCCAATATAGTGAGGACAGAGCGATATTTCCAATATCTTTTGCTGCGTATTTTCAATCTTTAAACAAATTTTTGAAGCACCCGAGGGCTCATCCCTCACGCCCTGATATAGTGCAGGGCAGATTTATATTACGTTTTTTGCAAGCCCTCCTTTGTTGGAGCACTATCCTCAGATACATCTAGGATTGCCTGCTTGGCAACCTCTAGTCTGTCCCGAAAGCCTTGTAGAACTCCGGAAAGCTCACTCAAAGAGTGAGCAGCAGAGCCCTCATTAGAAGGCTCAATTTGAGCCCCTGAGCCAAGAAGAGAGGATACTAAACCTCCCAAATCAAACGACTCCAATACTCCGTCCTTCTCTCCCATTATATCAGACGCAAAGCTTGTAGCTTCTTCAAATCGCTCTTCTATAGAGGAAAGTCTTTGCTCTATCCCCTCAAGCCTCTCAACAACTAATTCTTCAAATTCTGTCATGTCTCTCTCCAATCTACTCTGTCTTCTTCTTGATATAAGCCTCAAATCTCTTCGCAAAAGCCTCTGAGTCATTTCCGTAATGATGGGATAAGCATTGCCTATCCCACATATAATGGGCCATTTCGTGTGCTAAAGATAAGTAGTTCTGCCTAGGAGACAAGTCAGTTAACAATATAGATGAATTAGCCTTAATCTCTGGAGTCGTATCATAAAAGGCATATACAATACCTCCGCCCCATCCTATTGAACGAAAGTATGCCGCAAACCTATCTTCAGATAGCATCTTATCTTTATCTATAATAAAGATATTTAAATTAAATCCATATCTGCAATCAGCCGTGCTTCCTACTGTTTCTGTTACAAACATCCTATAGAAAAAGACTATTCCCTCCATGGCCTCGTGAATGTCTCCCGGAGGATATGCCACAAGGAGCCTGCTTTTTGAGGAGTGCGGATAAGCCTGATATGAAACGGTATACGGCAAAGCCTCTCCGGCTACAGAAACAGACTTAGACACAATATGTTCTGTCGCTATATCTCCTATAAACTTTGATTTATAGGGCTCTGCGCTAGCCGGAGAAACACTTAGAGCAAGAAGTATACTAGCGCCTATTAAAGTTCTTATCACTTCTCTTTCCACTTCTTGCTCTTCCGATAACTTCCACTCTAAGGTTAGGATTCAGCTTTAGATTTTCCACATGGTCCAGGGGAACTCCAGAATGTTCAAAAACTGCGTTTGTATCCTTGTTAGTAACCTTAATATTTAGAAAAACTTCTCTTTCGGACCTCATACACATCCTCCTATTCGAGAGCCTCAAGCGCTCTCTCCACCCTTCTTGTCAGCCAGGGACTATTAATTATCGATATAGCAGGCATAATCCATGGAAAGTTGTCCTTAGATATACACTCTGCTAACCGGGAGATAACCTGTTCGTCAGGCGTATCTGCAAAGAGCATAATCATTCGCTCGGCATGAGCAATTTTATTTTCAAATTCTTCAGCACTATCCTCTTCCCTATCGCGAATAATTGCGTACCTCCAAGACCTAATACTCTGAGACAAGTGCTCTGCAACCAGCCTCTTGAGACTGACAGGAGAAGACTTTGCAATTGCCCTAATCAGATTGTCTGACAGAAGGTTTTTCTGTGCCGCCTTGAAAAGAATCTGTCGCTTAATATCGATAGCACCCGGGGCTCTCTTTACTTTAAAAAAGCAATAATCAAAAAACTTTGGATCTTCTGAGTTTTCCAGGCCAAGACTTCTAATGCTTATCGCCTCTGGGCTATCTCCTCCGAGATCTGCCCGCGAAAGTGCATCTAAATAATCATACCCCTTATCCACCAGAGGAATTAACGCAGCCTTTGCATCTAATTCCTCTTCTGTGAGGGAGGCTTTTTGCTTCAGATAAGAGTACATCTTTTCTAGCCAAGCGTAACAGCTCTCTGAGCTTAATAGATCACACCTGTGCCCTATGTTAAGAGATTGATTGACAATTAGATGAAATAATCTCACTCTTTCATTAGGACAATTATCCCAAATATGCTGAATAGATTCATCTTTAATGATAGGATTGTTACTGTAATAGTATTGCGATTCATTAATTGCACATTTTACAGCATACTTATAAATCTCGTCATACGGCAATGGCATATCCTGGTTAGAACTGCCTTCATATTCATAACGAGCACTAAACCCTTCAAACATCTTATATCCTTTCTTGAGGAAAGCCCGGACAATAGCCCTAAGAAGCTTCCATTCTCTGTTGTACAAGCTTGGCGACCCACTTTGACTTTAGATTTCTATTTGCCAATACAAGTGGAAGAAAATCAAGAGGAACCTTCGTTACCATTATGGAAAACGGACGTTTAGCAATCTCCTTCATTATAATCTCACTTAGTTTCTCGTAACCAAATGGTGCAGCCTCTGCTCCCATGGCTCGAATCTCTGCCATCTTATCGGCAAGCATATCATCCAAACACTCTGCCGGCCCTAGCCTTTCAAAAACTGTTTTTCGAACAACTTTGTCCTTATCTTTCTTCAAAGATCGCAATACTTTTATAGAGCAGCCTTTAGCCGCAATTCTTCGCTCATTAATTGTCCCGGACTTTGCTAGCTTGTCAAGGACTTTTATATCCGAGTAAAAGCCATTAGACAAGCAGATCAGCCTAACAGGCTCTGGGCCTGTTAAGAGAGCGCTATCTCCGATAGTAGGATACTTTTTTAGTAAGCTAAAAACGAAATCTTTAGCATAGTAGGAGCTCCACCTATGAGAGCCTAAGAGAGCATCATTATAATTCTTTTTAGAAGCCAGAAGATATCTCGCCTGCTCCTCCGAAGCTCCGCTCTTTAAGGAGTCTACCCTTGAGCGAAAGCTCTGCCAGTTGCCATAGGTGCTAAATACACTTTTTATCTCCTTTACAAATTCGCTATTACTATTACTATTGCTCACAGCATCTATCACCTTCCGTTTCTAGTTCATTCATATTTTTTACAAAAAAACCCGCAGCATTCTTGTGACCTCCGCCACCAAACTCCAGAGCTATAGTAGACACATCCATCCTATTCTCCTTTGACCTTAATGAAAACCTAAATTTTTCTCCGTCGAAGTAGTACACCGCAGCAAATTCTTCATCTTCACATAGAATGTTTCCTATTTCCGATTGAAAAGACGAAGAGTTTACTGCAGGAACATTTTCCCCTGCAATATTTAGACGATGAACATTTGAGAGCATCATCTTCACCAGAGTTTCTTTGTACCTGAGAATATCCCCTCCAGCAGAAACAACCTTGCTCCACGCTGGAGAGCACGGCTCCCCAAGCTCCAGGCTCAAGCGGTTCCATTCGGAAAAGCTTTTTTTATGCGAATCAACTACAGACAATACCTCTTCGGCCTTATCTAGCTCCCAAGTCCACAAGTCTCTGTCTTGAATATACCTAAGAAGAGGTGGGACAGGCTTTCTTTTAAAGAGAAACTTCCATGCCAAAACTGCTCCAGATTGGCTCATATCGAAATGGCAATACTCCAAATCTCCGCAGCTTTCTTGGGAAGTCTTATGGTGGTCAATGACCGTTAGCGTGTTCGCTTCCTCTTCTAACTCTTCCAATATAGCCCTAGGATAACAAAAGTCAACAATAAATACATCGCGTCCAGTGACCACCGGAGGCTCGTCGCTATGACGAACCGGAACATATTTAGCTTTCGCTCCATACTTCTGATAAAAAGCCCACGCTGCGCCGAAGCCATCTGGACAGCCGGCATGATAAAGAACCGTTACTCTTGACACTCTACACTTCCTTCGGGGAATAAGAATACACAATATCCTCAATTAAAATACAATTAGCGTTTATCACTTCTGTTATAAAATCACACATAATGTTTAAGCTTGAGAAGGATCGAATTAGACCTTCATGAATAAGCTTAAACTTTCCAAACTCTTTTAAGATATCACACTTGCTAATAACTAAATTAGTTGTTCCCGTAAGATTAACTGCCTTAACCAGATAGTCGAGATTCAGCCAATTAACCTTTCTTGGCCTTCCTGTCGTTACTCCAAACTCTTCTCCCATTTTAGCGATTACAGACAAGTCCTTATCTTCAAGCAAACTGCTTGGAAATCTCGGATCTTCCCCAGACTTCGTATCATATATCTTTGCAGCGCCCCAAATCGCATTAACCCTCTGAGGCGGAAACCCCAGAGAGCAAGCGCCATAAGGCAGGGTGATAGAAGAAGTTACATAAGGATAAAGGCCATGATCAATATCAAGCCAAACGCCCTGCGCTCCTTCACACAAAAGCCTTCCCTCTAACTTCTCATCCCAAATATATTTCGGATCCAATACATCTTTTGCCAAGATTCCAATTCTAGCCGCTTTATCCGCATAGCAAGGGGCTATTCCCCTGCCCGTAGTTCCAAGCCTTGGAGCCAAATGCTCCTTATCATAGGCTATTTGAGAATCAGTTACGATATGACATTTTGGAGAAACCTTGATCAGCGTAGTATCAAATCCATTTTTATCCAAGTAAGAAACCTCTTCTTCAAAGGAGCTTGGATGCAAGATGCACCCAGGGCCAATAACAGAAGTTACTCCATAAAATACACCAGATGGAATTAAGTGAGTTTTATACTTTTCTCCATCGACCCATACGGTGTGTCCTGCGTTATTACCCCCTGCCCATCTTGCCACAACATCATAGTTGCCACTACTCGCCAGATGTGCAGTAATCTTTCCTTTTGCTTCGTCACCTTTTTATGTTGAGATTGACCCGAAGGTCAACCCCAGCATAAACCGACGACAATATCTGCCTTATCGATCATGCTGAATTCTCCTTTTTGATTTTGGTTTAAAAAATATCGACCTTACTCGCATCGAACGAGCTAGCTTCAGCATAACCCTCGGTGGAGGGCTCGCAATTATCAATCGAAATAACTTTTTCGATTTTAGTTGGACGCTTAAAAAAGGAGATTCCCTCTCCGTGACCAGACAGTTTGCCGGAGAAAGAGATATATTCTCCAGGCTCAAAGTCGTATGCCTTTCCCGTCTTAAAGAAATACTTCCAACCAGCTTTATCGGAACACATGATTCCAGGTGTTGGAAACTGAGCGTCAGCCTTTGACGCTACAATCTTCTTGACCAGAAGCGGGCCAATCGCGCGTCTCTCTCCGACCACTAGATATGTCGGAGGCTCTAACATGGCGGCATTTGCCTGCTCATCAGCCCAGCGATTCAAGGATGCAATCCAATTATCGGTAAGCCTATGTGGAGTCTCGATAATAACGTCTCTGCTTGAGATAAAGAACTTATTTTTTGGTTGGTTTTGTAGAGCTACAGCAAGCAGAGGAACAACCATAGGGTTGAGCTTATCAAGCTGCTTCTTGGCCTTTTCCTCCAGCTCTTTAGCGCAAGGCTTCTTTCTTCTCTTTCTTTTCGTTTGTTGAGGTTTTGAGGGGCTGCTTTGTCCGAAAATCTTGACCATTAAAAATCACCATGCCTATCCGGCTAGATATAGTGCAGGGGAGGTCTACATTACGATTTTAATGGCAAGCGATTACTTCTTGCCAGTCAGCCCCTCCATTCCTCTTTGCTCTCTGCGCGTTCCCACTCCACGCTCGACGGCTGATAGACCCCTCTTTCGCTTTCTTTGACCGGAAATCTTCTGGCGGTAAAGCCTTCGTTTGGCTGGAGACTTTTCTTCGCGCCTTATCTCTGCCATCATTCTCCTCTGCTCTCTTAGATTTAAGAATTCCGGATCTCTTTGAGAAAGCGGAGAAATAGTGTTTTGATCATTAGGGTTCGCAACGTAGAATAACGCTCCGTCTGATTTTCTCATTCGTATGTTATCTACGGCAAAAAATTCAGAAGAATTAAAAGTAGGTTTTGCCGACTTTGCCTCAGCGGGCATGCCCAATATAAGTTCCATTTCAGGATTTACTGCCTCATCTTTCTTGTAAAGATCTCCGATCCTTTTCTTCCAAGTTGAAGAAAGGGCTGCATACTCAGGCATAGTCTCTGGAGTTCTTTTCGCTACGTTTTTGTAAAGAGAGTCTCTGTGAGACAAGTTAAGGCGACCATCACCTGTTGGAAACTTGACATAAGCACTGAGTAGTGCGTCAGAAGTTGCAGTTGCAGTTTCTGTCTGCTCTGCTTGAGGGACAGTTTTTGCGGCAGGAGAAAGTTTCTGCAGCTTAGCCAATGCCTCTGTTGGCTTCATATCAGCTGGTACGGCAGAAGTCGTGTTTTCTTTGGTAAGCTTATTCCATGCCGCAGAAGTTAACGGACCCCACCATCCATCAGTTTTCAGGCTCGCTCCTAGTTCGTTCAACTTCTTTTGAACTGCAACCCAGGGACCCAGACGCTTCTGCTTGGGAGCTTCTTTTTTCTCAGACTCTTCTTTGGATCCTACTGCCTGCCTTCTCCACAGCTTTACCTTTTCGTCTAATATTTGAAGATACTCCTTATCCTTAGGTCGCTGAGCTCCACTTGCATCTGAAACGCTTTTCCATTCATTATTTCGCGCCTTCCTCCATAACACATCTGATTGGCGAAGATTATTATCATGCCTCCACATGACATAGAGAACAATTTCATCTCCATCTAAGGCCTTCTCTGCTATCCCATATTCTTCGCTGTTTTTGCCATTTTTACGATTGTCCAAAAACCCTGCCCAGGCAAGCTCTGCGCCAAAGAAAGCTCTAGCCGGAAGTGGCTCCTCTATTGTAGATCTAGGCTTGTTGGCTCGATGCTCAAAAAAAAGTTCGGCAAAAACTTTTGCCTCATATTCTTTATATCCAGACTTACCCAGTGCCTTTGCCAATTTCAATAGTTCAGTTTTTGTATTACTCATCTTCTTACCCCATAGACCTAGCGGCCAAAGATTATCTCTCTATAAACTTCTTTTTTTGCGTTAGAAATAGAAGCGTCTTTAAATATTCTATTTTCTAGATCTTTCTTCTGCCTATTGCTTAGGCAATTCTTTATATTAGTTAACAATATATTATTAGAATCATAAAATTCTGAAGAATAAATAAGCCCAGAGCCTTTCTTCATCCAGATTTTACCATTATCTGCAATATAAAATTCTTTTTTTATTAGATCAAGGTTCTCGCAGCCAAGAGATTGCATTAGAAAGTCAAAGAAACTCCACTCTTCATCCGGCTCTTCCGGAGTTTTTCTGTCTATATTAACCGGAGGCTTATCCTCATCTATGTCTATCAGCGATTCTCCGCCGAAGCCGCTACGATTAGATGCCTCAAAGTCTGCCGCGTCATAAGGCTGCTGATCTCCGCCGTATCCCCTTTGCCTGTGGTTTTGTGCCCCAGGGGGTGATCCGGCTGGAGTATCGAGGAGCCCAAGGGCTTTCTTGCGAAAATAATCGAGCCTGCTTTTCGCTGTATTATTTTTGCCCGGGGGTGGTTCGGAAGGCTTATTGCTAAAGGTATTTTCGTCAGGGCCGAATTGCACCCTATTTACGTCGGGAGTCTTCCCTCTGATTACAGGACCTCCTTCGTAATAGTCTATTAAGTCTATTACAGATAATTCTTCGGCCTCTTCTTCCACCCTACCTTCTAACCTTCGGAAGATTTATGGTAAATTCAGAAGATAAGCTGCTTACAACATCGTCCATGGCATTACTCGCTACAGCCTCTGCCTCAGGCTCATCTACACTTTGATCTGTCCACTGAGGACTTCGAGTGTCGGTCTCTTTCTTAATATCCGGAGATTTCAGTAAAGCTAGCTCAGAAACGTCTGCGCTCTCTATGTCTTCAAGAAACTTAAGAAGCCCACCCCAATTGCCGGCATATTCTCCTGGCCTAGATACGCCTTTTACCGAAACAAGAGAGTGTCCCTTGCCCCAATTCATAGCACTGTCCACGGCAGTCCCTACTGGCAGCAGGTACTTTTCTTTTCTAGTTAAAAATGTCCTCAAAGCAGCGGCCGTATTTCTTCCCCACTTTCCGTCAGCGCTGGCCCCGATAATCTTTTGGATCTCTTCTAGACTATTGCTTGTTCTTTCTGCTTTAGCCATAGACTCAGTCTCTTCCGAAGCAGTCGCCCAAGGAAGAGGGGTGCCATTTATTTTGTGAGCGAGAATTGTCTCTAGCACATCGCCAACCTTGTTTCCTCTCCAGTCAAAGAAAGCACCTCTCTGGCCTCCTTCATATAAGGGTCGATTAAGATCTCCGACCTTAGCCCTAAACTCATCCCAGTCTCTTTCGGCTGGGGCATAAAGCTCGCTAGCCTTAGCGCCTCTAATCTCAGGGCCAAACTCTTCAAGTATATCAATAATGCTTATCTCTGCATACTCAGAGCCATCAAGGTCATGCCTGGAAAGATTTGTGGCCTCTTTCCGGATAGCCGCCATTGCCACAATCACGTCAAGCCTGTCTGCCAATCCTGTTTCACCAATTTCATCTAAACGATTTGCTATCTTCTGTAGCTCCCCAAGTATAGTCATTTCCTTTTCTCCAAAAGCATCAATTGATGCCAGCGCTTTCATTCCGCCTTGTATTAGTGATTCTGCCTGTCTCTCTGCCGCCTCTGCTGCGCCCTCGCCGCCAGGGAAGCCCTTCTCTGAGTCAAAATCCTCAATGTGTCCATATTCATGAACCAGTGTTTTTGCTACCATTTCTACAATTGAATTTATCTCATCTTCACCAGCATTAGGCGGAAACTTAGAAAGAACAAAGTGTATCTTGTCTATCTTTCCATCATTATTTTTATCTTCAGAAGAAACATACGCTATAGCGTTTGGATTATCCGCAGGAGGACTCTGCTCCCATACTATCTGATTTACGTTGTTTAACATAGCAACAATCTCTGGCCTTAGACCTAAGGCTTTAACCTTATTTACGACTGTCGGCCAATAGTGCGGCCCGTGTGCCTTCTTCTCAAACATGTGCCCCTCAGATTTTATTGCTAAAAATAATGCTAATATGTTCTCGCCTTTTTAGGCTTTATATAGCGAGTAGTTGTTCCAATAATATCAATAGAATCTTGTCTAATAATAGAAAAGAAGAAATGAAATGGCCTTCCAGCTGCGGATTCCCTTCTGATCTCAACCCACATTCTTTTCTTGGATGCTATATCAGATTGATTTGACAGGAACATATGAACTACGCCATCGCTATTCGCCTTAAAGTCTTGAGCGATTACCTCATTTAATTCCGGATTATTTAAATCATACAGAACGTCTCTTCTGTCGCCCCACTCTTTACCAAAATATTTTCTATACTTTAGCCTGACAGTGGTCGATACTCTAATCGGTAGCTGACTTTTGCTATCAGTTACACCCGACTCTTCTAGCCCAGCCTTTTTTATAAACCCTTTCTTCATAAAACTGCCTTATGCCTTATGTGACCATATTACTAGATAAAAAAAGGGCTTCGGCAAATTGCCGAAGCCCTTTTCGATAGGCTCTTTGTTAATTAAAGAGCAACATAGTAAGCTAGCATCTTGTATACAGAATCCACATCTTCAAATTTCGGATTCCTCACTGGCTTAGGAGGAGCCTTGAGCCCTAGCCTTACCTCGGCTACTCCTTCGCTCTTATAAAAAGGCTCAACTTTATTTCGAGCAACTGCCATAATTGAGCCATCAAAACTGATTAGTAGCGTATCGCTAATCTCCGGATTCTCATCCCACGCAAATTTTCCAAAGTAATTCTTATGAACAGGTTCTTCCAACCAAATATATTCCACGTTTTTCCCAATCTTAATATCTAAATATTGAGCCTAAAAAGGCACATCGTTATTCTTCTCCTGCAATCTCTCGCGCTCTTTCATTCTCCGCTCAATGGCATTAAGCACATATTGTGACTGTGTTCCCATAATAGACGTCAAAAGATGAATCGGAAGCTCTTTCGCTAGCAAATGAAGAACCTGTTCATATTTAGAATCGCTAATAGAGAGAAGCAGCTCATCGTAGTTTGGATACAAAGACTTGTTAGCGATAATTGCCCTAACTCCATCGTAAGAAGCACTAGAACTTGATTCGCTTCGTATCTTTCTCGCCTGCTTCTTTGTAAGAGAACCTGTCTTTATATATTCCCTGTACCAAATCGACCGCCACGAATGATGTGGCTTTGGTACTTGTGAAAATAATTCTTTTTCCGCCAACTCCTTAATTGCTTTTGGGTTCTCCACTATACACTTTGCAAGAATGCCGCGTATTCCTCTTGGAATCCAAGTTGCGGACCTTCCTGCTCCGGAAGAATAAACCTTATTAAAAAGATCAAGCCACACAAATTCCGAGACTTTTTCCGCCGCAATATGCGTATACGATGAAGAGTCATTCGCAATTTCTCTAAGATTAGATTTAATATATTCGCTAGAAGTATATTTCTCTATAGCATTCTTCAGAAAAGAAGATTTAAAGACCTCTTCTTCTGGAACTAGCTTTATTAGAACCCTGAAGATATCCCCTGTCGCCTTATCGTCTAGAGAAAGGGAGTTCAGAAATACATCTAAATGCCCGGTTTTAAACGCTGACAGCCTAATCTCCGAGAGATTCAAATGGTTATTAGCATAATTAGATCTTCCAAAAAGTCTTTCTGCGCCAATCCCTGCAAGCTCACTGAGAACATCCATTTAGAACCTCCTTAACTGCAGCGTCAAATACAAGCCTATTATCCTTTAATACCCGAACCTTGCTTTCGTCAGAAAGCCACTCCCAGGATTTGAGAATTTCCGGAAGAGGAAGTGTGAAAAACTCCTCTCGAAGAGTTTTATGTTCGCTATTATAAGCGTTTTGAATGGAGTTGATAGCAATAGCTACCAACATACTTCTGACATCCTCTGTACTGCGTAATTTTGCGGATTCTACTTCCCTTGACATATTTTCCCTTTCTTCTTCATAAGTGTCTGCCCAGATATAGTATAGGGCAAGAGCATATTACAATTTTTTTGAAACCTAATCTGCCGGCGAATCATAAATCGCTACTTCCGTAGTAAGCAGAATTCCGCCAGATGAAGCAGCGTTTTCAAGGCCGGTCCGAACGACCTTGACCGGATCGATGATTCCAGCCTCTACCATATCCTCTTTGAGAGAGCCCTCTAGGGCGTCAAATCCCATTAGAGCTGAACCAGAACTGATAATCTTTTCCATATGCAAATGATATTCCATTCCAGCATTTTTTAGAATCTGTATAAAAGGAGCCCTCATTGCATACCCCACAACCTCGCATCCAACGATCTCCTCTGTAGTCAAATTCGACGTTAGCTTAAAGGCCTCTAGAGCAGGTAGACAGTGAAGCAGTGCCGCGCCGCCACCAGGGACAATTCCCTCTTCAATTGCCGCCTTAACAGCATTAATTGCGTCTTCCACCCTATCCTTCTTCTCTTTGACTTCCGCCTCAGATACTCCGCCTACTTTAAAGATAGCAATGGAACCAGTTAGAGCAGACAACCTTTGCTTAATCGCAGCAATCTCATACCCCTCAAGCCTTGAGTCTTCCGCTCTAACCTTAATGGAATTAACACGCTCCTCTACAGAGGCTTCTGTTCCCGCTCCATCTACAATCGTTGTGTCGTCCCTAGAGACAACAACTCTTCGAGCAGAGCCTAGATCTGCTATCGTAACAGACTCAAGCGGAGAGCCTGCTTCGTTTGTAAGCAATGTAGCGTTGCAGACTGTGGCAATATCTCCGAGAATATCTCTTCGCATATCTCCAAACCCCGGCGCCCTAACCGCACAAGACTCCAAGGTCTTGCGTGCCTTATTTAAGACTAAGGTCTGCAGAGCCTCTCCCTCTACAGTTTGTGCAATAATAAGAAGCGGCCTTGCCGACTCTGCCGCTGCTTGTGCAACTGACATTATCTCAGATGTAAGAGCAATTCTTCCATCATACACCAGTATTAGCGGATTAGCAAACTCCACTGTCATTCTGTCTAAATTCGTTGAAAAAATAGGAGAGATATAACCTCGGTCAAATGAAAGACCTTCGGAATAAGAAACACTAGTTTCTGCTCCTGCAGACTCCTCTACCGAAATCAAGCCATGATCTCCAACCGCAGAGACAACCTTTCCAATCAAGCCTCCTAGCTTCTCATCATTATTTGCCGAGATAACCGCAACACTATTTATAATTTCCTCGCTTGAAACTTCCTTGGAAAGCTCTTTGAGCCTTGCGGATACAACTTCTACCGCCCTATCTATACCTCGCTTTATTAAGACTGGATTGTGTCCTGCTGCGACCATCTTCGAGCCTTCAGTGTAAATAGCTTGAGCCAAAACAGTAGCAGTAGTAGTTCCATCTCCTGCAAGGGAGTTTGTAGAAGAGGCAACGCTCTTGATTAACTCCGCTCCCATATTCTGTACTCTATCGCCAAGCGTAATTGCCCTAGCAACTGTTACTCCGTCTTTGGTAATTAGCGGCGGACCAAACGCCCTCTCTATTGCAGCGTGCCTGCCTCTCGGACCGAGAGTGGCCTTAACTGCGTTCGCAAGTATATCTAGCCCTTCCTGTAAACCAGCCCTAGCCTTTGTATCAAACTCAACCTCTTTAGACATGCGTCTTCTCCTTTAACCTCATATTACCTATAGGTCGTGCGCTTCTCAAGCTCCCTCTGGGGCTTCTGCCTCTTTTTCTATAAGAGACTCCTCTTTCGCCTGAGCTTCTTTCGCGGCCTTCTCTTTGGCCTTTTGCTCTTCCGCTCTTTCAATTCTCTTAATTCGACCTGTAATTCTCTCTGTAGCAAAAACAAGCTCGTCTTCGTCAAGCTCATCTGCAAAAAAATAAAAAATAGCCTTTCCACCTTCTGTAAGAGAGGCTTCAAGAGTCTCAAGCTCTTCCTTTATAACATTAATTCTCATCATCTCCCTCAAAAGGGTCTGCCCGGACTCTAACAGAGTCTTATCATCGATACCGTTAATCATATCCCGAAAGTCATTAAGTTTTGGCATTTTCTTCCTTTTCTGTACTGCTACTAATAATCTTTCCTTCTATACAAAGGAATAAGTTAATATGCTTAATAGATTAAACTCTTTGGAAGCCTATCTCGATGAAGTAGGTCAAAAAGATTCCTCTAATGCTGTTGGATCTCTCTTAAAAATCTGCGAAGCAAATAGCCTCTCTCTCTTCGATATAAGCAATCCTCAGCTAAAAGCGTGGGATGACTTGCTCCTCAAAATGTATCGTCCTTCGTCGCTTGTCTTTGAAATAAAAGAAGTTGGAAAGGCCTTATCTGTTCCAGCAAGCAAGCTTTCCGCCTCACTTGAGAAGCTGAACGTCCCAAAGGACGTAGCAAAAAAAGAAGAGCTAATACAAACGCTGGCCTCAATTAAGCTAGAAAAAAAATTTGACGAAATTGTCAAATCGGCTGACTGGAAATCTATGCTCTTAAAGGGAGACAGCACAAAGATTAAACCAAAGTTTTTCGGAAGAGCAGTTCCAGTCGCCGGCGCCCTCATTACTATTGGCGCAGCCACAAAAAATATAACAGAAGCAATTGGCAATGCCAAAGTTATTATGAACGAACTTCCTTTGGAGAAATACAATCTATCTCTCACTAAGATATTTTCCCCTGCAGCAGTTGCAATTGGAAGCATTCTATCTGATCAGATCGAACAAAATAAAGATAATCCAGAGAATCTCTCGGAACTTCTAGACGTTTGCAGAGTTATATCCGCCTTTTATATGGATTTTATATTTGCTCTATCAAATAGTGTTATGATGGTAATTGACATTCTAACCGCGCTCTCTGCTCTTCTCGATGGCCCACTTCCAATTGCAGATGTACTTGCTGGTTTGGTTGGGTTCGTATTGAGCATGGGAATCATCGGAGCAGAACTCGGAAGCGAATACCTATCCGAAAAATACTGGAAGAATCATTTTGCCAAGATTAAATCTATAGCGATTGAAAATATCCAGAGGATAGAGAAGTCTTTCTCTACTGCTGAGGATGCTCAGTTGGAGCCTGCTTCCTAGCAAGAGAGCCTTTCCGGTTCCACCAACTAAGCCACTCTCGCTCCCACTCTTCGCGATTAACGCGAATTTTGCGCGTTCCTCTTTTCACAAAATAAACAGTAACAGGCCCAACTTCTTCTTCATTTGTCATATACTATCTCCTATTTGTTCTGAAAAAACTGTCTGCAGTATTCACTCATAACCGCAGTTCCAGCGTGACTAACATTTAGACAATAACCGAGACCATTCATTGGAATAAAAATAGAATCATTCTTTAGCGAAATCTCAGCCGGAACACCCGTCTCTTCATTTCCTAAGACAAGCACGATTTTCTCTTCAAAGTTGAACTTGTAATCGAAAACACTTTCTGCATCTTCAGTCAGTTCAACCGCAACTCTTTTATATGAGTTATTGTCGCAGAACTCATTAAAGTACATCGGATTAGAAAATGTCTTAAATCGCATATAATCATATAGCGAACCGGACCTCGGATTTAGAAAGCTTCTATCCGGCAATGAGCCCATTACGAATATGTCTCTAACCCCAAAACATGCCGCACTTCTTATTAGAAACGCTAAATTTTCATCAAAAGAAAAACTGACCGTAGCTATTGCCAGCGGAACCTCTATAGCATCCTTTATCTTCTCGCTATATCGCTCACGCCTTGTTTTGCTTCTTTTTGTGTCTAGAAACATCGGACTTCCAATCATCTAATCGTTTGTAGAAATCACCTTATAAACTCTGCCAAACTTTGAGAACTTTTCTCCGAACGAAAGAAGTCTGGCCAGCTTTAAAGCGAAATCTCCCTCCTCATCCTTGTAAGAAGGATTCAGCGCTTTCATCGCAGACTCCAACTCCTCTTTTGAGGAGCTCCACTTTGCCACAAACTCTTCCGGACTCATATTTGCTGCGGCGAAAAAATAACTTCGATAATCACTCAGATTTGCCGCAGTTACCCCCTCCTCTTTCGACCACGCTCTTTCTTCTTCCGTTGTCTTTTTAGACTTAGACGCCGTAGAGAGAACTACATCTTGCGAAAGATCTAACACATCAGTGTCTGACCACCCGAAATATATATTGGTTATATTATTCTCGGCAGGAACTCGCTCTTCTTTGTAGGCATAAAGTTTGCTAACTTTGTATTTAGACTTGAAATCTGCAAGCCCCATTCTACTCCTCCGCTGAGCACACCACAGAGATGAGAGTAGCCGCAACTCTATATGGATTTGCGTTTGAATTAGGACGCCTATCTTCGAAGTATCCCGCGCCGGCCCGCTTTACATGCCAAGGAATTCTGACTGACGCACTACGATCTGAGACTCCAACGCGAAACTCATCAAGGCTACAAGTCTCATGTTTGCCAGTAAGCCTTCTCTCTAAGCCGACTCCATAAGTGGACTTCGCCAAGTCAATCGCACTCTCTTCCGCTAAAGCCTCGCACGCTTTATTAATGGGAGTTATCCCACCAGCCTCACGCATAGATGCCGTACTAAAGTTGGAGTGCAAGCCGCTTCCATTCCAATCTCCGCAAACAGGCTTCGGGTCTAGACTTATGCTTACTTCCTGTAACTCACAGACTCTCTGCAAAATAAACCTAGCCACCCAAAGATGGTCACAAGCCTGCACTGCATTAGTTCCTGGGCCACCTATTTGGTACTCCCACTGTCCAAGCGCAACCTCTGCGTTGATTCCTACGATTGAAAGCCCAGAATTAATACAGGAGTTAAGATGTAGCTCAGAAAGATTCCGGCCGACAACATTCTCTGCTCCTACTGCACAATAATAAGGACCTTGTGGCCTCATATCTTCAGAGTGGCCTAACGGCTCATCATCTTTCATCATAAAGTATTCTTGCTCAAATCCAATAACGGGGTCCTTATCATTGTGCTTGAGCATTTCGTCAATCAGCCTTGCCCTATAATTGGTCTCGTGTGGAGTCATATCCGTATTTAGAACATCACAAAGAACAAGGACTCCATTTTCACGATTTGAGTCTAAACACGCAAAAACTGGCCTTAAAACTAAATCTGATTCATTTGATTCCGCCTGCTTCGTGCTAGAGCCATCAAAGCTCCAAACTGGCAAATCCTTTAGAGAAAGGGTCCACTCTTTCTCTTCCGTTGAAAGGGTAAGAACCCTGGTCTTTGACCTTAACTCCTGAGTCTCATATCCGTCGAGCCAAATATATTCTGCCTTTATGGTAGTTCTGTTCATCTTTATCCTATTGTAAATTCAAAAAAGTTTCTTCATACTCATCTAATGTCTTTTGCTTTAGCATAGACGCAAAGCTCATAGAGTGAAAGTCATTAGAAATACTGCTCATGTCTAAAACAGATTTTGTATAAACGATCTTACTCTCTTCGCCCTTTAGATCAATAAACTTTATCAGGCTATAGCTTTTCTCATAAGCCTTGCGAAACGTATCATCCTTCAGCTTCTGACTCAAAAGGCCTTCTGTCTCCAATATTTTAGAAGCAGTCTTCTTTCCGACTCCCCTTACCCCAGGAATATTGTCAGCCTTATCTCCCACCATTGCCTTCCAGGAAACATAATCATAGCTCGTATTTTCACGATACTTTTTGGAAATAGGATTATAAAGCTTTACAGTGTCCGGATACTTATTAAGAAGCTGAATAAAATCAGTATCAGAAGAGATTATCGTTACGTCATCGTCCCTATGAAAGTAATCAATAATATACTGAACTAAATCATCGCATTCTTGCTCTGGATGGAATACAGTTCTGATGGGATAATCCTTTTGAACAGAAGAGATTATCTTTCTCTTCTGCCTATGGAAAGACTCCCAATATTTAACGATATCTGGATTATCCGTATCTATCTTGCGATTTCCCTTATAGTTGGGGTCTGCCTCCAACCTCGCTGCGGGCTTTCCGTCTAACGGAAAATAAACAATATCTGGAGAAAATCTAGATACAGTCGCCCTGAGAGTCCTAAAAAAGTTGTAAACAATCTGGTGCTCTCCGTCAGCCAAACCACCGCCCCACTGAAAGCGGCACCTATGAATCATATTATAGGCATCAATGATCAGAATTTTTTTAGATAATGCTTTTGATATCAACTGCGTTCTCCTTGGCGTCCTTAACTGTCTTTCCACTGCCATGTACCTCAAACATTATGATGAGATCTTTAGTCTTATCATTAACGGTACACATGGTACAGGTATTACAGGAAATATCGCTCTTGCCTTCAACTCCATGCCTTGCAGGACAAAGCACTGCCTTTTTTCCTGAAAGCTCCAAGCTTTTGGGAATCCCGCTTCCCTTTACAGCTAAGGAGGTAGACCATCCCATGGAAATTGCCTCGCTTAATTCTTCTAGAGAATTACAAGACGCCCTAAACCACTTCTTGAGTGGTCGAGAGGACTTTTTCTTCCAGGCATGTGTATATCCAATATTAATTAGACCCTCTGCCTCAACCTGCTTGCACTCAGAAATGGTGTCTGGAACATCGCCAACGATATCTCCAGCGACTCTATGCCTAACAATCCTCGCAGACTTATGCCTCTTCTTCAAAGCTTCAGTCAAAGATTTGGCCTTAAGCTTTCCCGTCTCAATATTCTTTCCCAAGACCCTTAGGTAAAAAAGACCCCAAGCATAACAGCCGCCGCTCTTAAAAGAGCAGGAGTCTGGACACGAACTCAGGGGAGAATATGAGGCAAGCACTTTGCCTATCTTTTTATCTGAAGACCTCGAAACCCAATGAACAGTTCTCATATTTACAACTCCAACAGCTAGTGGCACCTTTCGTTCGGATTAACGGACTATGATGCTGCGGGAAGCATCTCCCGCAGCATCAAAAGTATCAGCCGATACGACTCTTACTCAGAAAGAGTTTCGTTTAGAAAACTTCGTAGAGCCTGAGCTTCACGAATAGTCATATTGACAGCATGACTCGGAACTCGCCAGTCTTCTGATTGAACTACAATCTGAAGCCGATTGCTTCCGGCCTGCTTACGCGGGTCTCCATTTCGTAGGTTAAGAGTTAGCGACTTAGTCTTCTTAGTTCTATTTAGCATCTGAATTTTCCTTTCCAAAAATCATTACACTTGCTCTTTTTGGGGAGCGTTTCATTTTCTTTGCAGCCTTATTTCTCGGCTTACTCGTTGGATTACTTGCTGTCGCGGCAGATAATAGCACCGAAACATCATTCTCATCAAAAGGGGTCTTATCTATTCCGACTAGATCCTTTGATATGCTCTTCTCTACAACCATCTATCCCTTCCTTTTAGATCTTATTTACCCCTCTGCCAGCCAGCCTGAGCGCCGCTCCTCAAGAGAGATAATATCTTCAACAATTGCCATGCAGATACTTCCATCAGCAGTATGGTAATTAATGACGTTAGAGCTGTAATCAACAGACTCTACCACTCCCCTCTCTCGCTCTCCCTTTCGGGAGCGACTATTGACCCGGATGCAATCTCCGGCTTCAAAGTCCTTAATATGAAAGCAGTTAAACTCATCATACGGCCGACCATATAGCTTGGAAAACTCTACCTTATTACTCATCACATTCTCAATCGTTAAGGGTTCATCCTGCCAAAATGGCAGAGCCCCGCATACCAACATGGTATTCGCGGAACAATTCGAGTCCAGAGATTATTTAATCTCTATTCTCGTTTTCAATAATCTTCTTTCTCAGCACCTTATGGATACCCGGATTTACCCGCAAAGCACTTGGGAGCAAAACATGCCGGATATAGTTCCTCATATATGAGGTATTGGAGTTCGACGGGTCTTCCACATAAGGGACGCCCTTTCTTTTGCACCAAGATAGTAACTCAGCCTTTCTAGTAGAAAGAAACGGTCTTACATAGTTGTCTCGACGCCTTGGGATTAGCCTTGGAGTCCCATGTAGCGAGGTAAAAATCCAAGTTTCAACCAAGTCGTCAAGATGGTGGCAGGTTACAATTGGGATACCCTTACCTACAGTCGAAGAGAACAGATTGAAAAAAGCATAACGCTGCTCTCTCCAATAGCATTCCTTCGACTCTCTTGGGCGCAACTCTCGGGTCAACTTCCCAGCGAACAAAGGCAGCCCCTTTTCTTCGGCATATTCCCTTACGAAGCTTTCTGCTTCATCTGCGTGCTCCGACCCGTGATTAAAATGCAGAATGGTCACGCTTCTCTTCCCTCCATTATGAAGAAAGTCTAACGCGGCCATACTGTCTGCACCCCCCGATACTGCTACGGCAATGTTTTCGGGAATCTTTTCCAAGAGAGTAATCATGCTCGCCCTTCGCGGCTGGGTTCCGCCTAGATATAGTGCAGGACAAAATTATATTACGTTTTTTTAGAACCACACCTATCCCCTTGCCCACCGTGCATTACCTGCCCTTGGCCCCTCTTCTAAGAAGAGAGTCTGTTTAATTCAAACAAAATAGGAGAAACCCCTCCTTCTACTAGCTCTACGATCTCCCACGTTAAAGCTTCATCTGCTTTATTTCCATATTCTATTTGCCTTTTAATAGCATTAACTGCATCGAACTTTCTTGTCCATATTGCACCACGACTAGTCCAAGATCCATAAGCTCCCTTTGTAAGAAACTTTCCAATGCTTGGATCCCTGACTTTATATCCAAAAATTTTTTTCTTTTCTTTCTTCAAAATAACTCCTCAAGAGAGGTATTGTCTAACTCTAGTTCACTTCAAAAATTCTCTTAATAGCGCTCTCGACCCTCTTGCTACCCCCCGCCCCTCCTAGGAAGAACATTGCCTCCTCCGGAGTAAGACGCTTAACTAGCTCCGTTAGAAATAAATCGTTAATAACTCCATGAGTTCCGGCCTTTAACTTAGAAATAAATGGCTCAAGATCACTTCGTGTCGCAGACCCCAAAGCTCTTCTCTCCAGATAAGAAATTCTTTGCCCAATATCTTTTGGAAGAAACTGCTTATAACAATTGTCAAATCCAATTCTCGTTATGAGTTTTGTTTGGACGTTTCTCTTTAGAGGACGAGAAACTTGATTTGTGAGCATTTTTTTGGCAATATTAACTGGCAAAATTGAAACGACTCTAGATCTAACTCTTTGGTCCCTAGAGTCTATCAGCCTCTTAGACATCTTTATTCGCTCTTCTGACGATACAGAGTCTAGAACTATGATCGCGAAAATGCCCTGAGAATAATTAGTTAAAATCTTTCTATCATTTTCATTATAACAGAAGGCTTTGACAAGGTTCTCAAATACGGCCCCAAACCCTTTCTTCTTATCTTTGTTAGAATAAGTCCAGCCAGGATAATGATTCCATCTGGAATCGCTTACAATATCCTTCTTATGCTTATTAGACAACGTCTTCCAGTATTCTAAAACCCGAGGCTCGTCTGAATACTCGACTCTTGACCAGCGCCACCTCCTCTCCTTCTTGCTCAAGGTTAAAAGCAACTCCATGAACTTATCGTACGGCTTATTAGTTTTCTTCGGCATATTATATCCTTTCTTCTACAGTTGATGCAACACTGGCTGACGCTCTTCGCTCAGACAGACTAGAATAATTTTATTAAAAATAGCAATAGTATCCCCCGCTTCTCCGACAGAGGCTCTGACTTTCAGGGTCAAGCTCGTTTTTCCAGCCTTATAAAAGGAAGCGTCTATCACGACTATCTCTCCTAACTTTGGGCTAGAAACAAAATCTACTGACTCAATGTGCCGAATAACACATAAACGCTTCGATAATAACTGACCATATGTTTCGCACGCCTCACTAACCCATTTCATTAAGACTCCGCTGCGTAATATGTTTTGAGCGTTTATATCAGACTGAGTTATTGAGTGTCTAAACTTCATTTGTTTTCTAAAAGGGAATTGAGTCATAGTCAGCAGATGGAGCCGACTCCCCAAGGTAATCCTTAAGCCCTTTCAGGGAATCTGCTCTGTCAATCAGAAATATAGCATACTCTTCCTTAAAGCTTTTCATCTTAGTAAATTCGTCAAACATTCCTTCAAGTGAAGCTACCATGCCCCGAAACACCTTTGCGGTCGATCTTCGCAGGCCATAAGCACTCCTGATATACTCCATCTTTTCTTTATACGCATCAAAATCTACATCTTTAGCCTCATAGAAGACATTGAAGATATGGCCGGCAAGCTCTTGGCTGAAGTCAAGCCCGTATCTTCGACTATACTTAAATGCTCTTAGTGCATTGAAAACTCTTGATGGCAGAGTTCCTTCGTTGTAAATATCATTTGAATTTAAGCGCAAAACTCCATCATTAAAACATGATAATAGTTCGGAATCATAATATAGTTCATCATCTTTCCAGCCAATCATACAATTTACAAAATCAAATCCTGAAATCAAATCTTCAACTGACTTAGCAGGCGTTCTCATAAACTGTTGAGAAACATCTTTCATTGACTTGGGGCTATCCCGGCTAATACTTGGAGAAAATGTATTTGCCCAACCTGTCGAATTAATAAGCTCAGACAGGCCCAGAGCTTCTATCGTCAGAGATAACTGTGCGTCCTTCATGTATCTCTGAAACACTCCTCCACCTCCCTCTACATACTTCTTTATAAGAAGATGTTCTCTTGAGTCAGGATTCGAATGAACAATACTATCCTCTAGAAACCAGTAGTCAATATCAGAAAAGTCTCCGCCAATCAGCCCTCCCACCGACCGAATATTCTTTCTCTTAAGATTTTTTTCCAGAAGCCTCCACTGAAAGGGTTCTGCGCATGACCTCTCTACAAGATAGCAGAATAAAATGGAGCCTCCAGCAATGATGGGGTCCAAAGCCCTTAAGTTTTCATTGGGAACCAAATAAGTTTTGATTAAATAATTGAGTCTATCATTTTTTGTCTTTAAAATCATATTGCGCCTCTTATTAAGACAATTTGTATATGCAAAATTGCCCACTCTTACTCTTTACAATCGGTAAGTCTAATCGAACATCCCTCTGAAGCCCCCTGGAGGTCTCTCCGTCTGTTGCGACGTCTCTTCTTACCGTTAGAAATGCCGTACCTCCCGGAGTTAAGCGACTCCCAATATCTTTGATTACAGCCCTCATCTCTTTCTCAGGCAGAACATTTAAGACATATGTGCACAGGATTGTATCATATACTTTAGACCTTAGCTTTAATGGACCCCAATGTGGATCATATCCATCTGCAGCATAATTATTACGCTGAAGAAACCTGAGATCATCCCCTCGGCCACAACCGTAATCAAGCAGATCTCCCGAGAGTAAGCCTTCGGAAAGCAGGTAAGAAAGTGGGGCAGACGGCTTGCTCCGCTTAATAGCCGTCTTCCAGCTCGTTGTAGATGACACTATATCTCTTTCTCAATCCATTCTTCTGCAATCATTTTTTCATAAGTAATAATTACACTTAGATTTAAGCCCCACTTCTTCTTGGAGTCCAGAACTGCTGCGTTAGCCATAGGGTATGACCCTCCAAGGGAGGCTACCTCTAGCCCCTCCCGAAACAAAGCAGAGGTCCATAGTCCGCGCTTATCCATATAAACATTTATAAAATCTTGCCTATCCATAGGTCCTCCTAAAACTCCCTAATTCCATACTCGGAAGCTAGCCGCTTTTTTAGACGACTAATCGCTCTGCTTTCAATCTCCCTTACCCACTCTCTTGAAATCCCCATATCTTTCGCTAGGTCCCTCAGAGTTCTCGGCTCCTCACAAAGCCTTCTGCTCTTGAGAATCTTCTTCTCTTCCTCTGGAAGCTTATCGATCAAAGATCTTAAGATAGAGCTCATAACATTGTGGTCAAAAGCAGCAGAGCCTATATCCTCGTTCGTTCTCTCGTCTGGCAATAAGTCTACCCTTAATGTCTGACTATCCTCTCCCTTTCCGACAGGAGTATCGAGCCTTACGTCATAACCTCGCAGAGAGCCTCTCATCATTTCTACAGAGGAAGGCTTTACGCTTAGGGTCTTTGCAATGAACATAGTCTTATCTCTGCCGATAAGGCCTTTTTCCTCCGCTATTTTCGACGTCTTCGAGAAAGAAGAGAATAAAATCCTGTCATCTTGTGTTCCTCCGAGCCTAACAATAGACCTATGCCTCATGACATGCTGCCTCATATTAACCCTTACCCACCACATAGCGTATGTAAGAAACCCAACACCCCTCTCAGGGTCAAACATTCCTGCCGCCTTTAATAGGCCTGCCATACCCTCTTGCACCAAATCTCCATAAGACAGATGCTTATTAAGCTTCTTAAATCGATAGGCCTCTTTCGTTACGATTCTCATATTTGAAAGGATAACTTTATCGAGAGCTGCCTTGTCTTTGCTTTCTTGCCACTTTTTCACTAGATCCAACTGACTCTCTGATGACAGTATTGGATTGTCTTTGATAATTTTGTCTATTAGCTCTGTATTCATTCATTGCTCCAGCGTTAATCTATTTTTCGTAATTCTTACTTTCTCTTTGCGAAGCCTTCTTGGCCCTCCTTGCCTGCCTCTGGTCAAGTAGCTGATCGTATATATCGTCCCATCTATCATCATAATCAAAGTCATCATCTTTACTCTGACTCTTTTTGATATCTTTTGCGTTTAAAATAGCCCTCTTGCTGAGGTCTTTTACACTCTTAATAGCGACTTTCGCCATGAATATTCTCCGTCTATATCGTTATGTCTATTTTGTAGCTCAACATAGAGGTGGACTACCGCTTATGCCGGCCATGTGTGATAATTGTCATAATCACATTCTTGCTCTTCCGCAATCCCTGTTACTACCCAGCCATAACTAAGCCATACCTTTTTGTTTGGACGCATAAGCCCCTGAAGTTTTATTCGCCTTGAGCGAAATGACTCCTTTGCAATGAGGGAGGCATTCTCTCCAGAAGAAGGAAAGCACTTATACTTTGCTAGAAGCCCTACAGGGAATTCTCCAGAGCCTAAAACACTAAACTTATAAAGTGTATTGCCATCAAACATACGTCGGAATCTCCTTCCAAATAGCATTGCGATTATGAATATAAAGATATTTGCACCCAAATGATAGTGCCATCAAAATCAGCAGCCTAAGCCCTTCGCTAAGCCTAAGGTCTGTAGTATGCTCCAAAGCCCTACTGTCTATCCTTACGGTTAATCCGTCAGAAAAGACGGTCCCATAGCTTAGATTAAGCGCCTCTAATATAGAGAAATCTTTCTGAACTATATGTTTTGATGAAGCGTAAAGGCCATCTCTATAATGCTCTTTAGTAATAAAGTCAGTTACTCCAGACGGTTTAGTAAAGCCCATTACCCGAGCTCCATTTGTCATACCGAGGAACTCCCGGCCATACCTCTTCTTTCTTGGAGACATGTAAGGCCTTACAGTCAAATGATCTAGCCATAAAAAATAGCAGTTTAAATCCTTCGCTTAAGCCTCTCTCTTCTACTATAGAAGCCGAAAGGTCATTCACATGACAGGTGAAGCCATTTTCCAAAACCCTTAGGTCTTCAAAGCTAGTTGTGTAATTTTCTGTTAGAAAGATAAAATAATCAGTCATTTTCAAATGAACAGAAGAGGCTCTCATGATATCATCTTTTATGACCGGCCACTTATCGCTCACGACATATCCCACTCTGGCCTCAGACCAACGCCAACGGGAAAACGTGGTACACCGTCCTCTGATAGCTCAAAGAATTCAACCGTAAGCTTCTCTCCGATATACTTTTCACCGTTCTCAAACAACTTAGCCCTCTCTTCGTGAGTTCCCTTTGGGCGAACGCCAAATTCTGTTCCGCCCTCAGTTACACAGCGCCAAACTACCAATCCAGACTCTCTTCCTTCGCCATCAGAGAATCCAACCACTTCGTATTCCTCAGAAGTAAAACGCTTAACCTTTTGCAGAGAATAACTTCGATTCTTGTAAACATAAGGGCTCCCAGCGTTTCTCGCCATCAGGCCTTCGTAGGAGGCGCTAACTGCCATCGCCTCATGTATGTTTAATTCATCTTCCGTGTTTGCAGTTAGAGTTTGTGCAATCACAATATTCGGAGCCTTTTCTGAAATGTCTTTAAAATTCTGATTATAGTCCGAATAAAAGGCAGCGCCCTCTCCATCTTGAATGACCATCCTATCTTCAAAGGGAAGAGTCTTATGTGGAAGGTCATAAATGTGATACTCTAACAGATCAGTATCTGGCCTCTGCTTTTTAGCAGCAGAAATAATCCTCTGAAAAGTCCAGCCATGGACATAGATCTCCCCGTCTGTACACTGGCCCTCTTCAAGAACCAGTTCTAGCTGACCTCTGATTTTTTCTAGAATATCTAAGACCTTTCCCTTTCTAGACCAAACTGTAACCTTGCCGTCTTTTTTTCTTGAAATACAACGAATTCCATCATACTTGAGCTGCGTATAACAGGGGAACTTTATCTTAGAAGAATGCTTATCATAACGGTGAGCGAGCATTGGAAGGAACAAGCCATCTGATGCGGATGGAATTTTAGCCTTATCCTCTACATAGCCTGAATCTTTCTTCCGACTATGGGCAGACTTAGCCTCAGAACATGCTTGCTCATAGCATGAAGTTTCATTTGCCCTTCCGATGTTCTTTCCTGCGCTGATATAACGCTGGTCAAGCTGCTTCTTTCCATCTTCGTAGCCATGCTCAGTTTCGAGATAGCAAGTTCCATCGCCCATCTTAAGAACAGAGATAGTCCACTGCTTAATCTTTCCGTTCTTTGACTTCCCATAAAGAGTTGATAGCTTCATTTTTATCCAATTAAATTACAGAGTTATGTGATAAAAGCTAAAGTGTTGGTGGAGGCGACAGGAATCGAACCTGCGACCTGATGCTTGCAAAGCATCTGCTCTCCCGACTGAGCTACGCCCCCAACACCTATATTTTACTTTAGAATGCAAATATTATTCCGGCTTATTTAACATAAATTGCGCGGCGCTATTCGCTTCGCTTCTCAAAAAGGTTTCGACAACAGTGCTAGTTCCATATCTATAAATTAGAATGTCACCATCATCGATTCCCCATTTCGCAGAGTATCCGCGAATCGTCTTGTCTTCTCGTCGTCCAAAAAACATAGAAAAGGTAACGAAGAACTCATTAGTCTCTCCGTTTTCTCGACTAAACTGCGAAGGATAGACGGTACTTTGCGACCAGCCATCTAAATGATCTTCCTTATGATCAACTCTACCTATTTCGGCGGCAGCAAAAACAGACTCAAAGACAGAAAGGATTTTGTCTTCGCCTACTCGCTTTCTACGAGCGGCTGCAAATTCGCGTTGACGGAGAGTGTGAGCCTCTCTCTCTAAAGACACCTCTACTGATTCAAGAAAAGAGGGAACCGCCTTTCCTCTGCTTAAGTCAGGAGTAAGAGTAAGAACATTAATTGAAAAAACCTTTACGTCTTCATTCTCAATATCATCAAGTGTATCACAATCTTCTGTGCTTATATTGAACCTTACTTTGGGGATAACAAACTTATTATCTTTTGTCCAAAAAGCAGATTCGTTTAAGCTGGGGTATATTTCATCTGGAATATCATCCGAAGGATCATACTCAAGTTCCTTCAGACCCTTCGAAGGAGTTGTCGCATTAAACAAGCGCCACTCATAAGGACTGGCCCAATGACAGCCTCCGATTGCCACCATCGTCTTGTCTGGGGATACTACAAACGGACCTGTTAGGCAGAACGAGTATCCGTCACCACGCCTAGAAAAAAGATCTCCGCTGGATAAATCAACTAAAGTATGACCCGTGTAAGTTTCCCCTCCAACAAACCAAGTTCCGCTAGCCAACTCTAGCACGCCCCATACAAACCAGCCGTAATTTCTTTTAATATCCGCAATTTGCTTTCCATCGGAACTTGAGATAATTCCACGAGAATAATCCCAGCAACCTTTTTTTGTTCCGTAATACCGAACCTCAAGAGAGGCACCGTTTAGCAACTCGTGCGTTTCCCGCTTTTCTTTTCTCTCATTATCATCAATGTAAAAATCTACTTCTTCAGTCATCTTTCTTTCCTATCGAACAATGCTATCGGGGTGTACTTTGCATTCCCCGTGATGATGCCAGGACCACACCTTACAGGTCTCAATTCCGCAAGATTCAAACTGACCGTTTTTTGTCCAGTCTGATTGCTTGCAGGCGCAGCCATCCCAAGGAGAGCTTAGAACTTCTCCACCGAAATCACCCATAGAGACAAAGTGACTCTGCCTTAAGCTAAACCAGTGTCGGTCGCCAATTGGTCGCGGAACAGAATTCTTTGTATATCGAGAATTCTTTTTCTCGTCAGCACCCTCATGCTCACTGTTGTAATATTCGTGGTCGAACATAAACATTGCAGTCCAGCCAACTCCTTTTTTGAAGTCAACCTCTCCTACCGTTGCCGGACTGCCCTTGCGAAACAATAGGTCGCGTCCTGACCATCCATTCTTTGCAAGATAAGGGTTGTCTTCTTTGAAGACGACTCTATCTCCAGCGGCAAATGGAGAAGTTTCAAAGAACGCCTCAAGATATTCGTCAAGCCTTTCAAGCGCGTAAATATAATCTCCAGTTTGAGTGGAGAGCGGGCCGCCTTGCGCCCAATCGATTACGTCTTTAATCTTTGAAAGATAAGAGTTATGCTTCATCTTGTCCAATCTTTAGCGCATCAGTAACTTGCTCATAAATCGAAACCATTGAACCAAACTTAGGAATCCCCTTATGCGTGGCAGCCAGAAACAAGGCTTTTAGAGCAGCATGAAGCTGCTTCTTTTCGGCCCTTAGCTCATCACAGGTTTCTTTTAAAATTTGAGCTTCCTTATCCATGTCTTAAGCCTTCTTCTTGTTAGTTATAGCCCAGCCATTATCTGGACTCCATTCTACATTAGTTACAAACCTTAGCTCAAACTTACGGAACCAATAGATAGGCTCTATAAGAGATATAAAGAATGACCCATCTTTTCTCTCATATAAAAAATAATTTCTTCCAGTGACAGGCTCCATAGCCACTTGGGCCTCTCTAAGAGATTCCAAGACTTCTTTCTCCGTAAGAGTGTCTGAGTTCATTATTCTTCCGAAAACTCTCTAGGGGCGAACTCTGCCTCTGCGAACCACATATCCGCAGGGTCTCTTTCGTAACGAATGGTCTTCACCAGATATCTTGTCGTGTCCTCTTTGTTTTTCAGAATCAAAAAGTCTCCTTCTTCGATTCCTCGATGCCAACCGTAAAGAGAAATGGCCTGTCCACCATTCCGAACCTCTGTTACTCCATAGTTCTTTCCCCGGCCTTTAGAAGAAAGATCATGCTCACTTTTTTCGGAATTAATCATTTGGAGTTCCAAAAACATCAATAGTCTTCATTTCAGAATTATATGAATTGAAATCCTCCGAAGATCCGCAGTCAATAATATTGACCACCTCATATCCCTTGACATTGCTATGATCAAAACCGCACTTCATTCCAGAAATAACTTCACTAATATGCTCTGAGTTACATTCTTTCTCAAGAAAAACCTTGAGCATTACCAGGACCTGACTTCCAGTTTTACTCATAATTTTTTAGTCCTATTCCGGGGTAATTAAAGCTTCCGCTTCGAACAGCTTTGGTCTCCGCTTTTCGCGCCTCACTATAGTCAGATCTTTCTGCCTCTCTCTTTGAACAATTCAGGCAGATAAGCTGCTCATTGAACCACGACATAGAATATGAAGCAGTTTTCTCTAAGCATCTTTGGCAGAACCCATTCCAATTTATTTTCATCTTAATATTCTGCCTGTTGCCTAATGTCCTCAAACCCTGGAGGCCAAGGATTAAGAAGGTGACTGGTTAGATAGCGAACAACATCTTTTGATGTACCTCCAATGTGCCATTCTGTTATGTCCTCAACCGCGAGACCTTCTTCTCCCAGGTAATTCCTTCCGTCCTTATAGTTATATATGGACGCAATATCGCCACCAACAAACTCCACAGACCATTCTGCGTCGGTCTTATATCCGTCAGACTCTCCAGGCTCTCCAAGAGCTTCAACAAGCTTTGCGTAGCTAATATTGATATAGCCCTGAAGACTGCCTCCGGCATAAACGACATTTACACTTCTAATCTTTGGCATCACGTTCTCCTCAGAAAGACAGAAGGCCACTCTGGCATATTCTCCAGAGTGGCAGCCTATCTCTAGTTTGTACAAATAAATTTCATCATAACCTTATGAACTCTCAAGAAATTTCCTCTGGGTCTACATAATTATCATCATTTTCTTTGCCCAAACATCCACATTGCATTTTTCTCAAAGCCGGAGTATCACTTCGTCTCACAGGAACATGGTTCTCATCTATAAGATTTCCCTCTAAGCATTTACAAATTTCAATCCAATTGATTTCTGTACACTCAGGGTCTATCCAAGTATAGACTTCATCACCCCGCTGAAGTGTGTCTCCTAGTTTTAAGATAATCATTTTCTTACCCGATATGATCTACAGAGCCACTCCATGTGTCAATGTATCTTTGTGCCGCATCAGAGGCAGGCTTTAGCCCTCTTAGTGCATCAAACACTTCCTGTGCAATCTCTCTAACTTCCGGCCTAAGCCTCTCGATATAACCTTCAATCGTAAGTCCTGTCTTCTTTAGAAACTCAGGATCAAGCTTAGGCTCTAGCTCAAACATTTGAACAACAGCACCTATGTCAAAATTGTCATTAGAGTTTAACACTAAGGAAGATCCTTTAGATACTTCGGAAGATAGCCATCTACAGTTACTTCGGCCTCTTTGAATTTGACCCCTAGTATCTTCAGAACATAACTTGCCTCAAGAGAGTGGTCCTCATACTTTAGAACTCCGTCCACATAAAGTCCCGTCCAATCTCCCTCGTCTCCATTGACGATAACTATTTCAGAAGAATAGTCTTTCACGGAAGATCCTTTAGATACTCTGTCATTGTCGTTGTCCTGCGAGCAAAACGAACAGCGTCTACTTTAATATGAAAGCTATTCGCTCTTGCGATTAGCTCTCTTCTAATTTCCACAGGAGGCAGAGAACTAAAATAGATCTCTACGCTTTGATATGCAGAACACTTCATTGGACTTGTTGAGGAAACCTTGGTATGCTTTCCCATTCCATTATTTGTCCAGCCGGGAGTCGGAGAGATAGCACACGGTCTATGGCATCCATGCTCATCCGGCTTGTGGTCAACATTCTCCTCGCACCATTCAGCTAGAGCGGGAGACATAGAGTCTGGACCTTCATGAGCTTCATTCGCAAGCTCAGAACCCACTCCACACTCTCCGGTCTGTCCCGTAACCCAAGCACACATTTCTCGCTCAAAGTTTCCTGAGTAAGAACCTGTGTCTACGATAAGTAGATATTCATCCATCTTTAATCACCCTTGTCTCAAAGCATAGTCTCAGGAACTGGCCTTGCAATATAGTTTATGTTCTCAATCAAATTTGGATACGCCGCCATAACTAACGAGCCATGCCCAAGAAGATTTATGTAATACAAATCCTCATTCAAATTTCCAGAATGCATCTTCTTAATATGCTCTGCCTCTTCCATTGAACCACATGGTATCGGAACCGATGTGAACGGAGCATCAGCAATATATGTATGAGAATGTAGGATATACCTAATGCTCGGGAATGCTTTAAATAAAAGCAGCTGAATAGGAGTGTCAACTGACGGCTTTATATCTCCATGGTAGCCGACACTCCAGCCTTCTCCATTCATATTGTTTAGCTTTTCTACAGCAATAAAACCCTCTGGACCTATAAACCTCTTGTCTATATTCCTGCGAGAAACATAAACTTGTCCATCCCTCTTTACTCCGGGGAATCCTCGCTCGCATCTAAAGCAGGCATTTCCAAGCATTCGTTCGCTATTAGCCGCATGAATTAACTCATGGAATCTATCAGCATATGATTTAATCAAACCAAAGAAGTGTGTCTCATCTGGGACAACCAATGCTTTGCCGAGTGAATAGCTTCTTATTCTAGTGAAGGATCTAATCTCATCAATCCTTTGTGAGACAACAAAGTATACCTCTGATGGATCTTGCTCATCCTTTAAAAAGATGTTTCCAAGAGGACTGTAATCTCCACGAGCAAAGCGCTTCTGGTTTTCAAAGCTCTAGTTACAAGGTCGGCATCTGAATATGTACCGTCTCTATTGTTCTTTGAAGTAATCAAAGAGCAAGTTGGATTCTCCTTTTTAATCCTAGATACAATCTTCTCTTCGTCGTTAGAGATATTAGGAAACCAGTACACAATACTATACTTCTTAATCCCCTTGAGGATTCGTTTAAGACTGTCCATTGAGCCGCCGTTATGGACTTCGGCATTAGAATCCTTAAAGAACTCTCGCATATATCCTGACGGTTTTCCGCCTGAGCGATCAAAGGTTCCGCATACAGCAATTGCGTTTCGTGCTTCCATGTTTCTTCCTATATGTATAACCACAACCATAGACGGCGGCAAGTATTGGTTTGGATAACCGACTCAATATCATCAACCCCAAGCTTGAGAACCCTCTGAGAGTTTTTTGCAAGCTCCCACCTGTACTCTCTTTCTCCGCCATACTTTTGAGTCACACTAAAGCTCTTGACAGCAAGCCTTACAGTCCTTCTTGACTTGTAATTAATCTCAACAACACAAACCTTATCGAATAATTCGATCAGTCGTCTCCCTCTGGAAAGAAGAATATTAAAATCAGTCCAAGCCACAGCCACCAAGGGTAGGTCGCTGTGCTACAGAACATAAGAATCAAGAGTATAAAAGGAATCATATCAGCCCCAACAGAAGTAGACTTTGTAGTTTCCCTTTGGAATGATTCCATTGGAACAAAGGTCTTGCATAAGAGGTTTAAGAGAAGGATACTTGGCCGTGTTAGAAATCATCTTTTCCTTTTCCACATCAGCATAGTCACTTAACTCTCCGTCAATACAGTAGTACATATAACCACCAGAGTCGCCACCACCGGGCTCTTCCCAGCACACAAGGTCGGAATGGTCCTCCGAGAAGTTCTCATCGGAGGCGGCAATAGAAAATGCTTTGATTGCTAAATCAGTTTCTTCCCGAGTTTCATCACTCATATGAATATAGTCTCCGGCCTCATCCCTAAATGCAGTCAATCTTGGAGCTATAAATTCAGCAATAGTAGAAGAAAGAGACCACAGCTCAGTTCCATCGAACCCTCTTTCGTCCCGCTGCTTTCGATACATCGACAATCTGCTATCATCTGGTGGCAGTTCGAGAACACAGCCCGTATAGGCCAAAGGATTTAAATCATCATTTGAATTACTCATAACCACCCTCGCCCCCTTATCTTGGGACTATAAATTTCCTGAGACCTTAAGAGGTACATTGTGAATCTTCTTCATTTCAATAGCCAGATGATCACGGGCCGGTCTTCCAAACACATCTCCAAAGAGATCTCCCTGATAAATCGCTATAGCCTCCATGCACCAAGGCTTGCCATCTATCGGAGGCTCATAACCGGCAAGAGCATAAGCAATCTGCCCAATCCTCTTATTTTGAGCAGAAAGCAAAGCCTCTGCTTTTTCGGCTCGCTTCTTCATAACCGAAAGCTTGTCGGTAATGACAAGGCCTAATTAAAATATCTATAAATAAATTTAGAAACTCGACTCTTTTTTTCCCACTCATACCGAAAGGAACTTCAATGCTCGTTCCTCTATTTCCGCTGAGAATAAAGCACTCATGATTTTCAAAATAAAACTTCCAAATCCAATGCCTATATTCGCTGGTAAACGTACAGTCATGCTTGCCCAATGCAATCCTGAGCTTATCTTTGTTGTTCTGAAACAGCAAAGTATAGTCCGAGAAAGTCAAAGCACTGTTCCAAACCCGAACTTGCGAATTATTTTCAATGCGTTCTATCTTGGAAGCCGCCTCTGTATAGACGCTCACCTTAAGCCCTCTTGCTCAAGAGAGTCTGAGTCGCCTCTACTGAGCAACTCTTATGCCGAAAAGAACGCATAACCCTCTTCTCTTCCACATAAACATCGTGATAGAAGTACTCTCCATCATCAGTCGCCGGCAACACTTCAACTCGAAAACAAGGCTGTCCATCGGGGAAAAACTTATTCAAAAATTCAGAAGAGTTCCCTTCGCCGCTCAATAAAATTGAGGCAAGATAGCCCTCTGGAGTCATCACTTTAAACGAAACAGATGAAATAGAGATTGGAGATTCGCTCTCCAGACTAAGATGCTCCGTGCAGGATTCTCCCCACCCTAAGTCTAGATTATCTTGGTCATATTGGGCAAGCTCTTCCGTGGAAGACCAATCAATATAAACTGAACCGTCGCCACCATTATGAAGGGAGCCATATAAGTCTAATGTAAACATTTCTTTCTTTCTTTCTTGTTAAATTCAAAAAGATGGTACGAGTGGTGGGACTCGAACCCACACGTCCTAAGGACAATTGATTTTGCATACCACTATAGCTTTCACTACCACCGAAGTGTTTGTAGTCTGGACTTTCTCTTCACCATATTGCTAATGCAATTTAGGTGGCAGCCGTCAAGTCTCTACACGTTCAGTCTAATTACTTAGAAAGCTTCGCTCGGGATTGCCATTTTAAAGGGTTCCCCGAATTTGACTGCTTACATCCATACCGTTTCCAGTATGACGACCCATTTTTCTAGAAAACTAGAAGCCAAGTCAATCGCGTCTACCAATTCCGCCACGCTCGCATATCGTTTGATAATATTTGATTCCATTGCGAGAAGATCTTGTCTTCTCTTCCCAATAACAGATAATGGCGGGCCCGGTAAGATTCGAACTTACGATGCGGTATAACCAAATAGGTTAACAGCCTATTGCCTTCGACCACTCGGCCACAGACCCGAAACTTTATATCCATTATTAGCAGAAAGAGCTTCTTCTACAGATCTTCTTTCATCCTTAAGAAGCGATCAATCCTTCTCCACGCCTCTCTCCCACTGCTGCCTTTCAGCACAAAGCTCTTTCGCTTTAACTTTCGGAACTTCCTCTTTGCCTTTCGAGCCTCTTTCTCAGAGTATCCGGTGAAGGGATCTCTGCCCTCCTTTTCTTCGGAGATCCATAGCTCAATTGGAATAACTCCAAAGTTAGTCTCTAAGATAAAATTCTCAATAGACTCTCTATCTAAACCTTCGGACGCCATCATCTGCTCCATTTAAGGTAAAAATTTAAATGATTACTAAGAACCAACCAGCAATGGTCTTTTCATCTGCTTATAATATGCTCCGGAGCATCAACACGACAAGACGCACAACGACTGGAGAGCTATATATGTAGTAAATCAAATCTGATGTGGGTAATAAGTACCAGATTTCTTTTGATTTATCACTCCGTGTTTCTCAAATAATGAATCAAGGACTTATTGCTCAGTCCGCACATCGATAATAGCCTTGCTTTAAATGGCGTCAACCTTTTTGTTGACGTCTATTCAAAAATCCTCACGGGCTCGGCTCACCCAGATATAGTGCAGGGCAAACCCATATTACGTTTTTTAGAAGGAGGAGGGAAAGCCTACTCTTGAGGCTTCTCACCGAGCATTGAGGGATCTTTCTCGGCACCATTAGACGCCTCTTTAAAAAGAGCCTTTAGTTCTTCTGCCTCTTTGCTCAAGTCATGCTTATTAAGCCAAGACAATATCTCTTTTAATTTTTCGTCTATGCTTGTAGCCATCTGATCCTCCACTTACCCATTGCCCTTAAAGTAATAAGGAATTCTTTTGTGCATATTTTAATGAGGAAAGAATGCAAAAGAATAATAATATTGCAAGCTTATCTTTTAGCGCTGTGACCGTCGAAAGTTGTCAGCAAAGCGCTTCTTTCTAAGGTGCTCTTCTTCCAGAAGAAGAGTCCAGCGATAAAATAAATAAGACGGAAGAGTAATTATAGACGATATAATCAGACAATATATTAAAATTGCCATCATAAATTTATATGCAAAACGATTCAGTCTTTGCGTAAAGATCATCATTTTTACCAACTCTCCTCAGTTCTTGGCCCTTGCCTTGCTCGGATAATAGCCAGAGTTTCTTGCGTCCTCTTCGCTCTTAAAGCACCACTCTGCGCTGGTTAGGAAGTAATATTTTGAATCTGGCATATGATATATAAAAGAACTTGCGTTCCCCTTGATCGGAAAATTACTTGGGCACCCCCCCCTTGCGTCCGGCAGATGTGCGCAACTAGACAGAAATAAGCCCAATATTGCTAATGAGGCTAAAATATTATCCTTCATCTTGATTTTCCTCTTCTTTCTTTATATATTCTTTAACTGTCCTTACGAGCAAGGGGACTTCGTTCGCAAGCTCCAAGAGAGTTGTCATAAGATTTCTTTCGTGCTTTTCGCTAAAGCTTCGTAGATTAGAAAGAAAATCTCTTTGGCACATTAGTCTTTCAATCCTACCCAGATCTTCCTCTGTCATAACCACCCCTTAATAGCAAGAGCCGATAAGGCAGTCGGCAGAACTCAGTCCCGCTTCTATGCACTCAGCATGGCCCCAGGCGACAAGCATAATCAAGCCGATAATCGCAACAAATATGATCCCCAAGCTCAATGACGAATTACTATTTCGACCATAAAGGCTCATGACTAAGCCTCGCCCACTTCGCCTGAGCCCATAAGATCTCTCATAAAGGCTCCGAAAGCTTCTGAAAAATTCTCAGACTTCTTCATTTCATCAAGCATATCCCAAGCCTCTTGCTCACTGGAGATAAGCTTCTCAACTTCTTCTACAATCAGAACGTGCTCTTCCGTTACGAGCTTATGCTTCGCTAACAAGTCAAGCATTTCATCAAGAGACTTTATCAACTTTTCTTTACTCATATTTCCTCCGCTCTTTGCTCTTGGGCTATCTTTAGGTAAATTCATATGATGAATGAGTCCAGCTCGATATAGCCGAGCTTATTTGGGCGTCTGTATCGAGGGACAACACTAATCGATCATATTCTCCGACCTCAAAAGATCCGTCGGAGATCGACCTCTTATAAGAACGTCGTGCTGTGTCAATCTCAATCACACAACCAATTGGAACTCCGTCCTTTAGAACTAAAAGACGCTCAGAGCCTGGCGTTTCAATGCTTATAATCACTTCACATTCTCCTCTTATAAAAAGACAGACTTAGCCTAAAGGAAGTCTCCTCCTAATGATAGGCTGTCTATCGCCCCTGTCTTACGGAAGACTCCCTAATTGCTGTCACGTCTTCCTTTAGGGCGATAAATCTTCCATAAGCACCATATGGCGTTGTGTAATCAACGTCATATACTCCAGACTGCGTTTTTGTCATTATTAGCAGTGTTCCCTCCGGAACACCAAAGCCACGCATCGTCTTATATGGCTTTAGAAGGATCCTTCTGTCCTCATCTTTATTTGCATAAGGCTTCATGCCAACCTCCTCTTCATCAGTCAGTGCGACTAGTTAATCACTACTTGGCTCTAATTTTCTAGATCTATCTGCAACGCCGGGTCAAGTGTAACCCAAACATAAATTACGAATAACGCGATAATCAATGCAACTTCTTTTCCCTCATTCTTTGCAAACCTTTTTGCCAAACGCTCAAGCATCCTTTATAACTCCCTCGAAGTGGCTATCGATAATATCATAGACTTTAGAAGAATGAATATCTCCGAGCATCGGCAGGAGAATAAAGTTTGACTCTGCTGTGTTGCAAGTTAAATCATATATTTCGACATCATTTCCACCATACCACACGCAAAGAAAACGCTCTGCGATTACCCTTACAAGCTCTGCCCCATCGACAATCGAGACTATCTCTGCTGTAGAGAAGCCGTGATCAGATGGCATTCTTTGTATCCTGGCTTTTCCTTATATAAGACATTCCATGTGCAGACCTAGAATGACCCTGGCACATATGAACCCACCAGTGGTCGCCCTCCCAATGCCACTCATCTACAAGCCTCACTTCTCCCCAGCAAGGATCTTTTGAGTCCAGCATATCACAGTCTTCTCCACAACAATCGGACTTCTTATAGCATTCTAGCAAAGACATTCCTAGACCTTCCCAACCTTATCTGTCTAATATATTCTTTATCCGGCCTAGGCCGAATCCAATAAGAGCACCGCCCATTGTGCCAAGCAATATTCCTATGAATAGAACCCATATTGGAATAGTTAATAATTCGCTCATTCCATTATCTTACCAAAAACTATCCCTGGAGACAACCATCCTATAGGTTCGTGGTTTTCACAGAAAACCCTCTACTCAAGCTCCGCTTCATATGCTGCCCATAGAGCAGCGCGCCTATCTTCTACCGTAAGAAAACAGGGAGGGCATAAGCGACTTATATAGCGATTAGTCGTATCGATATCTTCTGTAGAACCGCAATTTTCACAAGTATTCCAGGCAGCCTCTTCTGCGTCAGCAACTAGCTTTCTCGTAATTTCATTGCTATTGTTCAGATAAAATCTAAGGCCGCCAAACTTTTCCTTTACCTGTGCTGCGACTGGTTGAGGAATAAGCCGAGAATCTGCCCTCTCCTGCAATGAGGCACAGAGATTCCAGATTAAATCATACCATCCATCGCCACAAGTAATGCCCCAACACATACAGGTCTTCTGTGGAGGGAGGTCTTTTTCTGCGAAAATCAAAGGGAAAGCCTCAAAGAGCTTATCTTGTAGTTCTTGCTTCACGATCCTCTCCTCTCCAATTTATAAACTACTCGCTTAACTTCTGCTTTAAGATCAAAGACGATTCCCGCTGAGTCAATTAAGAGGATTTCATAGGCGTCAGAGCCCTTCTCCTCTGACATTTGAGAGGCAAGATGTTCAAAACTAGACTCACGAACAGAGTGTATCGTCCAACTTTTTGAGCCACCCTCCCAGTAAGAAACGCAGATAAAAACGCTTGGATCTATTTTCCCAGCACAATAACGAACAAGCAAACCTTGCTCTCCTTCGTCCAGTTGGCTGAGATCAACAAACGGAAGTCTGCCCAGGGAGATAATGGCCCTAGGAAGGAATGCCTCATAAATCTTGAGAATTTTCTTTAAACTTTTTACAGACATAAATCCTTCTATCTAATCAAATATTGATTGACATATTTAGTATCTTTGCTGAAGATAGGAGTCTCCGGATCCTCTTCCCAGCGAGTCCTCTGCGCTCCATTCTTTTCATACGAAGTCTTTACGATTGCAGAGCCACGCTTCTTCCAAGTGGCAATGTCATTCCAATTGACAGGAGGGTTTAGGCTCATCAACATATCCTGCTTATCTGACCCATTCATTCCATGCAACTCTTTATGCGAGAAATATGCCTGAGCTAAGCCTGTAATGCTATTTTTCTCTGCATCACGCTGGCGCCAAAGAAACACATTGTTAACTTCATCTGAAGTAATGTTCCAGAAACGAGCATCAAAATATGCCGGGGGCGAACTTATCACTCCAAAATTTCTTCGCCATGCAGCAGCAAAAGCAACGGAAGCAATCGAAGCGGAAACACTACACATCTTCTGAACTCTATAGCCAAACCATGCATCTGTATTATAAGTCTTCCAGTCAGTTAGCAGAAGAGTTATTTCGTCTGATTGAGTATAGCCAATTTGACAGCCCTGAATTTGTCCGCAGAGAGCAACTGTTGCTGCAACCATACACTTGTGAAAATTTTCATCAAAAGGCCTATCAAGATTGCGAGTAAGTGTATGAAAGGCTTTGCCGTCAAGTCTCGCTATGACTGGAAGTTTTCGCTGCAACATAAAGTTACTGCGACTCTCATAATCTTTCATTCTATCGCCAATATTCATTGAGAATCCTCCCTCTCTTTAAGCTCTTGCAGCCCCTCATCTGTTGCAATTCCCCATGAAAAACAGAATCCAAATCATGCAACACAAACAGCAAAGTCTGAGCATCCAGTTGGAATCTCAGTTAGCGTCGGCCACGGACGAATTGGCGTCGACTCACTCCAGCCCCAACCAATGGAAAAAGCCGGATGCCTACCCACCTTAAATCTCGCGAAAACTATTCCAAAAGAAAAAAGGTCCCAACCTTTTTCCAAGGTATTTTTCTCAAAAAGGTTAAATACTGGAATTGGTATCGGAAAATATCGTAATCTTCTTTTAAGAGTCATCTTTGCGCTCCTTAAGCTTTTTGCACTTACGCTCCCACTCAGAAGCCTGTACCTCCAAAGCCCTGAGCTTTGCTATTCCATCCTGAAGAATATTCATCAAAGCGTCTTTTTGAAGCTCAGAAAGAAGCCTTAATCGCTCAAGTCTTTTCTCAGGCGACATATCTCCATCGCCACTTAATAGATTGTAATAGTTACCCTCTATGATAGAGTAGTGATCAAGCCTCTCTCGAAAAGTCTTCTTATACATATTGCCTCTATTCAACTTCCCAATCAACACCACCCCGTAGTACGGGGCACTCATTAAGAACATATTTTCCGTCAGTCTTCATAAGAAGCTTCTTCTGAAGAAAAGCCAGAGTCTCTCTCTTAGCCAAGCAACGATCATTCATATTCTTCCTTCCAACTCTCGTTTTCCCATGCCACATTGCGAGTCTCTCCAGATGCAGACATCGCTTCTTCTTTCAATAGGAGCTCAAAGTGGTAGTGGTTAAGATTGTCTCTCATTCCACTTTCGGTTGGAATGATCATCCTCCAGGCAGTTTCCGGACCAGTTGTTACTTTCTTTAAAGCCACAAAGACTCCGAACCAATGACTGTCAATCGGAAGTCCGTCAATTCTTCCTACTGTAATCTTTATATCACAAAGATTTGAAAGAATATCTCCCGCAGAACCCTGGGTGACCCAGTAGCGTTCTTCGTCAACAGCAACCTCCCACTCATTTCCTTCGAATGAGAGAATCACAGCGTTTGGATGCTTGCGCGGCCAATCAATGGGAACGGTCATGCAAAAACTCTCTTAGCCTCGAAATAGCTAGCCTCATCCTAGGACCTTTCCCTTCCGGAAAGACTCCTCATTATAATAGACAGAATCTGCTCACTCCTCTTTTCTTTAAAATAAACAAACGTAAAGAAAAGGAATCCAGCAATGGCAAGCGGAACTGTAATGCTTGAAGAAATCCAATGTTCTTCAAGATTCGCAATAGCATCTTCTTTCCCATGATAATCCATCCAAAGAGACCAAGTGCAGGCGTATAGCATGGCTCCAGACCAGAGGCACTTCGTTGACGATGAAGGCGTTATTCTTTCCAGAAACTTACTCATAATATCCAATTGCCTCCAATAGAAGCTCTACTGCTCGCGACTCTGCCTTTGCAGCAGCAGAATGCAGCGCGTCTTGTTGTAATTGAGTGGAGCTATAAAAGGCAGGACTGCAAGTTACGCACAACCCAACCTCAATAGCCTTCCTATAAAGATTCGGCCTAAGCTCACGAAGCTTGCGATAGTTTTTATCAGACATAATCAAATTCACCAATCGGTCGGAGCGGCTTGGCCGGCCTATCCCTACAGTAGACGCAAAGCTCTTCTTTACAATCCTCTTCAAGCCATAAGTTGCAAAATCCACAGAAATAAGCATCATATTTTTCGCTGTAACTCTTTTTCGTGCCACAACTATGCAGAAAGGAATCTTCTATTGAATCGCTCATATTACTCTTTCGCCTCGGCATGATGATGCGTGCAATGTTCCGCTAAGGCCCAAGAGCCTAAGATGATTAACGGAACTTCGTGAATTAGCAAATGTCCTAGAATCAAAAGAAGGGAAAGCTTACCGCTCTTCTTCAATATCCCATGATGACATTTGAGTTCTCTTTCCATGCTTTTTAACCAAACATCCACATTGCATCTTTCTCAAGGCAGGAGCCTCACTTCGCCTAGCAGGAACATGATTCTTGTCTATAAGATTTCCGATTAGACATTGACAAATTTCAATCCAATTTATCTCTGAACACTCAGAGTCTATCCAAGTATAGACTTCATCGCCTTTCTCAAGAGAGTCTCCAAGCTTTAAGATAATCATCTTACTTTCCTAAAAATTTGGAAACAGATCCACTGAAGGTGTCAATGTAACTCCGTATTTCTTTCGAAGGTGTCTCGGACCTCATAAGTACATTGAATAATTCTTGTGCAACTTTCTGCGCTTCTGGGCGGAGAAATGAAATATATTCCTCAATAGTAGCTCCAGTTACCAAGGACAAGTCTCCTTCAAAAGTTTGCTCTATCTCAAACATTTGTACTATGGCTCCTATATTCCAATGGTCTTCTGGCGTCAACACTCAAAGGTCCTCCAAGTACTTTGGAAGCCTATCTTCTACAGACGCTTCAACCTCTCTGAACTTTATCCCCATAGCCTTCAAGAGATATCTCGCCGGAATTTGGTGGTCTTCGCACCTAAGAACTCCATCGACATAAACGCCTTCCCAATCTCCGCTTTCATCTACAACATAAACAATGTTAGATTTTGTGGCCTTCACCTAATCCTCCTACGTCAAAAGCCATGCTTGCCAGCGGCGATAAGTCTTTGTCTTGAAGACTGACTCAATTTCTTCGAGATTGAGAGACAAAATCTTTTGATTTTTATCAGTCAAAGCCCATTCGTAATATCGACCTCCATCTTTAATCTCAAACTTATCAAAGATGAACTCTGCAGAATTTCCGGACTTATAATTAATCTGAACCAAATAAACTTGCTCAAAAAGCCTGGCTAACATCTTTTTGTTCTTCCATAATTTCTCTGGCATAATCAGAGCCTTCCCAATTATCTACGCCAGCAGCGATTAAAGCGTCCAAAAAAGCTTCTGCTTTCAGCAAAGCATTGTAACGCTCAACATAAATTTCGATGGTCTCTTTATCTTCAGTCATTTTGCCTCTCATCCAAAGCCACCTACCAAATAGGCAGGTTCCTAATGCGGCCAAAATCAACCCATTCGCCACTCTCAGGTGGGGAAAATCCCGAAGCTATGAATAGAGCGGAAAGAAGGCACTGCTCACTATCAGTCTGATTGTCAACCTGAACCCAAACAGCCTCCCCTAAATTGTTCCAGCCGCGTCTTTCGACATGGAAGGCCCATCGAGAACGAGGATCTTTTTCCGCTAAATCCTTTGGCGTATATTTGCATTGCACAGCAACTATTCGATATTCACGAACCTCGGCAATAACATGGGCCGCAAATGGACTCTCGCAGTCTCTACGCTCCGAAGGGTTGTGATTTTTTATCGACGTCTTTCTCATTACAGCTTCCTCTTTTCATTCGGCCATATTGCGTTACTAAGCAGAGGCCCAAGCATGTCGAATGGTCATTCAGGGCTGAACGATTTTAACCGCCTTACCATAGACCGTTCGAGTCCACCCATTAATTCCGCCCTTATTATTTCCGATTTGCGCTCGGCCACCCTGAAGTGCTTTCACCAAGTGCAGATAGACGTTGCCCTTCACCTTGCACAACACAATGTCACCAACCTCTAAATCTTCAATTTCAATCGGCCGAAGAGTAACGGTAGCTCCCGATTCCACCTTTGGTTTCATTGAGTTGCCATGCGGCCTAATGGTAGCTTCCCTGCCATCTGCAAGCAGCCCAATGGCCCTATTAGCCCAGCTCATTTAACACGAACCCTTCCCACACTGAGAGTAAGAAACCCTGTCAGTAATGTTTCGAATTGAATCCAATGCAGTCTCTAGGTCTCGCATAGAGACAGTGGTCGTCATTCCCTGTTTTTCGTCAAGGACAGTGATTCGCACAGAGCCATCTTCGTCAACGCTAAGAGATAAAACTGCGTTATTCTTCCCTGATATATCTATCTTAATCTTCATCTACGGAATCCCTTCTGGAAGCCCACAGTTCTGCAACTATTTCTTTTGCAGTTAGGCAACTACAAATATATGAAAGCTGGCTTGTCTGCCCTGAGTTATTAATGTCGGAAGCTTCCATCGACTTTAGCTGATGAACAAGATCGTCAAGAACCTCTTGATCAAGACGCTCTTCCAGAGCAAAAGTTGTAAGCTTAATAAACTTCTCTTGTTCAGTCATTCTAAATCCTAATGCTAAGGAGCGTTATTGCTCCAAGGGCTATTGCAAGTACATTGCGCCTCTACTGTAATCCAATCCCATGCTATCCTTTGGGCAACCAGCAAATCTGCCTCAAGTCTTTCTAGTTGCGAATTGTCTAACATGCACCCGTCTGGCATAAACGTTTCCTGTGACGGAAGTTCCTTTTCCTCATTATGCTTGTACGCATAACTCCAGCCCAAAAGGAAAGCCAGAAACATAGCGACTATTACGGCCAGCACATTAGCTGAGACCGAACCACTGCTATTCGCTGACATCTGGCGGAACTAGCTTATAAGAAAAATCGTAAAGTTCGTAATAAAAATCCTGATTATCCTTCGAGTAAATCAACTCGGCCATATCTTGAACAACAGGCCAAGGAGGAAGGGGAATCGGATTGTTTTTGCTCCACACATCAACAATATGATGTGCGTAAAGAACTCCCAATGCTCTCCTTTTCTCTATAAAGAATTCATCATGAATCTGCCACTCCCACTCTACGCCATGTTCGTTCCAAAGCATAGCCCAAAGCGGTAGCCACTCTTCAACCAACTCATTTGTCCAGGCTCCTCTTTTAAACTTCATATAGAAATCCACTCCTGATCATATGCTTCCACAACAGTTTCAAGCCCATCATATTCCTCGATGCGATAAACTGTACCATAGATTTCAGCAATAGCGAGATTTGCGCAGCTTCCACTCGCTGCCTCTCCAAGCTCTTCTACACACTTTACCAAAAGTAAATTATGACGTTCAATTCGACTGTAACGATATTCTGGATAACATTCATAGTGTTCTGGATTAGGATCGGAATCCTCATATCCATGCTCTTCTAGCCATTCGTTTGCAGCCAGAGATAACTCAAATCCACCATAACATGCGTTATAAACAACTTTGTTCATCGCTCTTCCTTTGTTGCTCTTTACCTGTCTTCTATGAGGGCCAAAACTTCAAGGTCCAATCGTGGAAACGATTGCCCCACTCTCTAGGAAGAAACTGCATCAAAGGATGCGCGATGCAGTTATGCAAAAAGCCTCCGAGCCACCACTTGATTTTCCTCATCATTCTAAGCCTGCCTCACGAAATGTCCGCACAAATCATTAATAAAAAGAGTCTGCCACATTCGGCAGCTCTATAGAAGGTTATATTTTAGGTGGTTGGTACTCCGTAGGGTAATCGAAACCCTCTCTTCGGAATGAAAATCCGAGATCCTAACCGCTAGACGAACGGAGCACACTTCAGCCCAATATCTCTTTCCTGCATAGTTAATGGTGGCGGAATAAGGATTCGAACCTTAACGCGATTAAGCCACGGATTTACAGTCCGCTACTGTTCCCAGACAGTTTTCCCGCCTTTTAAAACTTCACCTAAATATAGTGAAGGGCAGGTTCATATTACCTTTTTTATGATTGAGCCAGGACGATCGCCTGAGCGGCCCGCAGAAGCGTTATCGCCCCAGAAGAGGCTGCCGGGGACACTGCGAGCAGAGGAAAGCGGCTGTAGCGAAGGCTCAGGCTCCTCAGATCGCCTAGGAGAAGTCCTCTTCGGATTCAGGAAGGCTCTCGTCGCCCAGAGTCTCAAGCAGAGAAGAAAGCTCTTCCTTGATTTCCAAGAAAGCAGTCCAGTCTTCAGATTCCATCTTTCCATCAGAAATTGCCTCACCGAACATTGAAAGCTCTAAGTTTAAGCGAGTCAGCCTTTCTCTCAGTCCTTCCTGTCGATCTTCTTCTGTAGGGTCAAAGCCGCCATGCTCCATAGCCATAAGCTCATCGTCTGTAGGTCCGTCTTCCCAGGAACCCTCTGAGGCTCTAGAGATTATCCTGTCTAATGCACTGGCCTCGGCCAATAGACCCTTCTCATCCAAATCGTTTGCTAGGCTTACGAGCTCTGCTAAATAAGTCATTCTTCTATCTCCATCTTTTCCTTGTTTTATTAGTAAAAAAATTAATTTTTATTTTTTGCAAAGTTTTTGTTGACAGCCAAAAAATTTACCCTATATATTCTAACAACCACTGCACTACAACAAAGCGGTCAGCTGCAGATCCTCTTTCTCTTTGTTCCGCTGCCCTTATTTCGAACGAACCCTTTGTAGGAAATTCCTCTTGAGACCCGTGACCAGCCTAGATCAACCTCTCTAATTCATTCAGGAGTTCTGCTTCGTTATTTTTTCTTAGCTCACCTGCTCTTTTCTGAGGCTTATCCTCTCTTATATTCTTTATAATTTTATATATCTTTGTGATATATAATTCGCTGCCTCCGCCATCACGTTTTGACTTCTTCTTTTTAGCCTTTAGCGATTTATAAAGGGACTCCAGCACCGGAATGAGGGGTCTTCCGTTTTCTCCGAGCTTTAAAAGATTGAAGTATAAAGAAAAGAGAGCTGTCTCTCCACCGTCATCAGCCTCTAAAGCATTCTCAAGCAAGCTCTTGTAGATCTGGACAGTACTAGGGCTATCTGCATGGATTGCATCCAAAGCGACAATGACATCTCTTTCTAACTTTTTGGGTCGATTTACTTTGTTGATGTTTTTGTGATAAAGATTGACAAAGATTTTTTCAAGAATAGACTTTATCTTAGGGTCTTTGCTGAGCTCAGAAGATAGAGCGGTGAAATATGTAATTTTGCTGCTCAAGGGAGAGGCCTTGAGCCTTATATCTTTTGGCTGATATTCTGAAATAATTGCGTTATCAGAATATATATCTCGCAGGAGAGCTAGAGCCTCCCCCTTTAAACCTTCTCTTTCCTCTCCTGCGTCAAGATTCTTTATGTAATGCGCCAGCTCGGTTGTATATGTGTGAATGCTTTTTATATTCTTCTTATTCCGATCATCTGGAAAAAATGCAGGAAAATTCTTAATCAGATGATCAATTACATTCTCCGTCAGATATCTCAGCGAAATCTCAGTCCTGGCGCTATTTTCTAGATACTCCTTTAGCCTTATCGTTTCTTTTGGGCTCTGCTTCATCCATCGCCTTAGACTTGAATCTGATAAAGTAAGATGTGACTCTATCCACTTTAAACCGCCAGACTTTGCAGCTCTTTTCTTTGCCATAACTTGCTCTTCTGCGGTTATCTCCCTCAGGCTCCACCTCTTATGGTTAGAATGCGGTATCGTCCACTCTGCGATGTCAGATCCCTCAGTTGTTAAGTCAAACCCTTCTAACTCAGAAATAGTATGGTTATCTGCGCCACCGGCAGAGTTCGCATAAGCTATATACCGATTTGCTCGATCAATGATAAATTTAGCTATCTGACTCTTCCACTTTGCACTATCTTGCTTTGCGATCCACTCTTTCGCATCGGAAAGATGAGCAAAGCCCTTTGGACGAGAAATATGAGCTATATCTAAGCTGAGCAAGTCAGGGGCAAAGATATCTTCCCAATATTCATGGAGCTTATCTGTAACTATCCAATGGCTTTTTATGTCTTCCTTATTTATCTTTGGATCTATGATCCTATCTACAATAGTTTCCGGAGTTAAGGCAACCTCTTCTTCCTTTTCATATTCTTCATCAAAGGTGTCAGAATAACGTCCTCCCGACATAGAATATGTTCCGAAAGGAATATCTCCCTGCTTCTCCTTTAGCCATGCCTTTATTGCTGGCAGAAAAGCAGGGAAGTCTCTGCCGTCAGAGTAGACGCTCTCTTCGGGAACTGCATAAGATTTTCCGAATAAAGAGTCAAATCTTCTTACCAACACTCTAGCAAGAGGGTCTTCTATCTCTAAGTCGTCAGCTTTTATAAGATAAGCGGCAAAGCCGCCCGTTGCTATTTCACAATACACAGCCCTGCGCTCTTCTCCGTCATCTAGATTCAGACAAGAGCGCCACCTTCTGTCGGTTGAGATTCCGGCAATATCATCTGGTCGTGAGGTTAGTACCATGATTATGGAGTTCTGATCTTTTTTTATTCCAGAATTTAAATAGCCCTTAGCTTCACTTATTAAAAAGTTGATGTTTCTTTTTACATTAATCGCCCAATTGTCAGCCTCAAGGCCGCCAACCTCATAGGCTTCTTGAAGAAAGCTTTCCTTAATAGTGTCGGCTGAGATATTTTCCCAATTCCATAAATTAATCCAAAGCTTCTTGATTTCTTTTTTTGCCTCATCAAATGGAATTACAGGCAAGCCAAGAGCCTGTGCTGTCTCCCAATCTTCTCGGAAAGAAGCCACTGCCAAAATATCTCTCGCAAATTTTCCATTGAAATGGGAGCGATCTTTTACTCCTGCCGCAAGATCTTCTGCTGTCCAGTTAAGGCCAAGATCATTCATCATTCCTAGGAGATGACTGTGGTTAGATTTTATTAGCTCAATCTTTTGTTCATGAGATGATATCAGGGGAACGTAGGCCCTTCCGCTTTTCCCAAACCAATCAGCAAATGGTTCTTCTCGATTTCTTGAAGCTTTATCAATCTTTTCCCGAAACCTCTCCAGAGAGGCTTGACTGATCAGATCATAAATAGATGTACCAGACGCAAAAAGCCCCTCTCTGTCTAGCCATCCAAGTAGGTTTTTCAACTTAATCATAGAGGGTTTACGCATCGAAATAGACAAAGGTCCCAGTAGAAGGCCTTAGTCCTATATTGTGTATATGCGTGTCGATCCTCTGAGTTAACGCTAGGACCACCATGTGAGCAATAAGCTTTGACGCCCATTTCTTATCAAGATCAAAGCTATTAGTCATTATATCAATATAAAGCAGACCCTGTCTGCTCTTTTTGGCAGCGAGTGAATCTTTTAATATTTTTTTTGAGATATTAGAAATCGCCTTGATAGACTCCGCTTCTTTTAGAATATTTGGCCGAAACTCTGGACTAAAATCTTTGTTAATAATCCTTATTCTTCTTTTTAGCTCATTAAAGAGTAGTGCCTCTTCTTCGTCACCATATTTGAGCTCTGCTATAATGCTGCGAATTTCTGAGGTAAAAACCTTAAAGTATTCTGCGAGTTCTTGGTCGGACTCTTGAAGGGCAGCAAAGCCGACGAGCTTTTCCATGAACTTCCAGTTCTTCTGGTAGTCATACGGCCCAACTGGCTTCTTAAACTTTCCAGAAGAAAAAATCATAAGCTCATGCTCGGCATAAGGCGATTGGTCGAAGACGAGATCTCTAACGAGCTTCGTAAAAAGTTCCTCATTTCCTGCTGCATATATTTTTAAATATCTATTGTTTCCAACGTCCCAAACGGCTCCATAAACACCTGCTCCAATATATTTTGGCTGCCTGCCATCCGATGCAGATTTAAAGGCTGTAACAAATTCTTGAGTAATAAGCTCTGGAGAGAAGCTTTTGCTTATCTGTCGGGCCTGATACAAGTCGTCATTAATCCAAGCGAACTCATTTTTAAGAGAATCGCTTTCTAAAAAGGGTTCCTCGTCTGGTAGGCTCCAGCCTTTGCGTGGACTAGTCTCTCTGATTAGCTTATCTATATCTTGAGGGTCAGAAGAAAGCATCTTTTCTTCTGCTTCTATATCCCAGTCTTCATCAATTGAATCGGCCTCTCTCTGCAGGTATTCAATTGATTCGGCTAATTTTTCAAAAGAATTTCTTTTAAGAAAAGTGCATAACTTATATAGAGTTTTGTTCACAGTAAAATGTTTAAAATTAATAGACTATAAATAAAAAAGGGCTGCCAAGTTGGCAGCCCTTTTTTAAAAACAAGTCCCGCAGGACTGTGCTAATGTAATGTTGGATCCAGACTGTCCCTTTCGAAAGACAAGGGGTGTCCATCCAAAAGTCTCGATAGGAGCCTCTGACAGTTTTGATCAAGAGAGTCTCCTTCTTCTACTCCATATAGATAAATATCCATTGCAACAGATGTAACTAACTCCACCGTAGAATAAGCCTCAATGTCTTCCATATCAATGTCTAATCGCTGTGCGGCAGCGAAAATAAATTCTTCTTCGGAAAAAATATTATCTGGAACCATTCAGCCTCCCTGCTTTAGTGTTAATTTCACTCTTTATTTTAGAATAAAAATCATTTGAAATGTTTAATGCCGCAAACCAGTTTTGAAAATAGCCATCCAAACTATCTGAGTTATGAGCGATGCCAAGATGGTAAGTTTCAAAGTCTTTTCTGTTCTGAATCTTATCTGCAATCAGCATATGATTAACGTCCTCTAGCGGAGACAACCTGATTTCCTCAATTGAATTAATCATTCGCTTCGAAAGGTAGGCGTTTGCAATGTTCCTATACTCTAAGGCCAGCAAGGCTGCCTCTCTACTTATATTTGGATTTAAAAGTTGATGCAAACTACCCGCCAAAGCTTCATCGTCTTGGACGATAGGATGCAGGCAGAACGCTTGCTTCGCGCTATGTGATGCTCCAATTCGATTAAGGATATATAGTCCCTCGTCAATATGGTTCATGTAAAACGTGTTTGAACGCTTAGCCCTCTTGTTTCCGTAAAACGCTTCTACTTCCTGATATGCTGAGTCAAAAAGATGAGGAGTTTCTATGCAGGCAAAGGATATCCCGGCCTGCTTAAGCCACTCGTACATTCTTTCGCAAGAAGAAATAGTTACAAAATTTCTTTCAGCCGAAGTTAGCCACCGCTTAAGATGACCCTTTCCTCTGTCCAAAACGTAAACAGAATCATATTCTACTCCGTCACAAACCAATGGAACATGAATGCCCCAGCCTAAATCGTTATATAGGCCACTCCAGCTCCACCCACTGCTAATTAGCTGGGTAATTCTGTTTCTATAATATTCTAATGCCTCATAAGAATTGGAGGCTAGATAGTCAAATCTTGGCAACGTGCTCACTCGTCACCTCCTTCGGGGTCAATGACATTATCTTCCAAGTTGTTAAAGCCGATATCCTCTTTGAGTTGTGGCCTTATTCCTTTTCTATACACACGCTCATGCGCGTAGATAAAAGAGTCTCTATTTTTATTTATAGAAAAGTCCAATGAGGTTTTAGACAAAAAATTAGTCTCAATAATTGAAGCTGAACTATTGAGTTCCAAAGAAGAGAGGCCAGCCTCCTTGTGTGGAGCCGAAGAGATATGCTCGGAAAACATAGCAGATCCCTCAAACGTTTGAGGATTACGCTCCAAAGAGCGACTCCTCCTGTTGTTTGGCTTATCGCTAAGCAAAAACGGATGATCTGGATTGTTTATTAGCAAGAAGCCCTTTGTTTTGCCTTCGGAATAAGAGGACCTGATTTTTTCGCCACCATTTCCATTGGTGATATCGTAAGTTCCGTCTATGTTTTCAGCAACGTAATAAGAGCGAGACCTCAGTGGGCGCAATCTCATATCCTTTTCTGTTGTCTTTGGGCCTGGACTTACAACTCGATCCTTTAAAAAGCCACCTAATGGCATTTCTAGTAGTGTCAAGCGAAGATTTTTAACTACATTTTCTAAGGCAGTAATATCTTTTGCGCTCCACTCATAAAGCTCAGGAGTTTCTAACGCCTTTGTAAGAGCCACAACTCCCTTCTCTAAAATAAGATATGCAGCCACAGATTTTCTTGATTCTTTTTTCATTATTTTTATCCAATTCAGAACAGTGTTTGGGCAAAGCAAATTAATGATATAGTGGATCTGGCATTTTGCAAAACCACAATATGCAGGTAGCTATTGCCTGTAAGATGATCTACTATTAATTATTAGTTAAATCTGAGAAGACACATCTGATAGGCGGACCTCGGCCTTCGCGTTGATATAGAGCAGGGCCGAACCGGATTACGAAAACCTAAAGCTGCATTTTTCAGGCAACCACAGGAGGCGAAACGCCTCTCTGAGCTAAGTCGTAACAAACAAGCTCTATCAAGTAGGAGGACTCGACTCATGTTTTATGCCACATTAATCGTCGTCAAAGATAGTGTTGACCAATATCTGTTGCTAAAGAAGACCGCAACAGACAAGAACATAGCAAGATCCTGGGGGTTGCCCGGAGGAAAGGCAGAGAGCGGAGAAGCTCCAGAAGAGACTGGAACGAGAGAGCTTTTTGAAGAAACTGGAATAAAGGTTCTAAAGGATTCGCTGGTCTTTTTGGCAGCAAAGTCTACAAGAGGGAAGGAAACCTATTACTTTATGGCAAGCGTTCCAGTCTCTTCTGTCCTTTTGAATTCAGAACACGAAGATTATGAGTGGGTCGGATTGGCGGATTTATTTGAAAGATGCGAGTTCTCCACTCCGCAGGATGCAATAGATGCCGTTCATAAGCTATCGGAAACACGGCTGCGATATGAGCGCGGAACACAAGGTGGATCTAGGTAGCTATAGTCGCCATGCTTCTACAGGGAATCCGTTCTGTGATCTTTTTGCCCCGATGCGGCGGGGTGCCGCTCAGGAATTTGCTTGTTTGTTGGATTTTCAGAATAGCCTGAGTTGCCGGACTTTCTCAGAGGGCGCTGTTTCTACGACAGAGCCTAAAGGCTTATTGATATTTTTCAAAGCCTCCTCCTTCCACTCGAAATAGTGTCTTGTAAATCTATGTGGATTGCTCCTTAACACTATAGCTACTCTTATCATTTGATTTTTTATTGATAGTCTGGGGTCAATAATTGGATCTTGATTCGCAACAAGCCTCCTTCTCAGCCAGACGCGAAAGTCTTGCGGAAGCTTGTCCGGTAGGAGGTAGGAATCTTGCTCCCTTTCGAGGGAGAGTGCCTCTTCATTATGCCCTTGTTTCTCGAGCCATCCAATAAGAGAGGAGACTTTTGCTATAGCAGAACTTTTGAACATTTGCCCTAAGAAATTTCTTCCTTGAGAAATGGTCTAATCTGCTCATAAACATATAGAAGCAATCCTTCTAAAGATGCTTTCTGCTCTAAAGTTGAGTCAATTGATTCACGAATGCCTAAGATGGCATTGGAGATTTTCTCTTCCCTTGTTGCTGCGCCAGCCTCTACGGGCAAGGCTCCTTCTGTTTGTTTTGGTTCTAAAAAATCAGCCATTTCATCAGGGTTAAATCCAAAATGATAGTCCTGGTTTGCTAGCTTTTCAATAAGACAGTCCAAACTATCGGCCTCAGAGGCAAGGCCCTTATCGTCTAGCATAGTTGAAATCTCTATTAGTTGCTTAATCATCTATATTTCCAATAATCAATAAGTCCCTAGAGGCAGGGCTCTTTCGTTTATAACGACAAAAGCCTACCTGCAATTTTGCAGGTAGGCTTTATGCTGAAAAAATAGCAGATTTAATAGAGGCAAAACAATAAAGCTGGCCAAAGGCTGAAGATTTTCACTATAGGCTGTCTAAATATTTCTGAGCTTTTTCTCGCATTACAGTACCCTCTTCCCAGCGATGCCATGTTCCATCACAGGCTGGGCAGATCCAATATAGAATCCCATCATAAACTCTAGGAATTTCCATTCCCACAGTTTTGAGGAAATATTTCCCCTTTCCATATATGTGATTCTTCCAGCATTCAGAGTCATAATCAGAATTGGCACGATCACAATTATCGTTGCAGCGCTTATCTTCTGGAATTTCACTATGAATTAGAGACTGGCTACAATGTGGACAATTAAGTAAATCCATTATAATTCTCCTGTGTTTAATTTAGCAATCATAAGTTCGAAGTCATAACTTCTGAATTAAATAGAAGCTTCTCCTGTTGCGCTTCGGTTAGCTTCTCAAACCATTCCTCTTTGAAAAGTTCTTTTCCATTGAGGAACCAATATTTGTCTCCATTGGCACACTCAACAGCGGGACCATCTTCTCGATGAAGGGTTCCGTTTAGGAGCCAACGCTTTTCTCCATCGGCATACTCAACAGCAGGACCATCTTCTCGGTGAAGGACTCCATTTAGGAGCCAACACTTTTCTCCATCGGCATACTCAATGGCAGGACCATCTTCTCGGTGATACTTTCCGTTGAGGAACCAAGCCTTAGCTCCATTGGAAGCCTCATAAGCAGGACCATCTTCTCGATGAAGCTTTTCATTGAAATACCACTCTTTGACTCCACTGGAATCAGTTTTGCAGATAGGCTTTGACATTAAGCCATAACTTCCAAAAGAGACTATTTGATATTCCGTCTCAATAATGATATTCATCATCAGGATTCTGCCGACTATCTTCGGCTAGTTGAGATAAAGAAAGAACAAATTGTTTAGAAGCGGAGATAATTACGTATAGCCCGCCATGCTCCAGACACTTTAGCGGCTGAAAACATTCGGTACAAGGAAACTCAGTTCCAGTTAAATATTGTGGAGCAGCACCAACTACAACGCTCTCATCGCAACAAGGACATACAAACTTTGAATTCCGAAGACCATCAGTGGATACAATTTCGCAACGCATTTAGACTCCTATTATTTAGAAAAGGTTTTTATTTTATTTAGAAAAGGTTTTTATTACATAAACGATAGTTAGCATTATTCCGGCAACCAAACCAATAACGATTCCTATAATAAAAGAAATTATTGCCATCAAATTACGACTAGGCTGTTGCCTTTAGCTCTCTCTCGAAAAGTTCTTAGATGCTTAGTAAGAATCGCCAAATTCTGATTTGACAACTTATGAGTAAGGATATTCCCACTTTTATCAGAAAGACTAATAGTTACGCGGTCAGCTTTGTTTTTAGCAATCCTAAGAGTAGTTCCTCCTTGCTCAACATAAAAGTCATTCTTACTAGCGCAGCCAGCTTTCTTTACAATCCCTGCTGCCTTTTCAAGAACGGCTTTCCATAGTCCATTATCGCAAGAACCGCTGCCATGAAGTGTCTTATATTTATATAGAAAATCTACCGTTCCGCCATTAAAAACATCCCCGCCGCTTCTAAAGTCTCCTACGAAAACCCGAACATTATCTTTCTTCAGATTAACCCTAACTCCATTGTCTCCGTTGGCAAGAAGCAGATACACTCCTTTTGACTCAGAGTTGATTTTAATATCATAAGTTACAGTCGAATATTCTGTCATTTTGCCTGTCCTCTCTAAAAGATAGAGATAGTTCCCTCGGGGGAGTTTTCGGTCTTAGTGAAGATGACTTCTCCACCACAATTCCGATGTGTATACTTTCCATAGGCAGCGTGCTTAGGCATTCGTGCCTTATTATATGTGTAACCACATCGCAAACATTCGCAGTGAATCTTCTTTTCCTGCTTACGACGAATCGTGCTCGTGTCATAACTGTGACAACGATGGTTCTTTCTGACTCCTGTAATCTTGTCCATCATAGACTGAAACTGCCATCCATGACCACGGATGTTTGCGGTTTCGGCCAGATAGGCGTGAACCATTTCATGAATCAGAGTCTCTCGAATCTCTGTCTCATTATAATCCATTGTTCGGAAGAGCTTATCCGAAAGGTCAATTTTGGACGGAGTAATTCCATAGCCGACGCGCTTATATCGACAATAACCTGCCGTGGTAGTCATGCGAGTGTTCCACACAATCGGCAGGCCGGCCGGAATCTTATTATCAAAATATTCCGCATTAAGTTCCGCGAACATGAGGACAATGTTTGGTCGAATCAACATTTGAGTTACACCTTTTAAGTTATGATTATCCTCGGAAAAACTTTCCGATATTCCTACCTGCTATAAACATGGCCCACATAAGGAGTCCAACCCAAGCGGCCGGCCAAGCCGCAATAACAAAGAAGAACATTTCTTTTTCGCCGTCCGCAAAAACCTGAAGCCCACGAAGGAACCCCAGAGTAATAGCTCCCACGGCAACATAGGCAAATACAACTACAGGGACTATGATATTGGCGTCCATCACCATTTCCTAACAGAAAACTTCATATCAGAATCAATATTCTCATCTGGCTCAATTGTGGCATCATGCAGAGTTTCGAAGTACCCACACCAAGGCGGAACTCGCATAAGCCACTCATCTTTTTCTGTAGCTAGGCTCAGGCAGAATCGAGGAGAACCATAGTGGTCTTCGATTTTAGTTCCCGATGGAATTTTTGGCTTCGGGCCTTCTGCCCATCCTCTGCGATCATCTTCAGCCCAAGAATAATAGGCCCAGTGCTCTTTGATTCGCTTTAGATTTTCTTTTGCAATCTCAAGAGTAGAGCACTTTAAAATATAAGAGGCAGATTCGCTTCGAAAGCTATCTCCAGTTTCATAATTAATTACAATCTTGTACATGAGCTACCTCTTATTCTGCTTGCTTTTGCACAGCCCCTTGCTCAAAGCCGCCTCCCATTCTGCGAGCCTTTTATCCGAAAGCTCATTATCTGGAAGTCGGACGCGCAGAGCCTTAATCGTTTCCCTTAGAGCCTCAGAGACGACCTCAAGGCTTTCTACCGCATTATCGCGCCCGGCTCTTAGGTCTGCTACGCGATCACTAAGAAGAGAAGGGAGCGCACCCATGCTTGCATGGCAACCTGCGGCATTGCGAATAGAGTCGGAAAATTCCCGAAACTTTCTGCGAAGTCTATTAAGTTCGTCTTCTTCGGATTTGCTGTCAGCCATCTTAGTTTTTAACCTCAATAATTACACCTGCTAGAGAATTGCAGTGAGTTAGCCTCCAAGCCTCTAACTTTGCCAGCCACATCCATCTATGATATGAAACTACTTTCCACTCAATTGAAGGGGGGATATGTGCTTTAATCCTATAATTCATCTTATGCTCCTAGACCATAACTTCTGAGTTAAACAGAACCCTCTCCTGCTGCTCTTCGGTTAGCTGTTCAAACCATTCCCCTTTGGAGAAACGCTTATCATTGAGATACCACCTCTTGGTTCCATCGGCACGCTCAACAGCGGGACCATCTTCTCGGTGAAGCTTTCCATTGAGGAACCACTCTTTGTCTCCACTGGCATACTCAACAGCGGGACCATCTTCTCGGTGACATTCTTCATGTAGATACCAGGCTTTGGCTCCATTGGAATATTCAATAGCGGGACCATCTTCTCGATGAAGCCTTCCTCCAATAGACCACTCTTTGGTTCCATTAGGATGCGTTTTTAGGGTAGGCCTTTTCATTAATGTTCTTGCCCCGACTTCGCTCTGCATAGCGATAGTCCAAGCCGCTATAAGCGTCGAGGTCTACTAGGTTTTTCGCTGAAATATATTGGCCGCAGAAAGGGCCAGCCTAGCTGCTAGGTTCTTTCGAGTCAACTTAGCTGCCCTGCATATTGCGAGGGCTATTACAAAATAATGGTCGATAGAAGCTATCGAGGATTGCATCTTATGAAGATGCTGAATGGCAGGCTCACCCGGATTCGAACCAGGAACAAAGGCTTAGGAGGCCCCTATGATATCCCTTTCACCATGAGCCCGTGTCATTCAAGCAGTAAGGTTAGCCGTATGTCCGGCGCCTCCGCTCAACTTGATATAGTACAGGGCAGAAGCATATTACAAATTATGTAGCCGGGAAGACCTCAAGAGTTTCCTCGCTCAGAGGCCCAAGTCAAATATATCAGTAATAATCAATGAATATTCTACAATTTCACAATCTGCAAAGCGATGTTTGCTGCCTGAAAAAGTAGATTTGTTTAACCAGTTTGTAATGGCGGCTTTTGAACGATAAGCTTTTCCATTTTTCTTCCACTGAGGATAGGTTCCTCCGTCAGAAAACAGACCAGTTGTTTTATTCCGAATCTTATAAACTTTTGTCATTACCAGAAGAGTCCATAGCCAACATGTGGAATGTGCCTTCTTTCTTTATCTCTCCCATAAAAAGGTAGCATTGGCATGTCTCTTGAAATTGAAAGACTAAGGGTTAGATCAGTCTTCATCAGAGTGCAAATCCAAAGCTGACATAAGCCCTCAGTTCCTTCGATAAGATATCCGCCCTTATCGAAAAACTCTTCTGCCCACTCCGGGCGACTGCCATGAAAAGTGTTTTCTTCATAATCAGAGCAGACTCTCTCAACGTCAAAAACTTCTTTGCTTTGAAAGTGGATTTCGCGAACTTCTTCTACGGGTTTATTGGAAATAATCGTGAACCAGTCGCACTTTCCATGTCCATCATCTGACCAGTCGCCAATTGGAATTCTAAATGTATATTGCATCGAAACCTCCAGGGGCGGGAGAGCCTAAGCTCTCCCGCCATCATTTTACTCTACGGAAATAACCACTCCAGCGCCAACCGTTCGACTTCCCTCTCTGACTGCAAAGCGCATTCCGGCCTCTACGCCTACGGCTTTCATCAGATTAAAAGAAATCGTAGAACGATCACCGGGAGCAACCTGTCCAGTTTCTGACTGGACTGTAATTGTTCCAGTTACATCAGTTGTTCCGAAGAAGAACTGAGGTTTATACCCAGAAACGAAAGGCTTATTTCGGCCACCCTCTTCTGTCGTTAGAGCATAAAACTCTGCAGTGCCATTGCCATGGGGCTTAATGCTATTTGGCTTTGCGAGAACTTGTCCTCTCTGAACCTCATCACGCTTAACGCCACGAAGAAGAATACCCACATTCATTCCTGCTTCTGCCGCAGGAATATCACGACGGAAAGCTTGAGTTCCGGTAACTACAACCTTTCTTAGGTCGTCACCACTGGTAAGCCCCACGATCTCTACCTCTTCTCCGGAAGTAACTGAACCACGGTCAACGCGCCCTGTTACCACGGTTCCTCGGCCAGTAATAGTAAAGACGTCCTCAATAGGCATCATAAATGGTCCCGCAAGGTCTCGCACTGGATCAGGAATATGTGAATCCAAAGCTTCCATAAGTTGATCAATACACTTTGTATCGTCAGAGTCAGGAGAGCCTCCCGTGACAGCATTTAGCGCAAGCAAAGCAGAGCCACGAACAATGGGAGTATTTGTATATCCTCGGTCTTCAAGCTGTTCTGTGATCTCCATCTCTACAAGCTCTAGAAGTTCTTCGTCATCGCAGGCATCAACCTTATTGATGAAGACGACCATATATTTCACTCCAACTTGCTGAGCAAGAAGGATGTGTTCAAGAGTTTGTTTCTGAGGTCCCTGAGATCCATCAACAAGAAGAATCGCTCCATCCATTTGAGCAGCGCCAGTAATCATATTCTTAATATAATCAGCGTGGCCAGGACAATCGATATGAGCATAATGACGATTATCAGTCTCATACTCTACATGAGAGGTGCTAATCGTAATACCTCTCTCGCGCTCCTCTGGAGCCTTATCGATGTTTTCAAAGGCTACGGCGGCTCCGCCTACCCTTGAGGCTTGTACGGCAGTAATTGCGGCCGTTAGAGTTGTCTTTCCATGGTCAACGTGACCAATGGTTCCGACATTTACATGTGTTTTTGCATCAGACATTGAAAGCTCCTTAGCTTAGAGTTAATAAGCTTAAATGGAGAAATTTCCACTTAAACTTAAATCTATTATTTTCAAATAATAATCTGGACAACACAACTGTCCAGAAAAAATTTCTTTTTAAAGAATTAAAGTTTTCACAAAAGCTTAGTCGCCTTTTCCGCCTAGAATAACTGTTACTCCAGGCGGAAGACCTCTCTTTTCTTTGGAAGCCTTCTTCTCAGCGGGCATCTTGCCCGGATAAGGCGTTTCAAGGATAAAGTTAGCCGACCACTGCTCTGCGGGTATGACCAAAGAAACATTACATGTTTTACAGAAAAATGTAACATTCTGCCTTGTGTCTATTTTCCAAGCCATATTAGCCTCTAGACAGTTGCAAATGGGACCTTTAAAGTAAAATTTTGTTGTAAGGTACATAGTTCTCTCACGACTTGAAAAAAGCTTTTTGATAAAGTTTTTAAAAGAATTATTTTTTAATCTTAAAGTCATCTGATTCCTAGCCGGCATTACCCGTTTCCAGCGAACGCTGCGTGGAAGCGATCAGATTTGTTCGCTCAGAGAAGGAGGGATTCGAACCCTCGGTAGGTTTCCCTACACTCGCTTTCCAGGCGAGCACCATCGGCCTCTCGGTCACCTCTCTATGTTATTTCTATAATATGAATAGTTGCGCAAGCCCTTTTATCAATAAAAATTTTTATATATGCTTTCTTCAGCGCATCGGAAGAAAAGTAATATCCATATCCTATTAGGCTAACCCATAACTTCTGAGCTAAACAGAAGCTTCTCCTGCTGTTCTTCGGTTAGCTGCTCAAACCATTCCTCTTTAGAGAATGACTTATCATTGAGCCACCACTCTTTAGCTCCATCGGAACCATCATAAGCGGGACCATCTTCTCGATGAAGCTCTCCATTGAGGTACCAATGCTTAGTTCCATTGGCACGCTCAATAGCGGGACCATCTTCTCGATGAAGCTCTCCATTGAGGTACCAAGTCTTAGTTCCATTGGCACGCTCAATAGCGGGACCATCTTCTCGGTGAAGCTTTCCATTGAGCCACCACTCTTTGGTTCCATTGGAACCCTCATAAGCGGGGCCATCTTCTCGGTGATACTTTCCATTGAGGAACCATTCTTTGGCTCCATCGGGATACTCAATAGCGGGACCATCTTCTCGGTGAGGCTCTCCATTGAGGAGCCACTTCTTATATCCATATGAATTCTCAACAGCGGGACCATCTTCTCGGTGAAGCTTTCCATTGAGATACCACTCTTTGGCTCCATTGGAATTAGTTTTGCAGATAGGCTTTTTCTTACGCTTAAATAGCAATAATATATCTATAAATTTTAGCATTATTGCTTTTCTCTTTAATAACGAAATTGGCAGGTCTACCTCGATTCGAACGAGGACCAAAAATAGTGACATTGGAAGGGTAAGCAGCAACTATTTATAAGTTACAGGTTCGGTTTCTATTATTTAAGTGTAGTATGGCATACCCGCCTGGGCTCGAACCAGGGACCCCAAAATTAGAAGTTTTGTGCTCTATCCAACTGAGCTACGGGTACTTAACCATATTACTACAGGAAACATTATGCTAATCAAATGCAACCAATGTCAAAATTCTTTCGAGAAAAGCAATTCAGCAATAAATCGTTCAAAATCCGGAAAGCACTATTGCTCTCGTTCGTGTGCTACTACGATGAATAATCGTGGCAGGCAAAGGAATCCTCCTAAACAACGAAGCTGCAACCGATGTTCTAAGACCTATTCCATCAAAACAAGCTCTCATCGGTCAAAGAAAATATGCAAAGACTGTGCTTTAAAGCGAGAAGAATACCTGGGCTCTATAAGGAAAGAGTCTATTGGCTCCTTTCAGCTCAACGCATCCATCCAGAACAAACATCCATCTTGGGAAAACTCTTATGTCAGGAACTTCGCACGCTCTTGGAATAAGGAACTAAAGTCTCACCCATGCCAAAATTGCGGTTACTCAAAACATATAGAGTTCTGCCACATCAAAGCGATAACATCATTCCCAGACTCCGCGCTTCTTGGCGAAATTAACAGCCCCGAAAACATTTTGATTCTCTGCCGCAACTGTCATTGGGAGCTGGATAATGATCAACTGAATGCGGTAGATATTCCAAAGAGAACCTCTCCAACAAGCTCTTCTTCAAACAATGAAAGTCATAATTAAAATAAGAGCGACCCATCCGATTATGATAAACGCAAACAAGAAGCTTAGGTAAATTGGGACTTCTTCGGGGCGCATTCACTTTCCTCCTGCTTGCTTTGTTGTGAGAGAGTTTTGGCTAAACCGCCGAAAGAAACTCTGCTTCGGTTAATTCCTCTTCATTAAGGAACCAACGCTTAGTTCCATCGGGACAGGTTTTGCAGATAGCCTTTGTCATTTCTCTTAAACCATAACCTCTGAGTTAAAAAGCACCTTCTCCTGCTGCTCTTCGGTTAGCTGCTCAAACCATTCCTCTTTGGAGAATGACTCTCCATTGAGGAACCACTTCTTAGTTCCATCGGACCACTCAGCAGCGGGACCATCTTCACGGTGGATCTTTCCATTGAGATACCAATACTTAGTTCCATTGTTATACTCAGCAGCGGGACCATCTTCTCGGTGAAGCTCTCCATTGAGGTACCATCCCTTATTTCCATTGGCATACTCAATAGCAGGACCATCTTCTCGGTGTCGCTTTCCATTGAGGTACCAAAACTTATTTCCATCGGCATACTCAACAGCGGGACCATCTTCTCGGTGAGGCTCTCCATTGAGGAGCCACTTCTTATATCCATATAAATCAGTTTCGTAGATAGGCTTTGTCATTTTCCTAGACCATAACCTCTGAAATGAAGAGCGCCTTCTCCTGCTGCTCTTCGGTTAGCCGCTCAAACCATTCTTCTTTGGAGGAAGGCTTACCATTAAGGTACCACTCCTTATATCCGTCGGTATCCTCAATAGCAGGACCATCTTCTCGATGAAGCTTTCCCTTAAGATGCCAATACTTATCTCCATTGGGATACTCAATAGCGGGACCATCCTTTCGGTGTCGCCTTCCATTGAGAAACCAATGCTTGGCTCCATCGGCATACTCAACAGCGGGACCATCTTCTCGATGTAGCTTTCCGTTGAGGAGCCAACGCTTAGTTCCATCGGAATCAGTTTTACAGATAGGTTTTGACATTTTCCTAGACCATAATCTCTGAGTTAAACAGAAGCTTCTCCTGCTGTTCTTCGGTTAGCTGCTCAAACCATTCCTCTTTGGAAAGCTCCTTGTCATTAAGGCACCAATGCTTATCTCCATTGGCATACTCAATAGCGGGACCATCTTCTCGGTGAAGATTTCCGTTGAGAGACCACTCTTTGACTGTATTGGGTTCGTCATAAGCGGGGCCATCTTCTCGGTGATACTTTCCATTGAGGAACCAACACTTGGTTCCATTGTGCCACTCAACAGCGGGGCCATCTTCTCGGTGATACTCTCCATTGAGGAACCACTCTTTGGCTCCACTGGCATACTCAACAGCGGGACCATCTTCTCGGTGAAGTTCTCCATTGAGGTACCACCTCTTAGTTCCATTGGAATCAGTTTTGCAGATAGATTTTGACATTTTCCTAGACCATAACTTCTGAGTTAAACAGAAGCTTCTCCTGCTGCTCTTCGGTTAGCTGTTCAAACCATTCCCCTTTGGAGAAACGCTTATCATTGAGATACCACCTCTTGGTTCCATTGTTATACTCAGCAGCGGGACCATCTTCTCGATGAAGCTCTCCATTGAGAAGCCACTCTTTGGTTCCGTTGGGATACTCAATAGCGGGACCATCCTTTCGGTGTCGCCTTCCATTGAGAAACCAATGCTTGGCTCCATCAGGATACTCAATAGCGGGACCATCTTCTCGGTGATACTTTCCATTGAGAGACCAATGCTTAGTTCCATCGGAATCAGTTTTACAGATAGGTTTTGACATTTTCCTAGACCATAATCTCTGAGTTAAACAGAAGCTTCTCCTGCTGTTCTTCGGTTAGCTGCTCAAACCATTCCTCTTTGGAAAGCTCCTTGTCATTAAGGCACCAATGCTTATCTCCATTGGCATACTCAATAGCGGGACCATCTTCTCGGTGAAGATTTCCGTTGAGAGACCACTCTTTGACTGTATTGGGTTCGTCATAAGCGGGGCCATCTTCTCGGTGATACTTTCCATTGAGGAACCAACACTTGGTTCCATTGTGCCACTCAACAGCGGGGCCATCTTCTCGGTGATACTCTCCATTGAGGAACCACTCTTTGGCTCCACTGGCATACTCAACAGCGGGACCATCTTCTCGGTGAAGCTTTCCATTGAGGAACCAATACTTAGTTCCATTGGAACCCTCATAAGCGGGACCATCTTCTCGGTGATACTCTCCATTGAGGAGCCACTTCTTGGTTCCATTGGAATGAACAATAGCGGGACCCCCTTCTCGGTGAAGCTTTCCATTGAGGTACCACCTCTTGGTTCCATTGTTATACTCAGCAGCGGGACCATCTTCTCGATGAAGCTCTCCATTGAGAAGCCACTCTTTGGTTCCGTTGGAACACTCAACAGCAGGACCATCTTCTCGGTGATACTTTCCATTGAGGAACCATTCTTTGGCTCCATCAGGATACTCAATAGCGGGACCATCTTCTCGGTGAAGCTTTCCATTGAGACGCCACCTCTTAGTTCCATCGGAATCAGTTTTACAGATAGGTTTTGTCATTGCACTTAAACCATAATCTCTGAGTTAAACAGAAGCTTCTCCTGCTGCTCTTCGGTTAGCTGTTCAAACCATCCTTCTTTGGAGAAAGGCTTTCCATTGAGATACCAAGCCTTGTTTCCATTAGCATACTCAACAGCGGGACCATCTTCTCGGTGATACTTTCCATTGAGAGACCAATGCTTATTTCCATTGGCCCACTCAATAGCGGGACCATCTTCACGGTGAAGCTTTCCATTGAGCCACCACTCTTTGGTTCCATTGGAACCCTCATAAGCGGGACCATCTTCTCGGTGAAGCTTTCCATTGAGGTACCAATACTTGGCTCCATCGGTATGCTCAACAGCGGGACCATCTTCTCGGTGAAGCCTTCCATTGAGGTACCACTCTTTGGCCCCACTGGCATACTCAACAGCGGGACCATCTTCTCGGTGCAGCTTTCCATTGAGGTACCACTCCTTATCTCCATTGGCACACTCAATAGCAGGACCATCTTCTCGGTGATACTTTCCATTGAGGTACCAATACTTATTTCCATTGGAATAAGTTTCGCAGATAGGCTTTGACATTTTCCTAAACCATAACTTCTGAGTTAAACAGAAGCTTCTCCTGCTGTTCTTCGGCTAGCCGCTCAAACCATTCTTCTTTGGAAAGCTCCTTGTCATTAAGGTACCAATGCTTATCTCCATTGGCATACTCAATAGCGGGACCATCTTCTCGGTGAAGCTTTCCGTTGAGAGACCACTCTTTGGTTGCATTGGGCTTCTCATAAGCGGGACCATCTTCTCGGTGATACTTTCCATTGAGGAACCAACACTTGGTTCCATCGGCACGTTCATAAGCGGGGCCATCTTCTCGGTGATACTTTCCATTGAGGAGCCAATACTTATTTCCATTGGAATGCTCAGCAGCGGGACCATCTTCTCGGTGTAGCTCTCCATTGAGGAACCACTCCTTATCTCCATTGGAATAAGTTTTACAGATAGGCTTTGACATTGTACTTAACCCATAACTTCTGAGTTAAATAGAATCTTCTCTTGCTGCTCTTTGGTTAGCCGCTCAAACCATTCTTCTTTGGAAAGCTCCTTGTCATTAAGGTGCCACTCATTAGTTCCATCGGGATACTCAATAGCGGGACCATCTTCTCGGTGATACTTCCCATTGAGAAACCAATACTTAGTTCCATCGGAATACTCGACAGCGGGACCACCTTCTCGGTGA